GCTAGTCAATTTGCTCAAATCGCGAAAGCTGGCTTAAGCGAACAAGTAGACTTATATAGCGAACCTCGCAAATTCTTTATGAGCGATACTTTGAACAACGAAATGCGTAGCTTCTTCGTTGAAAACGCTTTTGATAAACAAGATCCTAAATTCTCTTCTATCGATGCCGTAAACGAAGAATATGGTATGCTTAATGCTTTATACCAAAACGACGTTAAAGGCATCTGCGAAGCTGCTCCACTTGGCGCATACAACCCAGTTGTTGGTATCACATTCCCAATGCACAAAAACTTGTTGATGACTACAGTATTCGACAAAGGTGCTATTCCTAAGGACGTAGCTGATACTCCTCAATTCACACTTTCCATGGAAACTCGTACAATGTACAGCCCAGATGGTCGTGAAATCGATATGTTCTTGGAACAAAACAAAATTAAAGACGTTATTGAACGTGCTGTTCCTCATAAAGACGTTGTAATCATGCTTCCAGAAGATCAAGAAACTGACGTTCTTGCTCTATTGGGTGCTACTAATAAAACTGTAGCTAACGTTTCCCGTTCTTCCAAAGTAACTAAATTGTTGGTTAAAGACGTTTATGTTGCTAAAGGCGAAGAAAAATACGATGCTGCTACAAAAGAAATCGTAGTTGAAACTGCTGGTGCTGTTGGCACTAAAGTTATCACTGTTGAACCAGTTAAATTCGTTGCTGCATACGGCCAATATGATCGTACTTTCCAAAAACGTATTGACTTGATCGTTCCTACTGATAACGCTGGTGGTACTCGTAAAGAAATCTTCCAATTCGCTGGTTCTATGCATAAAAACCGCTTCACATTCATGGCATCTTCTGCTAACGTTGTAGGCGTAGTATTATCTGCAGCATTGGATGTATCTTCCGCAGCGTATGAAACTCCTAAAGTTAAATGGTCCAGCCGTACTGATTACTTCGAAATTCCAGAAGCACCTCATATGACTGTAACTATTTCTCCAGAAGAAACAAAAGATATCCAAGCAATGTACAATGTTAACCAATTGACAAAAATCATGTCCATGATTAAATTGTCCATTCTTAATTATAAAGATGACAAAATCTTGGAAAACTTGGATGAATCCTTCTTGAATCTTCCTGCAACATCCAAAGTTACTGGTGCATTCAACTTCGTACCACCAGATAACTTCTTGGGTTCCCATGTAACTTGGAGATACGAAACATTCATGGATTACCTTGATACTCAAATCACTACAATGCTTCAAGTATTGAATGATGAAAACATGACAGTATCTATCTTTGGTCGTCCTGAATTGATCCGTAAAATCACTCCTAAAGAATACACATACACAACTCCTCCTAGCATTGGTCCAGTTATCTTGGATTACAAGAAAACTGTAAAAACTAGTGATAACCGTGTATACCAATTCATTAGCTCCAACAAAATGCGTAATGATAACAACCTTATCATTATCTTGAACCCTCGTAACACTAACCGTGTTATCTACAAAATCTTCGATTACCAATTGTATGTAGGTAACGAAATCCGCGACACTGCAAACTACCAATTGCCAGCAGTAACTGCGTTCGAACGTTTCTTATTCGTTCAATACCAACCAGTTCAAGGTCGTATCCAAATCGTTAACCCTACAGGTCTTCTTGAAGATATCGAAAACAAAACTCCTGTAAGCAAAGATCGTGCTATGAACGACTACACTGCTAACAAAATTACTTATACTCATGATGCTAAAGGCAACGGTGTATATGTAGATCATACTGCAGAATTACCTGGTACTGCTCGTTCCGTAATCTATCCTGATGGCAAAGCTCCTGGCGTTCCTCAAGATGGTATTGCAGATAAAAACTATGCATACCCATCCCCTAACTATGCAGTAACTGATCCTAAAAACTAATCTAATTAGTTAGATCAGAAAAAATAAACCTTAATAGATCTTAGAGAAAAGATCTTAAAAAATTATTTTCAATTGCTTGAAAATCCGATGACAACTCCCCATAGACCACTACGGTCTATGGGGCTGATTGTGTCTAAAATCTATTAAGCCATTATAAGCATACACTTTCTAGATACGAATTGTTTCTCCCTAGTTATTTCATTAGCGATATCTGATGCATACTGCAACTCTTTTTCTAATTCAGGAAATACATAAGAATCAAATTTACGATCTCTAGATTCTTTTATCCCTTCAAGATCTTCTTCTAATCCTTCTCCATTTCCTAGGTAGGTATAATTGAATACTCCTACCATATCTTTTCTATAAGCACAGAAGTTGAATGTAATCACTGCTCTAATAAAATTCTTTAAAGAATCTATATCTCCTCTTAGAGCTATTCTACCACAATCCTTTTTATAAGAAGTATAATCTGTAATTTCTTTTACTTTGTATGCTTCACTATCATCTTCAAATCCAGTATCATCTTTGAAATATAATGCCTTGTAATTTGTAATAAGAATCTTATTAGTAAGCATCTTTCCAAATAGATCTATTATAGGAACCATACTGATTATTCTATTTAATCCAGTAAGTTTCTTTAGATTAAATAACTTTATATTCTCATATAACTCTTGATCATTCAATCTCAAAATCTCTTTTGTATCTCTTTTTCCCGTAGTTATGATAATCGCTTCTAGCATCTTTTCTCCTAACCTCCTCTATTAATATTTTTAAAAATTTCTCATTACCCTTACCTACTTTTCTATTAAATGATGAGAAATCTTTTAAAGGCTTAGATATTAATGTTTTCTTTTTCATTATATCACCTCTTACTAATATATCATTGATATAGTATATAAGTAAAAAAAATAAAGAGAGACTAAGCTCTCTTTATTTTCTAATATGGTTTCTCTATAATTTTGGAGAGTTCCATATTTCTAAATGGGTCCAATGCCCAAGGCATGGACTTTAATACTTCTTCTTTAGTTTTAATTGCAAAATTATTATCTATGAAAGGTTTTAAACCTTTCATGATCTCGTCTAACAATTTGCCCAAATTATTATTATATTCTTCAACAACAAGTTGGTTAATTGGACTTCTATCCTTGATAGGATAGATTTCACTGTCATAATCCCAATCATATGTATTGCAATATAGCAATACAGAGTGTACGAACTTTCTAATATCACGGAAGTTTCCACGCAACACAAATGGGAAATTTTCTATATATGAATACGTTGCTTCGTATTCACAATTAGAATCCTCGATATATTTGCCATCCATAAAATGGATGTAAACTTTTTCTACTGTAATACTGTTTATTAACGCGTTTTTAAAAAACGCTACTAAATCATCAGTTTTAATACCAGTATTTTGGTACAATTTCAAAAGATATGAGTTAATTTCATAAAAATCGAATTCGCTCATATTAGAGCTGAATTTTGCTTTTGGGGAGTAACTCATTCTCCCGCTGAAGCCATATACGTCGATCAATTGACCGCAATTTAAGAATAACATATTTTATTCCTCCTTATTTTCATTAAATACTATATCTGCGAGGGCGCTGTTCATAATACGCCCGATCTACGAATTCTTCCTGACTTGGCTCATAATCTTCAAACTCCTCATCAGGGAGTTCGAGATTATTATAGTTAATATTATTTAATACCTCGATTGCTTCGTCATTTTTCAATTCAAGAGCCTTTAAGACATTATCTATGAACACAATGACGTCATATCTCTCTCCTCTTATAGCCAAAGGGATAGATTCAATGCTAGAGCGATACTCTATAAGCATCTCAGCATCTTCAACATATCTTTCATCATCCATATGAATATCAAGATACGACGTCCATACTTTGATGGTCTTAATATCATTTTTTATTGCTTTATTAAAAAATGATATTAGATATGCCGTTTTATTATAAACTTCTATACCTTCCAGTTCTCGGTATAAATAATTTACAATTTCACTTGGGGCAGGATAGTTTTCTACATCTTCTGTACTATTATAAATATCATGATACTCTCTCACGAGAGTATCATCTACCCCTTCGTAGTACTTTCTATTTTCAATGTAACAACTTTCTTTGAATGCTAACATAGCTTATTCCTCCTAAAATAATATAAAATTATTTAATCATACTAACTTAATTTCACTATTATAGTATATAATTATTTCTTCAAAATTTTACAAAAAAAAATAAGAGTAAGGCAATTAAGCCTTACTCTGTATTTATTTAGTATTCATAATAAAATGGATCATAATCTAATTCATCAACGAATGGATATTCACTTCTAGCATATTCACAGACTTTAGTACTCATATATCTATACTTAGCTACTGCACGTTTCCATTCATGCCATCTAACCATAATCATATGAAGAACTGCTACATTAGAACTTACATCATCTTCTATCGTAATATATTCGCCATCTACATCGATACCAACATAAACTGCTAGATTATATAAATGCTTAATATCTAAAGCTTCAATATTGAATCTAAAATCCTTATACAGAAACCCTCCGCTAGGTCTATTTCCAATATTATTAATATCGGAAAATACTAAACATTTAAGCTTCTGATAAGGATCTAATGCTTCCCATTCAACCTTAGCCGCTTCATTCTCATCAAGCATTTTCTCAAATTTCAATTTAAAATCACTTAATGTATCAACCCATTCGTTAGGGTAAAATGTTGCTCCAAACATTATTCTTCCTCCTCATTCATAAATTCTAAGAGTAGAGCATATTGATATGCTTTTTCCAATAGAGTACCTTCTAATTCTGGATATAAATCATTTATAGTTTCAGCCTCATACATTTTATAGATCTCATTAATCATCTTAGTTTCTTTAATTCCATAAAGCTGACAAATGATAAATTCGAAGTCATAAAATTCCATAGGCATATAATTATCATTGTAAATAGAAAGCCTCATTTCTGAAATTATGCTTCCTCTACACTTGACAGGAGTTAATCCTATTTCTTTACCATAATATGGAATAGAGATAAGGTTGGCCATAAGTATTATTAATTTACCAACTTTAGTAACCATTGAATCTGTTTCTTTTGGTAGTATCTTTGAATATACTTTAGAAACAACTTCTTTAAATTCATTTATCGAACTTATTTCTTTTGATAAGATATCTTTTGCATCCTCATCATAATATGCAACTTTAAACATATCCAAACCTCCTTGGCAAAATGAAAAAAGAAGAGGAAATTAATCCTCTTCTTTTATTTTAGTAATTGATGAATTACCACTGCAATCACAGCAATAATAATCATTGTAGTCATATTATTCATTTTAGTATTCCATTCTTTATTAATTCATATAGTATCACGATCCCAGCTGAGATAGCCGAAGCTATCCAACTAAAATATTTTCCACTCATATTGTTTGTATCACCTCTATAATTTATAGAACTTCTCAAGTGGAAATCCTGTAGGGATAATTTTCTTTTCTGCAAGTTTTAATGCGATTAAAGACCCATAAACATATTCAATGCTTTCGTCATCAGTATATCTGTTAACGTATTTCCAATCTCCGTTATCCACTTTAACACGAAGATTGTTTGGAGCTTTGAAATATTGGAAATTTACTAATTTAGGTATACCATTTTCATATGCCCATACAGCACCTCTGACCAAATCCCCTGCTCTAGCATAGACTAAGGAAAGATCATCAAAGATAATCTGTTTTCCAGAAGCACATTTGCAATCTATAAATACAGAAGCGTCTGCTTGTGGTGCAAGTAATAAACTCCCTATTGATAATATTGTTGCCGCTATTAAGGTCTTTATTCTCATTTTGTCAAACTTTCTCCTTTGTAATCAGGTACGAACTTATAGATATTTTCTTCTTTAATTTCGTACCTGTCTAATAACTCTATTGCTATATTACTAGCATATATGTAATCCAAGGTCATATCATTACCCTCTATATATTTCCAATCCGCATTCTCTCCTACTTTAATCCAAAGATTATTGTAGTGAGGATGGTATTGGAAGTACACTATCTTATTTTCTCCATATTCATTTATGGCAACCCCACCTTCTACTATATCTCTATCCCCAAGATGGTGATAAGTAAAAGATGTTTCGTCATAAGTCGCTACTTGTGCATAACTTCCATCATCATATATCTGATAGATATTATCATAAGCATTTGAGTTGAATATCAATCCAAATATAAACAGGACCGATAATAAGATAGATCTAAAGTTCATGAATATTCCCCTTTGTAAAACTTAGTAACGTTTTACCATGAGCTTGTATGTATTATCTAAGACATGACTGTTATTATTCATCATAACATCTACTACATATTTTGCAATGTAATATCTAGGTTCAGATCCCATTGGTCTAATAGGATTTGTTTCTAACCAGTTAGCGCTTCCCTTTTCGCTAGTCTTCATAATACCAGATTTTAAATAAATTTCAAAATCCATTGTTGTATCATACTGCATGGTATTAATTTTGATAGACCCAGTTATTTTACCATTTTCAACTGAGTATTGCAATGTATCTGGATATACATATGTTTCTGGGTAAGCAGAAACTTTCATCTTTCCAGATTTATCCACATTCTTAGTTACTTTAGTATTACCTTCTGGCTCTTTAATAGGAGGATGTGAAGTTTGTTCAATCATATCCTTAGAGCTTGAATATTGAGTATATTCGCTTGCATATGTATTAAAGATATCGTATTTACTTTGTAGATATCCAGTACCAGAACCAATTACAGCACAAAGTACTAGAATGAAGATATATTTTGCTTTATTCATAAGTTAATCCCTCCTTAGATCTTTTCTGGTAACTTATCATCTTTTAAAACATGGAATAATTCCATGAAAGTTAATGTATCCAATCGTTCACCAGTTTCAGTGTCTTGGTTGTTTAACCACATACGGTAAAAGATATAAGCTGCAGTAGTTTTATCAACAGCAAATGTTTCAGGATCGCTAATATCTACTGGACCCCATTTTGGATGTGGTTGTTTAATCCCATTAATTTTACCAGTAGTCATATAGAACTTTCCAGTATTTTTATCCCACATAAACCAGGCCTCGATAATGTTGTCTTTGGTACTAGGATTCTGCAAATCCTTTGCTTCCATAGTCACACGACCTTTGAGTACGTTTGGTTTATCCGTTTTAAACAGACCAAAACTTTCTGCTACAAAGTTTAATCGATAGTTCCCATAACTATCATTAGCAGTGGCGCTAAATGCACTTGCGTTAGTGCAGCATGCCATTATCATAAACGTAACCCCTAATAAAAATCTTGCAATCGTTTTCATTGTTTTTCTTCTCCTTTACAATGTGTTTAAAAAGTAGAGAATGGGAATCACCCCATTCTCTATAAGTTATTTGTTTGATTAACGACGTTTAGGTTTAACCAAGTTTAGTGTTTCTTGGCAGCAGTTCGCGTATTCCATAAGGAATGCGCGAATTGGTACTTTGATGAAGTTAACACGAGCTTCATCATGCTTTAGATCTACAGGACCTTTGCTTAATTCAGATTCAATAGCAAATACATTTTCTGCTAAGCTATTGAGCATTCTAACTTTAATCATGTCAATAGTGACCAAAGTTTCAGCGGAGTATTCTACAGCATATTTAGATGCTAATAATGCCATCTTGTCATAATTAAATACTTTTTCTAAGCAATTCTTTTCACGAACCAATAGTTTGATAATAGAGATATTATTTTCATTTCTCTTATCAAATACACCATTAGTTACGAATGTAGAAAAGATAGCATCGATGAATGGTTGAATATTTGTTTTCAACTCATTTGGATGAAGTACGTCGAATTCTTCTTTCATAGAATCGAAAGATACTCCATCAAGACCACGTTCTGTAATATGCAAGAATCCTGCTGTTGGATCTTGAATATTGTTTTTCAAAGTAGCTTTGATATAAGTTACTGTTGGAATATGCTTGATATGGGCTTTGTTACCGCTATTCATAAGACTGATAGCAGCACTTTGACATTTGCCATATTCTTCAGTAGTTGCTACTGTTCTGCCATAGTTATCGTATTTATCATAACTATTGTAAGCAGGCTTTCCAGAAACTGGTTTACCGTAGTAGTTACCAGAGCTAACGCTCATAGGTTTTTTGTACTTAGGTTTGGCAATACCTCTGTTGTTATTGCCTTTGTTAAATGTAGTACCTCGTTTGTTGCTTGTTGTTGGTTTCATAATAAAAAGATTTCCTCCTCTTAAAAAAAGTAAAATATGAAACAAATAAATATTTTCTAACCTCTACATATCAGGTTCACTATTATAGTATATAATTGAAACAGATTTTTGCAAGAGGATATGATATAGAGCAATAAGCCCTATATCATACGCCTGAGAGTAGAAGAAAAGAAACTTTGGGAGGCAACGAACCTCTAATATATAGTAGAACTATTTATTATTTTTTACATCCATTGGAGAGCCAGTAGCAATACATGTATCTACCTTTTTAGGTTCAACAAATGGTTCTTCTTTTTTAATCAATTTCTTTCTGCTATAACTTACACGATTAGCATCATAATCGTTAAGAGCTCTTCTAGCACTTACATAAACATTAGTATTCATGAGATATCCCTTCCTTTCTTAAGCTGGAAACATTTAGATAATTGTACAATTTATTTTACTCTAGAGTTATTTAAGGAGGATTAACATTGGATATCCTAGCTAGAACTAAACTTAAAGACGCTTATGATGATATCGAAATAGCGATTCAAAATATAAAGAAAGATCCAAAACAAGAATTTATTTTAGACTTACAAACTGCATTAAATAAGTTCTTTGATGCAAAATGTTTGCGTGTATTATACACTAATAATACAGATAAACTATTCTTTGGTATCTATGCTATGCCTAAGATTGATGCTGAACAAGTAATCAAGATTATTACTGGTGGTGAGAAATATGTTATTCAAAACTACTACTTAGAACTTGATTCAAAAATGTTCCAAGATGATATTAATCTTTCTGCTAAAGAGATTGCTGCTCTTCTTATGCATGAAGTGTATAACTTAGTAAGCAATGCAGCTCCTTGTGAAGCAGTATGTAAAGCTATCGATTCTCATCTTACAAAAAATAATGACGTATTGAAAATCTCTGATTCTATCCATTATATGGAATTGCTTTCCTATGGTTTTAGAGATGCTGTTCGTAAATTCATTACTATCTTCGATAAAGCGGAAGTTGATGAAAATGAAGTTATGAATGACTTCTTTGAATGGTGTGGTTATAAAGAAAATATTCATTCCGCATTTGATAAGATTGCTCGTAACTGGTATAACTATAACAAAGAAATCAATAATAAATTCATCGTATTGGCATGGGTTCTAAGAGTATATCGTGATGTACTGCATAACCGCATTCCTGCTCTTATGATGATTGATCGTTGCAAACAACTATCCCCTTCTAAGATTGAAATCAAAGAATTGGATAATATTGCTAGACGTTTAAATCGTATCGATGATGATGCTTTGATTGAATCTGCTGGTACTCCAGAACATATTCTTTATGAAGAAGTAAAATCCTCCATCCTCCCTAACAAGAAGATGAAACCAGTTCCAGAAGCATTGGAAGATGATATCGTTAAGATTGCTATGGAGCAAGAAAATGCTTTATACAATGAACCAGATGCTATTCCTATGCTAATGGCTAATATCAACGTTAAACTTGCATACATTCAAGATTATGTGGAAAATAATGCTCTTACTAAAGAAGAATTCAAACAACTTGATCGTATGTATAAAGAACTTACTATCAAACGTGACCAATTATTCAAAGGTGATCTTTATGATACAAGAATGAAGATCTATGATGAATACGAAACTGAAGCCGAACAATAAAAAAAATAAGAGAAGGGAGTTAATCCCTTCTCTTTCTTCTTGTGTCTATTTCACATTTTTAGATAACAGTTGTTTATCTTCATCTTTCTTGAAATAGTATGGAAACACAGATAATTTCTCCAAGAATAATCTTTGATTAACATAAGGGAATCTATTTCTAGTATAGAAAGTTTGATAGAGGTCATATAATTTAGAGAATAAGTCTCTAGTAGCTTTGAATTGTAATCTTAAACTAGCCAGATCCAAATAATTCTCTTTATCTTTATTAGGTCTGCCTATAGGAGCCATCATATCTGGATAATACGTTTTTAAATAAGCAATAAAATTGAAAATAGCAGTATTGACTCTAGTAAGACGTTTATCATCTATAAGTTTTTGATAATACTCAGAAGTATCTGAGATATTTTCTTCTTCTAGAATCTCTTCTAAAGTATTAGAAAGCTCATTTTCATAATCCATTAATACCTTAATACTATATGCTACTAATTTATCTTCTATATCTTGACCTACTTGAGTATTTTTAAAAAATCCTTGATGATATAATTCTGAAAGTTCTTTTAAAGTATATTTCTTTTCTGCCATTACAACCCCCGTGAATCTCTGTCTAAATCATTGCCTCTTAGTATACCATTCTTAACCATATTAGGTTTGATGATGCTTGTAGGATAGTCTCCACTATTAATAAAGAATAGATATTTGCTAGTATATGGTCTTAGGTTACTAGATTGAAGAACATTCATAAAATGTTTGAATTCAGCAATACCAGCCTTATTCCCATATAGTGTAGTACCAATTTTATTTAGATATGGTATTGCTATCTCTCTTCTAAATCTACAGTATTCATCGTATAAATCTCTAAAGATTTCTCTAGTTGCAGTTCTAGCACCCATAAAGCGTCTTACGTCTACATATTGTTTATACGTTCTAGGATATTTCTCTTTTGTTAGTTCGTCTTTTAATACAATGAATGGACTATTTGTTTTAATAAGATAACGCAAAAATGGAATGTCTACATTAGATACTGAGTTAAATGTATCTTTGGAGTTTCTTAAACAAGATTTAAAAATATCATCTAAGAATTCATCACTTTCTTTAGCAAGAACATTATCAACATTATTATCTATTAAAACAATATCCTCTTCTTTAGAAGATTGATGAGCTGTAAATTCTTTTACCTCAATGATATTAGAGAGTTCTCTATAGATAAGATATTCCTTATAATCATCCAGCTTAGCTCTGAGTTTTCTTTGAATTTGATATGGAAGTTCTCCATTATCAAAAGCGACAATAGCTTGATCTAGAGTCATTTTCTCTTTAGCATTCATGATTTAATCCTCCCGTAAAAAACCAATCTTTTTATTAGAGCCAATGTTCTTTTCTATTTCTTTTCTTTCTGCAATAGCTTTTCTAACACCAGCTGCACCCTTACCATAGTAGATAGGAGTATAAACTATCTCACCATTAGCTTCTTGCTCCTCTGCTAATTTAACAAGATCATCTTGATATGATGTGATTAATAATCTTAAATGAGCTTCCATTGCAGATGCTATCATCTTTCCAACAGGTTCGTTGGTGAATGCCCCTTCATTATAAAGCTCAATAAGGTCTTTCATAGTTAGTTTTCTTTTTCGCTTCTTTTCGGTAGTAGCAGTTTTCTTAACAGCCATATTCATCCTCCTTACAAAAATATTACTTTCACTATTATAGTATATAATTAACTAGAATCTTAATTATACACTATAATTATGAGTTAGTATTAATATATCTGGTATAGGCCTCATAAAAACTCATAATTTATGATATCAGATACATAATATTAGAATTTTTATTTTTAGAGGTAGTAAGAAAAGAAAAGGAGTTATAAAATGGCATTCGGCAATTTTGATAACCAACAACAATCAAGTCCTAGCGTATTTGGATATTCTTTCTTCAACAAAGAGTCTATCATTGATAAGACAATGATCAGCTTCTCTATGTGGAGAAATAACCTTAAGATTGCAATCTCTCCAGTAATTGAGTCTGAAAATGGAGAAACTCGTTATGACACTAAGAACGGCATCTCTGTTTATCTGACTCCTCAAAAAGCTAAAATGTTTGAAGATTTAATTAATCAATTCTTGAAGGCTACTAAAGAAGAACAACAAGCATTGACTCAAGGTAATATTGGTGTAGCATCTGGTAATAACCTTATCACTGTAGAAGATCCAGAGGTTGTATATGGTAAACCAGAAGCTGGTATTGTTATTAGCATTAAGAAACTTAATGAAAATGGTCAAATCGAACAAGCATACAGTTATGAAACTCGTAAAGGTTTCTACAATGCTATCGTAGGATTTGATGTAAAAACTGCTGGTTATACACAAGACTTCGATCATTTCAATATGCTTGAATTAGAAATGATTTCCCTTCAATTGCGTGAATATTATACAGCTATGAGCAATGCACAAGCATATTCTAGCTTAATTCACACTCAACCATATTTGAATAAGATTGCTGCTAAACTTGGTGTAGACTTAGACTCCAATTATAACGGTGGTTATAAAAACAAATCCTATTTCAACAATGGTGGTGGTAATAATCAGTCCACTCATACAAGTGCAGGAACTACAGAATCTATTCAAAGTTCTGAATTAGATTCCATCATGGGTTCTATGCAATAAGAATTAATAATAAAGAAACGACCTAAGCGTCGTTTCTTTTTTTTCTTTTTGAGGTGTATATGATAAATAAAAAAGATAAGGATGCCAAGAAGTTACTAGTGGACTTTGATATGCTTTATGATATTGATTTAGCATGTGTGCTATACCTTATCGATAATTGCGATAGGAAAGTTCCATACTTTAATGAGTGGATTTTCTATAGCAGTTTATATCATATCAAATCACTTATTCTTACAAGAACAAAGAAGAATCCTCTATCTATTCTTTTCAAAGAAGAAATGCATGATAAGATAGATGGAGTCTATAAAGAACTTCTTACAAATAAATATGAAGAAGTTATAAAGTATGCTGGGTTAACTGATATTCTCAGTGTCTTAAAAGGTACTGAGGAGAATACCAGCTCAATTAAGGTGACAGTGAACTGCAAAAATTTAACTGACCAATTACAGATTGAAGCGTTTCTTCATACTCGTAAGTGGAACACAGTTATTGAACTGGATGATGTTTCTGCGTTTAATGCCATTTTCGTCCACGATGTAGATAGTATTACTGGATATAAAAACGTATCTGGTAAGGCAATATATCTATATGATTATGCTTTAAACTATGAAGACTTCTTTGAAAAGAAATATCATCCATATGCAGTTCTTTTATCGAAAACAAATGCAATAAAATATATAGCACCTTATTCAAACTTTGAGTTTGCTCAATAAGGTATGTAAAGGAGAGTATTTAAATGAAATTAGTAAGCAACGTAGTATCTGAGAAGCAATTACGAGAAGCGCAATTGCGTGCTCTTAAATTATTTGCTAATACTATCCAAAGCACTTACGGTCCTATGGGTGGATATACTGCTTATTCATATAGAGATGGAGCTAAAGGTACTAAAGCTATCATGTCTAACTATACAAAAGATGGCTTTACAGTATTAAAGAATATTGACTTAGACAAACCAATTGAAGATATTCTTAAAGATGATATCCGTACTATTTGTACTCAAGTAATCAAATCCATTGGTGATGGTACCACTTCTGCCGTTATTATGTCTTACTTGATCTTCAAAGGATTACTTGAATTACAAGAAAAAGGTTTCCCTAAACGTAAACTTGTTAATGCTTTAAAAGATATCATCAAAGAAGGTATCCAAGAAATCGAAGCTGCTGGCCATGAAGCCAATCTTACAGATATCTATAATATTGCATATACGTCCTTAAATGGCAATGATGAAATTGCTCGTTTAATTACTGATATCTATAAACAAAATGGCATGGATGTATTCATCGATGTATCTGCATCCAATACTCCAGAAACAAAGATCAAAACATACAATGGCATGACGTATGATGCTGGTTTTATCGATCCTTGCTTTGCAAACAATGAAAAAGATTCTACTTGTACTTTAGCTCATCCTAACGTATATGTATTCGAATCTCCTATCGATACTCCTGATATGGTAGAAAACTTCAAAATGATTGTTACCAAATCTTATTTTGAACCTCTACAAAAATTGAATGAATTAGCTAACAAAGGTAAAGAAATCAAACAAGAAGATTTACCAACTCCTACTTTGATCGTATGTCCTACTATCTCTCGTGATGCTAATAGCTTCATTGATCAAATTATGGTACATCTCACAAATACTCCAGTTGAACAACGTGGGTATCTTTGTGTAGTTGCTAATATCGACAATGAAAATCAATACTTAATGGATATTATGAAACTTACTGGTGCTAAGTTCATTAAGAAATACATCGATCCAGAAACTTATAACCAAGATAAAGCTAAAGACTTAGCAATGACTCCTTTCAATGTAAAAACATTCGCTGGTAAAGCAGAACAAGTTATTGTTGATTCCACTTCTACTAAAATCATCAATCCTCAAAATATGTATGATGGTAAAGGTGAATATACAGAATTCTTTAAAAACTACCTTGGCAACTTAGAAGCTACTTTGAAAAAATACGAAGAAACTCGTCAAGAGATTGTTAAGATCGGCAACTTAAAACGTCGTATTAATATCTTGAAAGCTAATATGGTAGATCTTTATGTAGGTGGCATTGGTACATCTGACCGTATGCCATTATCTGATGCTATCGAAGATGCTGTATTAAACTGTCGTTCTGCTGCTAAAGATGGTGTTGGTAATGCTGCTAACTTTGAAGGCTTCCGTGCATTCTCTAAATTAGAAAAGAAATATCATGATTTAAGTCAAGGTGATGAAAAGGATATTAATCTAGCAGTAGCTACATTATTATGCCGTTCTTACTTGAAACTTTGCTCTTTGATCTATGTGCCATATTTTGATGATGATGCTGATAAAGCTATTCTTACAGTTGGTCAAGGTCTTACAAAAGGTGCTCCATTCAATATCCTTTCTGAAGACTTCGATGGTAAAGTATTAACTTCTATCAAGACAGAACCTGCTATTCTAGATTCTATTTCTAGAATTATCACATTACTCTTCCAAACAAATCAATTCTTAGTTCCAGATGCTAGATTCAATATCTACAACATGGAAGAAGAAACTAAAGAAGAGTATATCGGTGTAACAATGACTGATATCTAATAAAAAAATAAAGAGGGAGTAGAGCGTAGTGCTCTACTCCTTATCTTTTTATATAGCATCACCAATGAATCTTGTTCTAAATCCAAATATATCTTTAAAGAAAGTTTTATTCCCAAAAGGTTCAGAAACAATCATCTCGAATACCTTATCAATATCTTCTGTTTTAATAAAATATATAGGAGCTTCTTTTCCAGATGTATTTCTGATCTTAGCTTCTTTATATCTATTTTGTAAATCTGTTGGATATATCTTTTCATAAAAAGATAGCTTATCATAGATTGTAGATAATTTGTATTGATTTTTAAACAAATCTAATCGTTTAGTCAGAGTAGATACGTTGATAAAATCATATCCTTCAGATTTTCTTTTAAGTTCTTTAAAAAGATGATCAATCTTACTTTCAATTTCATGAAGTTTAGATTTTGCAAGATGGAATAGAGTGACAGTATCATCTAATGAAATATTTCTTTCTTCCATCTCATTTACTGTATCTTTCAATAACCCTCCCCAAAATGTAATTAATGCTACAAATCTTAGAGCATATTTTCCATCATTAGTTTTATCAAAGAATAGATTTGGATATTTAAATTCATCTTTGATTGAGAATAGCATAGCATATAGCATATTGTTCCCATATCTTGCAACAATATTTTTATCTAACCACTCTTTATCATATCCATAAAAATTATCTTTTGAATCACTATACAGATTTTCAGGTACATGCTCAAATGCTTTATCTGTTAACTTGGGAAAGTTGGCATCAACCTTTTCCTCCCCATTGTAGCCATATAATTTAAGCATAAAATCAATACCATTTCTAAAGATATGTAACTCCTTTAGAAGATTTTCATCATATGAAATCAAAGTACCATTAATCTGCACTGGTCCCATATTGATATTAATGCTTTCGCTGTAGTTCTTTTCCATATTATTTCTCCTCATTATAAGCAGCTGTTACTATAGACTTAGTAGATAACTGCATTACATCCCTTGCAGTATCTTTATTAATAAATTCAGGATCTAAACCTAAATGATTAATAGCCTTTACAACCCAATCTTGCTTACGATCACATAGCTCTGCTAATTCATCAACTGTATAGATTTTATCTCTAAGCATATAAGACGCTTCGATAATCTTATCTAAACGATTATCTGTATGCTCTACAATCATAACTGCAAACTCTTTTCTTGTACCAAATACTGCATAGTAATTATCAGTTGCTTCATCATATACAGTAATAGCACTTCTACAGAAGTCAACGTCTTGACGTACAGGTCTGCTAAATCTATTTTCAAAAGAACTAAATCCTACTTCTAAGAAATCGTTAAATAATCGCTTTTTAGTATCGAAATTACAGTCTCCAGTATTAGCATAGTTTTCATAAGTATTCCAAGACTCTTTGATAGAAGTGTTGTTGTAGTTTAGATAATACCAAGGATATCTAGAATTATTCATAATATATGCTAGTAATGGTTTACCCTCAAAATAATGATCTTTTAAGGATCTTCTACTAATGGCAGTAGATAAATCTAATAAATATTTTAAATTTAGATACCCTTCAAATTCAACATTCTTTACTTCAATCTTGAATCCATATTGCTTAATGATACCTAAAGCATAATTTAGTTCAATAAGTTTACGAGCAGATTCTCTTCCTGTTTCATTTTCAAATAATGCTATAGCGAATTTATCACTATCACCCTCAGCATATTTGCTCACAGTGCTATAGTCTGTATTCATAAGATTACAGAATACTGATAATAAGATATACTCAGTATTATGCTCTTTGAAAACTTTTGTTTCTAAAACATGATCTATTTTAAGCATATCTTGAGATACTCTTTCTGAGAAGCTTAATAAGTTCTTCACACTAATAAGCTTAGTAGAATATTCCCCATTTAAAGAGTAGAAGCAGCTTTTAGAATGAGGTTGCTTCTTACCAGATCCCTCAGCAAAATATCTCGATCTTTTAATTCCAGCTTGTTCATTTACACTATTATCTGAAACTTCTTCTTTCTCGTTTTGATACTGTTCAACTCTTTGTGCTAAACTAAAATCATCTGATGGAATAGGAATCACATCAGTAAACGGTTTCTCTTCTTCAGGCTTCATAGACTCTAATAAATCAATAATTTCAGTTACTTGACTGCGCAACTCAAGTAAATTTTTGATAGCTTTATCAGACTCTTCTTCTGCTACCAAGATACCATTCAAATTAATACCGCTTAAATTGAAATTGATTTTTTGAACTAATTCGTTGTTTCTCATAGTTTTTTCCTTTGTTGTTTGAATTACTTAGTTTAAAATTTCTAATGAGTGTTTGAGTCCAATATTAAAAAATTATCACATCCATTTCTAAAATACAAGATTAAGTTCTCTCAAACTTCTCATATCTATAGTATATAATTAAAAGCAATTTTTCAAAATAATTTTTTACGGAGTGAACTACACATTATTAAATGATTTAATGTCATTTTGCCCTCAAATCTAGAATAATCTAAGATACTACCAGTAAGGAATAGATCCTTACTGGGTATTTTAGACTTCATATCAATAAGAGGGTGTAGAAGAAAAGAGGTAGAAGAAAATGCAAATTACTTTTGAGGATTATGCTAAGAACCCATCTGGAGGACGTACTCGAATGGTGGGTGAAGCAGAAACTGCCAGGGAACTTTACTCTAAGAAATTTGATGCTATGATGCTTAGAGTGAATGGTAAGATTAACTATACTCTATATAAAAATACTAATGATAAATATGTTCTCTATATTATGATGCCGTCAGAAAAAGAGGAGAATGTATTCTATGATGTAGTAATAGAATTTACTACAAATGACGACGTGCAAAAAAGACTTAATAAGATTAGTGGATACAATATCAAAGTATTCTCTAATGATCCGAACTTTATGTTTACTTATGCTAATGCATTTAAACATAATGATCTTCTTATCAAAGAATTGATTAAGAAGTTTGACCCAGTAGTATTTAAACAACAACCAAAAACGACAAATCCAAATAAACTTGTAGGTTATGTGAAATCTATTTACTTTGCTTATCTATTATTTAAACTAAAAGGTTTAGATAATAAAATTATGTGGATGAACGCTTATCCTTATAAACCTCAAAATCTTGCTAGTCAAATTATGAGTGGTAAAGAGAAACTTATCCAAGTACAGAACGTGAAGAAACTTCAAGCTACTAATAAATATGGTAGTAACTATATTTCCAAGGATGATTACTCTGATACTGATAGAATTGAGGGGAAAGGTAAGGCTTACACAAATAAAGTTAAAAGTGTACAATCTGTTCAACGTGTAGCAAGAAACAATGCGAAACGTAGTGGAAATTATGTAAAGAAAGTTAGCAGACACTACTAATCGTAGTTTTATCTGTATACTATAATTATGAGGTGTAGTGGACCTCAAAAGATTCATGTAAGTCTTTAACAATAGTAAGGAGAAGGAGTCAAGAATGGATTATTACAACGACCAACAAGTTGACATTGAAGAAGAATTAACGTATAATAACCAAGCTTATTATATGCCTCGACTTGTACTTGACAGAAGTAAGTATGCTAAGGGAGAAAAGATTCCAGTAGTATCTATCATAAACCACAACATCATCAAAGATGGTGATAAGGTTGCTAAACATGATACTGTTAAGACTATGATGGCCGCTAGTCAACAAGGTAATCCTTATATGGAACAAAAGCCACATATCGACGATTGGAGACCACAAACTCCAGAAGATGCCGTATTTACACATACAAGAGGTATGATCATAGCTCCTATTCATAAACTCTTTGGAATGAGTGATGACTGTGAAGCTAATATGATGATCGATTATTTCTCTATCAAAGCAAAGCGTTGTTACAATAGTGATTCTAAAGTAAAGGAAGATGGGACTATTGCAATTGGATTCAGGGATCATTGCACTAACTATCTTAACTACTTTGAGAAGTACTATGACAAAGAACAAAGGCTTGTTGCTTTGTATGCTAAGATCAAATATATGATCGATGTAAATACAAATGACTATAGTCTAGATATGTTCTTAGGAGATCTTTGGAAATATTTTATAAATCCAAATGGTTCTTCTATGGCAGCGTATTTAAACTACCATCTAGACCAAATGAATATGGAACAATATTCTATTGATGATTTGGAATCCTACAAGAATAGCAAATCTCCAGTATTGGAGTACTCAGATTTCCATGCTAAGATTATGCTTAAGATTTCTGTTATGCAGAATATGATGATCCCTCTTTTAACGCACTTCATTGAGAAGAAAAAGATTGATCCTCAAGATATCAAGACAGTATTGCTTAAAGCATTTGATTTGTTATTCCAAGCAGCATCTAAAACTTATGGTGTTAATCTATCATCTAAATTATATGAAACTGCATCTAGTAATGTAACTAAGAATACTTTGAATAATGGTGTATTATGGGAAATGCAAACAATCCGTGGTAGAAATACTACTACTCATTCTATTGAGACAGTAGAAAATATCATCATGCAGATTATTCCTAAATATACTTATAATAAGAATATCATCCACTTCAACTATAATGCCATTAACAGGGATATTAGATTTAAGGTCACAGATGTACCTTATGAGTATGGCTTTGTAATGTTATCCTCTTCTAATAGAGATGATGATAACAACTCTGAATGTGATAAATTCGAAGCACATGCTGCTAAGATTAATGAAGCTATTCTTATTCAAACTCAAGTAAATTGTGAAACTACTATGCAGCGTATTGAGTTGAAATATGGGCCATTTAATGAAGATGAAATTAAATTCTATTATAATCAACTCTGTGATGAAGATGGTAAACTTATCGTAAACTCTTTGCAGAAGACATTGGTTACTTATCTATTTGCTAAAGAGTTTGATGATCCACAATCTATTAAGATTATGAATGTGAGACAATATATCATTCTAATTATTGCAGCTAGAAGATTATTAGAGTCTTACAAATTGTGCCAACTTCCATATATGGTTGGTGGTAAAGTGGTTCGTGTTGTTACTAGAAAGAATATCAACAAAAAAGAACTACAAAAGATAGAAGCATCTAAATACTTCCCAATGATTCATGAGAAGTATAATAATCCTAAGATTGAGCATGATGTAATATTAATGCTTATTGCTCAAATTCTATCATCTGAATTCCAAACGATTGATTACCATAATCCAGAAAATAATGGTAGACCAATCAATGTAATTCCAGATATTGTATCAGAAGAAGTATGTAGATTTGTAATGCTAATCTGATACATATACTTTAATAATGAAAGAAGGTGAACAGCAATGGAGAATAAAGATCTAATCAATACCCAATTATCAGACAGACTAAGGGAACAGCTTCATTTGCTGTTCCCTGATTCTAAAGATGCATCGGCTAAACGAGAAGTAACTATAAACTGTCCTCTATGTAATAGAGAAGGTATGACTGATACAGGCCATCATATGTATATCTCTTTAGGACTTGATGGAAAACCTCCAATGTATAATTGTTTTAGAAATATTAATCATAGAGGTATTTTAACAAAAGAGGTTCTAGAAGAGTTTACAGGACGTGGAGACATCATAGACTCAGAGTTATTATCTGAGATCGAAACTAACAATAAGAGGGTGTCTAATTTAAGCAGGTATCGTTTAAATAGACACGGTAAACTAGATTTACAGGTACCGATTCCGCAAGATAATCAAATTTCTGCATATAAATTGAGTTATCTAAATAAAAGATTAGGTTTAAATCTTACTTATGAGGATTTGGCATCTTGTAAAATAATATTAAGCTTATATGAATTTCTAAACCACAATAAATTTAATAAAGTAACTAGATCAAAACCAATTGCAGATACTATTAATAACGTCTTTATAGGATTCTTGAATAATACCAACTCTGCTATCATATTCAGGAATCTTATGAATGACGAAGCTAGACAGAAAGTCCATAAGTCTTTAGATAGTAGATATATAAAATACACTATCTCAGATGGAGAAGGAAGTGGGTATTATATTATCCCATCAGTTTGTAATATATATGAGCATATAGATATACACATAGCAGAAGGTACATTCGATATCTTATCTGTATTCTATAATCTAAGAGGTGCTAATAGGAATAACAATATTTTTGCTGCCATAGGTGGTAATACATACTTAAGTCTTATTAAGTATTTTATCACTACTCAAAGTTTAATAGACGTAACGTTCCATATCTATATAGATAACGATATAGAAGATTATGTATTAAAAGGAGTAAGAGCAAAAATGACCCCATTAGGCATTCCAGTATACGTTCATGTGAATATGTATGAAGGTGAAAAAGATTTTGGAGTATCAAAAGATAAGATAAGTGAATATGTATATAAGCTGTGTTAAGAAGAGTATAAGGAGGAAATAGAATGAAAGAATTCGAAGTCTATATCCAAAACCATGATTTTTCTAGTGTTAAATATAATTATAAATCAACTATGAATTTCATGGATATTAGAGAAGTGCCTAAAGACTTAAGAGTTCCTTATTTAGGAAGAACTAGAAAAAGTGCTGTGAGAGATATTAAGTTAATCCACTATAATTTCCACAACTTCACAGAATACAAATACAAATATTTTACAGGAGTACTTGAAGTTCCTTTCTATAATGAGAGAACTAATTATATCTTCTTCAATGTGACAACTTTAAATAGTATTCCACAAGAAGTATTACTATTAAACACCTTTAATAGTTATCTTGTAGATGAGTTGTACTTCAATAAACTTAAATATGCTTATGAAACTCTAACTATTGGTAAACAAGATCCAGATGATCCAAATATCATTCATTTCCCTAAATTAGAGAAAGATATTAATAAAGACAAAGAGCCTTTAAAATATATCTTCGAAAGTTATGGCAATAGAGTTGATTTTGATTCTTTAGAATTACCAGTATGGGAAGAAGATGAATATAATTGGACTTCCTGGGATAGACCTAGTAGAGATGGATTTATCAGAAGTTCTTTGGTTTTGAATATGATGGCTGATATCTTTATCCAATTAGGTATAGATCCAAAGCGGCTTATTAAAAAAGAAGTTATTAAACTGAATAACCGCTGTAAGAAACATTACAAACCAGAAGAGGCTAAAGAACTTCCTAAATATAATAATGAAGTTCCTGCATTTGATCCTAATAAAGATTACTCTAATCCTATTACTGATAAACTAAAAGGTGTTAATCATCCAGGGTTTAAGGTATTTAGTTAATTAGAAACATTTGGATAAGACTTTATATTTTAGACACAAAGAGGTGGGATAAGGTCTAAGACCTTATCCCATGTTGTTTTGTTTGTAAGTGTCTGTATTTTTTTATCGGTTAAGATAAGGAGTTAGTATAGAGGCAATATGTAATAACCGTCATTATGCTCGTGACTACGGGTATAGTGTTATATGTGTTAGTTATTGTTCTATTTACAAGAAAGGAAAAGTTTGTAAATATGTGTTTAAAATGAAGTCTTATTTTCTCATGCCGTTAGTATAGTTTATAGAAAATAAATAAAAAGAGTTATGTTTATTATTTTTAAGAGGTTAACCATATCAAATCATAAGCCAATAGATTTGATGTCTTATGGTAAGAGAATAAACAAAAGCTAAACAAAGATGCAAATATATTTATTACATATACACACTCTATACTATATATTTGTTTAACTTATCATTATTTTTTATAGCTTTATAGACTACTTGCTAATAATATTTGAGAAGAAAAGATATTATTGATTTAAAGAAGAGATATTTCTTTAAAAGATATGGAGGTAAAATGCTATGAATACTTTTAAAAGCGAAGCAGAAAAGAAGCGTAATATTGCTTGTCTAACATCTGCTGCTTTATTTAGTATAACTGGTAAAGCCAAAAATCTAATAGAACAAGACTCAGATAGCAATGGTTTGTCTTCTTGGATAGATAAGAAGACTAAGCTTTATAAATTATATGATAACTATACTAAAAACTGTAGTAAGTTATTAGATGAAAGCAAGACTATTGAAGAGTTAAGAGAAGAATCTAAATTAGTGATTTCATCTTATATTGAAAATCTCAGTGAAATGATATGATAACGATAGCGGAATCCTATTATGGGATTCCGTATTCTTTTTTGTTTAAAGGTACTTAGTTCACATCAATATAATCCTGTATTTACTTAATCGGAGGTGAAATTTGGTATGGGAAGTTTTACTAATACGAATTATAGAAAAACTGCCGAAAGTCTTGTAACTGGCTTACAGAATCGTTTAGCAAATAACCCCTATTATTTATTTACCGATAAGAAACCAACAACTGTAACTTATTGGAATATAAATGATAAACACTCCACTCTAGATCAAGGTGATAAAGAAGTGTATCATCAACTAGGTGAGAATACACCTCTAAGATACAACAAAATCAAAAACTTCCAAATTTATGGAGTAGAAAGAATGATGCTTGATATTCAAAGAGGAGAATTCGGTCCAGAGTCTCCTATTGAAGGTGAAGCTATTATCCTTCCTAATACAATCGTTCCTTGTGTAGACGATTATTTTATGATTACTTATCTTAGAGACAATACTCTTTTATTTAGGGTAAACTCTTGCAGTCCAGATACATTAGAATCTGGTGCCAACTTCTATAAGATTAAATATAATCTAGAAACTTCTAGTGAGAGATCTTATGGTTTCTTAAATGGAAAACTCTTAGTAAATGAGTTTGAATATATGCCAGGGAATGTAGGCACCAATCTATCTCCTATGCTTCTATCAGATGATGCTAAATTATTAGATAGAGTTAGAGACGCATATACAATGCTCAAATCTTTCTATATTAATCTATTCTATAAAGGGAATATTCAAACCTTTGTATATGGATATTTAGGAATGTTTATCTATGATCCTTATCTTATAGAGTTTCTAATTAGAACTGGTATCTTCTCTGAAGATGATGATTTCTATATCTACATCTCCCAAGCAGTTCATAAACCAGACACATTCGCTATAGAATATTCTAGAACTATTTTTAGAGATATAGAAAATGTAAATCCTAAAATGCATTTGAATAGTTGTTATCCTGTTCCAGTTCATGATCCTAATAGCTTATTAGTTGATAGAATGGAAGAGTATTGGGAATTATCTATTAATCTAAGAAATAAATTTAATGCAGATCCTATTAATTGGATCAGTATGGATCTATTTGATAGAATTGTAAATAACCAACCCTATACTGAAGATAAGAAAGACTTCTATAAAAATATTATCATTAATTACATGAATAAAACAGCTGATCCATTTAATCTCAATATGGATGATTTAGAAAGTTTAGAATGTAAAGACTACTACTTTACTAAAGATCTATATTATGAAATTCCTATGATTTTATATATGCTAAGATCATACTTAACTGGATTGCAGTCTGGTGGTAAGCCTAATACTGATACTCCTAATGGTGGAGCTAATAGTCCTGAGTATCAAAAATACTTAGATGAAAACTCTTGTAATACTAATGGTAAAACTTATTTAGAAGGCAAATAATTGATATTTCCTACATTAGTAGTAATGAATTAAAAGAATATAATAGGAGGATAACTAATGTCTAGAGCAGTAGATGAAATCATTGTAAATGATATTCAAAAAGATCTATTAGAAGATATGATGATCGGCGATAATGATATCGATGATTCTACCGTTGATTTTATGTGTGGATGGGATGAAGAAGCCCAAGAGTATGATGAAGATCAAAATATGCTCTTCCCACAACCTATTACTAATTTTGATGAATAAGATAATAAGCGAGGTATAAAAAATGGCTTTCGAAAACCTAAACATTGATGCTATGGTAGAAGGTAAATTTGACGAAGATTTACATGAAGATGCTGTTATGGAAGTAATCGATACTATTATCGATGAAGAAACAGAAGCTGAAGAAGAAATTCTTAAAGGTGAATATGCTGGCGATACAATCTTAGTTGATATCGTTGATGATAAAAAGTCCGACACTGATGAGGAAGAGGATGAAGAAGACTCCGATTCCGAAGAGGATGAAGACGAAGAAGACGACTTCGATGAGGATGATGACGACGACGAGGACGATGAGGACTCGGACGATGATGATGACGATGATGATGAGGACTCGGATGATGACGACGACGATGATTCTGATGAAGATGATGAAGACTCTGACGAGGATGATGACTCGGACGATAAAGACGACGAGGATGATGACTCGGACGATAAAGACGACGAGGATGATGATTCTGATGAAGATAAAGAAGACTCTGACAATGATGACAAAAAGGAATCCAATGACAAGGGTGATGATTAAGTGAGCCTATTTAAATCAGAAATAGACCATGCATTATTTTTCGATGATGAAGATATATGTATAAATCTTGATAGATTTAAGAATGGAAGAAAATTCAATATATGTTTTATCTTGGGATATGCAGCATCTGGTAAAACCACATTATCATTTGAATTAGCTAAAAAATATAAAGCTGAGCTTTTAAATTTAGACGTTATAATGTATCCTCAAGATAGTGATTGGTTAGTAAAATACTGTAAGGATAATTATAAAACTTTTTATGAGTTTATCAGAAAGAATCCAAAGTATTTAAAGTTCATCGACTCTTATCAATCAGAATTTGAAGAGGGAGAAAATCCGATCACTCCTAAAAAGAAACAATTAATTATTGAGCGTAGAAATTGGCGTATCAAAATATTAGAATTTTGTATATCTAAATCTCATAAAATGATATTAGAAGGAGTAGACCTATATCCAATATTTACCGTACATCCAGAACTTTGTGAGTATCCTATTATCATTAAAGGTACTAGTAAATTGAAAGCAATGTTTAGGTATATAAAACGTGATCTAGAGTCTAATAAAACTCCAGATAATATTTTAGATTTGATAGAATGGTTTGGTCAACAATCAACAAATCTGAATAATTTTAGAATTGATATGAGAGTTTTTATGAAAAAATAATATATGGAATATGATGAGGATGACGATTAATTAATAATCTAATTCTATATCATCTACCTTAGGAGGGTAATATCAAATGGTTAAAAAATTAGTTAACGTATACTGTGATAAAGCTTTCTCTATTAATGGAGTTCGCTTTACAGGTACTTGTAATCTTGTAATTCTTCGTGATGAAGATATTGCTATCTGTTTAGAATATAAAGCAAAAGTTGAAGAAGTATTAGCTGGTGGTATTACAGTTCCATTAGGGTTTGATAATTATAATACTTATAATGGCCCATCTAAATTCCCTAATATTCAAACTGCTAAAGCTATCACGGAAGGCTATTCCGAACCTGTTGTAGAAACTGTTACTGGTAAAAAAGAAGTAGAAGTTGAAAAAACTCCTGTGGTTGAAGAAAAGCAAGATCCTCAACCTAAAGAATCTTTAGAACAAACAGATATGATCGGTTCTGTAGAAGTTGAAAATACAGAAGCTTCTCCTAAAAAAGATAAGTCTCATAAAAATAAATAAGAATTAAGAGTAGATCACTAAGATCTACTCTTATCTTACTGCTGATATCTATATGGAAAACATATAGGTAATTTCTATACATAATGAATTAAAGAGTAGGTGAAAAATAATTGGATACAAATAATCTTGTCGGCACTATTATCTGTGAAGAGACTAGAGCCAATGTAGAATTTACAGTAAAAGAAGTTAATAAAAATGGTTTTATTATTGCTGAAGGTATTCTCCAAGAAGGCGATGAACTTAACCGCAATAGAAGATATTATCCAACAGATGAATTGGAAAAAGGTATCAACTCTGATAGAACAAGAGAACTAGTTGAAACTGGTAACTTTAAAGGGGAAGCTGGTCATCCATCTGATGCAACTCTTGCAAGACAAAGTAAAATCGATCCAACTTTAGAACAAGTATGGTATACTAAATTATGGATGGAGGGAAACTTTGTAAAAGCTCATTTCCGTGGTACTAATAATGACCTTGGTAGTTCTTTTAATGATGATTTAAGAGATGGCCAAAAACCATCCTTCTCTCTTAGAGCAGTTGGTTCTTTAGCAAATGAGAATGGTCGTATGACAGTAAAGGGTATGCAAATCATTACTTATGACCGTGTATATTTCCCTTCCCATTCTAAAGCATATACTACTTCTATCGTGACAACTGAATCTGTTGGTTATCATGGTGATATGAAGTATTACAAAGTAAATCCTACTTCTGAATTGTTCCGTCGTAGTGAAGAAATTAATAATATCGCTAAATATGGTAACTTAGCAGAATCTTCTGAAATCTTAGTTCCATTGACTCAATCCCAAATCAATTCTTTCTTGATTTCTGAGTCTGGTAATATTAAAACAGTATTAGAAACATTTGATTGCTTATACAATGGAATCAATCTAAATGAAGATGGCCGTACAGTATCTATGCAATTGAAAAATGGCGATAGAATCGTATTGTCCTTAGAAGAAGCTATTCAAAATGAAATCTTGAATGGTGTTGCTGATTATTTCTAATAATAAAAAAGACAAAAGAGTATACCTTAAGTGGTATACTCTTTGTTCTTATGGTATTTTAACACAACACTTTAATAATATCCAAAGGAGGGTATTTATGCAACCAATTAATTGTCTTGGTAAACTTATAGTTGTAGAAGGAACCGATGGTTCAGGCAAGTCTACTACTTGTAAAAAGTTTTCTGATTATATTAATGAGCATCCAGAGGAATTCGATGGTTATAAAGCTATGACTTTATCACTACCATATAATGATGGTAGTGAGTTATATAAAAAGATCAGACAGCTTTTAGCAGAAGAAAATGTTCCTACTGATATACTTCAAAGTATGATGATTGTTAATATTAAAGATACGTTTAATAATATCATCATTCCTAGATTAGAGAATGAAAAGATTATTATCATCTTAGACAGATGGTTGCTTTCTACTTTGGTATATAATATAATGAACAAAGGTAAGATAATAGATTCGTCTATTAGTCACATCCTTTCTCTTTTAGGTATCAAATCCAAATCTACTTATACAGATATTGGAATTGGATACCGTAGAAATCGTTTATACATTGAAGACTTTTCTTCTTATTATTGTAACTTAAGCGCTTTTCCTAATAGAGTATTCTTATTATCTCCTGAGACTGGGCTATTACAAAAACATAGTAAATGTCGTCAAGGTGATAATATGGAAGTAAATGATTCCATAGATAAAGTTTATTTATCTAACTCTATTTATCATAATATTTTTAATAATATCATTACTGGAGAAGAAGAGCTAGAGTCGTTTGGTATCTATTCCGAAGATTCATCTATTTATAAAAAGATCGAATCTGAAAATAGATTTGAAGATCCAACAAGGCCTACAGATGAAGAAGAAATAGAATTCTATGACTATGTACTAGATTTCTTGAAGAGAGAGGTAAAAATTCTCATACAAGGATAGTGTGTCATCATGAAAGATATTATAATTAGCTTCAAACTAAAAAAAGATTTGGCTAGTATTATATTAGCTCATTTGATGTACAGATGGAGATTACAAGCTACTTATTTTGGAATTATTTTCTGTACTGTTATATTAGGGGCTATAACTCCATATGTTTTAAATCATTATTTTATATCAATTGGAGCAGACTCTGGTCCTGTGCCTCAAACTAAATTACTTTTGATATCATCAGTTTATGTAATTTGCATCCTATCTGTACTAACTTATTATTTGGTTATCAAAAATCATACTAGTCTAGTTCTAATAAAGAAGGAATTTAAGTATACTTTAAATACTTGGAGAGTTATGAAAGATCTATATAAGAAAACTATCATTAGTTGTAGATCTATTAGAAATAGAATCATTTGTAGATTATTTGATCAATGTAGTGTATCAGAATATGAGAAGAGAAAAGAAGATAAGGTTTATGAATCATTTGTAAATGAAGTTATTAGGGCTACTTTATTTAATATCTTCACAATTTATTTTGAATATCAAGACAAAAATCTTACTCTAGATGAAAATGGATTAAAAACATTAAGAAATGTTTATGGAAGTCTAGATGGTAAATCGGTATCTACTATTATGGATACCAAAGATTTTAAAAGTTTCTATTCGACTATTTTATTTGAAGGTAATAAAGGGTCGATAGATGAAGAATTATATGATAAGCTATTTGAAAGAGTTTATCAATCTGTAATAGAATATATCGATAAAGATTATACTTTTGCAAACAAATACAAAAAAGAAGATGTATCAGAATTAGTAGATCTTACACTAGAGAACTGGTGTGAGTTATTTATTAATTTAAAAAAAGAAACTAAAAAAGCTTAAAAAATAAAGGGTATAGGCGTAATGCCTATACCCAGTATTTGTTTTAGTTATGTTATAATATTTGCTACATACTGACCAGCATTTTCAGATATAGGAGCATTAGATTCTTCTCTAGATATATGGAATACTAAGTCTCCTTCTTCAGATAGAAGTAGTATACGATATGCTGGTAGTCTTAATAAGAATTTTATTACATTAAATATCTTATAAGTATACCAAATACCACCCTCATCCTTTACAATATCTGTAAACTCTATTTGACCTTCTTTAGAGTTCTTATAATGGATGATAACTCTGCTAGCATTTTCCATGAACACTTTTACTTTATCCTTTTGTGCCTTAGATGCAGTATTAAACATATTAAGCAATGTAACCATTGCTACATTATCAGTATTTCTCATCTTATAAGAATTCTTATACTGTGGATTAGCCAAGCACTTTTGTGTTAACTCAAGATCCAAACAAATATCATCACTATAATCTCCAAAAATAGCATGTAACTCTTCCTCCCTATTAAGCATGAAATTTAAAGCATTATAATGATTCTCCATTTCGATTTTGTCATGGTAGACATCGTCTTTCTTAAATCTATCATAATCAATATTTTGATTGATATGAGATAATTCATGAATTATGGTAAGAAGTATCAACCCTCTAATATTAGCCCAGTCATATTTACCATACAGTTCAGCTAAGATCAAAATATTATGAATGTTTAAGGTCATAACCCCATTTACTACATGACCTACAGTCTCCGTATTAGGAGTAGTCTCTAGTTGAAAGAACGGTATCCTTGTTCTATTAACCCTTGTGTTTAGATAATTAAAAGCTCTGATCGCAAACTCACAGCTTTTAGTATAGAATGATTCATTCATTTTAATATAACCCCAAAATTAAACTAACGTCTATTATTATAATTAGAAAATAGAGAAAATATGAAATTATCTTAGAAAAGATATGATTTCTTTTAAGTAAGAAGTTCATACCTTTGTTAGCAAAGATAATTAAGAATATTACTAGAAATAAAGTATGATACATTTCTAGCATTTGATTATTACTTCCAAATATTCTAGATAGAAGATCTCTATAAGCATAATCTACTATTTGTAAGTATACTGTTTCCATTTATTCCTCCTATGATATAAATATATCTCATTAATATAGTATACAGTTAAATCTAATTTTATAAACTGCGACATTTACATAATAATCTGCTTTTAAGATTAGAGATTCTAGTTAAAGGAGGACTATTTTCAATCATGCCTTCAAATGAGATTAGAATGGTCGAGAATCAGGGGCAGAGGGTTTATTATCATAGATCAACAACGAACCAAACCTTTATAGAGATGAGTAACTATCTCAAATCTATAGGTGTCAAAAATCATAGATTTATGCTAGCTTTATTAGATCCAGATTTGGCTAATATTGATCCTCATGACCCCAATCTAAGTACCGTTTATAAAATGAAAGTATTAGCAGAAGTTAGAAATAACTTCTGGTATTATCTTAGAGAAGTAGTACGAATCCCATCATCTGGTGAGCCATCTAAGTTCTTATTGAACCGTGGTAATATGGCATTCTTATATATGGCAATCATGAACTTTGACTGTCTATTATTACAGCCTCGTCAGACTGGTAAGACTATCGGTACTGCTGTCCTTTATACTTACGTTTATAATTTTAGAACACAAAATACACAGATCTCACTTCTAAACAAAGAAGCTAAAGACTGTCGTTTGAACTTATCTCGTATTAGAAATATTCGTGATTTACTTCCATCTTATCTTAGATTCGATTCTAAGTTTACAATGGATGGTACTCGTAAGAAACAAGTACAAAGTACTCAAGTTTATATGGAAAATGCGATCAATCGAAACAATATTAAAACATATGCCAAAGCCAGAAATGAAATGGCTGCAGCTAACTTGCTTCGTGGTCAAACATTCCCTCTCTTATGGGCTGACGAATTTGCATTTATTCCATTCATGAAAACCATCTATGGTAATATGAGACCAGCGATGAGTAAGGCTATTGAAATAGCCAAACAAAACAATGTTCCTTATGGTGTAGTATATACTACAACACCTGGGTTCTTAACTAATGACGAAGGCAAATATGCTTATACAGTATTGAATAATGCTTCTAAGTTTAGTGAACAATGGTATGATCTTACCTATCCACAATTACGGGAAATTGTAGATGCTAATAAACTATCAAGCTTTATTCATATCCAATTCACTTACCAACAACTTGGTTATACTGAAGAATGGTTTGAAAGACAATGTAAAGAACTAGAATGGGATTGGCCTCTTATTCGTAGAGAAATTCTTCTTGAATGGTCTGATGAATCTGAAAACAACCCATTTACAAAAGATGAATTAGATGGGATTCGTAAATATTGTAAAGATCCTAAAAAGACTCTTCTTATCTTTGGTAAATATCAATTCAATATTTATGAAGAGATTCCACTTAAGTCTAACTTAGTTCCTAAATACCCGCCAATTATAGGTGTCGATCCATCTGGTGGTGTATCCAAAGATAGTTCTTGTATTACTTGTGTAGACTCTAAAACAACTAGAGTATTTGCTGATTTAAAATGTAATACAATTTCTAATATAGAACTTGCTAGAGTAGTTCAATATCTAGTAACTAATATGATGCCGAATGCAGTAGTAAACGTAGAAAGAAATGGTGGTTACGGTTTATCAGTAATTGGTAAACTATTAGAGACTCCAGTAAAGAAAAACCTTTACTATGAAATCAAAGACAGAGTCTTAGAAGAGACTACTGATGGCAATCGTATTATTAGAAATAAACGTAAGACCAAAGTATACGGTCTTACTTCTACAAATAACGTTCGTGATCTTTTAGTAGAAATACTTAGAGAACGGGTTACTTATCATAAAGATAAATTCATCTCTCCAAGCATCTATCAAGAGATGCGCGGTTTAGAAGTAAAACGTAATGGCAAGATAGAACACTCTGCCTTAACACACGATGACCAAATATTTTCATACTTAGTTGCTCTTTATGTATGGTATGAAGGCAAAAACCTAAGAGAATTATTTGGTATTGAAAAAGGTTCTATTAAAACAGAAGATGATATTGATGAAATTCTCGATATGGGCATAGATGAAAACATGACCGATATCACTCAAGAGATCGAATATATAAATCGATCTGATGATGATAGAGGTTCAGATGTCCAAAGACAAATGGGAGAAATGCAGAAAGCTGTTGATACTCTATTCGGGGAATACATGATGAAACAGAGAAAACAAGAAACTGCACTCCTAAGAGAAATGCTTCAAAATCCAGTTGTAAGAGAAGCTTATGCTAGAAAATATAAAATCAATCCAGATGATGTATCTATTGATGATGAATATTCTATGGCATCAAATAACAGCAACCTTCCTACATCTGTTTTCTTAGACTTTAATAAAGATGAAGATGAAATGTCTCAAAGCTCTATTTATAATCTTATGAACGCTGGAGAGCGAGATCTCTATTATGAAAACAATAGAGAAGATAATGGGTTACAATAGAGCAAGATAAAAATATAATAAGAGTTATGATAAGAGGAGTTATATAATGAGTAAGTTAGCAGACCTAGTAGATGAGGTATTGAAATCTGATTTAATAAAAACTTATAGATCTTCATTTAATAAAGTGATATTCTTAGATAGTTTTGATCTCGAAGATATCTATGATGAAAATCGTCACTACTGTGAAATGAAAGGAATAATAGTTGATATCAATACTAAAGAGCTCTATATTGATAAAGAAGAGCTTTATAAAGAATTGGAATCACGAAAATCAGCTTCATTACTAGAGCTTATTCAATTTAGAATATTACTAGGATTGGGATTCTTAAATATTCAAAAGACGTCTAAAAAATTTGAAGATATGCAGTATTGGGTTATTAGTTTCCATCATGCTGTGGCTTCTATTCTGCAGAATGATATCAATAACGAATATGGTTATGAATTAATGGATGACTTCTACTATTTCTTTAGAATAGTGACGGGGAGAAGTTATTTTACATTCAAAACCAATAATAATAAATTGGTAAGAACTCGTTATAAAATTACTTATCAACAAATGGCCTAATATCTACATTCTTCAATATAAAAAATTAAGCTACTGGTTACAAATAGATAAGAACTTTGTAAACTTTTCGTCGTTATAACCGAGGTACCGCCCAATGTTAGATTTCCTTATGAATAACAGAGAGTACGAGCTCCAATCTGATAATCAGTTAGCTAGTATTCTTGTTCAATTTGATAGCGATTACGCTATGAATGTTGTCGAAGATACTTTGACTCAAATGTTTAACCGCTTTGATACTTTGCCTAAACCAAATATCGTTAAAGCGTTTAAACAAACCTTCCAACAATTATACACAACTTATCCATATGATCAAGAGCAGATTGCTGCTAAAGAAAAAGAGATGTATAGAGATATCATCTCTTCTGTTTCTAAGAAATATGGATTCCAATTTATTGAAAATGAAGATACCGATTTATATCTGGCTGCGATGTTTGTATATGATTTCTTCGTATCCAACTTCAATAATTATTTAGTATCCTTCTTCTCTAGATTCCTTTATGAAGAAAGAGATAATATCTATTCTACTTTTAATCTAGAACAATTGAAGCTCAATAAAGACATGAGTTCTAATTATGGTAAAGCAGTATTTGGTCAAGATAATGCACTATTGGTTATCACTGCTAATCTTCCTTTAGTATTATCCTATATTAAGAATATGGAAGTTAATGATACTACAGTCTATGGTTATGCATATGGTAATGACTTCAATATCGTTAATCTATTCTTATCTCAAATCACTAATGGCATTCCACTATTTGTATTATATAATCAATTGATTAATAATGACATTCTTCGTGGCGATATCATCACATTAGTTAGACTAAAAATGCAACAAGATTATTTCGAATCTCTCGATCCTAAAGTTGCAGCTACTATGGGTTAATACTTGGAGGATTTATGACTGAAGAAACGATTTTAAAACCATCTGAAATTCTCGAAAATGAAACTGAAGAGATGAATCGTACTATCAAAGAATTAGAAGCTGAATTAGATGAAGAGCTAAATGAGCCTCTATTCAAAGGTAAACATGATATCTCTGGATCTCTATTCTTTAAACATACTAAGCTTAATGCTAAGTATATTCAAAAGATCTTCGATATCTATTATGAAGATAAAGATCTTAAGAAAAGAGATTTGATGATTGATGAGCTTAAAGCAGAAGCTGATAAAGATAGTGAAGAAACTAAGAAGATAATTAATAAAGTATACCTAGCTTATAAGATGGCTAACTTTACTTCTCAAGCCTATCCAGCAATCTTTGTAAATGCTTTAAGAACTAATATTATGAAGATATATAATAATGAAGTTAGATTAAGAAGAGCTATCGAAGATTTATATACTGCTAGAAACAAATCTGGATTTACATTCAATGCATTCTTACCAGAATTGGCTGATGCTGTATTAGTACATTTTGGATTTAAACTAAAAGATGGAGCTGAGAAGAAATATGACTTCGGAGCTTTATTCTCTATCATATTATCCAAAGTAGCTAGAAATATATCTCCATTCGATGCTTGTACTAACTTCTTTATTATGATGCTTATGAAGAATATCTCTATCTGGTCTTATATGACTCAAAAACAAGTTGACGAGTATCCAGAAGTTAATAATCAAATTAGAGAGTTCTTTAAACTATTAGTTTTGGTTTATAGCGCTGCAAACCCTCCTGCTAAGGAAGAATTAGAAGCAAGAGCTAAAGAAATTACAGCTGATGTAGAGGATATCAAAGATACCCCACTACAAGAAGCAACAAATGCTACAGTTCAACGAATTGATGAATAAACAACATGGATAAGGGATTAATTTCCCTTATCCATCTTCTTGTGTGTTCACATCTTTATAATACTAAATTTCTAAAGGAGGTAAAGTAAATGTCTGAATGCAAATCTTGCAATTCTAATAATCAATACACTGTTGTTTCTAGCAGTTCTAATAATGGTAATTGTTATGACATTAATCATGTATTTGATCCGACGCCTGCATATAATGGCGGAACAGTTGGTGGAAGATGTTGCTCTGATTATACTACTACAAAGAATTCTAATATCACTCCAGGTCAAATGAGTGGTTTATATAGAGCTGATGGTCCTTTGAATTTGGCTTGTTGTCAATGTACTCCTTCTATGATTTTAGGGGTAGATGTAAACCAAAAATGTACTTTAGTAGTTACTATTAAATATAGTGATCCTAGTATGAATGTTTCTCTTGAATTAGAAGCTGGTAAGGTTTATACTTTCCAATATATAGAAGATGGCGTATTAAAACAAGTTACTGGTAAGCTTACAGATATCTATAAGACTTATGATTGTAACAACAACACTTTATTCAAATTAGCTGTTGATAGCTCTGTAGATTATACTACTAGTAGAACAGTAATCAAATCTGATCAATTACGAGGAGTATCTGAATATTCTAAGTTTGCTGATCAAGATCCAACAATTGATAATTCTATTCATAGATATGGTACTACTACTGCAGAAGTCATCAAAGATGCTGTTGTAGTAAATGCTATTATTGATAAGAATGGTAACCTTATTGAAGGCACTATTATTGATGGTAAAATTAATGGTTATACTGTTGATGGTTTGGCACAAGGTAAGAATGACCGTATGGTTCCGATTACTGTTATTAATGGACAAACTATGAATGGTACTATTACAGAAGGTCAAATCCTTAATGGTATTTTAAGATCTGGTAGTGTTGATGGTGAAAAAGATCCTAAAACAGAAATCACTTCTAAAGCTACTGTTACTGGCACTATCTCTAATGTAATTGCTATCAATACGATTGTTTCTGGTGGTAAAACTTCTAATGGTACTATCATCAATCCTGTAATCAATAATAGTATTCTTACTAATGGTATTATTACTGGTAATGATATGATTACTACTGGTGGTATTACAGTAGGAGATATTACAACAGGTGGCACTACTAAAGGTGGTATTGGTGAAGGTGGTATTGCTACTGGATGCATCAATGGTAAACAATTCACTATTGAAGGTGGTAAAACTACTGGTAATCTAGTATCTACTGGTGGTACTCTAGTAGGCGGTACTATTATTGGTGGCACTAAAGTTGGTAGAACTATTGTAAACGCTGTTATTAAAGGTGGCGTATATAGCAATGGCGTTACTACTGGAGGAAATACATCTGAAGGTGTTATCACTACTTCTAAAGCGGATACAACTCCTATTGCTAAAAATGCTGGTAGAGGAAATACTTCCATGCCTAAAGTTATTAAGCAATTCGATGTACCAGTAGATGGACATGAGAACCAATGCGGTTGTCACACTAATGAAGAAGTAATGTATAAAAATGGCCTGATCTTATTTGCAGATAGACACTTCCATAATTTTGGAACTAATATGAGTGCTGACTGGGAAGAAAGAGCTGGTATTTGTACTGACGACTGTAATAACTAAAATAATCCCTAAGGAGTTAATTCTCCTTAGGGTATTTTCTATTTCCTTGACTTACTTATAATAGATATTTTTAGGATAGGAGATGAATCCGAATGAGTGAAGCACTTATTAACGACAGTCAATTGATGAGTTATTTATTAACTCATGAAATTAACTATAGAGACTATAATTACAAATCCTCTATGGAAAAAGATATTAATACAGAAGAGTTTAAGATGAAGAACCCTTTTATTGTAAAACATAAAAAGTTCTACAATAACCCTTTCTTCTGGAGTGCTGTTATTGATAAAGAATTAGATATAGTTATCAACTCTTTATTTTTACATCATTCTTCATCTTTAGACGAGGATGTATTATCTGCGGTTATTCAAACCCCAAAAGCAAAGAAATCTGTAGTCAAGAAGGTAATGACTGTAGTATATGATAATTATAAGACTATCAATAGATCTTTCCGTATAGAAGATATTATGATGGATGCTGTATATGCTAAGAATTTAGATGGTTTAAAAATGCTTGTAGAATTTGCTAATGAGCATCATATTAAACCATTAAAAGATAACTTTGGTAATATTGGAGATGAATTAGGGTTTAACGAAGCTGCTAAACTAGATTTTGAGATTGTAAAATACTTACACTCTTTAGGAGCTAAGGTTGACTGTTATGGTAATTGGCCTTATTATAATGCTTTAAAGCATGGACAATTCCGTACTGCTAAATATCTCTTAGATAATGGTGCAGACCCAAAACAAAGAATGAATGTTGCAAAGATGGCTATTAAACATTCGTTTATCACAGCCAAAGATATTACTGAAGAAGATAAATCTGCATTCCCTTATTTTGAATCTCTCTATAATATTGGAGAAGAAAGTAGTGAAAATTAATGGCTAAACTTCCTTATTTCTGCAAGCAAGAGAAAGAATCTATTTTGTTCTCAGCTAAGGGTAAAGAAATGGTAGCTTATATACCAGAGAAGTATTTCGATAGAAACATTGCAGAACAAGAAGGTGATTATATCAATATTATGGGTATTTTCAACTACACTGTTCAAGATATCGAAACTGGCAAAGATGATGGGTTAAGAATGTTTAAATTCCCATCTATGTTTGCTACTAGACCTTATGAGGTTACAAAGGTTAAAAAACTTAAACTCACAGTAAATAGTGACCCTGAAGATTATAGGGTTTTTAGATATAGAGATGATGATCAAATCATCGTATCTACTAAAGTTATTAAGTTTGTTGGCAACTGTGAAAAGATGCTGAATCTATTCTTTATGCTTGGTTATATTATCAATACTATTCCATATCAAGATATTCAGGATTTGGTTATCGACAATATGGCAATCAATGGTTTCTCTTATGGGATTAATAACCAAATGTTTGGCTTTGCCATTTCTGAAACTTGTAGAGACAGATTAGATGAGACTGTACCATTCAGACTCTCTGGTTCTAAAGATATGAATGCATATAAGTCCATGTCTCTTCGTAATGTTTCTAGACTTATCTCTCCATATACAGCATTGATCTCTGAAGACTTTGATGAATCTGTATTAGCTGCTATGATGAATGAAAATCCTAAAGAAACTCCTTTAGAAGAGATCTTAGTAGGGGAGAACTAGCAATCAAGCTGGAAGGCTCTAGTATAACATTATATTAAATCTGGGGGCCATTTTTTGCTATGTGTCCTAGTCATTATAGTGAAATATGATAATCCTTAGGTTCTATATATATAGAATCACTAATAATCATTGATTGTAATGATTTCAAATTATTAGTTTTTCGAAAAATTAATAACTTTTTTATTTAATGAAAAAGGAGGAACTCGATATGCCAGCTCCTGGTGTAACTACCATCATCGACGATCAGTCTGATATTCGATCTCTTACGAGTATTTCTGAAGACACTACTGACCGTCCGATATTCATGGTCGTAAGTTCTGCTGATAAAGGTCCTGAAGAATGGAAACATAAAGTTTTCGGTAATGAATTTTTTGATTTATACGGTAAAACTCCTTCTTACTCCAAACATGGTCAACCTTTAATCCAAGCTGCAAATATCATTAATGCAGGTGGCTACGTTACATTCAAACGTATTGTAGCTACAGATGCTACTCTTGCAAATATTGGTGTAGTTGCAGAAGTTAAGAACGAAAAGAAACAAAAAACAAATGACAATGGTCTTCCATTGTTCACTAACCCTACAACTAACAGACTTACTACAGATGCTAATACAAATGGTATTCCAAATATTCCTGTATTGGAAAACTTCGTTAAAGTTACTTACCGTTTGAAATCTGTTGCATCTGATGGTAACGATATCAAAAAATTCGGCAAAATCTTGAAAAACGATTTCGGTCATAAACATGAAATCGGTGAAGATGACGAATATGTATTGTTCTTGTTAGCTGATAATGGTCGTGGTGCTTCTAATAAATCTTTCCGTATTTATTCCGACACTACTAGTTCCCATCCAGTTTCCTATGTACGCTATTTCATCGACATTATCGAAAATGGTCTTACATTAGAAACTATCTCCTTCACAATGAATCCAGACGTTGTTGAAAAAGATAAAAATATGGCATTGTCTAATGCAATCCGTATGCAATCTCGTCAACTTCGTGCGTTGTTCTTCGATAGCGAATTTGAAGCATTTGTTAACAACGTAGGCTACTTAATCGGTGACGAAGAATTCAAATTTGCTGACGTATTGTTCGGTACTGATTTGAATGGTCGTGACTACAACAACCTTTCTGTAGACGTTTCTGATGGTGTAAATCTTTCTAACGTAATGGGTATCAGATTGCAAAATGGTTCCAATGGTTCCTTTGGTGATCGTCCTATTAAAGCTAAAGAATATGAAGCAGAATTGATCAAAGCTTTCGACGGTTCTTTCTCCGATGATATCTATGACTTGGATAATAACCGTATTGACTGTGTATTCGATGCTAACTATCCAAAACCAGTTAAACGTGCTATTGAACAATTGGCTGCATTCCGTGAGGACTTCGTATACTTCCGTGATATGGGTCTAAACATCAACTCCATTGAAGAACTTCGTATTAAGGATTATGAAAACGCTAAGAATCGTTACTGTGCAACATACATGAACTCTTACGAAATTTATGATCCATTTACTAAGAAACAAATCCCTGTTACAGTTACTTATGACTTAACACGTTTGTTTGTAAAACACTTCATCAATGGTCGTAACCGTCCATTCTGTGGTCAAAAATATGAAATCATCATTCCTAATGATACATATGTTGAAGGTACATTGAACTTTGCTCCTAAACATACTCCATACGTTAACCAATTCAAAGAATTAGATGATATGCGTATCAACTACTTATCCTTCTACAATGGTGACGTATTGACTATGAATTCTGAGTATACTTCTCAAACACGTTATACTCAATTATCTTGGATCAATAACGTTCTTGCTATTCAACAAGTAATCAAAGCTATCCGTGAACTTTGTCCTAAGATCCGTTATAGCTTCCTTGATGGTGATGACTTGACTAAGTATAAGAAAGACGTAAACGATTTGATCGTTAACCGTTATTCTAACTTGTTCTCTTCCTTCGAAATCGAATATACGTCCAATGCATTATATAATTCCAATAAAATTATCTATGCTTGCTTGTACGTTAAATTCCGTAATTTCGTTCAAACAGAGATCTTCAAGATTATTGCGTTGGATTAATAGGAGGGTAATAAATAATGTCTAAAGAAACCGTAAGCAATATTTTTGACAGTACCCTCGACCCTCGCGATGTAACCAAATATACATTAATGCGTGGTGTAACAGACTTCACAAATCTTCAACAATTTGATTTGTACGAAACTGGGTACTCCTTCTTGATTTGTCTTGATATTCCTAAATTCTTGACAGCTCTTAGAAGCCGTAATAATACATACGATACTTTGATTCGTAACTACCGTCATATCTTAGAATATGAATTCCGTGGTGCTCAAGGTATTGAAGATATCGGTGCAGAAACTAACCAATTAACAAATGGTATCACTGATCTCAATATTATTACAAAAACTACCGAACAAGGTGGTACTTCTTTCAGCATGAACTATTACGAACGTTCTGGTTCTTTGATTACTAAGGTTAACGAATTATTCATTCGTGGTGTAAAAGACCCTCGTACTCAATTCAAACGTTACAATGGTTTGCTTAAATATCCTGAATATACAGGTAAAGACAATGCTGGTCTTACTAAAGGTTACCAATCTGAAATCTTCCATTTCTTATTAATTGTAACTGATAACACTGGCTTGAATGTTGAAAAAGCATACATCCTTGCTTCTTGCCAACCAAACGTTGCTAATACTTCTATTTACAACGTAACTCGTGGTGAAATCAACTTCTCTGAAATCGCATTGCAATTCAATGGTTTCCCAATTCCTGGTCGAATTGTAAACCAACGTGCAGTGGAATTCTTAGATTTCATTAACAAACATACTTGCTTCGATGAAATGGAATTCGGATACAATATCCTTAACAAATCCTTACATCCTGAAGCAGCTGTTGAAGTATATGCTAACTCTGCTGATGCTACAGTTGCAGATTCTCCAACATATGATAGCATTGTTAACCTTAAATCTACTATCTAAGATTAATAAATCGCAATCTAATCCTCTATACCGTTTCGGCGGTATAGAGGTTCTTTATGCCAAAGTGATTAAATAGTATCCCTGGTACATTAAGGTAATTATTGCTAAAATCGACATTTTATTTTTAGGAGGTACAAATCATTGGCTGATGACAATACAAAAGGAAGACGTACTCCGAAACCAGATGAGCTACCTGTTGTAAGTATGGATACAAACAAAAAAATTGCTGGTAGTATCCAAGCTAACATCGATGACCTATATAAGAATACCTACTTTACTAATAATGATAATAGTAAATATATAGATAGTATCAAACGTAGAATGGATGATGACTTAGAAGGTCTTATCGATAAAGCCAAAGCTCAAAATGGCGGAACAAACATGGCTGATCTCTATGCTAGAACATTAGCCAGAAATGATACTGATTCTCTCAATGAGATTAGATCTGCATTAGAAGATGAAACTGTATTAGCAGATATCATGGATATCTATTCCCAAAATGCTTTAGTAAGGGACTTAGATAGAGAGATTGATACTGTTTGTAAATATATGCCTAAACTTGATGAGGCATTAGATATCAAAAAAGATAACGTATTATCTGCAGACCACTTTAATGACGATGCAGTTCGCATCAGTATTGAAAATATCAGTGGTAAAGGTATTAAAGATGATAATAACTCTAAATCTGAAGCAGAAGGATCTGATCTAGAATTATTCTCTAGAAAATATAACTTAGAAGCATTTAGAAATGAATTATATTCTAAGACTGCTAAATATGGTGAACAGTTTGTATATATTGTTCCTTATAAAAAGGCTATTGATAAACTTATAGCTAGAACAGATGGTGCTAGCTTATTATCTGAAGATGGAATCTTAACAGAAGAATCTCTTAATGAGGGATTGCAGTCTATTAATGAAACTATAAGCTTCATGTATACCGATACAGATGAAAAGAAATTAGAAAGCTTTGGTATTCAAGACGTATACGATCTATCCGAATCTGCTATATCTTCTAAAACAATAGAAGGAATGCAAGCTAATAATATTGAGTATAGTGGCTTAGATGTAGAAATAAACAAAACTGGTGTAATTCCTAGTATCTTAGTCCAAGAAAGTAATATGCGACGCATTTTCAATGAAACAGTAACTCTATTTGGTGAGGAGTCGCTTGGTTCTGCACGTAATGCTTACTTATCTAACTCTCTTTATATTAAAAATATAAATAAGAAATTAAAGAAAGCTGCCCAAGGTGGAACATTACAAGGTCCTACTAGTTTAGCAGATGATGGATTAAAAGATCTAGATGAACCTACTAAAACAAGTGATGCAGAACAATTGGAAATCCCAGGAGCTGTATTTGAGATATTAGAGCATGATAGAGTAAAACCTATCTATATCAATAATACTTGTTTAGGATATTATTATATCGAAATGAATGATCCTAATGGTGGTAATGCAGAAGAACAAATGACCTTTACTTCTACATTAGGTGGTATGAGACCTAGAAGAACTGCTAGAGAAAATGAAGCTAATGGTGGTACTTCTACTCAAGATAACGAAGTTCTTATGAAGATTGCTAGAAAGATCTCTCAAAGAATTGATAAGAAGTTTATTAACTCTAATCAAGATTTAGCTAAAGAGATTTATACAGTATTGAAGTATAATGCAGATAATAATGGTAAGACTACTAAACTTCGTATTAGTTTTATCCCACCATCTGATATCATTCATTCTTACTTCGAATTGAATAAGAAAACTCATCGTGGTGTATCTGATATTATTAAATCCTTATTCCCAGCTAAGTTATATACTTGCTTATATATTTCTAATACCATTGCATTATTAACTCGCGGTTATGATAAACGTTTGTATCATGTAAAACAAACAATCGATACAAATATCACATCTGTACTTCTTAATGTAATTAACCAAATCAAACGTTCTAACTTCAATCTTCGTCAAATCGAAAATATGAATAATATCATGAACGTTACTGGTAGATTCAATGACTTGGTAATCCCTCAAAATGCCAACGGGGAATCTCCTGTAAGCTTTGAAATTATGCCTGGTCAAAACGTAGAAGTTAAAACAGAGTTTATGAATATGCTAGAAGAAATGGCAGTAAACCAAACTGGTGTTTCTCTAGAAATGGTAAATAGTAGATATCAAGAATCTACTGCTACTCATCTTACTATGAGTAATGCTAGATTCCTTATTAAGGTTTATGCTAGACAAAAGCTATACGAACCTATCTTATCTGCTATTTATACTAAACTCTACCAATATGAATATGATACGAACTCTATTGTTAAAGTAGAGCTTCCTCCTCCAATCATGTTGAACTTCACAAATACATCTCAAATCTTATCCATGTCACAAGAGTTGATTCAAAACATTGTTCAAATGAAATTTGGTTCTTCTCAAAATGACCAAGAGAAGATGGCATTTACATCTCTTCTTATGGAATATTATTATGATTCCTTCTTACCAATGGATAAGATTAACGAAATGGCTGATAAAGCTAAATCTATAACAGCAGCTAACAAACCTGTATCTAGTGGTGGAGATGCTGGTGGAGACATGGGTGGAGGTCAATATTAATTCTAAATTATTATATTGACTAAATAATAATGAAAGAGCTCTCTCACAACTTAATAAAAAATAGTGTTATATAAAATACACTTTTAAAGTAAGTATTTATTCAAATCTTCTCCGAATGGGGAATCGCTTATACATTATACATTTTCAGATTATTTATTTGCTTTAATCTCTTAAATATTACGACCTATCTACTGTGTGTTTTTCTATATACTTTTCCACTACAATAGATAAAGTAACATTTAACTTCTCCAAAGTATTTTATAGGACACATTTCCTTAGTTGATCTCTTTCAAAAACCTATCTAATTTTAATCAAAATCCTAATATTGAGCATAGTATTAAATTATAATATATAAATTTCCGCAATGACTTGTTACAAAAAATAAAGGATATTTGTGGTCTAGATCTAATAGTGTTCTCATTACCTCAAGTAATCAATAACAAGAATGTATAATGACAATACATCAAACCTTTTATATACAACTGTAATGAAAGAAAACTAGATTGATTTAGTAACTGCTCAATTAAAATAAGATAGGTTAAATTTTTATACATTTTTATGATTCCATGTTACCCGCTTGGAAAAAATGTATGTTAAAGACATAGAAAAATTTTAGGGATTTAGATCTCTAGCAACTTATGCACAAAGAATGGAGAAGGGATTAATTCCCTTCTCCAGCTTTTTGTGTTATTTCGACTACTTGTTTTAAATTAGGTCTGTCTTGAATAAGTTGAAGTCTTCTTCTCTCTTCTCTTTCTATTTCTAATAACTTCTGATTGATATCATGATCGGAAAGTTGTATTTCCACACAATTAGTTGCTATCTTTTTAAACAAAGGTTTCTTAGAAGCATAGTAGTGTTTCAATGTAGAGAATCCTACGTCAACTATATCTATATATCTAGTATTATGAGCTCTTGTTCTACCAAAAGTTTGTTTAGTTAATACTTGAGATTTGAATGGTTCATTAAGAACAATAGTCATTTCTAAACCTTGAATATCTAATGCTGCCCCAGCAGATTTAGTAGTTGTAAGAATAATTCTATTATTAAGCTCTTTAGTCTTTTCTTCTTTAGGAACTAATGATGAGAATAATCCTACAGATAGATGAGGATAATAATATTTTATCCAATAATAAGTTCTCATAATAGCATAATTAGTTCCTATATAAATAAGAACCTTACCACTTGGAGAGACTGTTTGTTCTATCATAACCATTAAGATTTTTAATATCTTATAATAGTTTTCTTGGAATGTAAGATACTCAGTATATTTGACTCTATCAAATCCATATATATTACTACAAGCTGATATATCAGTTGCTTTAGGATGTGAGTTAAATAGCATAGAGATATAACTTGTATGAGGATCTTTATCCTCATCGAATAAGTCGATAGATGGAACTGTCTTAAAAGCAGTTTGATAAATTCTGTTATTAAAGAAATCTGATTGGATAGGAGTTGCTGTGAGATAATATGTCTTTGCCACATCTGTAAAGAAGTCAATCATACATATATTATCAAACCATAGATGAGCTTCATCATATATCTTAACCCCAATCTCTAATCTTCTAAATAAAGCTGATACCATATCCCAGCCATACTTCTTAGCAAAAGATTTAATAGTGCTATGAGAGCATAAGAAGAATTTAATCTTGGATACATCTTTCATACCATTGATTAGTTTAGCTATAGATCCTACACCTGCTATTGTATATATTTCATCATCTCTGAGATTAGTATACTCTTTAATCTTTTCTCTCCATTGGTCTATCCAATCTAGAGAAGATGTAATCATCATAGTTCGCATAGACAGGTATGCAAAGGTTACTATAGCAACATAAGTCTTACCAACACCTGTATTTAGATTTACTTGTAACTGAGATGCCCTTTCATTTTTCTCATATGGAGGCATACCTAAACAGAATTTGATAGCTTCTTTTTGCTTTTCATCTCTAGGGGTATATTTTAATTTAACTCCACTTACTTTAGCAAACTTATCTGGACCTACCTTATGGAATATATCCCTACCAAAAGATCTTTCAATATAATACTGCTCTATACCAGCAGGAAGATATAGGTCTTTCTTTTCTGCATCATAATACATACCTTTAGCTTCTAATCTATGATATGCTTTATTATATACAGAAAACTTGCGTTCAATAAACTCATTATCTCCAGGCTCATAGTTGTGGATAATGGTAGTAGTTTTACGCATTTCTATTTTACTATTTACATTATTCATTATATATTCTCCTTAAATTAGATTACTATATCGTCTCATTCCTCATATTTATAGTATACAACTAAGATTACAAATAAAAAAATAAGAGAGTGGAATAACTCCACTCTCTTATTACTATGCCTTTATAGTTTTAATTACCTTTTCTACCTCTTTCAAAGTCCTATGATGTACTTCAAGAGATAATAATAATTTTTGAGAATCAAGATTCAAATCTTTAGAAATTATTTTGATTAAATCCATCTTGTCTTCTCTACTACAAGTAATCTTAGATAATGTAACAAATACACCATCTTCATTTTTAAAATCGATTCTTTTATTATATAGAATCTTACTGAGCTCTTTGGCATTGTTATAATAGGTATCCGTAGTCTGTTTACAATTCTTGAAAACACAATCTACGATAGTATAGAATGCTTTTGGATTAAGAGCGATAAATTCTTTATATTCACTACTATGAAAATTAAACACTTATTTATTAAACTCCTTTTTAAATTTAGGTATTAATCTTATGATCAATTTAAGCTTAGTTGAATCTAATTTAGTAAACTCCTTTGCAGCCATTCTGACTATAATGTCTTTTTCAACTGAACTAGCTTCTAAGAATGCTGCTGGTCTTCCATCAACTAATTGAAATTCAGAATCTGTATATAGAAGTTCATACAACTTTAAAGCTAACCGAAAATAAACTTCTTCTGCTCTTCTTCCAGGAGTTCTGACTGTTATAATACTACCATATTCAATCTTTCGCACTTCATCTATTTTAACAGATTCTTTTGCCAAATTAAATGCTTCAGCAAGTATTGGTCTGATCATATTATAGAATTCTTCTACGGTTAATTTGTTAGGAACCATTAATCCAGTATGATCACTTTTTATTTTTAGTTTTACCATATATTTTCTAATTTCTTCCCATATAACTTAACACACTCTGCATTTGTATCCCTAGCAATATTCATAGCATTCAATCCTAACTCATGTTTTAAGATAATAGCTTGCTTACAGAATGCGTAAACATTTTTAAAATCTTTAAGTTTAAAGTTGTAATGTTTGCAAGCTTCTTTAACTACTTGTTTCTCATCCCCTCTAGCATAGGTTACATTAAGAATATGACTTCTTTGCATTCCTTTAGAAGAGGTAAAGTAGAACCCATGAACATCTTTTTTGTTCATCACTTTTGCTATTACTTTTGCCACTTCCACCATAGTATTTTGTGGAGAGTTATTGTATTCTATTAGATAATATCTTTTATCCAATAAAACAAAAGCTCTTATTAACCCTTGTAAAAACATTTCAGGTTCAAAGGTATAACTTTGATCACTTTGAACTGTTTTGCTATCCGTATTCATTACTTTTAAACGAAATCTAATCATTTCCCTGTACTCCTCTTTGACTAAACTACAAACTTTGGCTCCCAAAATCTTTTCATATCTTCACCATAATAATACACTATGATTGATTTGATATGATTCTCTAAGAACTTAAAATCCCCTTTTACGAAATACTTCTTAGAATAAAGCACATCATAAAATCTTCTAAAGTGAGTTTTAAAGAACTCAAAGAATTCTTCACTTAAAACCTTTTTAACAAGTTCTCTCCCATCCGATTCTTCTAATGATATAGAATCAAGGATGATATGACCATAAATAAAACTCCCATCAAATAAAATCTGACCTAGATAGTTTGCTACTTTGGTCACCATTGTATCAATGAAGTCATATTCATCGATCAATCCTCCATCTCTTTTAAAACTATCAGCTTTAAAAGCAAACGATAACATCTGATTCTGCAAATACGATGCCATTTGATCTGCATTTAGATATAGATCATTATTACAATCTAGTATTCGTCTAGAATCTAAAATATTACATACAAACATTTTATTTTCCTCCTTAAAATTAATATATAATACTTCATAATTATAGTATATAATTATAGCTGAAATTATCTTGACATTTAGGTGAGGTGGTATTATTCTTTTCTTTGTTTAATAAAGCCTTTGTTAATTTACTTACTTTTAACTATTACTCTCCTTAAAAGTAAAATACCTCCTTAAAGAGTTTCTTGCTTACTCTAAGGGACCATCCATAATTGGCAACACTTTTGTGGATACAGAAGAACTTTTTCATTATAATACCTAAGATTAATTCTAAATACTTTCAATCAAATACTTAACTTAATATAAAAAAATAATACCACTTCAGGCTCTAGTCAGATTATCTGGCTAGAGTCCTTTTTATGCGTAGTAACCCAGAAAATATACTTATAAACAAAAAAAAATAAAGGCGGATATTAACCGCCAGGAATTGATCCACCTTTATTTTTATAAGATATTATTTGTTTTTTTCTATTAGATCTTTGATTTCTTTTGCAATCTCTTTATCTTTTTTCTTTTCCTCATCTTCTTTTCTGCACTCTTCAAAAACTTTTCCGATTTCTCTATTATAATCATCATTGAAGTTTTTAAACAAACCTTTGCAGCTTACTACTAAAGATTTGATACTACAAAGAATGCCATTTACAGCGTCGCTGTATTTCAAATAGATTCTTGCTGCAGCTAAAAGTAATTTTTCATTAGTTTCGAATTTTATTGTACATCCTTCATCTGTAATCCCAGAATATTTGAAAGATCCTGCAGAATTTCCTTCCACATACTTTTTACTTAAGAGCTCTGTATTAATACAGTTTGTAAAGTCATACGCTTTAGCCACTTTAGCCAACATAACAGATTCTTCTTTTGTAAATTGAACTTTTAATTTCATTTTTTGTTTCCTCCTATTATATTAAATACAAAATGAAATATGAATAGAGATTCTCACTTTCTTTTCTTCTATTCACTATTATAGTATACAACTGAAATAATCGAATTTTACAAAAAAGAATAGGGGTAGGGAATTAATCCCTACCCCATCATTTGGTATCACAGACATTTTACTATAAATTCTAGTCTAATTCAGTCTTAGGTTCATTTCTAAATGGCGCTAAGAATGCCTTAATATCTCTAGGAGCTTTCTTACCTTTATGATCGTGATTAAATGCAATAGGACATTCGCCTTTCTTGATCTTAGGTTTATTAACCTCAGCCCATACTTCATGTTGAGCATTGAGGAATTTCTTAGGTTTATCCATAAAGAATGGATCAAGAATACTTGGTGCAGTTTTCTTCTTATTCAATGGATAGAATAATGCCTTGGCAAGCTTCTGATAATCCAAAGATACGATTACAGACTTATTATCTGTTAAGGCCTCATTCAGGGTTAAGATCTCATACTCTGCGTCGGGATTTGACCAATCGGGCATCTCTAATCTGCTCTTATGCGAACAAATCTGAGAGGCCATTATAGTTTCTAGATGGATAGATTGACATTTTACACCGCCTTGGATAGCTGCATCTTGTAATGCTTCTACAATTGTATCTTTATCATAAGATTTAGTAACAGCCTTCTTATTAATAGTATCTGTAAAGATATCAAGAGATTTACCCAAGTCATTATTTTGAATCTTTAACAAGAACAATTCTATATCTTGTAATTCATTCAATGGGATATCCACATCGATATTATCAATTACAATATCTTCATCTTCAATAGCTTTAGAAATCATAGCAGCTAGTTTATTGGAGATATATAACTTCTCGTCAATAGGAGTTCCATCTTCTGCTACTGCTGTAATCTTAGCAAATACTTCATCGTCAGGAGTGATTACTTCAAAGCTATTAATATACTGATCTACGAATGGACCATCATCTTCGGAAGCATGCATATCATCAGAGAAGGATCTATGTTTGAAGAATTCATCATCATTCTCTAATTGAATATCTTGTGTCTTGATTCTAAGTTTCCAACCAGACATTTGTTTGTTCTTGAAGATATCTTCTTTTAAGGAGATTTCATTTACATTTGCTACTTCGAAGAATTCATTAAATTGTGGAACCCATTTAATGATTTTAATTACAGTTTCTAACAAGTGTTTAGCTGATAGACGTTTTTGTGTATATTGAGAAGTGATTAACTCTGTTGCAATACGACCAATGGATATATCTTTATTTGTATGACCTAGATCCCCATAGCATTTATAACACACGCCATGCCCTTCTGCATGAGATTTACAGGTAATAGGACTTCTTAACCAAATCTTTTGTCCGATTAAATGAGTATCAGTTCTTTTAATCTTGAACTCAAGACCATATCTTTCAAAACGGAAATATCTATCATCAAGCATTGAAAGGTGCTTCTTATCTTTTACAGTAATATGAACAAAGTTCTTTGTACCACAATCATAATGTTTATCTGGGTGAATATGGGTATCCATATTATTAAGACCTAAGATACGGGAGAAACCACCAGACTCACCAACGTTCTTCTTAGAGATGATTTGTGCTACACGAGATGCACCATTATCAATATATTGTGCTACCATGTTATTCAAACCGCCATTGATATATGAGCTGTTAATAATATCATGATAGATTGATCCCTGACCATCTGGTTTAGTACCAATATTGATATTGTTCTCTTTATACTGTCTAATATTAATACCCTCTTGAGCACCAAAGGCATATTTAAGACAATGATCATATCCTACAATTTCATTAGACTTCATAATGAAATTATCAATAGCATGATGAACTAATTCCATACCTTTATCTTTTACCTCTCCAATAGGTACGTTGCTAAGATCGGCATGAAGAAGATCAAAGTACTCTTTACTCTTTTGCATGATATCAATATCATCTTCTAAGTTCAATGTATTTGCTAAGAACAAAGCAAATTCATCGATATAAGAAAAATGATATACTGTATCAGCAATAGCGTTATTGAGCAACTTATTTTCGATAGAGATTTTGTTAGGATCGATTATATTTTTATCGATATATGCTTTAATAGCATCGGCAGTAGTAAATTTCTCAAAAAATAAGTGCTCTGGCTTGATTGGTTGTTCTATGTATACTATTGGGAACCACATCATAAGATTTAATAAGTAATCCATGATATTAAGTTCAACAGATAAACTTTGATTTCCTTCAAAGAAAGGTTCAATGAATAGACCTTGTATAGATGGCATTTCAATCCCATCTCTTAAAATATTAAGGACACCTTGAAAGTGATGATTCCAATTATCTCTCGTTATGGCACGAGTATCAATTTTTAGTTTTCCCTTTTTCACTAATTCCGCATAGATGTAATAATTAGTGAAATTACTAACGGTTTGCATTTCTTGCATTTGATCCTCCTTAAATTAATCACTTTAACCTTATAAGGTTGTAGACGTGATTGTATAAATCTACTACCACTTTTATAGTGTATATTCAAAATATATATTGACACAAAAAGGGCAGACTACGGAACTAAATCCGTAGTCTATAAGATATTTTTAGAGTTTTAAGAGACGATCAATCGATTAAGATTAGCGACCGATTTTGTTGAAGTTGAAAGCGTCTGGAGTCAATTTGATAAGACGTTTTTGAGATTGCATTGCATCACGACGTACACGGTTAGCATATTTAGTGTAGATTTTTTTCAACAAACGGCGTTCGTTAACACGGTTTTTACGAAGAGCTTCCCAGTCAGCATCACCTTGCTCACGAGCCATTTGAATGGAAGCTAAATGGATACGACGGTTCAAGTCGTCTTTACGAGTCATTTTAACTACGGAACGGCGACCTAATACACCAGCTTCTACCAAGTTTTGGAAATCAACGGATTCAGTGTAAGCTTTGAATTCTTCATCAGTCATACGGTTCATTTGGTCAATCAACATGTTTTCCAACAATGCGTCTTGGTCAACGATGCCAGTGCCATGAGATTCAACTACAGGTTCGTGGGATTCATTAACTACGAATCCTTCTGTTTGATCAAATAACATAATTCTTTTACCTCCTAGGATAGTAAATTGTTAATAAAATTTGAGTTATAACTCTAAAAGAGTGCGATATATGTGCTCGCACAAGGAGTTTACCAATATGTTCCTCATATCAAATGATTAAATATCGATCTGGTTATATACTATTAAAATGTAGTAAGATTTAAACACCCTAATAGGTAATAAATATAGAGGAGGAAAATAATGAATAATATCAAAATGCCGAAAGGTATAACAATTCAAAGATATAAAGAGACTATGCTTTATGTAATGGAACGTGTATGTCCTAAATTATCTAGAATGGATATATTAGATGCTATAGATTATAGTATTAGCAAACGATATAAGTCTGGTACAGCTAGACTTCATAACAACTACACAAAGACTGAAGTTGATATGGACTTTATTAAACTGGCGAATGATCTTCTTAATAAGAAAGCTATCATGACAACAGAAGGGGTATTATTTGGAAAGCATGGTTCTGTAAAGAATCCATTCTATAATCTAATTCAATACCTTGCAGATAAACGTGATGAAGCTAAAAAGGAAATGAAAAAGTATCCTAAAGGATCTGAGCAGTTTAATGCATGGAATCTTAAACAGCTAAATTATAAAGTATCTGCTAATGCATTGTATGGCTGTGCTGGTCAATATAGTAGTATATTCTACAACCTTTATCTGTGTACCGCGATCACTGGTCAAGGCCGAGGATGTATCTCTGCATCTATCACGATGTTTGAGGGTCTCTTGGGTAACAATATGAGATTCGAATCTCTTACTGAAGTATTACAGTATATTGATAATATCGTAAATGATCAGAAAGAAGAAAGATTCTCTAAATTCAATGATTGGGATGTATTAGATAGAAATATAACAGCAGAAGAATGTTATATTAGAATCATGGATATTTGTGGTACTAAAAATTGGATTCCATCAGAAGAGGCTAGAGAAGCTATTTGGAATACTATCTGCAATCTAGATCAAAGATGTATCAATATAGTTTATTACAAAAATAATCTATATAAGTTCTGTGAGAATAGAAGAGTAATAAATCTAATCTTACAAATGCTTACCAAGATGGAAGAACCATATCTAGATCCAAACAAAGTTCCTGAAACTATTGATTATGAGTTGAGATTATTTAAAGATTTGATCTTTGAATATATCTATTATCGTCATATGTTTATAGATAAACTACCTAGAGTATATGAGATGGAACGTGATATCGTATTGATTACAGATACAGATTCCTGCATTATATCTCTAGATGAATGGTATCAATTTGTATTGAAATACACTATTGGCATTCCTATGAAGATCAAATATACTCAAGCTCAAATAGATGAAGAATCTGATAAGATAGTATTACAATATAAAGAGAATGAACCTAAGTATGAATATGATTTCTATAATAGTAAACTAGTCGAAGCTAAGAGAAAGAAATATCCTTTAGTAGTAATAGAAGAAGATTCTTTGAGATATAGTATTGTAGATATCATGTCTTATGTAGTAAGCCAATTAATCTTAGATTACATGGTTTTATTTAGTGAGAACTATAATACATATGCAGAAGATAGAGATTGTTTACTTATTATGAAGAATGAGTTCTTATTTAAATCTCTATTACTTACAAAAGGTAAAAAGAACTATTCTACTTTACAACTAGTTCAAGAAGGCAATCTTATTCCAGAAGATAAACAAATGGATATCAAAGGTATGCCTATGAGTAAGGTTGGTACTCCAGAATCTACAGCTAGAAGACTAGAACAGATCTTAGAATATGATGTATTACGTAATTCTTTCATAGATCAAATTGATTTGGTTAAGAAATTTACTGTATTAGAAAAAGAGATTTACGAGTCTCTAAAAAATAAAAGTAAAGACTTCCACAAACCTGCTCGTATTAAATCTATGAACTTCTATAAAAATCCTATGGCTATCCAAGGCATTAAAGCGGCATTTGCTTATAATACCATTAAAGATAGATCAGAAGAAGGAATTAACTTAGAAGAACGTAATAGTGTTCTTATTATTAAAACGAATCTAACAGCAAAGAATATCAATGAGATAGCAAAGACCCATCCAGAACATTGTATGAGGGCTAGCGAATTATTAAAAGATCCAAACTACAAAGCTGGTATCACTTCTATAGCTATCCCTTCTAATATTGATATTCCAGACTGGATAATTCCATTTATTAATTATACGGATATCATTCAGTCTAATCTAAGAAACTTCCCATTAGAAGAACTTGGTATTAGTAAAATGGATAGTAAGAATGTAACTCATACTAATATCCTTCAATTTTAGGAGGTTATAATGCTTATAGGAATAGAAGCAGAGGTTATGGCTGGTATTATAGCAAAGAAGATTATTAATGCTTATAATTCTAAGCTTGAAACTGAGGTTAGGCTAGCATTAGATTCGATAAAGTGTTTAATAACAGAAACTGAATCAGAAACTGAAGTATTAAATATACTTAGAAAGAAATATGGTATGAGATTGGTATTTAAAAAAGTCCATGATAATGCTACTACTCATACATATATTGCATTGGAATATAAAGATCTAGCATTTAGAATAGAATAAGTAGAGAGGGGTAATCCCTCTCTACAAATTTTTGTATAGTTATATACTATAATTATGAAGGACATACTTCAATTAAAGCGATTTGATTTTGAGCATTAATATTTTTTAGTTTGGAGGTAATCAAAATGATTAAAACTCAAGTATCGTTTAAAGAAATGATTGATTATATGAGTGAATCAACAGGCTTTAACATTCCAGAATATTCTGCAAAGAATATGTATCGTAAAACTACTTATGGTGATAATAGGATTATTCCGTCTCAGCATTTTACGGTATTCGAAAATGATAATGAAGATAGATGTATATATACTTCAGAAGATGGAAGAAAGATCTATATTCAGTCTTTATTAGATCCTAATGATGATCGTAATGTTAAAAGTAAACAAATTATGGATCAATTAGAAGTGGGATTGAAATTATTAGGTCCTGATTTATTAACTTATCTTGATTATAAGTATAATGAAGATGTTTCTAGAATTGAATATAAGGACTATCATCTTATCATTGCCAATGAATTACCATACTTATCTCCTATTCTACTTATGAATTATGGTCCATCTGATCAGGTTTTAGTAGGAGATTTGGGGGATATTTACTTGGATCCTTGCGAAGATCGTATTGTTGATGAGGATGAACCATGGGCATTTGTTCGTGAGTATATCCAACCAGAACTAATAGTATATTCTGAATTTGGAAAAATGTTAACCAATGAAGAGTATAAAATTAGACACTTTGCAGATTACAAAGATCCTATTCAGATGCATATTGGTGAAAAGATATATATAAGAACATATCTTTTGAATGAAATTTCAGATAGTTGGGATTTCCCATGTGATCGCGGTTATAAAAATATTACTCTAGGTCAGCTATACAAACGACTCGAATATGATTCTATCTCTAATAGTTTTAAAGAGATTACTAGGGTTAATCAAAATAGAGATCATACATTTATAGCTATTGATGAGGAAGAATTCTTTGCAGATCCTATCAACATTCTTAACTTTGAAGGTTTTAGTAAACGACCTTTATCAAGATTAAATACTAGAGATAATATGACTATCTCAAAATTATCTGATAATATTAGCGATAAATATTTAGATATAGTAGCTAGTACTTTACAAATGCATAAATTTGATTTACAGAATGCTGTAGCTCATGTAATAATGAGAGGTTATAATAGCGGAGAAGGCGTTATCGATATTCCAGAAGATAAAGATTTCCATAATCTCAATTTTGTTCTAGCTAGATTATCTGATGTAACCAAAACTTCTCCTAAATTAGAGCCTAAGTTTACTACTAATCTAGAAGATGATACACAATATAAGCATGTAATACTTCTTAGAACATGTGATCCAGAAGAAGATAGTTATGGCCCTGTATTTATTCCTTTAATTTATATAAATGGCTATAACAGACTTTATATTGATAAAACATCCTATGAGACTGCGGCTACATTAACAATATTAGAGGGATTATTAAAATTCTTTGGAACTATGATTCCTACAATCAATGGTCATATTAAACTAGATTCTAATAAATTAGCGGCAGTAACAGTTAATAGTGCTGATTTATATATTTCAGATTTTAGAAAATATGAAACTATTACTAGATGGATGACAGCATATGATCCAGAAGAATATGTAACTTATGGCTCTATTAATAAATTAGACGTAGGTTTCATTCCAAAAGAACCTGTTGATATAGCAGAGGTCAAAGAAAAATAAAATAACGAAGGGTAGTGCAAGTCATGAACGAATTTATTACAATTAATCTAGGAGGATACCCAGTACGGGTATCCTCTTATTCTCGTCTCTTACATCGTGAACAAGGGGATGAAGTAAATGGTTTTGAACCATTAAGCGACTTTGGTTATAATTCTATATTATTCCATAATCTAGGATTTAAAACCGCTCCAATTGGCTTACAATGGATTGAATCTGGAAAGCCTATTGAGTGGATAGCCAATGAATCTAATAATGTATTAGACGTGCCTATGACAAAAAACAAATTAATGTTATTAGGTCCTACAAGTCTATTAGACTTAATGCGTATTGTTAGATTATGGGGTGCTGGTCATGTAGAGAATGGTAATCTATTAGACTACGTTCATTCTTTCCAATTGCCAGATCCTGATCAAATTAAGTATTTGATAGAAAACCATTATAAAGTTTCTAGAAAGGCAATCGTTAAAAAGAAAACTGATAGCTGGTTAACTTCTCATGTAGAAGTTAGAAGACTTTATAATATCAATCCAAACATTGATGAGGAGTACTACGAAAATTGCTTTAGAAATTATACTAAGTATTTTAGAGCAGCGATTATCGAGAATCCGATTCCTTTATTTGTTGCTTCTATTATCGATCCAGATTTTCTATTTGGAATTATTAGAGAATCTGAAATACAAGCTGCTAAGATTGTTAATGCTCAAAAATATGATGGTATAGCAGCTCTTAGAAAAGATGAAGATATGTTTGACGAATTCATCAAAATATTTACAGTCTTTGAAGAACAAGTAAATGAAATATATGCTCAAGAAGGAGCATTTGCATTTACTAAAGATCTTAGAAACTCTATGGAATTTGTTCCATCTGGCAGTGTATCTATGATGTATAGAACACACAAAGCTGGATTAGAAGATAATAAAGCACATAAGTTCTATAAACTTATCAGTGAGGACGATGTTATTGCAGACTTATCTATGGTATCTGATTATATTGATGGTAGCTTAATAGATGAAGACAGACAAGAGATCTTTAAGTATATTGATAAGAAATCCCTTCCTAAATTCTTAACAGATATGGTTGTTAAGGAAGATGGAAGCAAAGCTCAATCTGAGGCATATGAAACAGTTATGGTTAGATTCAAAAGAATCCTCACTTGTCTAAAAGTAAGCTTCCCAGACATGTTTGATTCTAAAGATAAATTGATTCTTACTAAACCATTTTATATGGATGAATATAGATTTGCATTATATAGCAAAGTGACTAATGAAGTTATTATAGCTACTAATGATAGAAAGATCTATATCATGAGTCCTAAGAATGCTATTGATCTTTATAAGTCTCTATACAATACTAGAGTACTTTTAGACCCTAAAGAGATTCCACCAGAATGCTCTCCAGCAGCTCCTAGAATGAAATTGATTGGTGAGAAGAATAAAGAAGTCCCACCAGTTATTTCCGAGCCTATTCCTACTGGTAAAGTTGTGAATGAATCTTATCAGACTACTCAGTATGATAATGTAATTGGTTCTTCTGGAATACAGGTTGATGCTGATGGTATGATAGGAATTGATATCTCCAATTATATCGAACAATAGAAAATGACAAGAAGCCTGACCTCTAAATAACTAGAGGTCAGATCTTCTGTTTTATAATTTGTTTTGAGGTTAAGGGGAGATATTTTTTATGTTGCCAGCAGATGAACGACGTATGAAAGAAGTCGTATTATTATACAACAAGGTTCAAGATAAGATTATGTTTTTGGGGATGAATGCTATTCTTAAAATGAATGTGGTTCTATATACTGGCGGATATATGGATCCAAATAAGGGTAAGAAATATTATTATGGGGAAGTAAAATATACTGATGATGAAGGACTTAATAGAAAAAAGATAAATAGAAACTTTGATGCTTATCTTACTATAGAAAATATAAAGCCTACAGAAGCTGGTACAAAAGAGAATATTATAATTAGAGGCGCTCAATTAGAATTGATGAGATTAACTCTTCTTCCTATCTTAGAAAAGATAGTATTGCAGCCAGAGTTATTCTATGAGTCTAGAAACAAAAAATTATATTTAGGAGAGGCTCCAGCTACTACTATTGAATGTGGTAATAATAAGTTTCTATTATTTGCTCCAGGGATTCATAAATTATATAATGAAGATTTACAGCCTTGTGTAGATCTGTATTTAAGTAATGAAACTAATATCTCTAGTATGAGTTTCAATACAGTTTTACAGTTTATGAACTTTATTAGAACCTTTTCTATTTATCAATATGCTTGTACTATGATAAACTTCTTACCAAGACCAGTTCCTGGATATAATATGTTTGATATGAGCATTCCATCTGAAGCTCCATCTTACTTCGATACACACAAGAACAAGAGAATGCAGTAATTGCATTCTCTTAATTTCTTTTTTGATTATATACAATAATTGTGATCATAATAATTTTAAAGTTTAAAGATATATAGAAGAGAGATAGAAAGGATATTTCTATGGATCATATTGATGTTCTAAGAATGATTGTAGCAGCAATCATAATGAACTTGGTTAGATTACTAATCGATTTCATTGTAATGAAAATCAAAAAGCATCTGTGATTAACATCCATTTCTATTGGATAAAGGTAAATACCTCCATTGTATATAATCAGTGTTTCATTTACCGATCTCTTTTCTATATATCTTTATAAATAAGTTATATATCTAATTATCTATTATTTTTTTTCTAGTTAATAGTCATCATTGCTGGTTGGTTTCTATTAGCAGCAGATACAAATGTATTATCAAGCATTTCTACGATTTGTTGTCTATCTCTAGCTTTCTCTTCTAAAGAAGATAATTTTAAATCTACGTTAGCATATACTGTTTCTAGGTTATCATACATTTTCAATTGTTCGTATAAGAACGTAGCGACATCAGCTGTAGCTAATCTTTCAAATGTTTCCATTTGTGTTGGAGGAATAGTTTTAAGATTATCAGCATGCTTTACAAATAAAGAGATAGGAACTCTTTGGAATTTGGTTAAGAATGAAGCAGAAATAGCTACATTTAATTTAATCTTATTAGGTGGGATCCATTCTACATAAATACCGTTAGAGAATGCAGATACATGGTCAGCCATCATAGTAATATCAGCATAAGTACCAAAGTCTACAGAGCTTGTCATCATATCATATGTATTTACGCCACCATATGTAAGACCAGGGAAATGAGCAGACCATCTATGCCAGTCAATATCTCCACAACCTAAGATAGTTTGACTTTCACAAATAGTTTCATCTATTAACCAGTAATCACCTTTTTGATTTTCTGGCCCTAATGTATAAGGAACTTTATTTGGGAAATATCTTGAGAATGTATCTAATGTTTCATTACAGATTACATCTCTAGCCCATATATCTTTAGAGAGATAATCTGGTAAGTTCATTTGCCGTGTACCTAAACGTCTCTCAATCTTATTGAGAAGCTTAGTCATTTCATTTGCCATTGGCATATATTTACACTTCCTTTCTTATGGAATATTTTCTATTATCCTAATGTGGAAAGGCTATAAATGAAAAAAAAATAAAGACTAGTGTATTACTAGTCTTTATACGCTGGAATAGTACCATGATGGTCTAACTTCCATTTGGTATTTTCCTTTGCTTTTTGTCCTTGTTCGATTTGAATTTGATGCTGAATGGCAGCCTTTTCTTCTGCCATTTGGTTTTCATGAATGTTTTGTACCACACCCATAGCGATAACCAATACCATACCAATTATAATCAAAATTGCTTTCATTTTTATATCTCCTTATATAATAATATAATATACATATTCACCATTATAGTATACAATCGAAAATTAGGACTTTACCAAAATATGAAAAGTCAGACTTTATTATAAATCTTATATAATTAGAATTAATCATTCCAGGAGGTATCCAAAATGGAAGATTGGAAAATTAGATTAATAAATGAGCATATTGAACTTAGAGAACGTATTTCTAAGCTAACTAAATTCTTAGAAGAAAATAAAGATCATGAAGACTCTAATGTTCTTAATAGACAATTGTCTGCTATGAAAGAATATCTAAAAGCATTAGAAGAAAGAATCGAAAAATATTGCCACTAAAATATTCCCCATAGCTATAACAGCTATGGGGTATTCTTGTATCAAAATTTTAATGCCATAAATAATACTGTCAGTTTACACTTCTTAGACTTTTTATGAATATCATACTTAACCAAGAATCTATTAGCTCCTTGACCATTTATATTGTCTCTAATCTCCATAGTAGTTATATCGCCTTTAGCGATATTGAGCATTGATTTATTTATATAGCTTAAATATTCATAATTTCTATTACCATTAGAATCTTTGAATGTAAAAGCAAATATACCATCTGATGCTTTGAAGTTATTCATTATATTCTGAAATTCTTCATCAGATTCTAAATCATAATCTTTCAATACTACTCTACTATTCTGATCTTCATATGCAAAGAAGAAGTAATAATTTACTCCTTTTAAAACTTCTGCTGCTGGAATGGTATACATCTGAGCAAAGATATCTTGTTCTGTAGTGATAACCTTATTTGTATGAGGTTGTCTTTCATTATGAACTACATGTTTTGTTTGAGTCTTAATATAATGGCATGCTACAAATGGTTTCCCATTTAGATCATACTGTTTAAGACCAAGGATAAGATTATTAGTCTCTAACCCATTATCTTTAATAGATTTAAAAAATGGATTTAAGTCTTTAGATAGAAATGCAATACTATACAATCCCAAATCTATAGGTAGTATATGAACTTTATCTTTAATCTTCTCAAAATATCCTATAGTAGCAACTGAATTAAAACTTACTCCACAAATAGAAGTCTCTGGAGAGGATTGTAGTAACCATGCTGGGATAATGGTTATCTCAGACTTTAGGTTCTTAGATTCATCTAATGCTAAATAGAGATTAGTAGAATCTATAGTGATCTCAAATATTCCATTATTAATCATTATAATTTTTCTCCTAATCTCATAATCATACCATCAACAACATTCTTTACCCAATCTGGAATAGGTCTTTGAACACCCACAACCCTATTAGGATTTATCATAGATACTACAGATTTCTTGGTATTTGTAATCTGTTTAAATTCTTTAATATCTTGCATACATTCTTCTACATTTGCCAAACCTACCCATCTATGACAGAACTCAATGTAGTTATATGATGCTAGATTCTCTGTAAATGTACCACCAGTACTTAGTTTCAAATAAGATGGATCTTGGAATGGTGCATTATCAATAAAGATCTTACCTACTTGAGTATTTGGAGCCATATTGAATTCTTGCATCAAAGATGGATATAGACGTTTATAGTCAAAGTCATTACCATTATTGAATTTGGAAATATAGATACCATTGGCTCTAACACGGTTCTTATTACTAATCTTTGTAGCTTCTGCTACGAATGCACCAGCAAACTTTTCTGTAGGTTTCTTACCAAATCTATTTACATTATTACCCATAATAACACCTTCATGGTGTTTATAGAATTCAGCACCTTTTGTAGATAGATAGTTTGTTTGTCTAAAGATCTTCTGATAAGGTGTATTCATTTCAATTACATTGTTAAACATGTATTTGAAATCTTCTGTTTGAGCTTCGATACAAGCCTGAACAACAACGTCAATGATATTATATAACCAGAATGTATGGAAGTCTATATAAGGAAGTTTACCGATATCTGTAGTAATATCATGATAATCTAATTTTCTTACACCACATTCTAATCCACCAACAAAGTCCAATGCATAAGAGTCTATTGCTTTTTGACCCTTACGTCTAGATGCATAAGATACCATTTGGTCTAGATATACAGTTCTTGATGAAATGAAAGAATAATCACCACGTTCTTGAGGGTCATTCTGATTCTTTTCATCTACAAAGTATTCACAGAACTTAATAGGAATATCTTGGTCACAAATAAGATCTTTAGGATCAATATTATTTGCTTCTAATCGTGCAATAAGAGATGGTAAGTCGTATGCGATATTATATGCTGCCGCAATATCTGGGGATAATTCATGGACTAATTTAAAGAAAGCTATAATCATTTCAGCTTCGGTATCAAAGAATCCAGTAGATAAACCTATATTATCCAACTTATATTTAGATACCTTTTCTTTAGATCCCAAATCGTATTCTACGAAATCTTGAACTTCTTTAATATATTTCTTAAAGTCCTGTTTCATTCCATTTTCTAATTGTTGAATTTGTGGATTAGCTGGATTTCTTAAGATGAAATTATATAAAGTATTAGTCTTTGTAAAATATGCTGTGATTGCATTTACTGGACACTCACCAATAGTGATTACGTCTGGGTTTAATGCATTGATAATATCGGACTCAATATCAAAGAATAGTATATCGATATTACAAACTGGATTCTGATATAACTCTGCAAATGTGCTACGAATATAGTTTAAGATATTCATATCAGCAGAAAATGCTCTTGGATGAGCAAAGAATGCATCATTCATTCTATAATTGCCAGAATACATATTCTGTTTATAAAGATCTTCGTTGCCAGTCTCTATAGCTATAGACTTTTTGATATCTTTATATTTACAAGTTACAGGATCAACTTTCTCTCTTTCTATAAAGTGAAGGTTGTAACTTGTTTGATATTCTTTCTTTAAAAGATACCAAGTATATTCAGGTTCGTAATAAACTCTGAATTCTTTTTTGCCAGTATCATTATTTTTAAAGATAATTATAGCAAAGTCTCTATCAAACTTACCAGTCTCCTCATTCCTAGTAGGTCTTTGATAGAATACGTTCATTATTGTTAAATTGGATCCTCTTGGATAACCAATTACCTCTTCTAAAGTCATTTCTTTCCTCCTAATATTTCAATTTCTATTATAAGTAAGTCTCCGAAATTCTCAAAATAAAATCGGTATGGGAACCACCCCATACCGAATATTTTAGATTAATCCTATAACTTTCATAAGCACTCTAACAGCTAACACTGCTGAGCTTAATAATAGAATTGATTGAATAATAAAACTTAATAGTCCTATGATAACGTAATACCATTTAACCTCTATTACATTTTTCCTTCCAATCCCACATGCCTGTTTAATAGAGCATTTTGCAAGAACAAAGAGTATAGTAATAGAGTAAAAGTATCCTATAACTCTCATAGCTTGCTCTTCTAATTCTAGCTTTGGTAAAAAGATAAACATCATGGTTACAACCACACATATTGTCCAATATGTCTCAGAATAATTGGACCACCAGATGCTTAATATACTCTCCTCTTCACGTTTTTTCATTATAATACCCCTTTAAAAATACAATTCAAATAATCTATATAATAGATAGGCAAATATCTTTAATTCTATTACACAAGAAAAAATAGCCCCTAATCTATAAACTTTCATAGAACTATGTAAGGTACCATATCGTTGTAAGGTATCCATACTGTCACTAAATATAATTCCTATAGTTCCCACTAACATAATAAGTATTGTACCAGGTAAACCAATATCATTAGTTATCATCAACCCTATTACATTTAATAGAGTTATTATTGCAAAGAATAATACATACATATTTCTATCTCCCCTGATAATATCTGTATTAATATATTATCAAGAAGTTAATTAGATATTATACACAATTATAGTATACAACTGAATAGATATTTTAAAGGTTCTAACAGGTTAGTAAATAATTTTCCCATGATATTATAGAAAATATAAGGAGTTGAACTCTTATGGCTAAAGAAATAGTTACGTTCGTCACAGTAGAGGACGATCAAGATGAAAATAGAACGTATGGTTTTAGTTCCAATAACGTAATAGATGAAAGTAAGGTTGTAGAAGCAGAAATTATTGATTCAACCGATCAAAAGATTTCAAAACGTAGAGGTCCTGGCAGACCTCCTAAAGATGGTAATGTAATTACATATACAAACTTTGATGATGATGACAAGAAGAAATCTTCTAGCAAAGGGTCAGTAGTAAAAGAATTTGAAAAGGGTTATGCTGATAATAGCAAACTCTTATACGGTGCTATTGCTCAAACAGAAATGATTTATAATAGCATCGAAGATGAATTAAACCATTTCAGATCAAATAGAACATATGGTGGTAAGATGCGTCTCCAACATATGTCTAACTTTATGAATACTCAAGTAACAGTATTGAATACAAAGATTGCTGCTGTTAGAGAACTTAACTCTACTCGTAATAAAATTAATGACCTTGTTCTTAAAAGAGAACAACAACTCAAAGACGTTAAAGATGAAAACTCTGATAAGGTTATTACAGATGCATACTATGCATTACTTAATGCTCCTAGATATGGTTTACCTACAGTGGGTCAAGCATTGGCTCCTCAATCTATTAATACTGGCGTAAATCTAGCTGGTAATATTATTGAGACAGCATCTGTTGGTAGCGGAGTTGCTCCTACAACAGTTAGTATGAGTGATATAGTACCTGCTAATACTAATAATATCATTCCTGCAAATAATGAAGATCAAGCATTTAATGATTATATTGGAAACTTGACTCCAGTACAAAGAAAAATGATCTCTGAAAAGGATCCTAATATCCAAACAGTAGTTATTTATAACCAAGCTACTGGTACTAAATACTTTGACGTTGTAAATGTTCAAACAGGCCAATCTGTTCCTGGTATTCAAAGACCTGGTGAGTTCTTATTAGATGATATGAGAATTGACCAAAGAAATGGTAGAGCGGTAAACTCTAATGCTAATATGAGTTTCCCTCTAGTAATTGTTGGTTCTAGAGCTATGGATGAATTATAATAAACACAAAGATGTGGAGTAAGGGATAATCCCTTACTCCAATGATTTTAGAAATTATTATATTTAGGTTGTTCGGTAACGGTAGCATCATAATAAACATAGAATCCATAGGTTCTGGATTTGTATTTATTTACGAAGCAAATAAGATCATATACCTTTCCAGGAGTTACTCCAATAGTAGTATAAGGAACATCTCCATCAGTATTATTTTCTGGAACCACCATAGGATTGAATGGGAATTTACCAAAAGATAGATGATCTGTATCAAACCAATTATGATATTCAGTATCACTCATACCAATGCCAGTAACAACTTTATCTTTAGCAGCGAAGTGCTCTGTATCTTCTTTTCTTACCATATAATGGAGGCCTTTAACTCTTATATGAGTAGTTTCTCCACCATCCCAATCGCTAGATATACCGCCAGCTTTATTTTGAGTATCATTCCTCAAGTCATAGTTTTCTCTATTATAGAATTCAAAATCGCTTGATAAAGTTTTAAGCATTTTGATACCATTGCTAGCCGTTCTTAAAGGAGGTCGTTCATCGCTTTGATAATGCCATGTAAAGTAAACTCTTACTCTATCAAGCTCTTTAGGGAATCTAACTTTCTTTCTACGAATACTAGCCTCTGGTTTATGATCATGTACGTCGTACTTATACTGACCACCTTTAGACCAAGTAGCATTTACAGGAACAAAACCAATAATAAATCTTTCTAAAGTTGCTGGTGTGGCAGATATAGTCATATCGCCAGTAGGAGTTCCTCCAGCATAAGACAACGTACCAGGTCTGTATGTAATAAATGCACCATTATTATCTTCGGTATTAATAGGTTCTAATCTTACATCGATAGAATCTCCACCCATAATTTCAAAATTAGAAGTATATTCTTTTTTCTTATAAGTAACTACAATTCTTTGATTGTCAGATTGTATGATATTAATTTTAAATCTGCTTATATAGTTAAAGTTACCATTAATCTCAGGAGGGGTTTCAAGTTCTCGTTTCTTTAATTCAAAACCTCTACCAGTAAGAATGATTTGACCTTTCCCATCACCTAACCAATTTTGTTTAAAGTTAAACTTACCAGGAATAAATTTATTCATAGGTTCTGATTCTCTCATAGTTACAGAACCGAATCTGATAATATCTTTATCATATCTATATGGATCTTCTGTATATCTATGACCGTGGATTAACTCATTAAATTCAAATGGATTTAGATCTGGTTCGTTCACTCTTTTTTCTGTATCAGTTACGATATTATAACTATTATACATCATATTCAAACCAGGAGAGAAGTCTAGGTCATTTCCATCATATCTAGATTTTACATACACCATACCAGTGAATGTTTTAGCCACATTGATATTGTATGGTAGAGTTGTAATAACACAACTCATTTCACCACCAGCTAAATATCTAATACCATAATTATAGTAATACCAATAAGTCATCACATCTAAATTATCGTATAATGTAGGATATCTTAAAGCTTGGTTATCTGGTTCTCCAAAATTACCAATTACGTATCCATTACCAGTAAAGGCTTCTGGAACTGCTTTGATAAATAAATGATATACTTCATCTTTAGAGTTAAAGAAGATCTTCTCTTTTTCAGTAGATACGAATGTTCTTGTATCATCTGGATATCCTAAGAACTCTTTTAAATCTGCTTTCATAAATAACTTATGATTTGTATAGACTGAGATGGTTTGTTCTTTAAGATCTACCAATAAACCAATGATATTTGGTTGCATAGGAGGAATAGGATTGTAAACAGTTCTTATAGGATAATGAATCTCTTTATCTCCTAGCTGTACGTTTGCATAATGATATTGATATATCTTATGCCACAAATCTATAGAGAAAGATTTATTCCCTATTTCCTTTTTACCCATATAATCTGTAGTATCTTTTACTTTAGTGATACCAACAGTTAATGGTATTCCTACATAACCATTATCCATAGGAGCTTCTTTACATTGTAATTCAAAATAGATCTTCTGATCTATTGGGATTGGGTATGGTAAGAAAGCATGATCTACTGGATCTTGATGTTCCGAATCTATAACAAATGCATCATTATTATCTGGATCGTATAATTGTGATGGACCAAGATTAGGTTGAATATAAGTATCCCTTAGATGAGGATTGGTAAGAGGAGCATACTTATTCTCTGTAGTAATCCGTGCAAAGAATTCATATCCTATTCTTCTTCTATTAGCATAATAAGCATCTAATTCTGGATTACCAGTTGTAAATTGTGCACTACCTACTAGATCCTTTGTCATTACATATCTATCAACGTAATATTGGTTCATATCCCAATAACCATCTGGTCTATGTTTTAAAGGATAAGTACCAAAGTTAATATTACCAGATATATTAGCATAAACTTTAGAAGCTATAGCAAAATAGAAATCCCCATCTTCATTAAGATTAAATTCTCTTGGTCTAAATGTGTAGAATGGTTTACCATCTGAATATATAGTAATCTGATTTCTAACTGAGTTTACGCCAACACCAATAATTGTTCCTTTGATTGGAACTCTAGATTTAGTAGTAGGAACTTTATAGTGTTCGCTATAAGCAGACTTATTATATTGCTCATAAGTTTCAAAATCTTGTCTTCTAGTATAGTAAATACTACCTAAACTAAAGTCAGTAGCAAATATACCAGAAGATGGTTCTTTATGGATACCTACATATAAAGGTAGGTGTCTAAATAAAGGATTCTCTTTATACTCTGTAATCTCAAACTCAAAATAGATATTTACATTTTTTGGAATAGGTTGGCTTGAGAGTATTAGAAATGGAGTACTAGCCGTGAAGAGTGTATCAGAGATCATATCTTCTCTATAAGTACTCTCATTATCGTATGCGATAGGAGTAATCTTCATTTTGCTCATAAGTTTTATATTATCTCCTTTATATATAGTAAAATTTAAGTCGTATTAACAAAATGTTTGGGATAGGCGTTTTAATCGCCTATCCTCTTTTATTTGTCTTGCTATTAAGATTATCGATGGCTTCGTTTATACTTCTGATATCAGATTCTATTCTTTTAATATCTTGCTTTATATCAGTAACCTCTTTGCTAACTTCATTTAAGGTATAAGCCTTTTTCTTAGTCTTCATAAATTGTCTATGCATATCAGTATTGTGATCATTTATAGATCCCAATAGATCTATAATTTGATGATTCAACTGATCTTTTTGTAAGTTTTTAATCTTTTCAAAAAAGATTGTAGTAACTAAAATTCCACCTACAAATACAACTGCCATTGAGATTATAATTGTGAGATCCATTAAAAAAATCCTTTACTTTTGCTAACACATATGATATTATTAGAATGTAGACTGAGCCCAAGAGAGGGGTTTGGAAACATCATAATAAAGTCTGAGTAAAGGAGGTAATACCTATTGGCTGAAGTTAAAGAAGGTTTAATTAGACAATTGTTTTATGAAGACAATACGTTTTCACTAACTCGTTTGATAGCGTTTATGGGCTATCTAACATTTATGATTGGTTCATTCTATCTATTGATCAATAATATAGATTGGGGAGGTTATCCAGTATTTGCTACTTATACAGGAGCTGTTGGGGCAGCTGTACAAACGACTAATAAATATATTAATAGTAAATACAATAGCCCAGTTGGATCTTATGGATTCGACACAAATTGTTGTAATACTAATGAACAATCTAATACTAAGAAACAAGATCCTAATATAGGAACTAAGTAGTCTGATATATTTAATGAATATCAGGTAATGAAATACTAAAGGGAAGGTTAATATCCTAAAATACTAAATATGACTTTACTAGATACTCTATCATAAATATATCTAATTCTCTCATATATTTAGAAACGGAGGACTCATAGATGTAATTATGGATTATCTTAATAATCAGCTTTTACTAGAAGTTACGATTGCTGAGATTTTCATCTGTTTCCTTTTTGCCTCCGCAGGGTTTACTTTGAGGGCTCTTATTAATAGAGGATCCTCTAGTATAGGAGAATTTTTTAAAAAATCATTTGTGGAATCTATAATAGTAATAGGGTCTGCTGTTGTACTCTCTTTAATGATAAATCCATTTATTGAGATTTATTCTAAAAGATTAGTTGCCCTTGCACCATTTATGCTTGGCATAATCGGTATGGACTTTGTCAAACAATTATTATCTATAAATTCTTTGTTCAATTTAGTAACCCGAGCATTTAAAGTGTTCGGGTTCTTCCAAGGCAAAGAAGTCAAGGAGGATGAAGAAGAGAAAAAGGATAATAAAAAAGATAATGACAAAGAAGAACCTAAACGTGATATTAAGGATGGAGAAACTTGCCCTCTTCCAAAAGTAGCGTTTAAACACGATCCATTTTCTATTGTAGAATTGAATACTATGCAACCTTCTATAAGAAAGGAAGATTATAGTATTGATAAATACACAGTATTGCATTTGATAGAAAATTCTATTAATAACCTCAATCATGATATAGACTTTATAATGTCTACATATTATAGAACCCATGACCACAAATCCTTCTTGGAAATGTATTTGGAGATCATGAAACAGTATGACAAGATTAGGGAGATTACGTCATCTGTAGATGATATTCCTTATGTGATAACTTCAAAAATCATAGACCTAGTAAAGAAAAGAACACAATTAGATGAGCTCTATAGGACTGAAGTAATAAATTACTTACACTCTGAATTTGATAAAGATGAAGAAGAATAGTAGTTTACTGCCTTGAGACCTGTCAGAGCTCATCTGACATTATTATAATTATTTTGCTCAAAGTGCCTAAATTTGATGCATCAAATAATTATATTAATATATTAATATACTTTTTTATAGGAGGTAAGTCCATATGTTTCCTAACGATTTATGGATCGTTGATCCTTATAAAGGAAAATTGATGACAGTTGTCAATGATGTACCGTCCGAAGTTATTCAAATCGAATCTTCTTCTGACGTATCTCATCTTTCCACTACTGTGAAAACGACAACTGTAAACACGACTACTACGAAATATGATGGCACTGTAGAATCTAACGAAGAATCTACTGTTGAAACTACTCGTACTGGTAACTTAGCTAATACAGCTTTGGAACCTTCTTCTGTAATGGTATCCCAAGACCGTGTAAGTGTATTCGTTGCTTCCCGTTCTAAAAACTGTGTTTACCACTACAAGAAAAGCTCCCAAACTGGCAAAATGGAATTGTTCCAAAAAATTGCAGTAGGTTTGCAACCATTTGCAATGTGTGAAGACCCTCATGGTAACGTTTACGTTGCTAACTATGGTGACAACACTGTTTCTAAAATCGAAGTTCCATCCTTCAAAAAATCTTCTGCTACTGCAGCTGGTGAAGAAGGTCAAGATAAAGTAGTTAAAACTATTTCTGTATCTGCTGGTCCTCGTGATTTAGTATCCGATGAAGATGGCGCTATCTGGGTAGCTTGTTACTTGAGCCACAAAATTGACTCCCGTACAGGTGCTGACTTAGGCGGTATCGTATCTAAAATCGTTAATGATACTGTAGTAGATTCTATCACTGTAGGTCTTAACCCTGCAGCTATTACTTGCGACGAATCCAATACTATTTGGGTAGCAAACTCTGGTTCCAATACTGTATCCCGTATTGTTAAATCCAAGAAAATCGCTGACTACCAAGTTGGTGCTCGTCCTATGGCATTGGTTTGTGACTCTTATGGCAACGTATTCACAGCAAACTATGATGCTGATACTGTAACAGTTATCGAAACTTCCACTAAAGCTCTTGCTACTGGTAACAACGTAACTACTATTCCTGTAGGCGATGGTCCTAATGCTATCGGCGTAAATATGGAAGATGATATCTATGTAGTTTGCGGTCTTGAAAATACAGTTCGTAAAATCATAGATAAACAAGTTGTTTCCGTAATCGCAGTTTGTGATTCCCCAGTTGCATTTGGTGACTTCACTGGTTGTGCAGCTTACAATACTCAAAATGTAATGGCTAAACCTGAAAAAGGTACAACTGATGAAAAAGTACAAGCTGCTTTAGATAAAGTTAAAAATGCTGAAGAAGCTGTAGCTGATATGCAAGCAAAAGTTACTCAAACTGTTGCTGATGTTGCTGAAGCTAAAAATGCTGCCACTGCTGCTACTGAAAAAGCAAAAGAAGCTGAAGCAAAAGTTAAAGAAGTTAAAGAAGCTCTAGACAACACTGATGCTCGTGTAACAGCTGTTGAAGGTACTTTAGAAACTACTAAAACTAAAGCCGAAGAAAATGCTACTGCTATCGAAGGCATTAAAGAAGAAGCTAAAGCTGCTAAAGAAGCTGCTGCTGCTGAAGCTGAAAAAGTAACTACTTTAGAAAAACAAGTTAAAGAATTATCCAAACCTAAATTGAATGTAGAAGTTACTGCATCTGAACCTATCGAAGGCTCTACTGATACTAAAGTAACTTTCACTATTGGTAATAAATCTGTAACTGCTTCCAAAGCTCCTACTGTAACTCTTCAAGATGTAGAAACTCCTGTAGTTGCTACTAAAGTATCTGAAGGTGTATTTGCTGCAGTAATTCCTAATGCTAAATTAGGATCCACTGTTAAATTCACAGTAGCTGTTGATGAAGAAGAAGAAAACAACTTGGTTCAAGATGTTTATGTTGAATCTTTAGCTGGTTTAGCTGATAAATTCACTGTATTTAACTGTGGCTTCGTAGCTATTGATAAAGCTAATGCTATTCAATGGGATGCTGATCAAAATGCTCCTGCAGCTGACTTCTTCAATACAGTAGCTGGTGGCGTTGAATGGAAATTCAAATCCGACTCTAAAGCTATCGAATCTAAATTCGTTGCTAAAGTAGCTGGTAAGAAATTCTTCTACATTGCTGCTGAAGCTGCTTATGCAACAGCTCATGCTGATATGGTTCAACGTTTGTTCTTAAACAAATTCAGACCTGTATTCACTGAAGCTACAACTCCAACTGCTGGTACATTATCTGGTAAGAAAGTATTCGTATTCGAATTATCTGAAGCCACTGGTGTATTAGTTGAATATGCTAATCTTGATTTCTAATAATTAATTTATCATATTCTCATGGGAGGAAAGGTGATCCTTCCTCCCATTAATTAAAATAAATTCATAATTCATATATAGAAAGGAACCTGACTATGTCTAATAAAAAAGGCGTTCAAGTAATTGCTCCTTTTGTAGCTCCTGAGGGAACTCCAGTTGCATATGCATCTGATATTGCTGGTGGTCATAGAGTAGTTGCTACTAAAACAGAGCTTACTGATATTCCTGTAGCCCTTTTAGAAGTTGGCATGACAGTATTTGTTCAAGACGAAAACAAAGAATATCGTTTGGCTAACAAAACTGAAACTCCTGTTCTTTCCGACTGGGTTAGCTCCGCTCCTTCTGTTGCAGATATTAAATTTAATGACGAAAAATCTTTAGCTGATGTATTGATCACTAAAGATGAAGTTGCTACTAAAGTTAGCGATGCTGTAACAGCTGCTGGTGAAACATATCAAACTAAAGAAGATGCTTTAGCTGTTAAACAAGCTTTAGAAGAATCTATTCATGCAGTATCCACTGCTGGTTTGTCTGAAGAAACTAAACAAGATATTCAAGCTGCTAAAGATGCTGCTGCTACTATCAATGGTTTCAAACAAACTTTAGATGATACTAAAGCTGAATTGTCTCAAAAAGTAGAAGAAGCTAAACAAGCTGCTTTGACTACAGAAGATAAACAAGCTATCGCTTCTATCGCTGATGTAAAAGCTACTGCAGAAGCTGCTAAAGCTAAAGGTGAAGAACTAGAACCTAAAATTACAACTAATAAAGAAGCTATCGATGAATTAAAAACTAAAGTTGAAGCACTTCCAGATGCTGATGCTATTGATGCTAAAATCTCTACAGCTAAAGAATCTGTAAATGAATCTATTGATTTAGTTAAAAATAGCGTTGGTGCTTTAAAAACTGTAGTTCAAGGTGATGGCAATACTGATACTGGTTTGGTTGGTAAAATTGATAAAGTTAAACAAGAAGCTGCTGATAACTTAGCTGCTGCTAAACAAGCTTTAGAACATTCTATCGAACAAGCTGCAACTGCTGGTCTTCCTGAAGAAACTAAACAAGATATCGCTGCTGCTAAAGAAGCTGCTACTAAACTTACAGAAATCACTGGTAAAGTTGACGATGCGGTAACTAAAGCAACTAATGCTGATACTAAAGTTGGTACTTTGGAAACTAAAGTTAGCACACTTGAAACTTTCAAAACTGGTGCAGAAGAAAAATTGAATGGCATTGATGCAATCAAAGAAACTGCTGATACTTTGAAAGATACCACAGTTCCAGCTATTGATGCTCGTGTAACTGCTTTAGAAGGTAAAGAAGCTCCTACAGATTTCACTGAAGGTCAAAAGACTAAATTAAATGAAATCCTTGCTGATAAAGCTTATGCAACTTCTGAAGATATTGAAAATGCTAAAACTGCTCTTAAAGCAGATTTAGTAACTACAGACGCTGCAAATGAACTTGTTAATGGTGCTGTTACAACTGCTCAAGGCAAAATCACAGAAGCTAAAGAAGAATTAGAAGAAAAGATCACTAAGCTTGGCGAAAAAGTTGATGCTATCCAAGTTCCAGATGTTTCTACATTGGCTACTAATGAAAATCTTGTTAAAGTTGCAAATGGAGTATTTGTAGAAGATATCAAAACTTTCTCTGATGGTGAAAACAAAATTATCGCTATCAAATTCAATTCTGCTATCGAGCATAAAAATATGCCTGTTACAGAAAAGTTTTACAATATCGAAGGTGCTCAAATTTCTGAAACTCTAGACGATGAAGGTTATGTAAGAGCTAAAATCGGTCCTTCTGATCCTGTAGACATTACTAACATGACTTTAACTTTCGAAAGCAAAGACCTTGGTCCTTTAGCTAAAAAGCTTTCTTACACAGAAGAAGATTTTGCACCTATCCCAGCAAAACCTGCTCCTAAATATCTTCTTGTTGCCGAATCTAAAATCATGCAAACTGGCGGCGAAAGAGATAAAATAAAAGCTGTTGAGTTAAAAGATGGTATCAATGAATACAACTTCAAAGTTAAATTAACATCTGGTACTGGTGTTGCTACAAATATTTGGGCAATGTTTGCTTCTGAAGATACTCTTAATGATGAAGAATACAAAGATTTACCAGTATGCTTGACTATCAATGGTCAATACGGTCAATTTACTACTGAAAGAAATAGCGAAATTGATATTTACGCTGCAGACAATCTTGTTGGTGGCGGTACAGAGTATGTAAAAATCAATGATGTTAGAGCTACCTTCAGTGGTTATAAATTGAAAGCAGATTTGACACCAGATGGTCAAAGCGATACTTATATTGTAACTTACCATAGACCTGTTAATCACGGCTAATTAAAAAACCAAGATGTACAAGGAGAGTAATTCTCCTTGTACACATCTTATTAATGGCTATGAATATGAATAAGTTACGATTTTATATATGGAGGTGTTACTAACTTATGGCTCTAAATGACAATTCATTTGTTATGTCGGTTAATAACCAAAATAACCTTATTGAAAATAAAGGTAGCCTTCCTGTAGCAGATAGTAATGAGATCAATGGCGGTCGAATGATCGTTGCCACTAAGGCAGATCGTAATAGAATTTTACCTACAAAGCGTAAGGTTGGTATGGAGGTATATGTTTTAGATACACAAACTCCATATATTCTAAAAACCAATGATCTTACTAAACAAGCTACATTAGATTCAGATTGGATGGTATTGAAGAATGAGTCTTCTAAAACATCTGATAAATTATCTACTCCTAGAATGATTAATGGTGTACCATTCGATGGTTCTCAAGATATCGAAATCACTCCTGAGTTCTATACAGCTAGAGAGATTGTCGGTTTGTTTGATAATGGTAAGATTACTATTCGAAGAGACTATGATCTATTATTACCTAGATTTGCTACTAGAATTTCTAATAGAATTACAGATGCTAGATCTACTCTTGGTGAAGATAATGTGAAGAGCTTAATCGCTAATACTGGCGATACATTGATGGTCGATGTCTACAGTATGACTAAATCCATCAAGATGCCTTTATACCAAACTTCCTATGAAACTACCAAGGTCAATAACAAGATGAATGATTTTAAACTTGCTCTTGTTTCAGATCAAGGTTCAAATGTTACTTTAGGAACAGAATTCCCAGCTGCTATTAGTTCCACATACACGTTAAAAGACACATTCACTTCTGGTATGTCTATGACTTGTGTATTTGAAAATAATAGAGTATCATATTTCAATATTTTAAGAAGAAGAAATATGTCTGAAGCTTTGCAAGAAGTTAGAATTGTACCTCAAGGAACTTCCACTTTAAATATTTCTGTAACATTTAAAATCAATGGTGGTAATTTAGAAGATTCTATTGGGTTCTTTATTGCTATCCCTTATAAAACTACAGAAACTAATGTATCTAAGTTCCAATATAAATATGCTAAATTGACTAAAAATAGTCCTGGCTCTTTAGTATATGAAGGTAAGATCACTGGTATTACTGGAAGTTATTACGACTTCTTAAATAATACAGATGGCGAATTAGATAACTTTGCTGTTCCTATCACTATTATATCTAAAGACAGTGAAGTTACTCCTGCCTTGAAAGCTCTTTAATAGTACAAGAAAGGAAAGAGTAAATGAAAATAATTACTTTAGACAATCTCAAGTATGCCCTTGGATTGGTTAATGCTAGGATCCATAATCAATGGACTACCTTTACTAACCTTTTAAATGGTAAAGTAGACATTGTTGAAGGTAAGGGTTTATCTACTAATGACTTCACTAATGATGCAAAAGCTAAATTAGAAGAAGTAGATAAAAAATCTGCTGGTATTGATAACATTACCATCTCTGAAGCTGGGGTAATGACAGTTAAAAATGCTCATGATGACGAATCTAATAAAGCTACAGTAACAGTTTATGCATCAGCTGCATCTAAATTGTCTACAGCAAGATCTATCAATGGCGTACCTTTTGATGGTACTGAAAACATTGTTATTCCTGGAGGTGGCACTAATGACACTTCTTGTACAGAAGAAGATGTTTTGAGTCTATTTGCTGTCGCTACTAGTCCTTCTAGTCCTCTAGCTCCTCCTGATATGGTATAGATTATCTTTTAATAAAATATAACTTTCAATTATAACAAATGAAAGGATTAAATAAATGGCTGTTGAAAAGAACTTTGTTGTCTTCAGTACATTGACCACTCCAGATCCAGCTAATGATGCCTTCCCTATTGTAGTGGATGAAGATATTGCTGGTGGTTTAAGAACTGTACAACATAAAAGCGAAATGCTAAGCATTCCAGAACAACGTCGTAAAGTTGGTATGGAAGTTTATGTAGTTGGTGATCAAAAGAAATATAGATACACATCTGAAACTTATGGTCCTACTACTATCGATGCTTGGACGGAAATAAAAGAAGGATTACCAGAATCTTTCCCTACTTTTGAAACTGTTAATAATACAGAAATCGAATTTCCAGAACTATTATAATTCATAAAGAAAGAGGTATAATGGATGGCTAAATTTATTAGTCTTGATAACTTAAAGACATTCTTAGCAGAGCTTCGTAAAATCTTTGTAGTTCAAGAATCTGGTAAGGTATTAACTACTAATGATTATACTACTACTGAAAAAGAAAAGCTTGCTACTATTGAAGCATCTGCTCAAGAAAATAAAATTGAATCTATTACAGTCGGTACTACTGTGGTTCCAATTGTTGGCAAAAATGTAACTATCGATACAATGCCTACATCTGAAATCAAAAACTTACTACAACGTATTCCTAAATTTACAATCGAAGTAGTTACTGAGCTTCCTACTCAAGATATCAGCCCAACTACTATTTACTTACACAAACACCCAAGCGAACAAAATCAAAACTTGTATACTGAGTATGTGTACGTTAATAATGCTTGGGAACAATTGGGTACTCAAACAGTAGACTTATCAAACTATGCATTGAAATCTGAAGTGAAAACAAAAACTTCCGAATTAGAAAATGATGCTGGTTTCTCTAAGAAAACTAATGAAGTTATTTCTTCTTATAAAGTAGAAGATAAAGGTGCTGTTACAACTTTATCCATTACAAAAGAAGACCTAACTAAATCCAGTGTATATAAAGTAAATCTTGATGGGAGCCCACAACAAGAATTCGAATTAGAACTTCCAAAAGATTTAGATCCTGGTATGCATACAGTATACGTTGATGCTATTTGGAATAAGAATACACTTAAAATGGCTCAAAATGCTGTTGTGTTTAGTAATGAATTAAGATTCCCAACATTAAAAAGATTTAATGATGATGCATCTACAACTATCGGGGAAGTTGTATTTACATTCAGAACTTTTGATGGTGGTACTACTTGGTTATGTGAACGTTGCGACCAATACTACTTGGCTGTAAGGGTTCTCACTCCATTAAATGGTGCTATTTCTGTTAATGGTGATAATTATACTGTTGACCATAGATTTAGAATTGGTAGTGATGTAACTATTAATGCTACTGCCGAACCTGGATATACTGTATCTGAATTACATGTATCTAGTGAAGAAGATACTGATCAACCAGGTCTATAATCAAAAAACCAATGACATATAAGAGGGTGAGTTAATTCTCGCCCTCTGTATTTTATTCAACTATGCAATGGGGAGGTATTAGTAATGTTAGGTTTAACAACTGTTGCTAAATACAAATCTTTAGAGAAAAGAGTTAAGGAATTAGAGAAAATAAATTCTGAACTATTAGCAGATAAAACTCGTAGAGAAAATCGTATTGAAAAATTAGAAAAGAAGAAAAGAGATTTAATTGAAGAAAATAGTGGTCTCAAACTTGCACTTCAAGAAGTAAATGAATTCAACTTAAAACTTCAAGACACTTTAAAATCTATGACTGAAAAGTGTGAAGAATTTGAATCTCATTTAAAAGATTTAGAAAGCGGTTTACAACGTCAAGTAAACGAATATGATAAGGCTATTAAAACAATTGCTGAATTAACTACCAAAATTAATGAACAAGATGCACAAATTGAAGAATTAAAATCTCATTTGACTCCTTGTACAGTTTGTTTAGGAGAAGAAGCTAAAGAGGAGAAAACTCCTGCACTTAAAAAGCCTATCACTCCTGTAAAACGTAGATCTAATTCTAAAATTCCTAAACGTAAAGTAGTTGTTAAAGCAGAAACTACTAGTAAGAAAAAGGCTTCTTCTAGAACTAAGAAACAATAGAGTAAGCTATATAGATTAATATAGCATTCTCTGTTTCATTCATATATGGAAAGGAATTTTATAATGCTTGGATTGTATACAACAACACAATATAGAGCATTAGAGTCTCAATATAAAAAGGCTGAAAAATTAATTAAAGAACTTCAAGAAAAAATTGAAGATCTAAAATTAAAATCAGAATCTTCTCAACTATTAGTTGATTATAATGAATTGAAGATTGCTCATCAAGCCCTTGTTTCTAAAGAAGCTATTGAGTCTAAAACTATCGAAGCTCTAGATAGTATTGTTCAAGACCACAAAACAAAGATGGCATCTCTAAAACCAGAATCTTCTAGTACTACACCATCAGTTATTGAATCTAAAGCTAAGATCACTGATGTGGCTAGAGAAGTTAATAAGTATAGAGATGAGATCAAATCCCTTCAAGACAAAGTAATTGCTCTTGGAAAAGAAAGAGATGATCTTTCTACTAATTATACTAGTACTTTAGCTAAGATTGAAAATCTTTCTAAAGATACTACTACTGCACAGCTTACAGCGGCTAAAGTTGAAAAACGTAATAGAGAATTAGAAGAGATTAACAAATCTTTATCTAAGTCCAATAATGAACTCAAACAAGAAAATGAGAACTTATCTAAAGACAAAGTAATTCTCACAACTAAAGAAGCTGTATATAAAAATCGCATTGCTGAATTAGAAGTTGAAGTTGAAAGACTTTTAAAAGAAGCTAAAAATGTGAAAACAATCGAAGGGTCTACAGCAGACCCATCTAAAGGTGAAGTAGTCACAGTTAGAGTAAAAAATGAAGATCCTTCTGTAGTATTTAAAGCTAATGGTGAAGTTATTAAAGACTTTGTTCAACTCTATAAAGGTTCTTCTGTTACAATTGAATGCTATAAGGATGGCAAACTGACTGATAGCTTCATTGTAGAAGAGAATTAATAGTCTTATTTCTCGGAGGTTAGTATAATAATGGCAAAAATTTTAGATAAAGTTGTTTTCAATAATATTAAAAACGAATTGATTGGTAATGTAAATGAAATCGTTACTAGCGAATCCAAAAAATATTTCACTCGTTGGATGAAAGAATCTGGTATTCCTCAATTACAAGAAATTGCTGATGTTTATATCAATAAATTAAAAGATGATGCTGCTAAAGATACTGGTTGGTGCAAAATCCGTGATGGTATTGTACTTCCATTATGCATTACAGTAACTCTAGGTTTATTGAGCTCTGTAATCGGTAAAATCATTGAAAAAACTGATGATGTAAAATAATACAATCATACCATCAAGTATCTTAATTGATACTTGATGGCTTTTTGTGCTTCTTTGACAATAAGTAATGAATTTAATATATTTAAAGAATAGTGGTGATAAAATGATAACTCCTCGCAAAGCTCCTAGAACTAAAGAGTTCAATGCGATGCTTATAGTAGATAGAGGTACAAAACAAAATAGAAAAGCTATTTTAGATCCTACATTACCATTCACTTTTGAAGGTATAATGAATAAAATAAATGATTGGCATCTCTGCTTGGTCCATCACAATGTAAATGAATCTAGAAAAGAGAAGAATATAAAATACACAGTTAAATTCTTCAAAGATGATTATAGAAAGATTCCAGATCAGATAAACGTAATTACTCAATTAAGCTATCCAACCAATGATGAAGAATATAATAGTGATACAGCTATTCTAATAGGGAAAGTTCCTGCAGTATTGACGGAATCATATGTTGATAAACCATTCGTATCTATTCCTCTTAAACTTATTAAGAAATTAGATACCTTTGCCAAAGTTCCTGCAGATGGAATTGTTTGTTCTTTACAAATAAACCCTTCTTCAAATGATGCCATTGAAAAAGTTTATTATAATATGGAAGCTACTGGATATGAAGATTCTAATACAGTAGGTGTATTTGAATGGGTTATCTCAGATCAAGAAAATGGTAAAGGTCATGTATATTATAGAAAGACTATCTATCTAAGACCAGACAATGATCCATATCCTGATATTGTTCCTGGTAAAGATAAAGACGATGATGATTATAGAGCATAGGAGGTGATTGAATGTTTAGACAGAGAAAATATTTTAATATTATCAGATTTAATGATGACGGTATGCTAGACGTTGGTCTAGGAAAAGATACTTGGACTAAACATGGTGCTATTACCTTTGCAAATAGTACTGCCATTCAAGATCCTTATATTGCTACTAGATTCAAATCTTGTTACTGTATGAATGAAAATTCATATTATCATAATAGCGGAGAGTTTAAATTAGAAAAAGATCAAATGTTTTCAATATCTTTTTGGTTTAGATTGCACAACTCTGCTATTATAGACTTTGACAGTAATAAGAAATCATATATCCCAGGTGTGGAGTTTACTGATGAAAATGGCAACAATATCAAACTTGTTCCAGCATATCATGGTTCTGTAGAAGGTAAACCATCTGCTGCTTTACTTATTAATGATAAATTAGTTTACGACTGTCCATATACTCCAGATAATGAATGGCATAATATCTTATTCTCTAAAGGAAAACTAGATATTGAAAGATTCTTCTTAGATGGTAAAAAATGGTGGGAATATAATGACAAACATAATTTTGGTCGAATTATAAAGGATATTAAGTTCGGGAATCCATATGGTGCGCCTAAATCTGGAGCATATGAATATGAATTAGATCAATTACAAATCTGTAATGATGGGACCTACACTGATAACTTCGAAATGGTCGATATCAGACAAACTGTTGAAAGATTCCCTCCAGTGTTAGTAGACGTTCCAGATGATATTACTAGAGCGGAACCTGATTTTGTATATGGAGCTCCATTCAATTATAATTGTAATCATACTAGATGGGATAACGTGGTTGATAATGTAGAAATTACTCGACCAGTATATTTCAAAAAGTCTAGTACTGCTGAAATTGAAATGATGGAAAAGATTAGATTCGAAGAAGATAATGAAGTTGCTCATAGCAATTTCAAATATTATAGTTATCCTGAAAAAGAAGAATAAAATAATGGGTAGAGTCATTACGACTCTACCCTATATTTATATGATTATTCTAATATAAAAGTTTATATATTATAAATGTTCTCCTTCGTCGCCCCAATCTACTATGAGATTAACATCATCACGGTGCTTTGGTTCAAATAATGCAGGATCAACGTAGAATGGATCATCTACAATTTCATATTGACCAGGGGTTAGTCCAGCTCTTCCGAAATCAAAATTCTCTGGAACGTTCTTTAACTTTAATCCAGTAAGAGAATTACAAGACATAAACATCCCTGTGTAATTTTCGGCACTTGATAAATCAATAACTCCATAAATTTTCTTTAACTTAGAACATAGGCCAAACGTACTTCTGAAATCTGTGATTCTAGAGGTATCCCATGTGCAGATATTGATATATTCTAATTCTTTACAATTAAAGAATAGATAATCCATATCACTAATATTAGCAATATCCCAAGTTGTTAACCCAACTATACCTTTAAGGCTTGTGCATCCAGAAAAGAAATATTCTATGACTTCTGTATTTTTTGTTACTTTTAACCCACCAGAAACGTCGCACCATTTTAGTTTTTTACAACTAGTAAAGAACATATTCAAGTCTCTAGCATACCTTACATCTAGCCCACCATATACACCAGTAAATAAAGGTTCTATCGCTCTCCAAGTAAGGCTTTCCATACCAGCAAAAGGATTACATACCATATATTTCTGTTCTTCTTTAAAATAGTATAGTTGTGGACTAAGAACTGCAGTATTTTTATTATTGATAGTCTCTTTATAAATAGCTTTTAGTCTTGCATTGGCGGGGCTTTGTGGTTCTTTAAACTGAACAGAATCTAAGAAAGGATTTTCAACGTTTTTATAGTTGAGAATATTTTCTTTAGCCCAATAAGACATTCCACTTACAAGTCTATCACTAGGAATAGGAGTTTCTTCCTCTTTAATAAAGACAGTGTAATCTTGATTTACCTTATCCGTAGTTTTTATCGTGAATGAATTATTATTTTCAGACTTCATAATTCCTCCATCTTTTAATAATCTGCAATATTTACATCTAGATTTTTAACAAATTCTTTATAGATAATGAAATAACCATATGGTCTAGATTTAAACGAACTGGAGAAACAAGCTAACTTATAAGTCTTGCCAGGAGTTACTCCTACTACAGCACATGCATCAGCACCATAAGTATTTGTTTCTTTAGGTAATGGCCAATTCTTCCAATCTCTCCAAATAATCCTGCCTGGATCGAACCAACTTATCATATTATCATAATCGAATATTGCTGTACCCTGGAATCTTACTGTATAATCAGTATCATCATGACCATGCACTAGTCTTGAAGAAAGTCTATCATTCATAACATCACTATCTAAACGGGAGATATCTCGTTTATAGATTTCATAAGCTTCTTGTCCTTTAGCTTGATCCCATTTTTCATCGCTTCTGTAATGCCAAGAATATACTACTAAGACTTTATGTACTCCCTCAGGAATAGTAACGAATTTTGTTTTCCAGACTTTATTTTCATTAGTATCTAGATCAGTAAATCTGCCAGCATTCCAAGGAATCAAAGCTGTTACAAATTCAATTGGTTGGGCAGGTGTAGCACTAATATCCATAGGACCTGTAACAGTTCCACTTTCAATATTAGGTCTACCAGGATTATAACCTTTATGAGCATTAACTGTTACTGTAAAAGTATCTCCATGTGTTAACCAAATCTCATTATCAGTATAATCATGACCATTGCTATGAACTACAATTGTTTGATGATCAGTTTGATGAATAGTTATTTTATATTTAGGAAGATAATTAAAAGTAATACCATTACCTTTATCGAATAACCACATTGAGAAATCTTCTTTAAAGATTTTAAGATTCTTACCAGTGATATATAAAGGAGTAATAGCATCTTGTCCCAAAGTTAACTTAATTCCGCCACCATTAGGACCTTCGAATAGATCTTTTTGGAATTTGCCGATTTCATAGTTTCCAATTCTACCGTTAACCCATTTAACGATTTTCTTTTTAACTACTCCTCGGCTAATAGGTCTTTTAAATCTAGGAACTAAAGAATCTACTCTAGGACTTAGATTTAGAACTTCTAGATTATATCTAGATCTAATATCTCTAGATACTTTATGGATATTATTTGATATATCTAAGATATCTTTTCTTTGTACTAGTTTACCATTTACAAATACAGCCATTAGATTCTTATTAAGGTTTCTATCAATTTCATATTTATTAAAATAGATATAACCACTCATAGGAAGTTCTGGAATAGCTTTATTGTATTTAGTACCAGTATAGAAGCATATGATATCTATATCATCACGAAGATTAATCATAATATGATCTTCAAATTTGATATACCCTCTATATATATTAATACTATAATCTTTGCCTTGTACTAAAGATTTACGGTTTAAGAAAACTTTAAATCTTGTTCTAAGATCAAGCATAGCATAATATGGAGAGTTAATATCATATTTTCTAATACCGTCTTCTCCAGATATATGAAGATCCATTTTTTGAACAGCATACTGTCCTTTATTGTGGCAGAATGTAAATTTAATATCATCCTCTTCGGTAATACCAAATGGTACTGCATTCTTAATACGAATAGTTCTTTCATTGATTCTATCATAATAAGCTTGAGGAATTAATCTACCTTCATTATCACTAATAAAGAATTGCATTTCTGTAAACTGTTTATATGGGAATGGTATCTCTATATCTAATACTGCATTGTTTGGAGCTATAGATATAGTACAGAAGAACTCTTTTGGTTCTAGTTCTGATTTTAATACGGTGATTACAACTTTTCCTTCAAACGAATTAGAGTTACCACCAGTAATAGTCACAGTATCGGTAAATCGTGGTCTATCATTGAATACTCGGCAATCTGGATCTCCATTTATAAATGAAGAACCACCACCGCCTCTGATATCTCCACCACCACCACCATTCCAACCAGCACCCCCACCAGGGGCACCGCCATGAACTTTATCTGTTAGTGAATCACGTTTGCCAGCCCCACCATTAAATGGAGAACCATTAGACTCTGGTGTGTTCGTAAAGGTAGAAAACTTGTCTAGACTTCCACCTAAACCTGGTTTGGTTTGAGTGCCTGGTTGGCCAGCATACCCATATCTATACCAACTATCAGCACCATCATAATCTATATTACCATTAGCTGTAGATATAGGTTCGCCAGAATATCCGCCACCATTATATCCTTCCAGATATACAGTACTACCTCTATGATCTCTATAATCAGTACCACCACCACCACCAGCAGCGATCATAATAGCTGTTTCTTTATCATTCTTTTTTAATGAGATACCAGTAGAGCCACCTCCACCATACCCCATCATTTTTGAGAATTCTGGGTATCTAGAATCCCCACCTTTACCAAAACCTAAGCCACCAGACCTACCCTTTGGTAAACAACCAACAGTAAGAAATAGAGATTGTATATTCTCAGTATTTAATATACCAGAAGTATAACCACCTCTAGATCCAGTCTTTTTATCTCCACATAATGATCCTGCCCCATAACATTCAATCTTTATAGAGAGTATCCCAGTTAAGTCAAACTCAACTGGGATTCCATTATTTGGATTGAAAGTGAATACTGTCTGGCCATTATTTTTTTCGACTACACTAGCCATGTGTACTCCTTTCAAAAACTATAAATAATTAACCCTAGCATTTGGTGCACCCCATGGAGCATTATCAATAGAGTCAGAAGATAAATCAGATACATGAGATTTAGGATATTCTGCAATATTGATAACTCTTAAGTTAGGGCAATTAGCAAATGCATTTCTACCAATAGTTTTAACTGATGCAGGAATAGTGATTTCAGTTAATTCGTTAGAACCAAATGCATAATCAGCTATATATTTTAAACCTTTTGCTTTCTTACCTAAGGTAGGTTCGACAGCTGGTTCTATAACAACATCATTTAATTTATCACATCCATAGAATGAGTATTCTAAGATAGATTCAATAGAATTAGGAATAACTACACGGGTTAGTTTATTAGCTCCTCTGCAAACTCCTTGTTCCATAGTAGTTACTGTGGATGGAATTGTTAATTCATTTAAACCACTATTAGCAAACGCTCCACTACCAATAAACCATAGGTTAGGTTTTAAAGTAAGGGATGATAAGCTAGTACAGTTTTTAAATGCTGCAGGAAGGATCTTTAATACAGTATTCTCTAATTCTAATCTATTGATAGCATTAAATCCATAGAATTGATAGGATTGAATATTTCTAACTCTCAAAGGTACAGTTACTTCATTAGTAGTTCCTCTAACCTCTGGAGTATTATCCATAATATAGTTTTCAGATTTCTTATCATAAGTAAGTCTTATATTGTTAGAAGGCTCAAATGCATTGTCTGCAACAATAGCATTGTCTGCAATATATAAGTTCTCTAAGAATTTAAATGCATTTTCTTCTACTTTCATATTAGGAACCAGTTTAACAGATTTCAATCTAGGAGTAGCAGCAAATGCATAAGAACTTATACGTTTATTATTTTTATCAAATGCAACGTAAGCTAACTTAGTCATACCTCTAAATGTATAAGGGGTGATAGTTTCTAATGAAGTAGTAGGCTCAAATTTAAGAGCTACAATATCTTCATTATCCGTAAATATGGAATAGAAGCTATTGTTTGCATTTATCTTAGTATGAATAGATGCTACATTATTAGCAATTAAGATATATTTAGCCATAGCAGGAAGTTTATATAGATTATCAACTTCTTTACCATTAGCATTAGGACTTACTTTATACCAATCTACTTCTAGATCATCAATAGTACCGTTAATATCCGTAGTAGATGGATCTTTATAGTATAATTGAAGATTGCCAGAGATAAAATCTAAAGACATAGAGAACTCTTGAACGTAATTCATATTGCCTGATAATACGACCCTACTATACCAATTAGATAAGTCTTCCATATATTCTAATTTACCATAAATGATATTCTGTGTAAAATCAATAGCCTTACCAGCCAATACTGGTTTGGCATACATTTCATCAAACCATATATCATCATGATCTCTGGTCATATTAAATAACTCATATGGGCCTTCTATTCCATCTTCAGAAGATGATACTTTCTTCTTGTAGAAGTAAAGAACTGTAGCAGTTTTTCCAGCAGCAAATTGTCTATCCTTACTATCTTCAGGAATGATAACATTTTCTTTTAGTTTATATCTATTAGGACTAATAAAAGTACCGTTAATAAATAAAGCTATATTGTCTGGATTAAGCTTCATATGATCTATATACCAGCTTGGAATAGAAATAACAGATTTAGAAACAATAGGGAATTCTATCTTTTCAAAATCTACTCTTTCTGTAAATCCACCTCTAGCCTCTTTATCATTTACCGTAATAACAGTAAGATTACGACCAGCTTCTAAATAGTACTCTGGTTGTGTAAGGATTAAGGTTTTAGTAACTACATCATAAGCATATCTTTCGCTTTCATCAAGAGAAAGACTACCAGTAAATGCTAAGAATTTAGAATTATATCCTATATCACTAGGAAGTTCAAATGTAATTTGTTTGTCTTCAGTAGCTGTGACTTGTTGGACTTTGATATCAAATCGTAGATTTTCAGAAGAGTTTTCTTTGTATTCTTCTAATACTCCGATATTATTAAAGATTACCATTACGTATTGGGCATACTTAGCATGTCTAATATCTATAGGATCTGTAAATTGAATCTTATTATTGCTTACCAATTCATATCTAGAAGGATCTATATATGTGGTATTACCGAATAATAAGAAGTTCTCTTTAGTAAGTTTATAAGAATTAAATACTGGTTTAAATTCAACTAATCCTGTATTAGTTCCACCATCTGCATAAGAATAATGGAATGTAATACCAGAGTTTTCAAGTTTATTCTCTTCAGTATATTCACCATCTACTTCAAATTCAGATCTTACATATGGGAATACGAATACTAGGTAATCCATACTGTTTTCAGTTCTTTGAAGTGCTCTGGTTTCATATAAGGTAATAAAGTCTGCATCTTCAGATAGCGTGTATTGTTTTCTCTTATCTAGATAAATGCCATCTTTATTAAATACGAAGAAGTACTTATTTCCTCTAGGATATGATTTGTAAGGATATGGTACCCTTACTACAGTCTGATTATTCTTTTCAGCATATACAACTTTAGAACTCATATATACGTCATGATTATAAGGAACGTGAGTAAAGTTATCATCACATTCAATATAGAATACGTCTACATAATCAGATTCTTTAAAAGTACTTGCTGAATAAACCCTTTTATACTTAACCCCATTTGTAAAGTTTGGAGCTATGATCTTATAGATAGAATTGTTTAATAAATGACCATTCTTGAAGATCATATATCTCTTAGGATCCCATCCAGATTTAAACTCTTCTTCTAGTGAGATATAGTTGGTATCTTTTTCGATATTAAATCGTTTATATAAGAACTGTCTTTTAGATCCAGCATATAAAGGAAGATTAGCTGCATATTTATTATCCTCGAATGTGATCTTTCCATTATCATCGATTACATATTTCAAAGGATATAAATGCCCACTAATTACTTCTACAAAGATCTGAATATCATCAAATTTGATACCAGTGCAATTGTAACAGTGTCCTTTATATTTACTTTCTAATTCCTCAACCAATTGGAAGTCAGTAGTCTTTTGATTTGTCTTTCTAATATACTTAGGATCTACTGGTCCGTCATACATCTTTCTTTCGACTACTGTAATCGATAGAGGGAATTCAAGCTCTTTATCAATCTTAACGATTTCAAGATTGCCATTAATCAAATCGGTTTTTTGATCATTTTGGACATAATCAAAATTACCAGTGAGTAATGGGTTCTCATCAATATAGTTTTGGAGTGTGCCATATTCTACTTGAATATAACATGGGCTATTTCCATTCTCTCTTATATTTAATACCTGCTGAGTAGGTTGGATATTGTATCTATAAAACTCAGTATTTACAGGATCAGCATTATCAGTAATATACCCACCAATAGCAAATACAGAGAATAGAGAATCTCTACTATATTTAGGAAGAGTTTTAACTATAGGAGTTCTTTGTTGATCAGAACTGTAGGTTACAACACATCCATCGCCCTTCAAAAATTCAACTGTAAGCTCAAAATTATCGAGCATATTACTACCAGTTGGAAGGGCTTCTATATTAACCATCTTAGATAATTTAGGATAAACCTTTTCTAGTTCATCTTCAAAATTACCTTTATCACCAGCTATAATATTCACTAAAGGAGTAGTAGTATATTTATCAAATATAGAGAATATACTAGTAGATCCGATAGGAGAGTCTATGATAGATTCATTGCTAGGATCAGATGTTGGTAGTCTATCTAAAAATAATTGTTTGAATTTAAAAGTAATTTTTAAAACGTTCTCATTTGGTTTTGGAACATAAACTGCTGATAAATCAAACAATGTAGAAGAGTTCATCTCACTAGCTGAAAACGTTCTATCAGTACTAGTATCTCCAGCTAATCTATCTCTATTCCTCCAATATTGTCTTGAAGGGTAACCCTTATTATAAATATCATTAGAGTCATTTTCTATTTGAGCAAGGATAAGATCCTTGACCCCATCTATTTGTTTACGAGGTGATACCCCATCGTAATAACTATCTTTGAAAGGGATTGGAATTGTAACCACTTTGGTTACAAGTTTAGTGTACAAAAGCTCTCCCTCCTTATTAACAATAAAAAAGCGAAATTTATTACTAGTATGTACCCCTATACGAAATTATCGTATAGGGGCTTGATTGTAGTAATATTATGCTTTAGTAATTACAATTGGAACTTCGATCTTACAAGGAATATCTTTAGGAGTAAAGTTGTAAGAAGGATCTACTTTACAATAGAATTCATAAGATTCGCCACTATTGTCTGTAGGATCTACATAATCCCATACATAGAGATCTGCATCACAATTGATATCAATTGGACGTATATCAACCTTGATTTGGATTTTGGATGGGATATCTAAAGAGAAATCTCTTTCATAAAGAGCCAAACCAGGTTTTACTCTAATAGAGGCTGGAATATCAGCAGTTCTAGTTTTTCTAGGAACTATAACTATTGATCTAATATCCTTACTAGCAACCTTACCAGTTCTTACTTTACCTAAGAATTCTTGAGTATTCTTATTGATGTATAAGATTCTACTTTCTAGAGGTTCTAGGAAGTTTACCATATTATGGCAACGAATAGATTCAAGCACATCTACACTTGATGTAGGTCTATAAGTACCATATAGGAACTTCGCAGTAGCTCTTATAGTTAGTTCTTTCCCAGGATCGAATTGTTTTAGTTTTAAGCTCTTATAATCTGTATTAGATACATCGTATTCTGAGCCAAAAGCTACAACAGTGCTATGGGAATATGGAATAGTAAGATATACCGATTCTATAACTTTTCTATTCCTACTAAGAACGAATCTATATGCATCATCAGAATAACTGATAGTTAGTCGTAAGTTATTTCTTGTTTCTATATCCTTTAAGTTGTAACTGAATACTGGGGTATGGGGATTGACCGCATTTAAAGATCGTTTATAATCCTCTTGATTGCCCACATATAAGCTACAAAGAGGTTCGCCAAAGCCACTCATAACGGTGATAACATTGACAAGACCGTTCTTATTATTGTAGTCGAAATCAAAATCTATAACTATACGACCAAGCTGCTCATTTCTTCTTGGTTTATAAACATCTTTTACATCGACAAGAGCAGAACCGCGGAATCTAGCTTTGCCGAAGAAGTTTTGCTTATCACCATATTCTTTAACATGAACATCGTTTATACTTTCTATACCAGAAGTTTTATTAAAATCAAATGGTATAGGTACAGTAATGTTTTTAGTTTCAGTAAAGATTTGTTCATTCTCTCCATTTTTTAATTTAGTAGGAGTATGAATAGCAACTCTATTGCCAGAATATGTGGTTTGGTCATACCATTCAGGTACAATACCATTTAAGAAGTAAATAGGATAGGTTCTATAATATCTACTCTTGAAATGATCGCGTTCCATCTCATATGTTGTATCACCATTAGCATCAAGTGTAGAAGATGCATTCAATCTACTTACATCAAAAGTGATTCTATCAGCAGTGGCTCTTTCTTCATAGAGTTTATCAAACTTGATTTGTTGATAACAAGCCATATAGTCTAAAGCTTTAGCTAGGTTTTCACCATAATGCTTACTCTTGTAATACCTAGTATTGAAATCAGACATCAACTCTTTAAAGTGATCATCCATTTCATAGAATTCTTCGAATAAAGCAATATAACCATTCATGAATGCATTATTAGTTGGATGAACTGCTAATGCTTCATTAGGTAGAGAATCTTCTAACCATATACAACTGAAGTATGTTGGAACTCTCAACATAGGCTCTCCAGTGTATAAGCACTTGATAATATTTCTATTATAGATCTGACCAAATAGATCTGGAATGTATCTACCATTTTGGTCAAATGCTACTAAGTTGTCTAGAGTGATCTTAAACTTCTTATCTATAGTCATATCATATAGAACAAATCTACGACCAAGAGCAAGTTCTTCTTGTATAACTTTATATCTTACATTAGTAGGATCATCATATTCACTTACTAATTTGAATAAAGTAAAGACAGCATGTTGACCTTTCTTTACTCCATCATTAGCTTCCATGAATACAAGCTTATCCCCTTCAATTCTATATCTTCTAGGAATGACTAACTTATCATCTATAAACAACATAAAATTGTTTAAATTATATTTAAGACCAGGCATATCTGGAAGGGTAATAGAGTTACTATTAGAAGTTATCTCTTGAGAGAAGAAGAATGGTTTTAAATGAAGAGGGCCATGTTGAGAACCTTTGGTAATATTTACAAATGCAAATATTAAAGTATCTCCTTTATGGATTACCTTTGCAGAGTTTGTAAATGTGATTGTATAATTATCTCTATTTACTACATAATCATTCTGATTATGGAATATACTTCCATTGAATACAAGAATTTGATTATACTTATCTACATCAGGCCAGTCTTCTACAGGAAGTTGGAATACGATTTGCTCATCTTCTTGAGCTACCATGGAAAATACTTTAGAAGTTGCATAGTCTTCTATTAACCAATCAGAGTTATCAGTGATAATCTCCATAGTATATAAAGAAGTATTAGGAAGATCTAGAGTCTGATAATTAAAGAACTCGATTAAGTCTACACCCATAAGACGATAATTCTTAGGATCTATAGGAACATTGTCTCTATACAGAACTATCTGATCTCCTGGTTTTACATAACCATGATCCCATGCTCTAAAATACATAAAGATATTTTTACCATGAATACGTTTAGTTTCAAGGTTACCATATCTCCATACATAATGAACCATTTCATCATCGCTATGTCTTATACTACCACCTTCAGTATCTACATATGAAGGCATAGTTTGTTCATAAATACCATTTGTTCTAAGCTTAGTATTAGGAGCTTGATCATTATCTATATAATAGAAATAGATTGCAGATTGAGAGTTATCAAAGAATCCATCTTTATTGAATTTATAAATAGGAGTCTTATCTTCTCTTTCTCCAATAAATTCTTCATAGATTACTGGGAAAGGAATTTTAATATACTCTACAGTCTGCACAGGACCAGATAAGATAGGATCTCTATTATTTATAAATACAGTATAGAAGTCATCTGATCTTATCATATAGATTTGAGATAATGGTACAAATTTACCATCTACAAATAATAAGAACGGATTAATCTCTTTATTCATTAATAGATGATAAGCAGTTCCTTCGAAGAAACGTTCTTCTTCAAATCCAACTTTATCATGAGCCATATTGTATAAAGAAATTACTGTAGAATCAATATATTTAGATTCTCTATTCCATTCTTCTTTTTTAAAATATTCTCTTTCTTCATGCCATTTTATTCTAAGTCTTTGAGGTAGATAACCTCTTTGAGCTTCGTTAAAATAGTATGCAGTAGATTCCATTTTGTGATCAATTAGATCTTGAGTTTCTGGTTCTAATTGACCTAAAACATTTGAATGGTTGTTTCTAAAATAGTTCTCTATGGTATCTTCAGTGGTAATATATAGAGTTGGTGGGACAAACGTATCAAAATAAATACATTCATCTATAATACTAATATCATCAAGATATCCACTACCAAAAGTATGAATATCATTACTAGTACTTTTCTTATAACCTACAAACAACTCATCTCCAAAAGCCATACTACCTTGAATATCATTAATAGTCGCTAAACAACCATCTACGAATATTCTTAGAATGTTCTCATCTCTAGTAATAGTAAGATAATGCCATTTATCATTAAATGTATAATCTACTATAGCACTAGAATACTTTTCTTCTGGAGAGATTTGAATTGTAAAATATCCAGCCTCTTCTATATATACGAAGTCGTTATGACTATTTCTATCTTTTCGTTTATATGACAATAAAGGAATCTTCTCATCTTTATTCATATTCTCTTTCTTAATTCTATACTTAAGATAGATAGTAAAGTTCTTTTGAGATTCCAAATGCTTTTTAAGTTTAGAAACATCTTCTAACCATAATCCAGCATTATCATTAAACGGTTTGAAATAAGCAGTACCAGCTGCTTCAATAATAGATGAGGTATCTGTAAAAGATACCCCACCTAAGTTTTTGATAGAAGAATTAGTGCAACCAGTTTTATCAAAATGGAGGTTTAGTAAAAAATTAGGCATTACGAATACCTCCTAAATTATTTAGGCAATAGAGCCTAGCATTGTAATTACATCTTTAGAATATTGAACCATATCTTTACCACATACTTTTTCAATAGTCTTTTGATTATTCAAATAACCACCAACGTATGCATCAGTCATCATGGCAGAGAAAGCTGGGAAGTATTCTAATCCAAATACAGTACCAGGACCGAATTGCATCATCCATCTTTCTACAACAATATCTAAGCTAACTGCTTTAGGATTTAGATGCATTGCATCTCTTAAACAGTTAACGAAGATCTTAATATTTTCATATGGGTTAAGATCTTTTTCTTTGATATCACTATGTTTACGGCAAGCTTTCTCCATAGCATCTTCTAATAAGATAGCTTCATTTCTGGAAATATCTGCTACTTTCATAGCGATATCTCTTGCTTTATTTTCATCTTCTAATTGAAGTAACCCCATCAAGAAATACATAGCGGAAAGATAAGTAACTTGAATCTTTTTAGATTCTTGGATAGAAACTTTTGCCAAGAAATCAATGATATGAGTAAAAGAGTTTGCAAAGCATTTAGTGATACTGATATTTAGGTTAGATCTACGTCTAAAGATATCAAAGTTCTTATGATAGATCATAGCAACACCAGCATTCATAAGATAAGAAACTAATGCAGTTTCATTTAAATTATAATCACCATGTTTGGGATCTTTAACAATGCAATTAGATGCATCGATAAATACTTTAATTTTACCACGGTCTTTACCTTTCATTTCTTTAGCACAGAATACTTTGAAAGTTCTAGGTAATGGAGTATCGCAGTCTAATAATACTGTATTATTAGAATTAAGGATACGCAATAATGCTTCGTCAGTTCTTTGACGTTTGAGATCTAAAATTACACCTTTGAATTCTTCAGTAGCTTTATCAATCAAAGGATCAGTCATAATAGCATCCAATAAGAGTTTTTGATATTTTGGATACTGTTTATAAAAGTAAGAGTCAGAGTAGGATTTAAGTTCCTTCATGAGTTTTGTTTCCTCCTATCAGATATTTTAAGTAGTTATTTTAATGTCCCTGCAGTAAATAAGCCCATTCCGTATATGATAAAATACGATACCTTAGACTTGTTATTAAGTGATATAGAAAGGGGTAAAATTAAATGCAATTACAAGATATTTTAGATCTTCATGTAGAAATGAATTCTAGTGATAGATATACATACAATGGAAAGAATGTACCGAGAGTAACAGAAGTACTTTCTAAAATGATTAGTGAAGAGAAGTTAATGAGTTGGGCCAATAGTCTTGGGTTTAAACATCAAAGATATAAAGATGTATTATCTAAGGCAGCTGTATTTGGTACTAAGATTCATCATGGCATAGAATGTTTTTTAAAAGGTGAAAAAGTTCCAGAAGATACTCCATCTATTTGTTTTAAAGCATTCCAAGAATGGTGGAAGATAATTGAAACTACTGATTATGAAATCGTTGGGCAAGAACAAAAATTAGTATGTGAATGGTATGGTGGAACTTATGATTGTCTTATGAAGATAAATGGTAAATTATATCTCATAGACTTCAAAACTTCTAATCATGTTACTTATAAATACTATCTCCAATTAGCAGCTTATTCCAAAGTTCTAAGAGAGAAAGAAAATATAAATATAGACGGAGTGCTTATTCTTCAACTAAACAAATATCAACCTAAATACAAAGAATATATTTTGGACTTATCTATTCCAGAGCATAAAGAATATTTCAATCTATGTGAAAGAACTTTTGAGTCTATATTATATAGCTACTATCATATTCATTACCTTGAGGAGAATTTTAATGATCTTGCCAAGAAACTTCATAAGCTCCAACCACAAAGTGCATGATAAGTATGATCCATTAAATATCTTTGAGGACTTTACAAGACACATCAATGAGTTCAATAGAACTGATGGGAATAAGGTTACCAGATATATTAGAAAGTGGATTATAAAAAATATAAAATTCCCACTATTAAGCAATAGAATATCTAAAGGTTCTAGAAAGATTTTAAAAGAGTCTTTTAAACACCCAGAAACTTTAGTATATCATGTATTAAGATATTCAGTATTTCTTCTTTACTTTACAATCTTATTTCAAGTAGATTTAGAAGATCTTCTTAAAACTATTTTTGAAAATAACAGAGATAGTTGTGATATTATCTTTGAATACAATGATACAAGAGAGAATGCCTTTCAGCGTATTAATAAAATCATCATTATAAACTACAATCTAAACAGTTTATATCTTCCAAATAATGAAAGATTTATCAAAACTAAACTTAGATTAGATATGGATGAGCAGTATTATACTATAGAAGAAACTGTTTATAAATGCTCTACTAAGTTAGAAACCTCTACTGCTGAAGTAGAGTCTTTCAGGAGATTTAGAATAAACGAAAAAGGATTAATCCAAAATCCTAATTATAGTTTTAGTACTAAACTTAAAGCCGAGGAATACAGTAAATATTCTGTAATGGCTGTTAATATAATGGGAATTTTAGATATAATTTTAAGATCAGTCTTAAATGTTGGAGTTACCAAACAAGTTGTAGATGATACTAGAGCATAAACTTGCTCTAGTATTATTTTTAACTTAAATTTTGGTCACATACTATAATAGTGTAAGGAGTGATTAAAAAGAACAATGAAACAAGTAGTAAGTTTTGACAATATAAAAGATACATTCGTTGAAGCTCATATTTCAGATCTTCATTTTGGAACTATAGAGCCGATAACTGAATATAAAATCTTAAATGAACAATTTTTAAACTATCTTGAAATGATGAATGTGTTAGATATAGTATCTGTTAATGGGGATATATTCGACCATAAATTTATGGCCAATTCAGATGCTGTAGTGTATGCTATCTCATTCGTTCAAAGATTAGTTGATATATGTAGAAGAAAAAATGCAACCTTGATACTTATAAACGGTACTGGATCTCATGATGCTGACCAGCTCAAGATCTTTGTACCATTTATGAATCAAGGTTGTGATTTACGAATTGTAACTCAAACTCAATTTTTATTTATCAAAGGCAAGAAGATTCTATGTATTCCAGAGATGTATAACATGGGTGAGCCATATTACAACCAATACTTAGTCAACTCTGGATTGTATGATGCCTGTTATATGCATGGCACTTTTAAAGGATCCATCTTTGGTAAAAATAAAAGGGATTTAGCATCTAATAGGGAGCCAGTATTTGATATAGAAGACTTTGGTAATTGTAAGGGTCCTATTATATCTGGCCATGTTCATGTGCATGGAGTTTATAGTAACGACTTCTATTATTGCGGTTCTCCTATAAGATATAAGTTTGGTGAGGAAGAAGAAAAGGGATTCATAATTCTTCTACACAATATCAAGGAAAGAAAATATTTAGTCCATTTTGAACCTATTAAATCTTTCCGTTATGATACTATCAATCTAGATGATATGATAGATAAAGACCCTAGGATTATAATTGATTATATTAAAGCATTACTGGCTGAGGGTATAGATCATCTTAGAATTCTTATTACTAAGAATAATCCTAGAACTATAGATCTTTTAAAGAATTTCTATAGGAGTAAGGCTAATGTAAAAATTGAAACCAACTTTGAACAACAGAAGATACAAAAAGAGTTACATAGTATGAATCAAAGATATCAAAAATATGATTATCTATTTGATAACAACTTATCTCCTGAACAAAAGTTAGTTCAATATATAAACCAAGAGGAAAAAAATGATTTTTGGACTGTAGAAAAGTTTGCTGACTTCATGTCTTATATTGAAAAACTTTAACTCCAAAAACATTATAATACTAATCGAACGAAAATCTAAAAATGGGAGTTTCTAGTATGACAGATTTTGACAAGAGAAATTTAAAATATCAGCCAACGAATACCAAGACTGCTAGAAAGGCCCCTCAAGCTTCTGCTGGCATTTCAGAGTATATACTGAATTCGTTTTGTCGATATGCTCTCTCTATGAATGATAATATCCGTAAGCACGGATTAACCATGCTTAATAGTTTAATCGTCAGGATCAATCCTGAAGATTTTATAAAGAATCAAAACTGTGCTATCAAGTTAAGATTCTTAAAGGCAATTCTAGATAACAGAATGCAAGGGTTAAATGATAGAGAAATGATTCTATCTAATATTAACCTTGTCATGGATATAACTAATCTAGAAAAAGACCAAGCTCTCTGTAGAGAATTATCAAATGATGAAGTAATATCTATAGAGGGAAATATCTCTATGCTGTTGACTAATACTGAAGTCGATGAGCATATTAATGTATTATTAGAGGCTATTAATAGATATCAAAATGCAGATTTTAGGGAGAAGAATCAAACGATTGATTATCTGAAATCTAGAATCAGTGATATTCAAACAGTATTTAGACGAAATGAAATTAATAAAGATTCATCTGATACATTATTCCGATTATCACAGTTAGAAACAAGCGTTCCAGATATTCATAAATATGTGACAAGCCCATCATATAAACTAGTTACTGGAATGCAAGGATTCAATGCTATGCTTGGTGGCGGATTCCAAAAAGAACGTGTTTATTCGTTCTTTGGCGCATCTGGTTCTGGTAAGACTACTACTTTAGAAAATATAATGTATCAGTTGTGGAAATATAATCAAGATTTTATAACACAAGACAAATCTAAAAAGCCTTGCATTGTATTACTAACAATGGAAAACTTAGTAGTAGAAACGGTTTGTTCTTTATATCATATCATGACCAAAGGCAAATCTATGGAAGCATGTGCTACAGCAGAAGATGCAATAAATCAATTTAAAGAATGCCAATTTGAATTCGATCCAGAAAACAAAAGGGCTGTTGAGTTGGTCATCAAATATAAACCAGTAAACTCTGTAGATACGTCTTATATGTATAAGATAGTAGAAGATTTAGAGGATGAGGGTTTCGAAACTATAGCATTCTTACAAGACTATATGATGCGTATTAAACCATCTGAAAGAACAAAAGATGTTTATCAAGATTTAGGTACAGTAGTAAATGATTTTAAAACATTTGCAATCTCTAAGAAGATCCCAGTAATTACAGCATCTCAGCTGAATCGGGAAGCAATGAAAATCATTGATGAGGGAAGAAATGCTAATAAGCTAGATTCTATTAAGAAACTAGGCCGTGCAAATATTGGTGAGTCTATTAAGATCGATACTAATCTTGATGGTACCTTTATCATTGTTCCAGAATATGATAAAGAGGGTAATAGATATCTTGGTATTAAAATGACTAAGCATAGATATAAACTTCCTACTACTCATAGATTAGACTCTATCTTCCAACCATTCTATCCTAAATCTGTTGCATTAGTAGAAGATCTATTTGAACCAAAAGCAGTATTTAGAGAGTCTCTAATAAATAACGATATAGAAGAGGTAACTTCTAAATTTGGTACAACAGAACATGTATCTATCAATAATCCTGCTAAGAGATTAGAGGCATTGAACAAATCTGTTGATATGACTTCTGGTTCTGGTTTGGTAAAGACTTCTAAAAAAGATAATAGTGTATCTATGCCTACAGAAACTATGGTAGAAAGACCAGAGGTTAATATCAAAGATACCAAGCTTATAGAGATGACTCCTAAATTCTCATTAGATGATGAAGAGTCTTCCCCATTTGCAAAAAATAAAAAGAAAGAGGTTGTAATACTAGTACCACCTCCACATCTTAACAAACAAACACATTAAAGTGGTGGTATGGGAATTAATCCCATACCACTATTTTTTGTTTAAGATGAAGAAGTACTAGAAGAACCGATAGATGCTGTAGAAGAATAAGATTTAGAAATAAACTTATTCACTGGAGTAATAATCTTATCTCTAGAATGTTTCTGGTTATATGTATTCATTGCCATAGATTCTTTATTATAGATAATAGATAAGGCTTTAGACAAAGCAGCTTTAGGTAATAGATACAATGTCTTGTTTGGAATTGTAAATTCATGGGTACTACAAATATTATTCAAACGTAAAATAATATAGAATAACTTAGTAGAGCCATAGATTTTATATGCGAGCATCTTAGGATTGTATTTGTACTTGTTTACCTCTTGAGGAGATAATTCAATCAAAATACATTGCTCTTTTAGATCTGTTAGATAATCATCTAATAGATTCTTTACTACGAATTCAAACCCATCTCTAGTTTCATAATAAGAGATAGATTTATAATCTGAATTATCACTAGCAGCATTACCAGTATCTATAAACTCTTTAAGAGTATGAGTTTCAGTAATACTTAGGCTAGCACTATTATAGTATATTGCCATCGGTATCTCCTATTGTTCTATTCCAATAATTTGTGGTTTAGTAATATCCCCACTTAAAAAGGTGACTATAAATCTAGTACCTACTGGGATATATTTTTTAGGGTAAGTTCTTGTAACTTCTCTTGGAAGAGCTAGTTTTACTACAGCAGTTCTTCTAACTTCTCCAAAATCTAAACCATCTGTTTCTTTATTCATAAGGTTTGGAATAGATACTTGGTTTCTATATAAGGCACGGCTATTATTTTGCATACCACCAGTCATTTGTAATTTGAATAGTTGTTCTCCTGGATGGAATTTATTTACATAATCGTCTAAAAGAATAGCAATTTCTGTACTAGAATTTACGTTATGAGTACTCATATTAATTATCACCTCTTTCATTATTACAGTGTCGAGATGTAAAATCTAAAAACGTATTTGATAAAATAGTAATAGATATATTTGAAGAAAGGAAATTTTATTATGGCAAAGAAAAAAGTTAATGTGTTAGGTGGAGAGATTAATTCTTTAACAGATTTTAGAGCATCCACTTGTACTAATCCAGAATTATCTGAAAGATTCATTAATGATGTATTAAGAATCACTGGTTTGGAAGAAGACCATGAGGGTTATATTGTAGATACTGAAGAGGATTTTGAAAATCCAGATTATATCGTAGTAAGAGGCAAGTTCTTACGTCATGCTAATAGAGGTATTCTCCATAAGAAAGATTTAATATTTGATCCATACAACAATCCTATCATTATGGATGAGTTATTGAAACAATATCTGCAAAAATCTCACCCAGAGATTGTATCTGCTCAAATTATGTCTGCTAAACCAAACCAAGCTCCAAAAGTAGATACTTATGGATATATGACTTTATTATACTCTAATGGAGCTAAGATCCAAACAGATATGCACTATAAAGATTCTACTAAATATTTAGAAGCCTATATGAGATTAGAGGCTATGACTAATGGCCCAGTTAGAGAGATCTTAGGTATATATGATGCATATGAAAAAGAATACTTCGAAGCTCTTGAAAATGAAAAGGTTAAAAAATGAGAATAGATTTTGAATTAACTGATGAACAGCAAGCCCTTATAAAAGCTGCTGTTCATTGGTATAAACATGAATCAGAATTAGTATTCCAATACAGCGCCCCAGCAGGTGCTGGTAAATCTACCGTAATGCATTGCATTATAGACCAATTAGGTTTAAGACCAGAACAAGTGGCTCCTATGGCATACGTTGGATCTGCCGCTATTGTTATGAGATTGAATGGGTTTCATAATGCATCTACTGCACATTCTTGGTTATACAAATTAGAAGTAAAGAGCGAAAAAGATGGAGTTATGGGAAAAGAATATACTACTAAGAGATTCGTATATTCCCCATTAGATCCTAATGAAATTAAACTCATATGCGTCGATGAAGCCTCTACAATACCATTGAAGATGAGGCAAGAGATGGAATCAAATGGTATTAAGATATTAGCTTGCGGAGATCTTAATCAGTTACCACCAGTAGCAGATAAACCTGGCTTCCTATATACTGGTAAAGTATTTAGACTATCTAAGATTATGAGACAAGCAAAACATTCTGCTATCGTAGAGATATCAAATATGCTTATAAAAGGCATACAGCCTAGAATAGGCAACTATGGCGATGTAATGGTTATATCAAAAGACGATCTTAATGATGATATGATCAAAGCTTATAAGACAATTATCTGTGGTACCAACAAGACTAGAGACCAATTCAATGGTTATGTAAGACGTAATATATTGAATACGTCTAGCCCAGTTCCTATAATAGGAGAAAAGGTAGTATGTAGACAGAATAACTGGAGAGTTGGGATAGATGGTATTAATCTAGCTAATGGTTTAGCTGGTACGGTTACAAATTATCCATCTATTACTGGTTATGAGGCTAAGAGCTTTATGATGGACTTTGTTCCAGACCTATTCCCAGATATTAAATTTGAAAAATTAAAATGTGATTTCAAATACTTTATATCTGATTATAGAACAAGACGTGAAATGAAGTCTATGATGAATAATAAATTCAGTTCTAAATTAGAAAAGTTTGAATTTGGTTATGCAATCACTACTCATATATCTCAGGGGTCTCAATACTTTACTGGAATTTATTTAGAAGAGCACTTGCATAGAGATATCCAACGCAATCTAAATTATACTGGAATTACTAGATTTAGGAATTCTTGTGTATATGTATTACCTGTTAGACGTATGATGATTCCTGTAAGAAAATCTGTTGTATCTTTAAATGGTCAATCTATACTATAAAGTAATATAAAGAAAAAGAGGGTCGTAATAACCCTCTTTTTTTGTTTTAAACTACACTTCAAATGTATACTATAATAGTGTAGTGTAGTTCTAATTTAACCATATAAGGAGGAATCTAGATGCCGATTTTTAGAGAACGGAAACAAATAGTACAGCTATTTGACCCCACTACTAGAGAAGAAGTAATAATTGATGACAAGCCATATTTGTTATTATTCGTTCTTGCTGGTAGTGATACTACAGACGAAGGTGAGTGGTTAGCTCTCAGAGGTAGAGAGACTGTATTCCAATATCTTCTACAATCATTCATGAATTATGACTGCTTAAATAGTTACGTCATGAGTGGTAATCTCGGATTAGGTCGTGAAGTGTCCATCTATTCTTTTTTACGAATGCTAATAGAAAAACATTTCCCAGATCAAGGATTAACAGTTGAAGAATTAGATGAGTATGTAACAGATTATGCTAATCAAGATAAAGATGATAATTTCATGACTCCAAACGATCTTCAACTCTATTATTACAAAGAGATGAACTCACCAACTAAATAGTACTACTCATTAGAAATTAGTATTAGAAAGTAGGTGAAATTAAATGAGAGAAATCAAACCTCAGTTTGTAAACAAGAAAACAGATAAAAGTATGTTTTTAGATAAGATGTATGGTGGCAATCGAAATGAAATCATTACTATGGATCATATTAGAAGAAACATTAAATTCTTATTTAGAGATATAGCTAGAGGATCTGTAACAAATCCAAAGTTTGAAGAAGCGTTAAAATCAGATACAAGAATCCTACAATATGCATTGGATATGCTTGCATTTGATATTAGAAAAACCAATGTACTTCTAATAGCTTTAAAATCTGGAGGTCCAAACTTGTATACTCAAATTGGAGACTTTGGACTAGTTAATGAAGTTATTAATGAATACACTGCTAAGATGATTATGTATCAGCTTATGCATAATGGTATTTCTGCTTATGTTCAGACTGGCGATTTTCTTCAACTTAGAAACATAGGGATGACGTTAAACAATCAATTCAATAGAAAGTACCAATCGGTATTCTTCTAATGAATGGATATCGCTCGATATTTCATAGAACTACACTATCAAAACACTCTGTAAGAAGAATGAGACAAAGGGTAAACCTTCGAAGTAAGAAGGGACGTAATAAATTTGCAAGAAATATAATCAAATATGGCTTGTGTCTTTATGATATACCCCGTCATCCTAAATTCACGTCCTTCTTCTATTACATGAAGCATATGTGTAAAAAAGCTAATGATAAGAGCCCATTATGTAAGGTATATTTTTACAAGAACTTCATAGTTCCTGTATCAATAGATGGAGTGATTATTACTTGTTTTGAGGTCAAAGAAGATTTCAAACAAATGTTTGATGAAATAGTAGAGTACAGAAACAAATTAAAAGATTCTAAGAATATTACGGAAACCTTACTCCAAGGATTCGTATCTCTTAATTAGGTTTACATTCAAATAAACCTAATTTTTAGAAAGCGAGGTATTCAATCTTGGAAACAGTTGATGTTGTAAAATTAAGAACTCTTTGTGAAAAAGCTGAGACTGAAGTAAGACGCGGCGATGGTTCTATTGAAAAAATGAAATTTCCTACTCATGTCGTATGCGATAACAGTTTGAATGTAATAGATTATCATAATGGAAATGTAATTTGGAATGATGCTGAAGGTTATTTCGTATATTTCCTAGTAACAAATCCTAGTACTATTCATAACTCTCCATCTGCTGGTATGAGTTTTGGTGCTAAGTCCATGGTTCCAGCTGCTATGATCTGTGTAGATTATGGCGAAATTCAAAATATTCGTTGTGAATTGAATGAAGAAGCATTTGAAGCTGTTGCTGCTGCTTTAAATATGACTCAAGATCAAATCGAATATAATAAACATCGTTTATTTGAACAAACAAATGCTGATATTGCTATTCAAAGAAAACGTATGTATGCTTATTCCAATCAAGCACATAAGAACAGTCCTGATGGAAAACGCAACTTTACTGATTTGGAAGAATATGATAAAACTGTTCATCCAGTTTCATATTAATAAAAAATTAGTATGAGCATAACACTTTTATAAACAAATGTAATTTAGTTGCATCCGAAAATTATTAATCTAAACAAATTTTTGGTTGTAAACTATAATAATGATACCAATTTGATATACCTCGTTATGAGGTATATCATCTGGGTATCGTTTTTTCCATTTTTATCCTAGGAGGGAAAAATAATGTATAACTTTAACAACGGCTATGGCCAACAATTCAATGGAATGACTTACGGCAACAATGCTCCTCAAAATCCAACAATGTCTCAATTGTTGAGTCCTGAAGAGATGTCTGAGATCCAAAAAGCTCCTCAAGCATTCCAAACAAAACTCACTCGAGATGAGTATCTTCGTGCACTTTGTACACACAAAGATCAAAACGGTAATATTAAATTGGAAAAATTGGCAGACGGCCGTTATCACTGCCCAATTTGTAACTCCGATTTCAATTTGATCGATTTGAACTCTGCTAAAGGCGACATTGAACAAATCTGCTTGAACATGAATGATTTGTATCAATCCATTAAAACATACTTGCCTAACCCAACTAGCAGCATGCGCGATATCTACATGATGATTGCATTCTTCAACAAAATCCCACAATTATGGGGTATTGCTAAAAATGCATTTGAAAAAATCACTAACGTTAATGGTGTATTACAGCCTGCTGACGAAACTAACGCATTCCAAATCTTGGGTAACATCTTTAACCAACCTGGTTTCGGTGGTCTATATCCAAATAACTTCCAAGCTGGTATCGGTAATCCAGCTATGATGTACAATGCAGCTCCAACAGCTCCTGTATATGGTGGTCAACCATTCCCACAAGCTGGTGGTATGCAAGTACCTAATCAACCAATGCCTAATTTCCCAAGTCCAAACCCAATTGGTACTGTAGAGGCACCACAAGATTTCACTGCTAATGCTCAACCAACTTATGCAGTAAATCCTAACGTAGCAGCTGCTCCAGCAGCTAATCCTAATGTAGCTCCTGTTCCTACTCCAGATGTAGTAGAACCAGCAGCTCAACCACAAGCTTAATAAATAATAGCTTAATATTTTTTCCTCTGATGTGAATCATTCATCATCATATACAAAGTTCACAACGTACTTCTACGAGTTTCACATCAGAGGGTTCTTTCTTAACACAACAAATTTTAATTATACTGAATGCTAATTGCTCTAATGAAGCGAAGATGGTTAATTCCATCTTCGCTTTATTTTTTTATTCTTTAAAAACTACTATAATTATATACTATAATAGTGAGAATATCTCATAAGCCCATGAGGATTATTCTCATAACGTAACTAAATTTTTTCGAAAGGAGGACTTATTATGGGATTCTATGATAACGTCATCGAACTATTCACTGGAGAAGACGAGGAAGAGACTACTTATCTACCATATGTTGAGAAGAGAAACATTGGTGAGATCAAAAAGTCTCCAGAGTTTGCCGTCGACAAACTAGTAGAGGATCCAGAATTCTTAAGAGTTGTTGAAGAGTTATTCAGTACACCATCTTTCATGGTTAAACTATCTTTAGAAGGTAAAGCTGGTTTGATTATTGAAATCCCAGTAGAGAATTTCTTTAGAGGGAGAAATTCTAAAGATGAATCTGTTATTAAAATTAGCAGAGTGGGTATATCTTTTGTTACTATGAGATCTGAAACTCAAGAAATAAAAGATGATGGCACCACAATTGAAACTAAGAAGAAGATTGAAGAGATTCAATATGACTTTAAAGGATTACCTAACAACTATCCTAAAGAAGTTGATGGTGATACATTTAGTTTATTTGTACCATATGCTAAGATGGCATACTTTGTAGAAGTATTGATTGATAACAAGATTATCAATATCAATGCTATGCGAGTAACAACTTCAGAACCATTAGAATGCAAATCCTATAATTTCAATTCTAATAAGGAGAAGAATGAATAATGAATGAAAATGGTAATACTAAAAATGTAAAACTTAATCAACAAAAACAACAAACTGTTGAAAAGGTCTTACCAACTGTTGATGAATCTCAGACTAAGTTATGCCCACAAACAGACTTAGCAGCAACAGAATTATTTAATGTGACTAACGACTTAGTTAAGTCTCTTGCAAAAACAGCTGCAGAAGAATTCGAATTACGTTCTGAATTGAAGCAGCTATTATCTCGTTATTTGCGAGATAATGATTATGGTAGATATAGAGATGACATCGGGGAATTTATTACAAAAAGAATTCAGTAATCTCTATTCTATATATTATTTTATATTTTATCGAGATCAATTAAATTGAGAAGGGGTTTAAGATGAGAAAAGAAGCAATCCTGACAGCTGCGGTACTTGCAGCACTATCTGCAAATGCATATGCCGCAGAAATTACATTAGAAAACAATCATACTGCTGGTTCTAATTACAACTTAGTATCTAGTGCTGGTAATATCAAATTGGATACTGACAATGGTCCTACTACTAATAACTTGATTTTAGGTGGCTGGTCTAAATATACTGGCAATAGCATCTATAACATTTTCTCTGGTACTGAAATCGCTCCAGAAAATCGCAACGTTGAAAACATTGCTATTGGTGATGTAGTAAAAATTAAAGATTCCGATTATGGTTTGATGATTGGTAATCATATCTCCAATGAAAATGATGCTGATTCTATTAAGAAATATGGCCGTCGTTCCACAATGATCAAAGGCGACTATATTACTGTAAAAAATTCCCCACATGCTACTGTTCTAGGACAAGATAGCACTGTAACTAATTCTTATGGCGCATTTGTTCATGGTAAAGATAATGTTGTAGAAAATGCTACATGGTCTGTCGTTATGGGTCAAGGTGCAACTGCTAAACTGACTACTGCTGAAAAAGGCGGTTCTGTAGTTATCGGTCAAAAAGCTAATACTAACAGCAATTTCACAATCGCTTTAGGTGCTAGTGCTGCTGCTAAAAACTATGCAGCTACTGCTATTGGTGGTGGTTCTACAGCTACTGGTAAATACTCTTTGGCTATGGCTCAAGCTGATTCCAATGGTTATGGCAGTATCGGTATTGGTATGAATGCTGTAGCGGATAAAGAAGATTCTGTTAGCTTGGGTGTTAAATCTAAAGCTATGGGTGAGCGTGCTACTGCTATTGGTAAGAATGCTAATGCAGCAACAACTGATACAATCTCCATTGGTTCCTGCTCTGGTGCAACAGGTGTAGATGGTACTGCTATTGGTCATTGTGCTAAAGCAGAAGGAACATCTTCTATTGCTATGGGTACAACATCTAAAGCTAAAGCAGAAGATTCTGTAGCTATTGGTCATTTAGCAGTTGCTCATAGTGACTTATCCACAGCTATCGGCAAAGAAGCAGAAGCTAGTGAAAGTGGCGCTATTGCTGTAGGTTACAATGCAAAAGCTTCTGGTATGGATTCCATCGCTATTGGTTCTAGCAAAACAGTACCTGGAGATCCAAATACTTCTAATACAGTAGCAAAAGGTGAAAGAGGAATTGCCATCGGTTATGAAGTAGATAATGAAGCATCTAATTCTATTGCTATTGGTTCTGGAGCATCAGTGAAGCATCAAGTAGACGATGATGGTATGACACATTACGCTACATATTCTACAGTAGTAGGCACAGGAGCTAAATCTACGAGATATGGTGGTACTGCATATGGTTATTTAGCTGAAGTTCATGGTGATGATGGTGTAGCTGTTGGTCATTACGCTACAGCAAATGGAAGACGTTCTAATGCTATCGGCTATTCAGCAGAAGCAAAAGCCGACTCTTCTATCGCTATCGGGGAAGATTCTGAAGTAAATGGAGAATTTGGTATTGCACAAGGTTGGCAAGCTAAAGCTGAAGCTGAAAGCGGTATTGCTATTGGTAAATGGGCAGAATCTAAGCATATAGGTAGTATTGCTCTAGGAAGTGAATCTAGAACAGCGGATGCTGTCTCTACTTCCTCTGCAACTATTAATGGCAAAACATACAACTTTGCTGGTGGTGAAGCTAATAGTACATTAAGCATTGGCGTTGCTAAAGGTGTAGATGAATACGGTAACGAAATTAAAGAAGTTAATCGTACTATCACTAACGTAGCAGCTGGTCGTATTAATGATAATTCTACAGATGCTGTAAATGGCTCTCAATTGCACGCAGTAATTAAAGCTGTAAATGATGTAGCTGCTAATGATAAAGATACAATCACTACAGTTGTGGCTGGTGCTAATACTACAGTAACTAATGATGGCAATCATAATTACACAGTTTCTGTTAATAAAGATCTTACTAATATGAACTCTGTGAACTTAAATGATGCTAGTGGTACTAAACGTGCTCGTCTTGATGCTGATAAAGCTCACTTCTTCAATGATACTACAAGCACTAATACAGCAGTGACTGCTAATGGCGTAGCTATCGAAAATACTGATAATTTGGATCAAGCAAATTATGGTATTAATGGTATGACAGCAAGTGGCCCTAATGCTACAGTAAGCTTCACTACAAATGGTATTAATGCTGGTAATCAAATCATTAACGGTGTTAAAGCTGGTGTAGCTGGTACTGATGCAGTTAACGTAGATCAATTAAATGCTGCAGTAAATAAAGCAGTTGCTGGTACAGCTAAAGCAACTACAGTTAAAGCTGGTGCTAATACAACTGTTACTGAAGGTACGAATGCTGCTGGTGGTAAAGAATATACTGTAGCAGTTAATGAGCATTTAACAAATATGAAATCTGCAGCATTCCATAGTGATGGGGTTATGCCTGGTTCTGGTGGTGATACACATATTTCTGGTTCAGGTATTCATGTAAATGATTTAGAAGATAATAACAGCGTGAATATCTCTCCAAAAACAATTTATGTTCGTACAGAAGGACATGCTCAATCTGATTTAAAATCTGACGAATTACGCATCCAAAATTATGATAATGGTAATGCTAGCTTATTATTAAATACTGATGGTCTATATGTAGGTAATGGTACTCCAGGTACTACTGTTCAATTTACTACAAAAGGTATTTCCGCTGGTGATCAAAAGATCGAAAATGTAAAAGCTGGCACAGCAGATACTGATGCAGTAAATGTTAAACAGCTTAAAGACTATGTTTCTAATAATAATACTATTGTCAAAGCTGGCGATAATATCGAAGTAAAAGCTGATGGTAACACTTACACAGTTTCTACAACTAAAGATTTAACTAATCTTAACTCCATTAATCTAAATGATGGAAATAATGAAACTAACTTCAACACCAAAGGTATTGAAATGACTTATCGTGGAGATGGTGCTAATGGTTTAGAATATCATACTACTTATAACTACAATGGGTTAACTATTAAAACTAATGATGGGGATGCAAATCCTGTATCTGAAGTTTCCTTAACTGACAAAGGTCTAAATAATGGTGGTAACCGTATTACTAACGTTGGTAAAGGCATCGATGGTACTGATGGTGTTAACGTAAAACAATTGAAAGATGAATTAGCTAAGAATCGTGCGGTAGAATCTGTTATCACTGATAACCAAATTGATAACATTGCAGCTGTTAGAGTTACAAATGGCAAATCTACTGGTGAAGCAAATGCTCAATATGGTATATATGTGAGCAAAAATACTGTAACTGATATTGCCAAAGCATCTAACCAATTCAAAGGCGATGATGTAATCAAAGTAGAACGCACAACTGGTGCTAATCATACTGCTGATACTACAACATTCAAATTTGATGGTAATGAAGCTTCTAAAGTAATTCCTATCTCTTATAAAGCAAATGGTGGTACTGTTAATAAAGTAACTGCTGAAAAAGGCTTTAACTTTGTAGATGGTAATCATATCAAAGCTTCTACTGATACAAATGGCGTAGTGCGTTTCGATTTAGATCAAGAAATTCCTAAGCAAATTGAACGTAATACAAACAATATTGAAAAGATTACTAATCGTTACGATGCTTTGACAACTAAAGTTGCTAAAAATTATAAAACTGCTGAACGTGGTATTGCTGGTACAGCAGCTCTTGCAGCTTTACATCCATTAGACTTTGATCCAGATCATAAATTAGATGTTATGGCTGGTGTAGGTCACTTCCATGGGTCTAATTCAGTAGCGTTGGGTGCGGCATACCGTCCTAATGAAGATCTAATGTTTACAGTTGGTTCTACAGTAGGCAATGGCGACACTGTTCTAAATGCTGGTGTATCTTATAAAGTTGGTGCTAAATCTGATGTTTCCCGTTCTAAAGTAGCTGTAGCTAAAGATGTTGCTGATATGAAACGTGAAATGGCTGAAATGAAGGCACAAAATGCTAAGATTACTGCGATACTAAATACTGTATTAGGCGTTGGCTTGCCTGAAGATCAAAACGTAATGTTCCCAGATGTTCCTCAAAACCATTGGGCGTTTGAAGCTGTAGATGACTTGGCTAGACGTGGTTTGATCATCGGTTATGAAGACGGTCTATTCAAGGGTGATCGTACATTGACACGCTATGAATTTGCTGAAGTTGTACACCGTGCAATCCAACGTGCAAAAGCATTAAATGTTCCTATCGATGGTCGTTTGGTAGATGAATTCAAACCAGAATTATTACGTTTCGAAGTTGAAAAGAATGGTTCCTTAGAACGTGTTCATGCTTTGAAATCTAATAGAGATATCAAACGTGATTCCTATGGTACAATTGTAGGCGTAAGATAATAACTAATAAGTCAGGTATGGGAGAAATCCCATACCTGATTATTTTTTAAAAGGAGAAATACAATGGCAATGACAAGATTGGAAGAAATGAAGTTTATTAATTCTTATATGGAAATCATCAATTACAACATCAGAGCTATATCTGATATTATTGTGACTAATTGTATTGAACTTGGTATTGATTTACCATATAGAAATCGCTATCCAGAATTTGATATTAGTTTTGGTTTAAGCAAGGATTTATACTTTACTGCTGATAGTGGTATTGAAGCTTCTAAGGAAAAAGAACCTAAGGATTATTTTAGACCAGTTAATGCTATTTATGTAAACATGGCTAGAACTGGTGCTACTATTTATTTAGAAGATCGTAAACTAAATCTTCTAGAAGCAACTATAAATATTGGAACTACAGAAGTATTAACTGACTTTGGTAGATTTTTAAGAATTACAACAAACACTTGGAAGGATGAAGTGTTTAAATTAGATAAGCTTAATAATCAAGAGTTTGATCACATTTGTGGGATACTTAATATGAATATTGAAAGTATCAATATTGCTCTTGATATGATAGAAAAGCTTTTAAAAAATAAAGAATAACTTGTTTTAAAAATGGGGATTATAATAATATGATTGCAGAAGATTTTGAATTTGTTCAACAATCAGAAAACGAATATATCGAAGTTCTATATATGTGGAACATCGGTGGAATTGAAGTAAAAGGTTATAATATCAATGATAAAATCGTTGAAGTATATTTTGAGTATGATGGGGTAAAATTTTTAATAAGATCCCAAAAAAGACCTACATATAGTGAACGATTCTTAGATGTAATTAGAGCATTATTAGCAGGTAATTATTCTAATGATATGGCTACAGTTATTAAAGTAGCTAAAAAAGTTGGAAAACCTATCCTGATTACGTCTGGTATTTATAAAAACAGTCGTGAGTTTACTGTTAGACTAAAATTCCCAGTAGAGAATGGGTATAGTATTTTATTCATGGAATTTGATAAAGTAGATCTAGATACATTATATGGTGTACGTTTTAGTTATATAATCAAAGATGAAAATGCTAGGATTAAGCATGGTAATACAGATACTACTAGAAAAATTTTTACTTACATGAATGAATTGATGTTTGATTAAGGAGTAGATTGATTATGTTATATAGTGATATTAAAAACCGTCTTCCAGAACTTTGTAAGAAATTAATCAATATGATTCCTAAGGATATAGAATATTCTTATCATGAAGATTATGAGGGAAATATCTCTGTTAATATTAAAAAAGATGAGAATAGAGTTGATCTAGAGATTAATGATATTAAGTTCAATATCGGTCCTACTTATTTTGCTGAAAAATACTATTTAAACTGTGAAAAATATGAAGAAGCCTTTTCCAAAAATCCAGAACCTATTATTCTTTTATCCAAACTCTTTACAAATCTTGCTTGTGAAGATCAAGAAACTTTTGATAAGATCATAGGTGAAATAGATAGAGGATGCGAGAATATAATTAGATTCCAAATCATAAGAATTGCTAAAGGCTTTAATGATCTTCATGGATGGTTCTCTAATCCAGCTTATCTTAAAGCAGAAATTGAAGAAGCTGAAGATCGAGCATATTATGCTGAACAACGTAGAAGAGATGAAGATTCTTTCTGGGAAGAAATGGCGGCAGTAGGAGTTACTCCAGAAGACGTATATGATTAATATTTATACAAAGTCTTATCGGGATATTATTTAATAATATCCTGATGGACTTTTAAATAATGAGAAATTTAATAAAACTCATTATTTTTTCTTCTAATTATGGCTTATGAGGTGAGATTATAATGCTCAAAAGAGAATATTTCGACACAGAAACTAATATGGTTAGTACCACTAGTATGACTGCAATAGAATTGCTTGTAGCGATAGAAAATAGACTTAAGAAATTTGAGACTGAATTCTATGATAAAGAAATTCTTATTCATGCATTAATATTAGCATCCATTTTCCCTCAAGATAATAAATCTCATTTAAATGATCCCCATTATTTTGTCTCATTAGTAGAATACACTGAAGAGGATATTGATTTATTGATATCTTTAGTATCTGAAAAATTTAATATTGGGTATAAAGATCTAAAATTAGTATATGATTATATTATTAATAACTATAGCATCAAGTATTATGATGGAGGAGTGAGAAAGAAAGAATTTCAACTTCCTACATATGCTAAAGTAATTTTAGATCTTTATAAAAGCTCAAGAGTCAATGCTGTTGCTATTTATGGATACGACAGTGATCTTGAATCTGTATAAAACTAAATGAGATAGTAGTTGCATACTATAATAATGGAAGCTATAATAACAAAATAGTATTCTTTGATTAATATGAAAGGAGAATGGAATGAAGATTCCAAATAATTCTAATCTCTCCAAAGAGATGACTGCCAATATCAAGGACTACTCTAAAAAGATCAAGAGTCTTGAATCTTTTGCTAAGTCTGTTCGAAAGAACCCAGGTCAGTATTTATCTTCAACTGGTAATGAAGGTCAATTGAATGCTATTAGAGAAGTATTTCAAAATGCCACAGATGAATTGAATAGACGGGTATCTCCATGTGATAAAGTATGGATCGAGTTCTGGGAAGGATCTTTTAGAACTGTAGTAATCGATAATGGTCGTGGTATCCCAGCAGAAGATATTGTTCGTGTATTTAGTAGAGAACATACTTCTACAAACTATGAAAAACACGAAGGTGAATATCCATCTGGTCTTCATGGTGTAGGATCTAAATGTACTAATGCTGTATCTTCTAGATTTACAGTAACTACTTATCGATTAGGCAAAGCTTATCAAATCGAATTCTCTGAAGGTGAACCTTTAAAGAAATATGGAACTGGTAAGAAAGGTCCTGATGGTAAAGAAATCTTTATGCCAAAAGAAATCAAATACCCAGCTGGTGCTCAAGGTACTGTAGTAGATTTTGAACCAGACTTCTCTATCATGGGTGAGATCACATTACGACATAAAGACATATATCGTTTAGTATCTAATATTGTACCACTATTAAAACCTGGTGCTGAGGTATTCTATACTGCACATCTTTTAGATGGTACTACTTTTACAGATCACTTGGTAAATAAAGATGGCGTTCTTACATATCTTATCAATAAAACTGATAAGCCTATGATCAAACCAATTATCTATGCTTTCGATACTGGTCGAATGAAAGTAGAAGTGGCTATGACTTATGTGGCTAATGTAAATGCTGGTCCAGATGTAATGACATTTGCAAATACTTCTCCAGTAAATACTCAATTATCCACTCCATCTATTGGGTATTATAAAGGAGTGTGTGACTTCTTTAAAGGTTATATGAATAAGATCTTCTTAGCAAATAATAAGAAGAAATTAGAAGTAACTAACTCCGATGTATTGACTGGTTTGGTCGGTATTGTCGCAGCAGCTCATATGGACGTTATGTTTGATGGTCAAGCAAAGAATGTTTGTAAGACTCAAGAGTTAACACCATTTGTTAGAGATGTAACTATCAAAGCATTACAAGATTGGTCTAAGAAGAACCCAGACGATTTACAAAAGCTTTGCAACTTCTTAAAAGACGTAGCAACAGCTCGTACCAAAGCAGATAAAGAAAAGATCAATATCTCTAAGAAGTATAAAACAAATACTATCTCTGGTACTCCTAAAGGATTTATCAAAGCAGAAAAGAAAGATCATTTAGAGTTATTCATTGTAGAGGGTTTATCAGCCGCTTCTCCATGCCAAACTTCTCGTAATGAATATCAAGCTATCTTCCCAATTCGTGGTAAAATGCCAAATGCATTCTCTAAGTCTAGAGAAGAGTTCTTGAAGAATGAAGAAGTTCAAGCTATCTTAGCAATCATTGGTTGTGGGTATGGTAAGAACTTTGATATCTCCAATTGTAAATATGACAAGATCATTATTCTAGCAGATGCCGATTATGACGGTTTCCATATTAGAACATTGATCTTGAAATTCTTATTAACTTACTGCCGTCCTTTAATTGAAGAAGGAAGGGTGTATGCAGTATTGTCTCCTCTTTACCACGTTGATAAGGGTACTAAGAAATGGAAGTATTTCATTGATAAGGATGACTTCACTCAATATGTGAGGGATGAGTTCATTAAAGCAAATAAAGTTGTTCATCAAAAGACGAAGAAAGAATTCACTAAGTCTGAAATCTCTTCACTTATTATCAATAATAACAACTATGATTTCTATATGGAACGCATTGCCAATAACTATATGATTGATCCTATCTTATTAGAAGATTTATTACTATTAAGAAACGAAGCATTCAATAAGTTCAATGATTTCAAGAAATTGATTAGTAAGAAATACAAGTATCTCAAGATAGAAAGAAAAGGAGATGCTGTATTGCTCAATGGTTTGGTTAATGGTATTAATGGAGATAGAGAACACACAATCATCTTTAATGAACAATTAATCAATGCTTGTTCTGTACTATTAGGATACTTGGACAAATCTGAAAAGAGGTATCTTTTGAATGGTCATAAGATCGGATTATATCAATTGATTAGTACCTTTAGAAAATCTGAACCTAAGAATATCGAACGTGCAAAAGGTTTGGGTTCGTTGAATGATATTGAAATAGGTGTATCCACATTGAATCCACAGAATAGAAAGTTGTTAAGATACACAACAGAAGACATCACAAGAGAAATTGAAGAAATGCGTAAGGTTAATGATGACAAATTCACATTAATCAAAGATGTCGATATTTCCCAATACGAATTCTAATTGGGATCTATCAAGAAAAAGGTAATAGAGTGCTCATTACGAGCACTCTATATTTTTTACTGCTTAAGGAGGAAGTGTAGTGTTTACAACTTTTCAATATAGCGATATTGATAAATATCTAGAAGAGGATTTTAAAAATACTATTGGGAATTTTGATTATATTAGATCTTATGCTGATGGAGTAAGAATCTCTTATTCTAAAAAAGAAAATCTTACTAGCTATAATGGTTATAATGAGTATAGAATTAAAGATGGAAATGGTGGGCCTTTAGCTTTATTCCATTTCAATAACGATATAACAGAAGTATTGGATATGGACACATTGAAAAACTTAGAGCATGTGTGCTTTGCAGATAATAAGCCTACATCTAATACAATAACTGTATTCCATCATACAGATTTAGATGGGGAATCTGCAGCATCTTTGATCTGTCAATTGTTGCAATTCCAAACTCAACGAAGTATAAAGTTTGTTGGGTATAATTATTCTGGCAATGCTATTTCTGATGAGATTGAAGAAATGCTTAACAGTCCATCTGTAGAAACTAAAACTAATATTGCCTTTATTGTAGACTTGTCTCTTAAGAATGATCAGTTAGAAGAGATCCTTAAATATTACGACAAAGTAATTTGGATTGATCATCATATTACTTCATTATATCAAAATCCTATTGCCCTTTGTAATGAGCATAATAATTTTACATATATTCTAGATACAAGACAATGTGGTTGTTGGTTAACTTATGCTTGGTTATATAATTGCATAGAGGCTATTAACTCCTCATCTTTATCTGATAAAATTATAGAAGGATTAAATTTAGATCCATTTAGAGATAATAGTAGTGGAGAAGAGATTATAAAGGTATATAAATCTAAAGCGCCACTAGTAGGATTGATTTCTTTGTATGATTTAAAACAAGATGTAGAATTCCCAATCACATACAAACCAGCTGCATGGTTAAATCAATGGTATAATAAGATTGGAACTCTTGCTCCATATTGTAATACATGGCAAAATTTATGGAGAGGAAATTATTTCTATGATGAAGAGAATACATCATATCTAACCCCAGATGTAAGAGACATTCTTTATCATGGTCATAAGTTATATTCCATTTTCCAAGATGAAATGGAAGCTCTTAGAGCAGCAGATCCTGTATATGAATATCACGTATTCGACGATAATGATCATCTAATATTCCATTGTATCAATGGATTTGGATTCTCTCAAAGATTCAAAGATGATAGAGAAGATATTAAAATTATTGGTAGATTTGTAGATAATAGAAATAGATTCTCATTCTCTTTCTACACTGATAATGAAGAAATTAAAGAACTTATTCCATTAGGAAAGGTTGCTAATAAATATTTCACAGGCGGTGGCCATCCTGGCGCTGCTGGTGGTAGCTATCCAAGCAAGGATATTGAATCTGCATTTGAAAAGATTATGAATAGAGAATTCTTAGATAAAGACCTAGAAGTTATTATTCCATTTAAGAATGTAACATTTACTGGCAGTGATGTAGATGAAATAGAAGTTCTTATTAGTAATACTTCTTATACTGGGTCTTTCGATGATGTAAGATTCGATGAAGTTATCGATATCTATTTCAGATTATTTATTGCTTTAATCTCATACGAATATAAACTAGCTAAATCTAAAAAATAGACAAGAGGAGACCCCTAGAGCCTTAGTGCTCTAGGGGTAATTTCGAACGTGTGTGTTATGTAAATAAATATATTTATATTCGCTTAGGAGGACGTGTCTTTCAAGACACATTCTAAAATGAAACAATCTTAGCAACGAAAAAAAGAAAACAAAGTATGCGTTAAAAAAAAGAGGCAATTTTAAAAAATTTAAACAACTTTAACAATAGCAACATCGTCATCGCGTATTTAATTTCAATGGGTTACCTATATTACACTCTGGCCGTCTTTTAGAGTATAAATAGAATAAGCCATTACTTTATGTTACTAGGGTTTAAGCTGGTTTACAGCTATATACTATAATTATGGTAGAAATATATCTACAATATTGAGCTGAGTCTTTAAAGGAGAAAAACGAAATGCAAAATGAAATCAAAGAATTTGGAAAAGCTATGTATAATATAGCTAAGAAAGAAATTTTCCCAGATGTAGAAGAAAGAGTTAAGAGCTTTAAAGATAGAGTAGTAAATGATATTCTAAATAGAATTCCAGATGATATTCATTTCCCCATTAAAGAATCAATAAAAGAATTTAAAAGTGAGATTAGAGAATTTACTCAAACTCCAGAACCTCATCAAAGAAAGATAGTTGTAGAGTTTGTAAGACCAGAAGATAGTTATAAAAATAGATTTAATAATTAATACAGATCTGACAAAATAGTAGAAAAATATAAGGTTTGAGAACTCTACACATGAATCTTACCACATAAAAGAACGGAAGACTATTCATATCCCCGAACTTACCCCCAGGGAATGGATTAACTCTAATACGACACATGTGACCTTTTGATTTATGCCACAATCCGCATAACAACCATTACATCCAAAGCAGTCAAAAGGTTTCCACCCAACCCAACGATAACAATTCATGTTAAACTCAGATACGATCTGATATACCTCAATAAATCAAATCTCAAATCACTCAATCACATGAACACAGTTCCTCTTACCTTATATTTTTCTACACATAGTAAACTTCTCTCACAACAAAGGTTATGGTGAATGGGTTATTCCATTCACCGTCTTTGTTTTTTATAAAGTATTATTTTTTAGGAGGAAAAATTAAAATGAGTACTATTACTGGAAATGATTTTATCACTAACAACCTATCACCAGTACCTAAACAAATGTTTGTATGGTTTGTAAATCGTGAAGATGGTTCTACTGCATATGAATTTACTAATGATGGCGACAATCATGATTATAATAAAGAAGTAAATAAACGTAAAGAAGAAATTACTGAATTCGGTCTGATTGGCAATGGTTCTAAAATTTATTTTAATACTAAAGATGGTGTTATCCATGTAGGTAATAGAGATATTAAAGTATTTGTAGAATCTGATGAAGATTCTGAAGTATATCTTCGTTTAACAGAATCTGATGAAGCTGACTATCATAACGTAATCCAATACAAAAAGGCAGCATTTGATTATCATCCAATTCCTGGTGTTCCTCAAACTATTCCTGGTACTGTTACTAATCACTTTATTGGTTATAATTGCGAAACATCTCAATATTCCTTTGAATTAATCTTAGATGTTCCAGTAGGTCAGACTATGGAATTGAAAGTTATCATCACTATGAAGAATACAGATTTCGAAGGAAAGCTATGTGTTCAATATGGTGATTATGAAGAACAAGAATCTGTTACATTAGAATGCAACAAAGTATTTGAAAAGAAAATTACTCTTCTATAATAAACACAATGAACCCGTATACTCGTAATGAGTATACGGGGCATTTATTTAATAGAAAAAGTTTTGAAAGAAAGGGATTATTTCTATTATAAAATAGTTAGTCTAAAAACAGGCCATGAGACATATTATGAGCTTTTAAACGCATTTCATTTGTAACCACTTCTGCTTTTTTGACTTCTTGATAGAATGCTTGAATCTGTTGGAAGTTAGCAGGATTAGTAGTTGGTGCGGAATAAATATCTTTGATCTGTTTTAGTAAAGTTTGTTTTTCATCCATTGTATGAACACCTCTTTATTTTAATTAAAGGAAATTACCTTAATGTAGTCTATATCTATTTACCAGTGGATCCCATACCGCCAGTTCTTTTTTTGTTTAAAGGTTCGATTTCATCTTTAAATATATAGAAGTTCTCTATAATACCTTGGCAGAATTTATCACCTTTTTTAATACTGATAGGATTTTCTACTGTAAAATCAACGTAGATATGACCTTCGTTAGTCTCGTTGTCAACAAAATCTTTATCGATAATTCCAATTGTATTTATGAATCTAAATCCATATTTCATACCATAAGAAGATCTAGGATAAATCTTTAATACAAGATTTTCTAATACTACAGGATTGGCACCTTTTATATTAGTTAGCCTACATTTAATACCTGTAGGTACTAGATATCTTAAACCAGGAATTGCATTAATTTCAAATGGGGAATAGAAATCATATCCTGCTGAAAATGGGGTAGATCTTCTAGGAAGTTCTACTGTATCAATATCATAATCTTCGTCTTTAATATCTTTAGCATATACATAATTCCATAATCCTGGATTATTAGTTTTTAAATCTTCTAAAGCTCTTGTCCATTCTTTTTTGCTTACTCGTTCGAACATTACTGTCTCCTTTATTAAATAATTATTCTATTAATAATTAGTATGAGAAATCATTAATTGTAAAACTACTAAGTTTGAGTTATATACTATAATAGTGAAACACCTATGATTAAAGGAGGTGCGTATTATGATACTTACCGTTTACGGTATTGAAAAAAATGGATTCGATCCTGAATCCGACGTAGATATTGTGCTATGGTAATTTAGAACTGACCGTTTACGGTATTGAAACCAACGCTAATATCAAATTAAAAAAAAATGAGAACTTGATCACTCTCATTTTTTTTTTGCTTTAGACACAGGAATTCCCCATCCCAATTTAATGGGATGGGGTTGATTCCTATTAGGTGTAATAACCAGTTAAACGAATTTTAAAGGTTTTGTTACCAGGAGTACTGTTGATAGGTGCGTTAACACGGAAAGACACAGTAGCAACGTTTGTGCCACTTGTTTCCACACGACCATTATTCATAGTACCTTTTAAAACGCCTTCACCAGCAGATGCAGTATTAGCTGTAACTTTTTTGGATACGAAGCTAGAACCAGAACCACCGATTTTTAACCAATCGGAATCGGAAGCAAGTTTAGTTTCAATCCATTTATCGCGAGCTACGTCTTCATTTGCTGTATTACCATTAGCATCTAAAACAGTAAGAGTACATTCACGAAGGTCAGAATGATCTTCAGTATCATTACCACGGTTGTTCCAGATATTAACCACTAATGGAGTAGAAGGTTCTTGAGCTTTTACAGTACCAACAGACCAAGTGTCTACTGGGCTTGTATTGGCTTCATTATATAATGTAATTACTGGACCCAAATTTGCAGGCATGTAATTTACCTCCTATTTATACATAATAACCATTTACACGAATTTTGTAAGTCTTAGTACCAGGTGTAGCATTTACAGGTACAACAACTTTCAAATTCACTTTACAGTAGTTTTGTTTAGATGATGTAGTATTTTTATTACCATCATTAACTGTTCCTTTGATTGTGAAATCGCTGGCTGCAGTAACTGCTTCTGCTTGGAGATGTTTACCATCAGAACCACCTACAGGTGTCCATGTAGAAACATTGCCGTCAACTTTAGGTACGTTTACACGAACCCATTTACCAGCAACTAATTCACCGTTGGAAGAACCGTCAATATCAAGGGCTGTAATAGTTACATCTTTTAAGTCAGAAATAGCAGTAGAGCCATTACGATTGTTCCATACATATATAGAGAAAACAGCAGATTCATTACTTGCTTGAACAACGCCCGCGTCCCAGTTAGTAACAGATTTATCTGATTCATCCATAATAGTAATACTTGGAGCTGCCATGAATGCACTCCTCCTTTCTTTTCAAAATATTATATAAGTGTTATCACTTCGAATCTTGAAGGCTTGATAAGGCCTCATTAAGATGTCAAGTAATATCATTATATCATAATATATCATAATCTACTATTAAATTAACGTTACCAACATCAAGACCAAAATAGATGGAGATAATTTTTCTAAGATTTGCTTCTGTATTACCAGCTATATGCATATTAAAAGAAGCGATTTGAAAGAACGATGGGTTATTGGTATAGATCGTCACAGGTTTATTAATTTTAAAACAACCTGTAAAAGCTTTATTATTAATATAATTCGGATTGAAGTTCAGATTAGATATATCTATAGTACCTTTTACCTCTTCCAAATTAGAGCAGTTTTTAAATGTATGGATTAAAGTATTTGGATTTATTTTAACTTCTGATATATCTACTGTTCTTAAAGATGGACAATTAGCAAATAATCTAATAGCATTTCTTATAGCTAAAGTACCACCAGTTTTAAAAGTAAATGTAGTTAATGTAGGAGATCCAGCAAAAGCTTCTTCCATATTTATAAGGTTGCTACTTACAAACGTATTATTTTCAAATACTACATTATTAGCACTTCTTGCATTGTAGAACATTCTTATTGCACTAGTACATCTCCCAAAGTCTATATTCTTTACAATATTATGAATAGAATCATCGTTCATAAGAGTACCAGTAGTATCATTTTCCATAGAGAATCTATTAGCTGAGGTAGCATATACTTTAGAAGCAAAATAGTTTTTGACCCTAGTCTGATCTTCAGCGTCTAATATTCTACCACTAGTAGATGATGGTACGAATGCTACTTGATCAGGCCATGTAGGAGTTCCGCTAGGCATTCTTACACCTTGTATTTTAAACCAATCATCCAATGATTCGTATCTAATATTAATAAGGTAAGTAGCTCTAGCTTTAAACCGTTTATCTACTTTCTTTATAGTATATGGATTTGAAACTACATGTGTAAATTCCATATTATCTAAAAATGGATCACTAGCTTTATGATCAGGTAAGTTTGGGTCACCAGAAGGAGTTTCTTTATTTGCAAATAATTGCAAATCTAGTTTGAAGGAAAGAGAGATAGAACTCCTTCTTTCTGATCTCTCTTTTTTATTAATATTATTTTCCATAATATCTACTCAACGATCTTATATGTAATATCAGGTTTATCATCTCTTAGAGTATTTACATTAATAAACTCTGGTACAGTTTGAGTTTCTTTAAAGTAATTATCTTCTAATTGAGGATTTTTATAGATGGATTGATGTAGCGATTCGTAGTTATTCAATCCAATAAACTTAATATATACAATTTGCTCACGATAAATATTGGTAATATAAGTGATAAGGTTAGGCATATGAAGATCTGTAAGGTTGTTCATATCTTCAATGTATTCTTTAATCGAATTTGTAATATCGTCCAATACAGAAGAAGCTTCTTCTTTAGATTGGAATTTGATTTCAAATTTGAGAGAAAGATTAATCTTATCAATATTAGCTTCTTTATCGATATTATACATTTTAGAAGGTCCATATGTATTAAAGAATTTATAATCAATACCAAAGGAATCTTCTAATAAGAATGTAGCTTGTTGTATATATAATCTACGTTCATCAATCATCTCTACAAGTTTATTGATTCGTTCATTAGAGTTAAGATATGTATATCTTACTACAGGCATTTTATGAATTCTATATCCATAAGTACCAGCTTCTTCATCTTTACTCAAAGCAATATAAGAGTTATTGAAGTCACTATAGTCATAGAAGATATCCAAACCAGCATCACCAGCAGAATATACGTTTAATAAACTCCATCCATCTAAACCTGGAATAATATCGTCTAGATTTCCTTTCTTCTTATTAATCTCATAAGTCTTACCATACTCTTTATCTTCTTTAGCAACAAAGAAGAACTTAACTTTTACATTGGTAGGTAAGTAAGTACCTAGATCTTTACCATTCTTGATATTATGCATACCACTTGGTGAATAGATATAGGTATCTTTAGAAGAGATAATATCATTAAGTTTAAACTTAAATTGAAGATCATATTGATAACCATTTTGGTTATAACTCATAAGATTGGATTCTAGATATTTGAATGGGTATTCATTACCCTCCTTATCAGTTCTATAAAGAACAGCGTATACTTTGAAATTCAATTCAGAAATAGTAACGCCATCTTCTTCATATTTAACCAATTGGAAGTCTGTACCGATAGATTGATAACAAGTCATATCGATTTTGAATGTATTGTAATCGTCGTAGAATTCTCTATGAGCATGAACTGTAGTCGCTACGAATTGAATAAGAGACGAGTTATTTACATATTCAAAATATAGAGATCTATAATAATTAACAAGAGTTAAATAATACGATACATAGAATGGGCTCTTATTAATACACATTAGATATGGATTCATATATAAGAACCCATTATCATCCATACTATTAATAGTAGCCTCATCATCTGCAGTTACATTTCTAATTGTTCCAGTAACTGGATCTGCATAGAATTTAGCCCCTGGTTTGATAATCATATTACTCTTATTATTATTAGAGAATACATCAGAATCTAAGTCTGTCGTAATTGTATTAGTAGGGATAATATTATCCCCATCTTTCATCATGAGATATACATAATACAATCTTTCAATTTGATTATGAACTTTTCTTAATAGATATAATCTACAATCATCCCGTTGAAGAGAGTTAAAGAAGTTATCCAAATCCGTATAAGTGGAAATAGATCCTCTAGATAATGCTTCAGCAGGAATAGCTTGTTTCAATTCATCGATAGTAAGTTTATCATCACCATATTGAGAATCTGATGCACTCATAAGGACTAGATACATACCCATATAAGGATACTTATCAGATTTATAAGACATCAGTTCTTGATATTGATTTAATTTGAAATTACACTTACTACCAAGAGTTGTAAATACATGAACTGTGATTTCAGCATTTCTTCTTGGTTGGTTTTCTCTATTAAATCTTAGACGGATTGTTTTCTCGTCTAGATACATGTAGTTGATGAAGTTCTTATTAGTATCTGTTGTATAGTCATACAAACCATCATAAATTGGTTCATAATATACAGCTTCTTTATAAGTACCGTCTTCTTGTTCTTCGGAAACCATTACATAGAAATATGCTAATTGGTCTTCAAATGTGAAGTTTAAGATCTTAGTTTCTAATGGGTTATTTACAATAATCTTTTTATAGATTTGAGTATGAGTAACCTGTCTGATAGTAGTCTTAATAGAGATCATTCTATCACCAGAGATATTCACAGCTCCTAAATATGGTAAATATGGATTAGTAACTGTAGATAATTTGTTTGTATCAGTTAATTCATATGCAGCAGTATATAATACCTCACCAGTAGGAAGATGGTGACGTGTTACTATGATATCATAATCTAATACATATGGATATTTTGTAGTTTCACCAATATAGAAGATATACTCTTTGTCGATAACAAATTTGTTATTCTTCATATTGGCAACCATTTGAGATTCAGGTAAGTTGATGGTTACTTCTATCTGTGCTGGTTTAGCTGTAATACTATTAATACCTAATGCTAATGCATGAGAGATTACGTTTCTTTCATATTTAGCTTTTGTAGGAATAGCCTCCATAGAATATTCGGAAGCCATAATAGCAGTATTCTCTGCTAAGTTACCAAAGATAGAAGATAAATAACCATAAACACCTAATACCAAAGTATCTTCTGGTATATCGATATACTTAGCCTTTAATCCTTCTATAAAATCAGTTACTTTATAGATATCTGTACTAAGTATATTAGTAGTATAATATGCCATGTCTTCTCCTATTCAGTTCCACGTCTAAACCACTTCTTAATCCCAAGATTTTTATTAGAAGATTGATAATTACCTTTATTAGTAGCAAGTACTTGAGGAGGAGATTCTGGTTCATCTTTGCCCCATTTAAGCAATGGTAATTTATATCCTCTCCAGTCTGCTTCTTTAGGGAATACGATATATGGGTAGTCAACATTTTCACCAGATGGTGCACCAATCTCTTCATCCCAGATATCGACCTCATTTTCTGGAGGTGGTGCTGTAACACTACCTTTCTTCCATAAAGAAATCAATGAGTTGAAATCGCTTAAGATATTAGGTTCCATATCTTCAAAGAAACCACTCAATTTAAATCCAATAGTAACTTTTAAAGGACCTGATTGAGGGATTTCACTAAATGAAGATCTAGAAATTGATTTAGGGAATACTCCTGTAAATTTGGAGAAATGTAAAATAGTTTCTCCATCATCATCTACTAGGAATCTATATACACTCATATGTGAATATAGTATCTTATTAATAATATATGATTTCTTAGGAGGGAGTAGTCCTAGCCACGATAATTGTCGTGCAATATCATATGTTTTAAAATAGTTATAAATTTCTAAATATCTAGTATCTTCAAACTCTACGCTGAAGTCAATATTTTCATCAGAACTAATAGAAGATTTAGGATATAAGATTCTAGAGCCAAACATATTTTGTGCAGTTTCTAGTTCATCTACTGCAATATCTGGAATATCTATATTAGAGGTTTTTCTATTACTTAAGATTCTAACAAATGGGCAGGATCTAGTAGAACTACCATCCGATGCACCATAGCATAGATTTTCTAAAACCGTATATAAATATCCATGGTTATATAACCAATTAAAATATGGAATCTGACTAGCTTCTGCAGATAACCAACCAGATTTAGATTTGTCATCTGGGCTGCCATCATTATATCTTAAGATGGGAAGATCTGGTTTGGTAAAGAATACATATTCTCTTGCACCCTGAACATGATTGAAAGGGTCTAGTCTTGGAAGTCTATAAAATGTAGACCAATATTTAAGGTCATCTACTTCATATATACCATTTGCCCTCATAGTTCTTCTCATGTCTGAGTCATGAGCTAGTATATCTGATTTTAATTTAGTTATATCCTCATTATCGTCATTAGCACGACCCCACATATGCATAACAGCATCGTCGGCAGTACTATCTATAGGACCTAGATCTTCTCTATATTCAGTATCTCGTGTTATTTCGATAAAGTCTTTAGGATCAGCCACTGTCTCACCACCTAAACAAAAAAATACAAAATTTATTATACATATGTCGGAGAGGGTACTATTTAATCGGGGCTGTAATGAGCTAATCCTATGACATTATCGTAATTATCTTCAGTGATAATTATATCGATATAATTACTTTTATAATTTTCAGGAGGAAATATTTCATGCATGAATATAAGACTCTATTATCCGAAGCGGATATGGGACCTTTAAAAAAGGTTTTATCCTTGATGGATTTAGACTTTGATGAATTAAAACGTGGAATTACTGGTACTATTAATGGCGGTAATTCTACTGGCTTCCAAATGCGTTCTAATATCGCTAAAGAAGCAAAGGGTTTAACAGCTGTATTCCCTGTATTAGTAAGTGAAGCCGTATCTGTAGAACAAGCTCAAATGATTGCAAAAGCTGCTGAACGTAAATATGTAACAATGTTCCAAATGTTATTTGCAGCTAGCCAAATTACAGATGCTAAAAGTGCTCAAACTTATTTAAAGAAATTCCATAATAATATCACTTCTTCTTTAGATCTTAGTGATATGACTGTAGATGATGTAATTGATTTCGCTAATAAATTGGATGAAGCTGTTCAGACAACAGCCCTAGATAATGCTCGTATTACAGAAGCTACTAAAGCTGTATTGGAAGATTTAGCTTTCAATGAAGATTATACAAGAGTATTAGCTGAAAATCTAAATCCAGTATCTTTGAATAATTATAAAATCAAAACTGTATTTGGTGATTACAAAGCTATTCAATTATCTGAAGCTGATGATGATGATTATTACACGACTATGGATACTACAGCAAGTACTGAGCGAGATACTGTAGATATTCATGACAAAACCACTGTAAGAACAAGATCCACGACTACTTCTAGAAAAACTCCTATCACAGCTAGAGATCGTGCAGCTACTTTAAAAGATAAAAATGCTACTCTTAAAGACAAAGCAGATATCATCTCTAAACAAATTATTGCTACCGATATCAAAAAAGCTAATGAAGCTACTCCAAGCTTAATGATCATTAACTTTGTAACTCAAGCAGATGGTCGTGATAATGAAATCGTTAATACCGCAGTTATTGGTGTTAAATGTGTTATTCATTACATTTCTTCTTCTGAAATGATGAACCGTATGGTATTGAAAAACACTGATAGACGTGGTCTATTGAATTTAATCCGTGCTACTACTGGTGAAATTCAATTCTTCCGTGATTTCTTATTTGCTGTTGATCGTGCTAAGATTGATGCTGTAGCGAAAACCAATAAAGGTTCTAATTCCCGTATTTGGAAAATGCTAGAAATCCGTGCTAATCGTGCTAAGATGAATAATACTGCTCGTGCTGATAATGCAGCTTGTGCAGCTATCACTATGCTAGTATTATCTAAAGCAGAAGTTGAAATCATTAAACAAAGTTATAGATTAGATCTCTCTAAAGCATCTAATATGCTTTCTGTTATGAAAGGTTATAACTTTATTGGTGTAGCTATTATTGACGAAGTAAATGAAAAAGTAGACTTCTTATATGACGATGGCACTAAGAATTTTGAAACTATTTCCTTCATGAGTCTCGAAAGAGAACAAGGTGCTGGGGAATATAAGAAAATGATTAATACGTTAGTAAAAGGGAGATAGTATAGATGCTTACATATCAAGTTGGAGTTGGATCCTTAACTGAAGAGGATATGACTAGTACTGTTAATGATAAGCCTACTAGTATGAATCCTCCAAGATCCAACGGCACTGTAAATAATATTGGACCTAAACAGTCTGATCTTAATGTAAACTTTGACGATGGTGATGGTAATTCTAATCCTAAACCAGCTAACCCAATGGGTAAAGTTGCTTCTACTGTAAATATGGTTAAACCTAGTGCTCCAACTAATAACCCTAGCAATAACGTTGCTAACCCTATGAACAATAATAATTCTAATAAACGTGTAGTTGGAGAAGAAGTTATGACAAAAGAATTCAAACAAATTGTCAGCGAATATATGGATATCGCTGATTATAAAACAACGACTCGTTTGTATAATTTAGATGAGGCTGAACAAAATACAGTTTTGCTTTCTCTTACAAACAAATTATACCAAATGATCGTAGCTAAAATTGATGACGTTGAGAAAGGCGATATCCCTAAGTCTCGTGGTGATATCACTCGCCTTCCTAAATACGCTCAATTAAAAGAGTGTGCTAAAACTCTTACAGACATCTTTGAACAATATAAAGAAGATACAACTCCTGTTAAAGTTATCGAAAATGCAATTGATAACTTGGAAGATAACTCTGACGTATTCGTTCAATCCTATATGGCTAAAGTTGATTTCGGTATCATGTTATATGAATCCGTTACACTAGCAGTAATCGGTTCTTTATCTTATATGATTGCTTGCTGTATTGAATACGTTAAAGATCCTAAAAATGATGGTCTTACTATTGTAATGGATAAAACTGGTGTTGCTAAAGTAAAAGAACATTTGCTTTATGAAAACCTTGTTAAATTCAATGAAGCTTGTAGAACTAACGATGTAGAAAATGCTATTCGTCCATTGATTAAAAACAGAACTCAAAACTTGTTTGGTGTTGGTGGTCTAGTATTAGTTAAAGGTGTATTGATTGCTGTTCCAGTGATTATTGCTTTAATTCCTTTGATTAAAGATTTAGTATACTACTTCTTTGCTGCTCGTCAACGTGTATCTGTATATTTTGATATTCAAGCAGACTTGTTAGAAATGAATGCTAACGAATTAAAAGATAATCCTAATATCACTACTGATGCTGATAAAAAATCTGTAATTCGTAAACAACTTCAAGTTGCTAGAACATTCCGTCAAGTTGCTGATAAATTAGCTGTTGAAGCAAAGACTGCTGAAAATAAAGCTGATAAAGAAATCAAGAAAGATAATAAGAAATATCGTATTGATGATGTAGAAACTAATCCTTCTGAAGTATCTGATGGTCCTTTATTCTAATAAGGGGGTAATCAGATATGCTAGTACTTGGTAAACAACCTGACAAATCTTTATTAGAAAAGGATGAGTTTAATATTGATTGGATGCTTCAAGGACCTGAAGTAACTCCAGAAATGAAAAAAGATATCTTAACATCTTTAGAAGATTATGGTTTTAAAATTCCTAAGGATATTGTATCTTATATCATAGCTCACTATAACTACGCCCCATATAGTAAAAATAAATTTGATGTAAAAGATCATAAATGCATTCAATTCAAATATTTCTTAAATTTTGAAAATCCTATGTATTTAACAGCTAAGGAAAGTGCATATCATTTATATCAATTCTATTGTAATGGCGAAAATAGTGAATCTGGAATTTCTCCATTTGAATTAAGTGAATTGTATCCTATCGCTTGCACAGTTAATGACGCATTAATTTGTGCAGACTCTAAAGGCGCAATCCATTTATATTATTTGGATTCCGACGAAGTTATTAAAGCTGCTAATACATTAGATGAATTCTTATCTAATTTTTATATTAATGATGAATGCTAACAGGAGGAAATAGAAACTATGTTTAAAAGAGCTCCTATGAGCACAGCTGAGTTGATCAAACGCAACTTAGAACAACAAGCTCTTAAAGAGGAATCTATTAACCTTTATCCTGATATTGATAAAGACTTAACTGATGACTTTGATTTTTATAAAAAATATACTAAAGCTCAAGATAAAGTTAAACTTGATAAAGATCTTGTAGACCAATTCTCTGAAACAGTAAACTCTAAATTATTAGAATGCTGTTTATACCAAGGGATGTTGAAACCTGTTCTTAAAGAACAATTCTGCAATTCTCATGAAAGAAAACTTGGTAAAACTTTGGTAAGAAACTTCATTAAAGAACATGGTGCTTTTAACCTTGTGCAATCTTTAAAACATAAAAGTTGCTACTTAAATGAATGGTATGACGCTATCAAAGGTTATCATACTGCTATGATGAATGAAGCTAAAGAAATTGCTCAAGAAGGAATTCCTGCAGCAGAATTATTTGATATCGAAGATGATACTATTAAAAACTTTGTATTCGATACAAAAAGTATTATCCCTAAAGATATTACTAAAATGATCACTTCTCGTGTAGAAGATGCTGTTAATGATTTCATTGATCAAAATAAAAAACAAAAAGAAGAAATTAAGAAGGTTTATGAAAAAGCTAAAGAAAAAGTAGCATCTTTAAAAGATACTATCGATCCTAATGATCCTAGCTTCCAAGATTTCAATGGTGACCCAAATACAGAATTAGATCCTAAATATGGTGATCAAGTACAAGAACAAGCTATGGCTATGGTTCGTGGTAAACAACGTGCTTTCCGTGAAGAAGCTACTTCTGTATTCAATATTTTAACTAAAAATACTTTAGAAGCTATTCATAGAAATCAAGCTATTAGAGAATCTTACTCTGTAGGAATGACTGGCAGATTGGATTTCCAAAAAGCTATCAATGACACAAAAGTTATGTATTCTTTCTTAGAATGCTTGAATACTTTAGGTATCTTAGATCTTAATGAATCTAGCTTGTCTAAACTTCTAAATGATATGAAGACTGCTATTCGGGAAGAAAACTCTGTTACCAACATTGCTCCAAGCAATCCTTCTACTTCTGGTAATGAAACTCCTGGTGGTACTATGACTGTTAATACAAATAATGCAGCTCCTACACCAAAAGCGCCAACTTCTACGACTAGCAATAGTGGTACAGAAGGTAACACATTAGCTGATTAAACAAAAAAAAATAAGAGCAGAGTCATTACGACTCTGCTCTCATATCTTATTCATTATCAGGAATTTCTTCTTGATTATTTTCTTTTAGCCATTCTTGATATTCTTTCTCAAAAATAGCTAATCTCATTTTTCTAGCATACTTTTCTTGAGAGATTAAAGGATTCTCATCAATGATAATAGGTATATCTAGAATGAGATTGAGCATGTTTTTAAGCATAATATACTACCTCCTTTAAAATCTCATAAATACTAGATATTAATTATAGAAGACCAGATACTAGTTTAGAAACTTCTTCTGCTTTATCACGGTTTTTATACCATTCTTCTGCAGTTGTGATAGCTTTATCTACAATGTAAGATCCAGCTACTACACCCATACCAACAGCAGCACCTGTTACAACACCTTCTACAAATGCATCACGCATTTTATTGCTTTTATCTTCTTTAATATCAGCTGCAACTGCATCAGCAATTTTTTCTGCTAATAATGCTTTTACTTTAGCATCCTCAGCTACTTGTTGTTGTTCTACTTTTGTTTCATTTAATTTATCGAGTGTTTCTTGCTTAGTCATTGTTTGTACCTCTTTTTCTTTAACATTGTTATTTTGAATTTGTTGTTGTTCTAAAGCAGCTTTCTGCTCGGATCCCATAGCCAATGCTGGGTTAACAACTTTGGCTTCCATTACTGGAATTTGAACTACTGTTTGTGGCTGTTGAATATTTAATGCTGGATTTTGTAACCCATTATTAAATCCAACTTGTTGCTCTTGTTGCTGAGCTGCCATTTGGATCGCTGCATTTAACTCATCAATACTTCCTGTGAAGTATTTTGGTTTAGCAATAAACCCATTGTTTTGTTGCACAGAAGAATCCTGTGTCGTTTCTTCTTCAGGAACAGCGTTAGTAATCTCTACCTGAGTTTCCATAACTACTGGTTCCTCAACAACTTTTGTTGTTGTGCGTTTACTACGACGAGTTGTCGTTTTCTTAGCACTTTCATCTTTTGTTGAAGCTTTCTTTGTTGCCATGTTTGCAACTCCTTTCTAATTAGTAAAAAAGCTTAAAATCTAAATAGACTTACGTCTAGAAATCCCTCTACTGGATTTCACTATTATAGTATATAATTATAACTCATATTAGTATGGTATTTTACACAATATATCGGGTAAGGGAAATTAATCCCTTACCCATTATTGATTTATATATTGATTAGATAAACGCCTCTGGAGATCTTATTGCATGTAAATAAGAATCCTAAATTTCTAGAACTGGTTAGATAACTGAGTTCCTCATTGTTTAAATCAGCATATCCAAATTGATTAATCATATTAGCTATAGCGCTATTGATAATAGTGAAGATATTGATATCATTATCTTCTTTTGGATATAGGTAAATATGAAGACTATTTGTATATGGCTCTTCTATAACCTTATAATTAAAATATCCCGTTTTGTAAGGTTCAGAATTATCTAATACAGAAATTAGATTATCTGCTCCCAAAACTTTACTACGAAGAAGTTTTATTTTAATAGAAGTGCACAAATTAAGATTATTGGAAAAAATATCTGCTGTTTCAATATTGACTAATCTACTCATTACTTTAACATCCATCCTTTATTAAATAAATTAAATTTTATTCTCCAAAGAATTTAATGTCATTTTGCCCAAGTCTTTTAGAAATAGATTTGTATTGATATTTGTTATATAGCATATTCATATACCTTAGAGTTATTTCGATTCTAGGAAGTTCCGAATAGTATTTATTAAAACTGGAACTGATAACGATAGAATCATCTATCCAAATATTGCCGTTATACATATCAGAATATTTCTTTTCTACGTTATCAAAATCTGGTTTTGATAGAGGACGTATCATTCCCATCTCTGCTAACATCTTTTCTTTAACATTAAAAACGTTAGGAGTTTTGAAATAAGCATTATAATGTACTTGGCAAGGTGTATAGATCAAAGACTCTAAAAAATCGAAGTCCTGAGTAGTTTTAAATTGCTTCATAAATTGTCTATCAGACGCACCTGTAATAGAATATATTTGGATAAATCCTGGATTAGATCTAGCATTAGAAAGAATATTATTCCCTTTGCTTTGAATAAATCTAGCTCTAGGTCTAGGACTACCTTCTGGATTCTCATATATTACCACATATAATTCATGCATATAATACATCTGTTGAAGCATTTGATTTCTAGTATTAATAATATCATCCATTTTGGATTTATTAATTTTATATTGGTCTATCATCCAAGAAAGTCTCTCTTGATAATCCTTTGGGATGTGAGAGTACTTCTCTTCATACAGTTTCGCTTTTTGCTTTCTAGTCTTTATTTTATCTCACCTCCCTGAAATAAGACAAGATTACTTAGTAGTATTAAGATATTTAAAAAACAAAAAAGAAAAGCATACTGCAATTAAGCAGTATGCCTGTATTCTTTCTATCTTATAATATTTCCATATTCATCTAAATGAATACCACGTCTAGCTAAAGATTCTACAACTAGTCTATCTAGTTCTCTTTTATTCTCTAGAAGTAGTTCGAGCTCTCTATTAGTAATAGCTACATTTCTTCTTACTGTATCAGAATACATATAAAGTGCTCCAGCTCCAAAAAGGAATCCCATTAGAAAAGATGAGTTCATATCATTGTCTCCTTAATCTACACACTATAAAATATGATAACCTCATAATTATAGTATATAAATATTATAAGAATTACATGATAGAACCATTACCAGATTGGTTGCCGCCCATATTATTCCAAGCAGCATAGATAGAACCTAAAGCTCTTGACCAAGTATGAACTAATCTATCTTTTACTGTATTAGAACCAAGACGTGTTAACCAATATAGTTTTACATATCTAAGCATATTAGGTTCAGCGATATTAACACCGCACATATTAGCAAGATAATCTAATTGTGCTGGGTTACCAATCATATCATTATCACCTTTACCAGTAGCCATAGACATGATATCGTATAAATCTTTAATTGATAACTGAATTGTTACTTGAGTAGGCAAACCATCTTGTGTCCATCCTTGTAAATCACCACGTTGAATAGAACAGTTTGTAATAATACCCATATCGACGTGGAACATGGATTTATAGAATGCACGAACTAAGAATGGAGATACATATGTATTATCACCAGCAGATCTAGGCATAACAAATCCTAGTATATGACAAAGTGGAACATATATATTCAAATAGATTGATAATACATCACAATCTGGAGAGTCTAGTTTTATCGTTACATCATATGAGCGCATAAATGAAGAATCTGCCCAAATTTCAGGGAAGAACATTTTACCGCCAGCCATCATAGTATTAACATGTTTCCACATAGAACCAAGAATACCACCAAGACCACTAGTATCGCTAGAACCTTTTTCTAGATCTGCTTCTGGTTTTAAATTCATATTAGTTACACCAGATGCACCACCCAATAAGAAGTTAATTTCACGAGCCATATCTGATACTTGATTAATCTTATTAGCCAACTGAGATTGAGTTGTATTATTAGAGAAAGATTCTTGTACTTGTGTTTCTGAGTTAATGTAGAAGGATACAGATCCTCTATGATAACCCGCAAACGGATGCTGAGATGCTAAACCCCAGTCAAAGTTACCTAGCTTATTCTTTTCTCCATTAGCACCATATTCTATTTCTACATCATTGATATTTAACAATGCTGCAACAGATCTACACATTTGGTTTACTGCAAAGAAATAATCTTCTGGAGTAGCCTTGAAGTTATAATACCTACCAGATTGGTTTACAAGTTTATTTACATCAGATTCACTGACTTCACCATGATTACTACTGATAGCAGATACAATCTCCTTTTGAATTTTATCTTTTTTATCACCCTCATAACCTTGAAGGAAGTTAGCTACACCAGCTTGTAGTACCATAATAGGAGCACGGCCTACAATCTTCTGAGCAAACTTTCTACCAAAAGAAGCATCATTGTTGGTATTATCTATTCTATTATCGCATATAGGCATAAATTGATAAGGCATACCAAATACTGTTCTAATATTCTTTACTGTCATCTTATTCATATTATTAATAAAATCATCAATGGCATTGAATGCTTTGGTAAATCCTTCTTTAAAAGATTTAATCTCACTCATCAAGTCTTTGTATTGAGCTTCAGATGCAACCTTTTGCATATCTACATCTTTAAACTTACCATCTTTATTTTTATAAGAGAACTCACCTAATGCTACTCTATACTTATTACCATCAACGTCTTTGATATTAGCATAACCAGAAGAGTCAATAGATTCTACTCTAAATGTAGTGCTATCAGCTTTTGCAGATTGTGGGATATCTAAACCATTAATATCTTTCTTGACGCTTTCGTTAATCTTAACAGTAGTCCCTTCTAATTGAAGATCTAAGTCATCATTATTTTGTTTTTCATCTCCAGCAAACGCTTGGAGGTTTAATCTCATCATTTTTTCTGCAAGAAGATCTTCATCTATCTCAATCATTTTACTAAGTCTATCTGTTTTTAAAATATATCTTCCAGCGATAGTTTTATACCAACCATCTTCTTCAGATATAATTTCTACAGTTTTACCTTTATCTAAACTATTCACCACATTACCAGTAGCAGATGGTCTATCCATTACTAGCACTGGGGCATTGATTTTATATAATTCAAACATTTTATGTCCTCCTAAATACCTTAGGTTTATTACAAAAATGTCAGGGATAGCATTTCTGCTATCCCTGAATAGTTTATCTTAAAGCAATACTGTTCATATTGTCAATAATTGATTGATAGTTACTAATATCGGTTGTACCGACTCTATTAAAGTTACCCTCTACACCTGTACCCGCACCAACTGCAGAAGCTGCCATTGCTCCTACACCAGCTCCAGATTGAGGCATAGCCGCTCCATTTACGTTAGCCTTAATACCTTCTTTTGCAAAAGTATTTGCTAATTGAACGATAGCGGATAGCAATTCATTAGTTTTAGATTGTTCTTTAATAAGCTTATCTAATTTAGCTCCTAAATCACTAGAACCAGCAGCTTGTGCACCAGAAGTTCCAGATACACTGCTAGATGGAGTATTATATTTAGGATCGTTTGATAATGTTTTAATTGCATCAGCTCTACTCATTCCATGAGTATTCATTAAGTAATTAATATCATTATCAGAGTATGGAATTCCATTTGGTGCGATTCCATTATTAGAAGCTTCAACACTAGTCTTAGCAATAGGGAGATTAAAGTTAGAGGATTTTAAACCATCTAAATAGCTTCTACCATAAGATTTAATACTACCCCATGCGTTAGATGCAAGGTTCTTAAACATAGAACCAAATCCTCTACCAAATGTAGATGTTTTGCCTCTACCGAATCTAGAACCTACACTCTTAGGAATTTGTTCATGTAAACCATACATGCCTTCATCGATACCTCTGTTAGCAGTATAGTCTACTTTGATTCTTGTACTACCTCTACCGTATTTAGAGATGCTCATAAATCCAGGAGTGGTAGGAGAACCGTATTTTCCTTTACCAGCATTACCAGATGCCAACCCTTCAATAGAATATTGACAAGGGTCAACAGCGCCAGACATGCCAGCACAAGATTGGTCACTTGTTACAGTGTAGTGTAAGTGAGGACCAGTACTTGCACCAGTGTTACCAGATTTAGCAACAATAGTACCAGATACTACTCTATCACCTTTAGAAACTAATGCTTCAGAAAGATGGGCGAATAAGTGGTACATGCCACGACCATCTTTTACTACTACAAAGTTACCATAACCACTATTAGCTCCACCTTGAGAACCAACATCGTCAACTTCACCGTCAACAGGAGTAGGAACTGGTGTTCCCTCTGCAACGCCTAAGTCAATACCATTGTGATTAGTAGAACCTACACCACCAGGACTCTCGCGAGGACCAAATGGCGAAGTAATAGGAGCTCCAGCCATACCAGCTTGAAGAGCTGCTGCTGCAGAACCAGTTTGAGGAGTGGATACAGATCCACCACCACCAGATTGAGTTCCACCAGAAGATCCACTCTTATTACCAGAGTCCATGCCTAAAATACTACTGAATGGATTTTCATCACCAAATAAGAATTTGAGACTTCCACCAAATACTTTAGATGCAGAACCCATAATACTAGAACCAAGCATTTTTGTCATTTTAGACAATGGAGCAGCCATTCTTTCTGCCATACCAGTGATTCTTCCGAAGAATCCTTTACTATGGTCATTACCAGAAGAGGCTTTATTAGCTGCAGCTGCTTGAGCTGCCGTCTTAGCTCTATTTTCTTTTTGTGCTTGAGTAATAGTAGGAGCAAATGCTGGTTTGATAGTAGGGTTAGTTAATGTAGCAGAAGGAGAAGAAGTTTTCCATGGGTTAGAAGTAGAAGTACTCATAGAAGGACCTGCTATAGCTTGAGAAGCATTCAAACTTAATTGTTGAGGTCCTGCACCCATACCAAATCTAGCTTTGATATGTTTACCTTTGCCAGAAGTTGCAAGTGTGCCTTTACCAGCTAAAATAGCTTTTGCAGATGCAATACGTCTAGGATAACTAGCTGTATCGCCAGATACTTCAAAACCTTTTTCCCAAGTAATAGTAGCTTCTTCAATAGATTGACCAGCCATAGCTTGTACGAATTGGTTATAATATCCACCAGGTCCGATTTCGCTCCATAGATATTCTAACTGAACTGATAGATCACTCCAATTTTTACCTTTAGAACTTGCCAATGCTTGCAATTTAGAAGCACGGTCATTTAACCATTGGCAGATACCAAGAGCACCAATTTCATTTTTAGCTGCTGGGTTATATTCAGATTCTGCTTCAATATTACCACAAATAGCAGCTGCTTGAATATCGCTTAAACCTTTAGATTTCAAGAAATCAAAGATTTGTTTAGCATTTGCCGCAGTATCACCATTCACAGCATTGTTAGATCCATCAGAAGAACCACCACTACTAGAGGAAGTACTACCAAAGGATAATGCATTAGTAAATATCTCAGCAACTTTAGCAAATCCGCTTAAGAAACCAGTCGCACCAGAACTACCACTAGAGGAACCTCCAGTTGCTTTACTTGGTTGACCTGGATCTCTCTTACCGAATTTAGCATTGTCTATTAAGGACATATTTGGTTTACCAGATGGGATAGCAGACATAGCGCCATTCATACCATTAACGTATTCATCAATAGATGCACCAAAGTATCCATTCTTTTTCAATCGACTTGCAAAGTCAGATACATCTGTAGATCCACTTAAGGAAGGATCATTACATCTATTACAATACCATGCATAATATTCAGCCCATTCTTCTTCATTTCCGAAGTGCATGTAGTAGTTACCACCATCAGGTTGTTTATCTTTAGGATCTCCAGTAGGTTCGTTTTGAGTCATACCACCGAAGTTATAGTTTTCTCTAGCTAATTGAGAAGAGAATGCACCAGATTCATGATACCATTGAGCGAAGATTAACTTAGCATCGATGCCAGTCTTAGGAGCAACCCAGTTAGCTAATGCCCACATTTTATCAACAGAAATAGAACCGCCTCTACCGTATCTATATTTACCTGTACCGAAATGGAAGTTTCCAGCTTTTAAAGAAGAGGAACCTCTACCATATCTTACAGATTTACCAGAACCATATCGTTTAGATCTAGCACTGATTGCTACTGTAGATTTAGATAGAATATCATTTGCTTTATAAATCTTATTAGGTTGACGAGTTTCTGGGTCTTGAACAATAACGTTTCCGTTAGCATCAATACCAGTAGCTGTAACATAATGAGGATTTTCAGCAAATGGAGTTCTGTTAGATTCACCAGCAGTATCTTGACCCATCAATACTACAGGATTACCTGCTTGTAAAGATCTCTTAATAGAATCATTATCATAAAGTGTATCTGTTTCCATACCAGCTTTACTCATGAAGCTATTAAAGAATTCAGGTCTTGTACCACCATTGGTTTCTTTGAATCCACCTTTAATAGCATATTGAGCAGCCATTCTAGGATCTACATCAACACCTAAAGAAGATAGCGCATTAACAGCAGATACAGGACCACAACCAGAATCGGCCATAGTTTGTGCTTCAGAATCGCCAGGAGCATTGAATGGCATTGAGTAATTAGAATCTAGTTGAGAGTAGAAGTTGCCTTTACCATATCTAGAAGTTTTGCCTTTGCCACCACCGATACCAAAGAAGTTCATAAGACCATCTTTGGCTTCTCCAATCGTGTCAGCAGCTTTGCCTGCTTTATCTTTAAGCCAATCTGCACCTTGTTTAGCTTTATCAGCAATATTAGAAACTCCAGAACGAACTGCATCGTATGCATTGCTTGCACCTTGTTTAAATCCGTCCCATAATTCTAAACCTTTATTCTTAGCCCACTCTAAATTGTTGCCAACGAAATCTTTGAATTGGTTTGCTTTATCAACAACCTTTTCTACGACATTCTTAGCACCAGTTTTAGCACTCTTGACTAAACTGCTTAGAGTATCTTTAGCACTATCAACGTTTTCACTAAAGGAAGAAGATTTTTCATCTTTCCCTCTAGGTTTTTGTCTTCTTAATTCGTCTAATTCTTTTTTACCAAAGCCAAATGCAGGGCCAATGTATTCAATACCCATTTCAAGTACTAAATCTTCTGGAATGATAACACCTAAGATTGGGATAGCTGCACACATTGCTGTTACAACGCCAGATACGATTTTCATACCAGTGCTAGCAGTACCCTCTGAAAGTTTAAGCATTTCATCTGCATTATTATAGCCATGATAGAAGTCTGAAACTATGCCACCAACAATAATAACTGCTGATACGATAGCACCAATACCAGTAGAAGCAGCAGCAGCTTCTGCACCTTGTCTCATTAACTTAGTAGCAGCCCTAGCAATATTTGCAGGTTTCGCAGCTCTTTCTAAAAGTTTAGCTCCGAATCCTTTCACAGAATTAACAGCTTTAGCAGGAAGAACAGATTCTAATTTATTAGTAACTTTAATAATACCATCTTTAAGCTTAGCTAATAGAGCTTGAATAGTAGCACTTTGAGATTCAGACTTAGCTGCAGCATCAGTAAGATCAGATCCTACTTCTTTTGCAAAACCTAAAGCGTCTTTACCTTTTGCTACTAAAGAACTCATTCCTTTACCAGCAGCACTTAAAGCTTTAGTATCGATCATAGCATGATACATATCACTTGGGATAGAGGAGAAGTCTCCATTAGCGATATCATAAGCAGCAGCACCAGCTGCACCCATTTTACCAACACCACCACCAAGTTTACCAATTAGAGCAGATGCTCCAAGAGATGCACCAATACCACCAAGAATACTTCCAGTACCTTGTTGTGGATCAGTTTGAGACTGACCAGTCATACCAGAAGTTTGAGGCTCAGAAGCACTAGCAGAACCTAGTCCAATGCCTAATGCACCAAGACCTGCAAGAGCAGCTCCTAACTTACCTTTGCCTTTAAGTCTACTAGCAAGTTTACCAATCATCCCAGAACCACCAGAAGTAGCAGCTTGAGAAGCAGCAATTTGTTGAGCTTTGGCTAAGTTTTGAGCACCAGATTTAGAGAATTTAGCTCCAAGCTTACTGAATGCATAATCACCTACTGCTTGACCACCTAGGTCTAGAGCAAAATCTCCAAGATCAAAATCTTGACCATTTGCCATTCTATAAGCTTGCATAGCAGCAGCGCCACCTAACCAGCCAGCAGGTTTGCCAAGTCTGTTTCCTAAGAATCTACTAGCAAGCATACTACCAGTACCCATTGCTAAGTCACCAGGAAGGGCAGATAAGCTTTCTTGAGCAGCAGCTTCATCTCCAGTAGCTTTATTGTAGATATATCTACCACCATCAAATAACCCATAGCCTGCTACACCACCTAAGCCTTTAGCAGCTGTAGATGAGAAGAATTTACCAAGCTTACTTTTCATATTACCTAAGAAGGAATTACCAGCACCAGCAGCTCTAGCAGCAGCTTCACCAGCTTTTGATTTTAGAGAAGAAGGAATCAATCCGTCTGCCATAGATTTTGCACTATTCCAAACAAATCTGCCTAAATCTTTAATACCCTCTTTGATAACATTTTTTAAATTACCAGCCATTTTTGCAATTGCACCAGCAATCATTGGGCCTATTAATGGAATAGAAGATAGCATACTCATCATACTAGCAAATGGGCTACCAAATAAAGAGTCTAATAAACTACTACCAGCAGCTTTAGCTTTTTGACCGACTTTAGATGCACCAGCACCAATTTTCTCAGCGATTCTTTCTAATGCAACAGTAGAGCGTTCTTGCAATTGAACCTTGTGTTGGTTCTTAGCATTTATTTCTCTATTGTGTTTATTAGGAATCTCCATTAATTGACCATCTGCAGAAGAGATAGCATATTCTTTAGTATCACCGTCACCAGTAGGAACGGTTGTTATACCATTAGCACCAGCTCCCATACTAGCAGCACCTTTAGAACTAGACATATTTGCTCCAATGATACTAGAAGCAGATAATGCTCCCATATCTTTAGCAATTTCATCTTTAGTTCTCATATCAGTAGCTTTAGAAGAAGTAGATACATCTTCTAATCCATCAGAGGATTTATTGTTGTCTCCTCCTCCGAATAAACCACTGAATAGACCGCCAGCTTTAGAACCACCGCTAAATAATCCTTTAGCCATACCAATGATACCACCGCCTGCATGGTGTTCAATAGAATCATCTAGTTTTTTACCATGAACGGCTTTAAATGTCTCTCTAGCTCCTGGGGCTAAACCGATCTTCTCTGCCATACCAAATGGAAGGAAAGATTTAGTTATCATTGGAATTACTGCATTGGTAAAGTTTTGAAGTGCATTCAATACTTCACCTTGACGTTTGTCTATTTTTTCATTAGCTTTTTCTAGTTTAACAAAGAAACCTTTACGATCATCATATAATGCATCATAGAAACCTTTCTTGACAGCATCAGTCATGTCTTTAGCCCCACCATTTCCAGTAAGGAAATTATAGAGTTGAGTCATGTCTTTATTGCCAAGATTATTATCTTCAGCTTCTGTTTCATCTAGTCTAGCATTTAAGGACATACCTTTACGTTTTTGCAATTCATTTACACGGCTACTCAATACTCTGGAAATAGCTTCCATTTCCTTAATAGCAGCTTCATCTCCTCGCACAACTCTGAGGTATAGTTTTCTAAAGTCATCTTGTTCGATGAGAGGATTTTCAATACCTCTAGTTAGTCCTTTATATACCTTATCAGCTATTTCATAAATAGCAGATTTATTATCTTTAGAATTGAATACTTTGGCAGCTTCTTGAGCTCTAGCAACTTTCTTTTCACCAGCTTTTAGAGTTTGAACAAGAGATCTATATTGTTCATCAGATAATACACTACCATTTTTGGCTTTGAATTTAGCAAGCTTATCAAGTGCACCTTGTACACCTTTACCATTTTTAAATTCATCAATAATACCTAATGCATTAAGATCTACAGCTCCTCTAGTTTGCTCTTGAATATCATCCGCTGCTGCTCTAAAGTCAGCATAAGATTCTTTAGTAGCTTGATTTAAGTAATAATCTTCACCACGATATTTTCTATTCTTAGCAAAGTCTAAAGCATCATTCATTTGAGCTCTAGCCATATTGATACCAGCATAATTGTCAGTACCAACTTCACCCATCATTCTGGTTACATCAGCCACATTTCCAGTCATGCCACTTTCATCAATAAGTCTAATTTGGTCTTCTGTAGAACCAGTACCAAAGCCTTTTTGAATAAGTTTACGGTTAGCCCATCCACCAACTCTACGTTCCATACCTTTAGCAAAAGAACCAGCTTTTCTACCAACAAATTTAGCTAAGCCTTTGCCCCATCCTCCGATTTTAGTTCCGATCCCTAGTTTATCGAAAAGTTTCTCGAAGAATAGACCTGGAGAATCTAGTTTCCCTTTGATAAAGTTTGTAATAGTTTTAGCAGTTTGTAAACCATAAACGCCTATTAATTTAGTAACAGGTTTGACAGTATTGAAGATAGGTTTGATCATATCATCTCTTAACCATCTACCCATATTTTGTCTAATATCTTGAAGAGTCCATTTAAGAGGATTAGTAAAGTGACGTCTAATAGCGCCAGCTAAACCGCCACGTCTTATACCATTCTTATCCTTGATACCAAGCATAAGCTCTTCGAATTTATCAGTAGTAGATAATACACCTAACCCTGCACCTAAGATGGAGTTACCAAGAATACCAAATGGACCTAAAAGCATAGTACCAATAGTAGCAGCAGCAACTCGAGGGAAGTGTTTCTTAATAAGATCTTTACGATCCTTATTTAATAGACCTCCACGATCACCAAATAAGAAGTCATTTAAATCTTTATTATTTTTAACTACAGAGATACTTGCACCAAGCATAGCCCCACCCAAAGGACCGAATGGGAGTACTAAACCAGAGATAGCACCTACTGTACCATATTTCTTAGCATCTGGCATATACTTTTGTAAAGTATCTTGCCATTTTTTAGATATTAGGCCTTCTTTATGAGTAACATTACCTTCAGCATCTACAATATCTTTACCAAATACTGTTTCTTGGAAGGTTTTATTATTCTTGATAATATTGATAGCAGAACCTGCCATAGCCCCAAATAATGGACCGCCTAATGGGAATAATGTACCAAGCAAAGCACCAGCAGCGCCACCTTGAACAGCATTACCCATATTCTTTTTAGCAAAGTCATTAAATTGAGAAGCAGCTTTTCTAGGATCTATACCGAAGGCTTGTTCTACACCAGTAGCCAAACCATTTAGACCCATAGCATGAGCTACTTTTCCTGTAGCTCTATCAATACCTCTTGTAAAGAAGTTTCCTTTATTTCTATTTCTAGCATCAGCAGAAGCTTGTTCATATGCTCCTAACTGTTCTACAATTTCTAAGTCAGAAGTGCCAGCAGCATGATGGCCAATATTAGAAATCAATCTACGTTTGAAGTCTTTCTCTTCAGACAAGTGTTGGCCAATATTGACACTATCTCTTTCAGGATTGAAAGGATTCATATTTGCTGGAATTACTAATTCGCCTTTATGAAGTGTAGTAAGAGTTACATTACCTTTAGATGGATTAACGTATTTAATACCGCTTGCATGGTGTTCTATACCACGTTCAGCTTCAGCTAATTTGGCCAATCTAGATTGTACTGGACCTCTTTGGGATACATATTCGTTCACAGCATCTGATTGGTACCTTCTTCCAGCAGATGGTAAACTAAGTCCAAAGAATTGAGCTGCCTCTCTTCCTGAACTTTGAATAGAATTCCTAGTATGTCCATACATATCTTGAATGCCTTGTTTAGCATTATCTTTAACGAAGTTTACACCACGTCTAAATTTAGCTTTAGCAGCAGCTACACCTCTATCAAGGTCAAACCCAAACCAATCTTTAGCTAATCCTTTGATTTTATCTGGAAGGGTTTTAGCTAGTTTATCTTTAAGACTTCCTAAGATATCATTGATTTGTCGATTAAGGTTATTAGTAATTTCTTTCATATCATGGATCATTACATTGAATAAACCTTTAACAGGTTTGCCATCTGCATCCTTGATATTAGTATTCTTACCGAAAAGCATATCATGAATAAATTCATCAGCACCAGCAATTACTGTTGTAAGCAATCCAGCTGGAGCTTTAAATATACCTTGTACACCTTGTTGGATAGTCATAAGTTTATCACCAATAGTACTAGACTTGATGATATCATCTAAGAAACCAGTAGTTTTATTAGTGAGGGTATCAGCTAACTTACCTTTCTTAGATTTTTTCTTATAACCTTGACCATGTATAGCTTTAATAGCATTTGTTAATTCAGTATCTAAAGCAGAGGCTGTTTCTCCACTCATATTAGAATTAGTATTTTCAATAATAGAAGATTTGAGCGTCTTCTCTTTCTGTTTTATCTGTCTTAAGAATGCTTGATCTATTGCAGTAGTCGGATCGGCTTTTCCACCTCTTCCTCTACCACCAGTAGATCTAAGGCCCCCACCAGAAGATAATAGATTTCTGATATGGAATAATTCTTTATAAATATTATATTGATAATCGTATAAAGACATTCCATATTTATCTTTATATCTTGCATTCGGAGGTACGAAGTTACTAGCAATATAATCTCCACCTATAGAGGTTTTGATACTACCATTAGTAGCCTCATGAACCAAACCTTGACCAGAAGCAAATAGGTTTTGAACCATTTCACTCTTCTTAGCCAAACCACTGCTTATCTTAGCTTGCTGTTTACCTAATTGACCAGATGCTCTAAACATATTCATCACAAGATCAAAGGTTTCTTGAGAAGTATCTTTGCTCTTGTATTGATTATCTTTATTTTTGTATTTAGTAAGAACCCGCTCTATATCCCTAGGATTAAAGTTACCATTCTTCCAAACACCATCCATCAATTTATTAGCAGCAGTTATAATTTCCTTTTTACGTTTATTATATTCCTGCTGACTACTAGCACCTAAGTCACTAGTAGAAAGAGCAACAGCTAAAGATTCTCTTAGTTCTTTAAAAGCTTCTCTTTTTAGTTTTGTATCTATATGCTTTTGACTATTAGCAGCACTAAGTTCATTAGTCCATCTACCAGTTTGATAATTGAATATTCTAGGAGCTTCTCCTGTAAGAGCAGATTCAATCTTCCTTAAGTATCCAGGAATAACTTCTACTAATGATTTTTGAGCGACACCATTCCAAGAGATTGCTCCCTTGTTATAATTACCACTTTCAAAATCTTTCAAGAAGTCTTTATATTCCTCTTTTACACCAAAGATTCTTGATAACTCTTTAGCCATACCTTTCTTACCATTACCCAAGTCAAAAACTTGTGCTAAGGCAGATTGTATATAGCCGTTGATATTTTTATCAAACCCTTTAATAGCCTTCTTAAGGTCTTTACCCATTGCCATACTAATACCACTCTTGGTAATAGCTTTCATAGGATTACCTGTAAATTCAGCAATCATCATAGGTAAAGCAGCATAGAACATTTTCGCGGTATCTAAGGTGCCGCCATCTTTATTGGCTTTACCACTAATAGATTTAATGTAATTTTCTAAGCTGAATCCATCAGATCCAAATACTTTACTAGATTTAGATTGGTTTCTACTAGTCTTGGTATCAAAAGAATCTTTATATACAGAGCGCTGTATATCTATTAACTCTTTTAATATGGCATTGTTCTCATTAGTCAACCTACTCATAGTTTCAAAATACTTAGTAGCATTTTGAGTATAAGTAAGCATTACTTTATTATTAAACTCTATCAAAGAGTTCATACCTTGCCCCAACATATTGAAGCCATTATTCATGATACCAATTTGTCTTTCACCCTGAGCAAATTGTGCATGGGAGATAGCCTTTTGGTTCTTGAGCTGGACATCAGTAGTTTCAGCAATTACTCTAGATAGAGAACTTGTATTAGCTCTTAACTGACCAGAGATCATAGATGCTACTACAGCATCTCCACGGGATATTTTAGACCCAGGATTCTCTTCATCAGTATCTTCAAAGTCTTCCATCAAGTCGCCAAACATATCAGACATAATGTCCATCATCATTTTTTGTTGGGCTTTAGCAACGGTTTCGTTTTCATGATAGAAGTTACCAGAAGTTATTTCTCTTTTTAAATTCCTAAACGTATCATTGACTGGTTTGAAAATAAATTGCTCTCTAAGATTTTTCATCTTAAGACCAGTTGCTTGTCTAGAACCAACGATCTCTTTAAATGAATTCTTAGCATAGTCTTTATTATTCTCAATCATCTTAGTTGTTATCGGTGCTTGATCTTTAAGAACTTCTACCGCAGCAAACTTCAATGATTTCCCCAATCTTCTCGTATAGGCTAGAATAGAGTTTTTTGCCATAAGAGACTTTATCCTCCTTTCTTTAAGCATTACGCTGATGTCTTAATTCGACATAATGATCCCACTACAGAACTTAATCTGTAGTGGGATGTTCATTATTTGCGGGAATGCTCCAGATATACCAAACGCTTAGTATATCAAAAAGGTAGAACTGGGTCTAACTCTTAGAAGGTATTATTTTCCTTCTTCTTGTTTTGTGAAACGATTAAAGGCTTTGCCTTCTGTATCATTCCAAAAACGTGTTTGCTTGGTTGTATCAATTTCTTTCCAATCATTTTGTTTCATCTCTTCAATAGTAGCTTTTCTAAAAGCTGGAACAGAGATGAAGGTGATACGGAATTTATATTTAATTGAAGCAGTCTTTCTATCGAATACTGTTCTCCAACCAAGAGCGATATTAGAGTCTGTTTTAAAACCTACTTCTTTAGAATTGATACTAAAGGAAAGTGTATTAGGGTAGTTTTCATTGGATACTGATGGGATATTATTAGCGATGCTGTTCATCATAGCTTTAAGAACAGCTGCTTCAATAGCAGTATCACCACAATAAGCTTTTAATTCTGGAATGTTTTTGATTACTGCAGTATAAGCTTCTTCGAATGTATCGAAAGTTTTAGTAAGATTAATAACAGTTGGTTTTGTAGTAAATTTTCCTTTAGTAAAGTTAGGCATCTTAGTTCTCCTCATTAACTGATTCATTTTCTAGTTGTTTGTATTTTTCTGCTCTTTCTAAAATATCTCTAGCATCATCGATAGTTTTTACTTCCATATCAGTAATCTCTACCTCTTCACCAAGATCTTCATCTATACCAGAAGAATGCTCTGTATTAGATAAGAAAATTTCATCTGGATTAAATCTATTAGCAATGTCTTTATTATTTGGAGTTAGAGATATAAAAGCTATTCTAGAGAAGATATCTGGGAATCGTTCATCTTCATTGATTAAGAAGTTATAGTTTAATTCATCAATCAAATGTTTAACTAATCCTTCTGTAACTAATTGAACTTCTTTTTGTGCAGCCATATCAGATCTAATATTTATGAAATGAGCAAGCTGTTCAATAGTAAAGGTCATCATAACCTTAGTAGTCACATTCATCGGTAACCAGGCTCTAGCATCTTCTTTAACGATCTTATTATCCAAAGCATATTTATAATTACTAAATGGATCTATATTTCTAATATAGTCGACAGTTGACTGATCAAGATTAGAATATCTTCCTGGATTTGTGTCTAATGGATTGATAAATTGAGATAAGTCGGTTTGATGTTTTACATAGCGTTGTGATTCTTGAGAAATAGCAACTCTATGACGAGTCATCTGATTAGCACATGCTCTTGAAATATCATGGAATACAAAAGACATTGTAGAGATTTTGAATAAGTCTTTGATATCAAACCCATATATTTTAATATGATTAAATATCTTTTGCAAATATTTATCTTTTCTATGCAAGAAGGTTACAGTATTAGAATCCCATTCTTCTGTAATCGATTGATACTCTTCTGCTACTGTATCATAATTATTTGGAGATTCTAGTTTCTCATATTCGTATCTGTGTTGAGTTACAGCAGAAATAATTTCTTTTGTAGCAACTTCTGGTTCATATACGCATAAGTCTTCATCAAGAATACCTTCTTCAATATATTGAGATAATATTTCTTTTTCAAAAGATGCATACATTATATTTTTAACAGTTTGAACAAATGGGTTCTCTTCAGAGCATTCTTTGATTATATGACCAAATGCTCTAGCTGATCCACTAATAAGAATTACTGTAGAGAGATTATGTTGTTCTTTTGTAATCACTCTACAATATTTTGTATAGGTTAAAAATTCCGTAAGGTATCTTACATAATTCAATGTAAAAGATACAAATGATGGGATCTTAATAAGAGCAATTACATTAGTATGCTCGAATGGGGATTCATGTCCTCTTTTCCCCATCTTACTACAATACTCTTTCTGTTTATCATAGCCATTAACTGGAAGCATTCCAACGCATACTCTTCCAGATCTGTTTAATAGATATACATTATCAGAGACATCTACTATTTCAAATTCTGGAGTTGGAATATATTTGCCATCAAATACTTCCTCTTCAGCGTTTACAACTCCTGAAGAGCTATCTAGATTTAGATAGTTATATTTTTTATCTCGTTTAATAATTGAAGTTATCTTTTTCCTTAGATCCATTGTATTTTCTCCCCTATAAAAGAAGTACGAATATAGATTTAATCACTTTTATAAAAAAGTCAGATGAATTATATAAAATTAAAGAGAACCCTAGAACCATTACGGCTCTAGGGCATTAATTAGAACTATCAATCAACCAATTTATGAGGATTATAAAGTCTACCACAAGGGTCCATATAGGAATCGTATAAATCATCATAATCGTACATTAGATGATGAGTTCCCCCATTTCTATGGTGATGATATGGCCCACCATAGTATTCACCTCTCCAACCATTTTCTCTGCTTTCATAATCGTAAGAAGGTGGATAGATTTGAGGTCTGCATACTCTTCCATGTTCACAGCAACATCCACAATCTTGTTTAGGAGATTTTGGAGCATATACATAGTTAGATTTGCTTCTTCCATGACATTGATGAACTTCATGAATAGTATTTCCAGGATTAAATCTTTCGTATCTTTCTGTACCCATAATGAGTTTATTAGCATTAGGATCATACCAATATCCATCATAGAATGGTTCATTTACTTCATCATATTGTCCATCGCTATGAATAAGAACGCATGGAATATTATTCTCTTTACATAGTTTGATAATTGGATATACAGCTGAAGCTCTATAAGCAACATTGTTATCCATAAAGATAATTACTCTATCTAATTTAGAAGTATTCGAGAATGGGTGGAAGTTTTGTAATGCGCATAAGAAGTCAGAGATACTGTGTCTCATAGCACCAGGATTTCTAGGATCAGAAATCAATGGGGATTTATGCATTCTATTATAATCTACCCCAAACATATGAGCAATTTTTTCTACATCAAAGTCTGCTCTTGGAGAACCACCATAAATAACTTCTAAATTCATTCTTCTATAATATCTTTCAAAGAATGTAGTCAATACTCTAGTAACAACATACGCTTCATATCTCCATAAAGGATCTACTACAATAGCAACCCTTCCATATGCTTTAGGAGTTAGAGCTTTTGCTGTTTGTCCACATTCACAGTTTGTCCAATTATCCATGATAGGATTTGGATTACCTTGAACATTTATAGAACAAGAGAATTCTGCTTCAGCTGTTACATCAAACCAGTTAAGCATGAATTCATCTTCTTTACTTAGCTTATCTCCGCAACAACATTTACTCATGTCTTCTTTCCTTTCTTCGGCCTCCAGCTAATCTATATTCACGTTTAGTTTCTTTAACGTAAACTTTCATACCAGGTCTTAATAATTCTCTAGGTATATCTAGAAGGTCATTCATAGTCTCTACAATCATAAAATCATCAGTAGGTTCTGGTTTTACATATCTTGTATTCAGTACATGAATCTCAGCATAGATATCTTCTAATTGTCTATTACCAGTAGTTACCTTACCAGGAAGATCTTTATAAATACCATTTACGATTACTGGTACTGTAACAGTAGCTTTAAAGTCTTTGCCACTAGGAATAATTATATCGATTACACCATTGAATTGTCTGAAGGTATGATAGTGTTCTAAATATACGGAACCATTGATTTCTGGTTTAACGTAGTCATGCATATGAACTACACCATCTAAGAGATCATAATCTTCATATTCTGGATCGATATCTGCATCACATAGTAATTCTTTAATATAATCATCTACTGTAACAGCAGCAAGGAATTCTGTATTAGAAGTACAAGGCACTACAAGTTTAGAATAGATAGAATAAGGATATCTATTAGATTGAATACAGCATCTACCATATAGGTATAATTGTTTGAGATTTTTATCACTAATATCTAGATTACAATCTAGATCATAGTTTTCAATAGCACCTAAATAAATAAGATCGTCTACTACAAACAAAGTTCTATTAAACGTATCTGCATTGATACTAACTGTAGAGTCTAGATCTTTTACAGACCAGAAATCTTTTACAGTAATTTGAGATACGATCGTATTATTATTGGTTTCTTCAAGTTCTGATTTAACGTAGTTAAAATTACATTTTTTAAGAATATCTAACGCTCTTACAGTTGGTACTGTAACAGAACTTGTAAATCCTACCTTATCTTGATCAATATCTGGATTATTAATATCTTCAATAAAGTTAGCATGTAGTTTTACTGTAGATTCTAAATCTGTTTCACTTACACCTTTATCAAAGATCATTTGACCTTTAAGGTCAGGGAATAGTCTAAATGTAGACTCTTCGAGATCAATGTCACCATTAATATCGATCTGATTTAAATCATCGATATATTTCTTACCAATATTAATTTTCCCTTGAAGATCTTTAATAACATCAGTGGGAATATGAGTAAGCTTACCTTTGATCATAGAGATATATTGTACATAAGAATTGTTCTTTACTTTTACTTTAGCTGGAACATCGTACGCATGCCAACCACCTACAAAGAAGAACTCTCCTTTTAATATATTCTGTTTAAATCTGATTCGATTGGTTTCATCAAAATTTTCGATATCTGGCATTTTATAGCCCCCAATCTTTATAAAAAATTTAGCTAAATTTTGTATTATAATGATGTGATAAAGTAATCCATAGAGTCAATTAAGACTCTATGGATTTTATTGATTAAGTTTCAGATCTTGTATCAATCATTTCTACAAGCTTGTATCCATCTACCAAATCTTGAGATTCTTTTGAATAACAGAAGCAGTAGTAATCTTTAAGGTCAATATGGAAATCAGTTATTAAAGATTGAACTGTTCCTTCTTCAATACCTTTATCAATATTATTTTCATTTAATAATGCATTGAGTATTTCAACAGCGTGGATTTTGCTATCAAATATAACTGGAACTACTAATGCATTAAATATTGATTTCTTAAGTTTGATATGGAACCTATCTTTAACCAAAACTATATTTGTAGTCTCCATACTATTAACCGTTTCTTTTTCTTAATCTTAAGCTGGACTAGGCATACCAATACCGTAAAAGTGATGCCACACAACATTATCATGTTCAAATGTAGGAGATGTAGTATCTTCTGGTTTTGGTAATCCTAAGAAGTGATATTTACGGTATGCTACGGATTGATCTGTATAAGGGTTTTCATCAAAGTCAGCTGGTTTTTCAATTCCCAAATCATAAAATCGAGCATAAACAACAGCATCGTCAGAATATGGGTTTGTTTCATAATCAGCTGGTTTTGGAAGATCCATAGAATAGTATTTACGGTATGCTACGGATTGATCAGAGTAAGGATTTTCTTCCAAATCATGAGGTTTTTCTGGAGCGTTTTGGTCTTTCTTTTTAGCACCATGAGTAGTTTCATCATCATCAGGATTGTAGAGTTTATCGAATTTGAAACCTACCAATAATTTTTCACCATCGATTTTTACACCAACAACTGCTTCATAAAGAGCTTCAGCTTGTTCACGATCTTCTACACCTACAGCTTTAGCCAAAGTAAGAACATCGTTTTGTGTAGTTTCGAAATAACGGTTGTCTTTTACATAATCTGCTACGATATCCAATAATTTAGTAGTTGCACGTTCTTCATTATCGAATACAAACATAGTAGTCAGTTTTGTATCTTCCATCAAGTCGTTTTTGGTAACATTGAGAGTGTCATTAGTGATAACAATCATCTCTGCCATTACTAACACTTCCTTTCTTAAATTAATAATATGATTATCCTAATATATAGGACTACTTATTTGTCAACTAGAAAACAGGGATAAGATAAAAAATAATAGAGGAGTTTAGGATTCGGGGTTGGGTGGAGGCGAAGCCAAAACCCAATAACCCCCGTTTAGTATATTTAATATATATTATAGAAGACGAAGTAGAATGAAGTAGATAGATGAAGAATAACCTAACGGAAGGAGACCCACATGTCAGAATAGGTTCTAATATTAGAAACTATTGACTACAAGGTTTTACCTTTTGTATCAGACTTTAGGTCTGATTTATATCAGAAACGAAGCACAGAGCTTTTTCTTCTATAATATATTATTCAAAAAAATATTACCAGGTCATAATATCGAAAACTTTCAATATACTCAAAAGATAAAAAAATAAGAGATAGGTACCAAGACCTATCTCTCAAATTTATTTCCATGATTCAGGTGCCTTTATAACATTACCATTTATATCCACAGCATATCCTCTAGGAATACTCCATTGGTCTTTAGGAGCTCTAGGCAAAATGCCGACTTCATCGATATATTCCATTTCAGTATCTGTTAAACCTTTACCTGTCATAATCTGATAATCAGAAATCAATTTACCAGATGGTAGTATCATATTCTTAATCATATGATTATAATTCTTTTCCATAATTTTATTTCCACATAAATCCTTCTCTAAACCCAATAATAGCATTATCATATTTATCATAGATAAATGTAGAATAATCATCCATTGTATAAGATTTTAATCCTTGTCTGAAAGCTTTTAATTGATCTTCATCTACTTCTTTACTATATCTTTCAGTATTATAAAATTTATTTTTTATAGCTTTTCTCACAACATCTGTTCTGCGATACATGCCATAATTATTATCCTTTTTTTCTTTATAAGTTTTTTGTTTGTCTGCATCTTTGTCGTTCATAGCATCACTCGTCATTCTTTTAAGAGCTATGAAAGGAGAAAAAGGATTTAATATCTGTGTAGATTTATTAATTTCAAGATAAAATTCTTTATGTATAATAGGATCGTCTTCTAATTCATAATTCTCTACAATTTTTTTGGTATCTAGATACAATTTATCAATATAAACAACAGAATATTTTGCTTTTAATGACCGCTTACTTAAATTACCTATCTTTTTACCTAAATTATCCACTTTTTCTACACCGTCCATAACAGCAACTGCAATAGATAAAGGCGTAGGTATAGACCAAGATTTAGATTTTTTATCTTTACTCATAATTAATTCTCCTTAATAAAACTTTATATATTTTTTAAATAAAAAAGAGAGATAGGTACCAAGACCTATCTCTTAAATTTGTTACTTATTTGATTTCATATCGATCTACTCTATAAGTAGTTTTAGAACCTTCACCAAAGTTAGGATCAGATTCATCTTCATTTCTATATATGAAATCTACAGAGTATACATAATTGGCATCAGAATTATTATCCACATATGGCGGTTCTGGTTCAATATCCCACTCTGCTTTTTCTTCTTCCACTAATTGATTAAGAAAATCAATAGCATCTTGTTTATCATGGAATACTCCCATAACAGTACTGAAGATATTATCTACTGGTTGTGGGTTAAAATAGTTTTCTGTTTTTGTTACGATGTAACCATATTTTTTAGTCATAGTTGTGTCTCCTTGGTCGTAGCATATAGTTCTTACTGAAAAATTATATGCTCTGTCATTAATCTTAAAAGATATAGGTCTTAGCTTTTTATCATTAGAAGCGACGATACCATGGAAGTAAGTATTTATTTCTTTTACTTCGCTATCTTCTAAATATTTAGCACCTTTATCAAATTCTTTGTCTGTGAATTCATTTAATTTCTTAAATGCTTCATCTGCATTTTTAAATGCTTTGTTAGCCCAAACAATACCAAATTTATTTTCTATTCCATTAATACTTGGTAATTTATTTGTATTTAAATTATAAATAGATTCTAAAACAATCGTTACATTTTCTTTTTCTTCATGTTTCATCATCTTTACCATAATTAATATCCTCCTTAAGGTTAATATTTAAAATAGAGTATGAGTTTATACAATGCTCCCTTATTTCAAAGTATCACGTCATACTTGAAAACTACATAATAGAATTCTTAAAATTGAACTTCTTTCTCTCTTATCTTATTCATTAACCCTAGTTTATAATAATCTCATTACTCCTTTCTGATGATTTACCTCCTTTCGTTTGAGATTATTATATTTGATGTAGTAGTAATTATAACTACATCACTATTATAGTATATAATCATAGTGAGAATTAAAAAAAAATAAGAGATAGGCACGAAGGCCTATCTCTATATTCTTCTTATTTAAGAGCAAGTTCTATTACAGTATATTTTGTAATGAAGCCATTAAACTTAACTGCAGTGCGATATACAACCAAACCATATTCCGTATTGGTTGGTATTACCATAGCTTCTTCTTCAGTAAGTTCTTCAGTATCTTCCTGAGCTATTAATTCGTTTATCCGATTAATAGCTTCATCTTGATCTTTAAAAGCTAATAATTCGAATAAATCATTTTCTTCTGAGAAGTCGATAAATAATCTATTATCATCAGTTTTCTCTAAAGAATACACAGATTCCATTATAATATAAACCTTCTTCACACATATTTCCTTTCTTTGAATAACTTTTTCACATTAATATTCTTAGGAGCTAATAGATAAGTTACTATATCCATAACTACGAATCCGTTAGTGGTAACAAATATCTTTCTAGTATTATTATTTTCAATATCACTAATACCAAGATGCACATCCAATGTATCTATATCGATATCTGTAAATTCTTTTAAGTCCTTCATACTTTTAACCTCTCTAATAAAATTTAGAGATTTAGATGCTATACCATCCATAAATAGTATAGCATCATTAATTTCTGAAAAGACTAATATATGATCTTGTGAAGGACCATTACAGATTAAATGCGCTGGTTCTGATACAGAATATCGATTTATATAATAACTAGAAGATTTTACTGCATATATCTTATCCATATACTATACCAACCTTCTAATTTATCACGTTTAATCGGATAACTTTGTAAGTTAAAATTACATTTCTCATTTTAACTACTTTGTATAATTCCAAAAAGTCTTCTACACCATCTATTTTAGGTAATTGGTTTAGAAGCTCTTCTGGTATTTGATTAATGATTTCATCACCGCCATCTTTGATAGTCTCTTTGACTTTATCAATAGCATCTTCTTTATTAGCAAAGATAGAATATTTGAATAGGGTATCTGCATCTATTTGGACTAATTTACCATCTTCAATTTTGTAGATAGATTCCATAATTCCATAATATACTTCAGCCATAATAATTTACCTCCAATGCTGAATAATTATTTTATATTCTTAAGATACAATCCTATGACACTATCTGTATATCTGTCATAAAATAGCTGAGAATATGAATTTACATCATTAGGAGCGGCTATTATAAACGTCCTAATGTTTTTCGAAAATGGTCTAACATACCTATCACTATTTCCGAAATATTCTCTTTTTATCCTTGGTATGATCTCATCTGGAGATCCTACATTGTATGGACAAGTAATATATTCGGTCTCGTCTCCAGCATATCCTTTAATTATGGATCTTTTAAATTCATATGTTTTCATGGAAACTTGATCTACATATACGACGTATCTAGAACCCAACTCCAATCTAAAAACTTATGAAAAAGTGCAACTCCAATATCTTCCAATGACATTTTCATATCCTCCTTAATCGTCGTAAATAGTATAATCAAACAATTCATTTTCTGCAATAAGATCTTCGACACAACGACCATATCCAGAACCTTCTAATAACGTGCCGTCTTCTTTGGCAATATAGAAACCGTAAGTTTCATCATTAACGGAATCATATACGACTCTAGCATAATCCTCAATAGGGAATGCACAATGTTTATTAAATTGCATCATTCTATTATTTGGAGCATCTACTAGGTCTCTATCATTAACGATATCATTGATTCCGTCAAATGCCAAATCTAAACCATCTTCTTCTTCCATATTTAAATAACCATCAACTGGTTCTTCAAATACATATGGCCCACTGTTCACATCAGTTGTTTTTCTGAATTTGGAACCACCGATAAGTTTATGTGCTTTAATATAAATATTCATAACTAATTACCTCCTTTAGGTATACAAGTATTTGCTAAAATTGATCAGGCAATGCCTAATCTATTAGAAATAATCTATAAATCTCATTTAGTTTCCTCCTTAAAATAAATAGGATGATAAAAGTTTGAAGTAAAAAATATATAAGTTCAAAGATTAATCGTTTTATCCGACTTATATATTCATTGTTATAGTATATAATTATATTATATTTTCACTAAGACTTTAGATTAAATTAAAATTCGCTTAATAAAGGAGATCAAACATGTACACTATAAATATCTACCATCTCTTTGATAAATTATCTGATGGTGTAAAGAACAATTATATCTGTGAAAATGATAAAGAATTATATCGTTCTCTAAAAATTCAGTTATCTAATGCTAATCTTATTGAAGATGATAATGTAAGTATAAATCTTTTTAGATTTATTGATGAATCATATATTCCAGATGAATTGGCTGATAGAATAAAACACATAGAAGAGTTCATTGAAGAGCATCATAATTTCGATATTGATGAAACTGAGGTTGAGATTAGTATTGTAAATTATCTTATTGGTATGGATGGCCTTATCTATAATATGAAAGACTATCAATCTGTAATGACTAATAAAGATACTATTCGCTCTTTAGGAATACAGAAAATTTCCCAAGATCCAACCGCTTTTAGAAAAGAAGCAGAATCTGAATTGAATAAGAAATCTACTAAGACGAATATCTTAAAAGAAATTCAAAACTTGGTTATTCTTACAACAGTATATGAGATCTTAGAAGAAGATGCTGATAAAAAGAAAGATGAGATAGATGAATATGCTGAAGAGAATATCAAAGAAAACTATATTAGTGAATTTGATATGATCTTAGATAAAATGGAAAGCTTATTCCCAGATGATGATGATATCGAAATCACTGGTGTAGAATATAACGGTAAGAAGATTAGTACTGATGAATTTACTCAAGAACTAAGTACTCATCGTTACCCTGGTTATTATGAAAAACAAATTCCTATTGAAGATGCATTAGATGATACTTATATAATCCATACAACAAGAGGAACTGTTATTAAGAAACCTTCTACAGATATCTATGATATGGATATTACTATCGAAGCAAAAGAAAAATAAATATAGTTATATACTATATTTATGATAGCATTATAAACTAGTGCGACTTCTACTCCACTACAGAAGTAAAATGTGGTTACTATAGGACGTTATTTCGCATACCAATCCTAGCAGTGTAAAAATGGTATGTAAAAGAATATTACTCAAAAGGTGTATTCTTTTTTGTTTAAAACAATCATACAATATAAAGAATTGGAGTAGAGCGTAATGCTCTACTCCATTATTTTTTTATTCTTTAAAGTCAGTTAAGATTTCATTAAGCATTCTTGGTTTAATACCTAAGTCTTCTTGACACTGACGAGCAGTTTCAATAAGAAGTTTATTCATTAAACCTTGAAGCATAGCAGATGGAACCATACGACCCATAACACCAGAGATTGTTAGGAACGCATTTACATATTCATCTTTTCTATAATCAGAGAATGCTTCTTCACCTTTAGGAATGATATAAGAGTTTACACCTTTTAGAGCTTGAGAGAATACTAGTTTATCACCAATACCAAATTTATCATTTACTTCAATATAGAATTCAATGCGAACACCATCAAGATGTTTCAATTTACCTTCTGCAGGAAGTTTACTTGTTGCTTCTAAAGTATATTCTTTATCTACTCCATTCTTTCTCATTACCTTCTTGAGTTTATTAATCTTAGCTTCATATGCTTTTACGATTTTTAATAGAGTAGGAGATAGTTCTTCATCATCGCAAGTTCTATAGATTTTAATATTAGTAATCTGACCAGTCATCTTAGCTCTTACTGGTTTACGACCTAAATCTGATAACCCTTCAGCATTATCATCTGTAATATTTTTCAATAACTCATTTGCTTCTTTTTCATCAAATGCATCTTGGAAGATTAATAAAGGATCACCCTCTTGAACAAAGTCACCAACGGATACCATATTATATACGTTAGAGTTTTTATCAAGCGATACATCTTTCTGTACGTCAACTTTAGATTCTAAAGCTTCAGAAATAGAATTATCAACTACACAGGAGTCTTCATAACCCAAGTCGGTATTCATAATGGCAACTTTAGCTAAAGTACCCATATTATAAGATAATCCGAATGGATTGCCACCTTTACCACCATTACCAATAGCATTAGAATACGATTGTTTATCATATGCTACAATATCATTACCTTCTAATTTTTGACCTACTTTAACAATAGGATCTAATTTAGTAGTAATATAGAAACCACCATCGGAGTTCTTTTGAATAGTTGTACGAAGATCTACATAATCTTTTTGTTTAGTTTTAGTATCTTCGATGATCATGTAATCTTTAGTAACTTCTTTTACTACTGCCTTTTCAAATGGGCATTTATATGCAAACTTGTTAGAAGTCAAATATGGCAATGCTTCATCAGCACCAGTAGTAATAAGAGATGGCATAGATTTCTTAACCAACATTTGATGTTGAGATGTTTGAGTAAATGCCATTGCTGTACGGAATGGATCATCATGATTAATAGCTAATGGAGAAAGTGCTTCCATCATAGAGAACGTATTTAAGTTATTTAACTCTTCAGGTTTCTTAGGAGTGATAAAACCACGTTTATTTCTAACACCTGCATCAATAACTGTTTGTCTATTAATACCTACTGTAGATGAAAAACCTGTAGAAATACCCAATACACCAAGCATAGAATTATCATAACCGCGTTTATCAAGACCGAATGCCCTGTCAGAGTTCATACCAGATAAACCTTTGAATGTCACTTTAGACGCTGTTTCTGCTTCAAGCAATGGTGTTAATGTAGATAAATCAGAAGAGGTTTGATCATGTGTAAGAATAGAATCAATAACAGCAGATCTTTTAGCAGAGAAAGTAGCTTGACCTTTACTTCTCTTAATCATAGTTCTATAAGCACCAAATGCTTTAGCAAGTACTTGATATAGATGACCAACAATAACTTCATTAGTTCTTAAACGGTTACCAGTGATATCTGTATGCCGATTGAATTTATTATCTACTAATAAATCATTACCATAGATCATAAGATCTACATAGTTATCTGGAACGTTTAAAGTCTTACAGATTTCTTTTGTAATAGGGTCTATCATTAGATCATAGAAGTTATCAAAACCATCTGCTTTAATTCTACCACCAAAGTCATCTAATATATCTAACCACATATCTTTTGAGTTGATTTGTTTAATAGAATAATCATTAAAATCACATTGCATCAATCCATTCATAAGCATATTATGACCAGGATCATCAGAATGGTATACTAGATAGCCATCTTCGAATTTAATATAAGTATTTTCTCTAGATGGTCTAGTTTCTTGGAATTCATATTTAATACCAACTCTATTTAGTAATCTTTGTAAACCGATATTATAAGATAGAAGAACTACTACTGGAATCTTTGTATTCATGATAGAAGCTTCAGAGTACATTAATCTTTTAGCAACAGATACTGATTGGTAAATTTTATCAAACTCACCAGATTTATCATGAGATCTTAAGATATTTAAAATCCCCATATCAATACTTGTATCAATAAATGGAATCTTTTTACCATTTACAACATAGCAAGCTAAGTACTTATTAGCAAGCATTTCATCAGTAGCTTTAGACTCTGGAGAGCCTTTTGGGAAATAAGATTTATCAAATGGGATTTTAGATAACTCATCCATATTAAATGAGATATAAGATCCATCTTTAAATTTGATCTTAGAATACATACAAGCTAGATCGATGAATTCCATAGGAAGTTCATATCTAATACAAACTTTTCTATTATCACCATCTATAACTTTAATATCCTTACCCTCGTATTTAGATAAAGCTTTTACAATCTTATTTACGATAGGAGATGATTTAGATAATCCACTAGGAGATTTTCTATAGATAAAGATCTTAGAATAATTTGATACTAACTGAACTGCATCTCCATCAGTTTTAACTACTGGTAATAGCATCAGCTGTCCGATAAGAGCTTTCTCATTACCTCTTAATTTCATAAACCGATTACTAATTAATTTAGGAATATCTAAAGTCATAGTAAAACGTTTACCAGTCTCAGCATCTTCGTAATTACAAGTCCATGTATCAATATAATCTTCAGATGTAGAAGTATTTTCAGATTTGATATCTACGATATTCATAGGATGGGATACATTGATAAAATGACTAAACATCGCTACAATATCTGGATCCATATCATATTGCTTATTGAAGTTAGCAAACTTTACTTTCTTCCAAGATTCATCCATAGAATCAATTTTAAGCTCCATAGGTTTGATATCATCATTCTTTTGGAACTCTTCCATAAGTTTAGCAACAGATTTGCCATTAACTTCTTTTGTGAGAAGTACTTTTTTAGATTCTTCCATTCTAGACTTACGAGCTGCATTCATTTTGATACCATCTTCAGATTGAAGATCTAAGAGTACATCTTTTAACCATTCATTGTCTTCGTCATCTGGATCGTTCTTTTCAAGGGTTTCAATAGCATCTTTAGTAGTGGTAGACTTAGAGGCTATTTTATCAAGCTTATTTACTAATGCAGCCTTCTTAATTTCAGGGTCCTTGGTTAAACTAGGATCATCTAATACGCCCATTTTCTCTAATTCATCTTTTGTTAACTCTTTTGTACCACCAGTAAGATTAGATAATACAATACCACCCTTTTCTAATCTATCTGTAAGTTGAGCAACAATTGCTTGTCTAGAGTCATGGTTAATTTCTTCTACTCCAGAATATTCTCCACTAAGAATATTATTTGTAAGAGACACAAATTTATTCAAGTGATTCATATCCATCATATTGAAGTCTACTGTGAAATAACCATTCTCTCCAGTAAATAGAATAGTATAGTCTTTCCATGCTTGTAATTTAGATGGATTGATCTTACAAGTTCTATAAATAAAGGAGAATGGGTTAGCAGAATTCTTATAATCAAAGATACTTGTATCTGGAATCGATCTCTTCCAATCAGTTACTGGAATTACAATAGTCTTTTTAGCATAATTAGAGAATCTAGAATCCATAAGGAATCTGTTTAAGAATGTAAAGAATACATCTAAACCTCTGTCCCCAGTGAACTTAGTATTGTTCTTATAGAAGATATCAGTATAGAATGCCCAATCATAGAATAAGTTTCTATTCTTATATAATCTTAAATCAGCAAATGTGTACTTGAGATATCTTACTTCATTTCTAATCTTTTCATAGAATTTTAAACACTCAGCTTGAGATCTCATTCTGTTATTGAATAAGATTTGTCTAAAGATATTTGTATAGTTATAAGATCCGAATTTAGTAGTCTCTGTTTCTTCATTAATAATAGAATCTACAAATTCTGGATAGAGAAGCTTGTGATATTCCTCTCCAAGTTTTAATTCCATACCAGTCTCATTCAATATGATATCATTATGAGAAGATACAGATTCATTTAAAGATAAATCTTTTAATATAGACGGATTATATGCTTCATTATTGATAGATATATCACCATCTTTATTAAGGCCGTTATTGATAATTAGATTTACGTTCTTTTCAATAAAGTAAGAATTAAAAATTTGATTATTCAATTTAGCTAGTCTATTGTTTAGTATATTAACACTTGATTCAGTATTAGGTGTCATTAAATATACAATAGAATTATGAGTTCTATCTTTAAGATCTATTGGGTAATAATATTGGCCTCGGTACAATCTAAATGGAGTTAATTCATTTAAAAATATTGCCACGTTGGTATCCTCCTTATCTATTGTAAACATTACCTTGATGTAATCCCCCTAATAAATATTATGGTTATATACTATTATTATGATAAGATGAAGAGACTTGCTATATAGATATCAGTCGGTGAGTATCTATATTTGCTCCTTTCAAAACAATACTTATATAATAATAGGTACACAAAATGTATATAGGTCTCTTAATCCCTATTCTACTACTTATATACAGCCAAATGAATTTGCGTGAATCCTACCCACACCTCTTCATCTTATCAAAAAATAAAAGGAATTACGGCCCTGTAAGCTAGTAGTAAAGCAATAAATTGCTCAGCCTATAACAACTACAACTAAACTACAACAACACAGTGTTACCGTTAATCAAAATAGTTATAGCTTACTTTTTTCCTAGCACATATCAATATCTTTCTTTTCCTTTCGGTATTGATGTGTGTTGCTGTAATTCCTTTTATTTTTTCTTTAAAATCATAATTTATTTACATGGAGACAATATCGTAATTCAACGACATAGGCTTGAATGAAGTAAAAAAGAAAAGGTATTAAGAATATGGAAAGAACAAAATTCCTTAAAGAAATATCTTCTATGACTAGAGAGGATATAGATAAATATCTTCTAAGAAACTGTCATAGAAGAAAGAAAATTTATCCAGTATTAGTGTTGAAACCTTATTCAAAAAAGGAGAGTACTAGTGAAAGTAGCGGATCTAATAAAGGAGATTAATGAACAACGATCTCCTAATGACAAAAAAACATATGATACTAAATCACAAAAAGATGAATTGCTTATTATGAAAGCAATGCTTAATGATAAAGAATATAAAGTAGATGTTTATAAGGGAACTGGTATTGATTATACTTTCTCACCATCAGAAGTTATAAGAAATACAATGAGTTCTGTAATTGCAAATACTACTGGTATATCTAATCATGAAGCGCATCGCTTAATGGATAATTACGAATTCAGAACTGGTGAAGCAAGAAATATGATTGAATTCTCTAAAGAGTTCATTAATACATATTTACAGACTGGTCGTAAACTTCCATTAGGTGGTAGAGAGACTTCTAATATTTCTTTATTAAAGAAATCTATAGCGCCAGGTTATGTAAAATATCCAGTTAAGATTGGTGTAGATAAAGATGGTAATGCTATCTGCAAATCAAAAGATATCTTTGTAAATGGATATGATTCGGTAAAAGTCTCTGCTCCTTGCCCTGTATGGGTTAAAGATAAAAAATAAAAGAACTATAAATAATAGTAAATAAGTTTGATAAGATACTCTATAGAAAAATATTTAGATATATCTTTCTCAAAAGGAGGAGCTAAAACATGACATAACTAGCTGGTGAACCCTAAAAAATAAATTTTATGATTAAATATAAAATCAAGCCTGATAAAACTTGAATCATAATATCTAATAAATATTTATTCATTAGAATTCTCCTTTCCGAGTATCTTATCATAATTATAGTATATAATTATTTTATAAAAAGGATAAGAAGCTCTTATAAAAAAAAATGAGGAAATAAAACATGGCAGAATTAAATTAGCAATTCTTATTAATAAACCAATCATAAGAATTCTCCTTTCTGAGCTTATCATTGTAATTAGTTATAAAAAGATAAGAGATCATTCAATAAATTATTTCTCGTAAAGAAGGAATATAATAAAACATGGCAGTGTTATTAACCCTTACTGATAAATTTTATTAGGATATATAATATCAAGCCTGCTAAGACTTGAGACAATACATTTATAATGAAATCTATCATAAAATAATTTCCTTTCTGATCTCTTATCATAATTATAGTATATAATTATATAGCTTATTTACTATAGATCAAATATATCATTGAGGAGGTATATTTGATCATTTGTGCTAATGATAATTTTAACACAAAAAAAGAGTAAGGGATTAACTCCCTTACTCTCTTATTTTTTTTTAATCATGATGACAATTACAGTGATCTCCACAACACTCATGATGATGGTGATGATCATGTGGTTCTTCAATAGGTTCGATAGGGAAGTTAGAATAATCAAATACTACTAAATTATCATTGACCATGTCATATGTGAGTTTATACATTTGATCAGTATAGTATTCAATAGCTGTATCGATATATTCATTCATGTCTTCAAATATAGGATTATCTTTTCCAATAACGAAGTTACCAGCTAGCTCCTCTAATTTACCTAGCTCTTCTTTCTTATTCTCATAACCAATATTGACCATCTCTAAAGTTTCTGCTATTCTTAGAGAGTCTAGATTGCTATAAGCCATATCTAATAAAAGAGATAATACGAAAGACTTATTAAATGGATCAGCAACTTCTGGAGGATATCCTTTTAAAAGCTCATCTGTTAGACTGCTAAAGCCGTGCCTCTTAAATATTTTTAACGCTGTTAATTTTATACACAGCATCTCATTACGTCTTGTAAGCAAAGCTAACCGACATAATCTTTCACTCATAATACCTTCTTGATTTAATAGGTATCTGGTATCACGGATTCTATTTATATTTTTCTTATAGTCGTTAATATTAGCAAGACCATTTCCTATTGCTTTAACGATAGTATCAAAGTCTTTCTTTATAACAATATCTTTATCTTCATGATCCACTTCAGTAAAGATAGTATCTTCTTGATCTTCTCTAATCAAAGCTTCTCTAAATTCTTTTCTATAAGCAGAAATAGAATCTGTTGTAGGATAGGTTTTAAAATATAAAGTCTTATTAACTTTATCAAGTGTTCCAAACTCATTCATATTCTTTTCAATAAAGGTATGATCATATGCTAAAGAATCTTGGAACATTTTTAGTTTGGTCTCAGTAGTTTCAGATTGTGGAATGAAATGAGAACTGATATGTTCTCTAACTTTATTTACGATCTCTTTGATATTGTAATTGTTTTTCATAATAGCTTCCTTTTCTTAGATTTTACCGAAGCGAGTTTCTTCGATATCTATTAATTTTAGTTTATAAGCAGTGTATACAGCTGCCTTGATAAGAGGCCTATGATTACCCTCTATATCAGTAGATTTTAAAGTAGTCTTATAATCGCTAGGTGAAATACTTACAGATTGTTGTTTATAGTTAAAGAATATTGGAATAGATGGACTTATCTCTGCCATTTTAAAAGAGATTTTTCCATCATTGTCTTTATGCATTAATATACCAATCTTTCTTTGATCTATATTTATACCACCACTATCATTTTTTGTTTCTTTATCAATATTAATCAATAGGATAGTATCTTCACCATCTTCACTATTAAACTTACCAATAGTTCTATATGGATGAGGCCCTTTACTAATAGTATATACATCCCCACCAGATTTTTCAAGAACCATCATCTTTTCTTCCATATCCTTTTCATCAGGTTTGATATCTTCATGTGATTGTAGATATTCTATAATAGAAGTGTTATCTTGAGGAGGTCTTGCTAATGGATCGAATCTAGTAGTATTGAAGATAGCATAACTACCAGCCCCTATGATTAATATCAATATACCAGCCGTGATAATTTTCATATTCCTCTTTAATCTTGGTTTAGATTCAAAGAACCCAAAAAGAGAACTATATTTTTCATCCTGGCGTTTGATAGGTTGTATAGGTTCGTTCTTATCAACTTTGATATTTTTGTTTTTGAATATTTCGTTGTTATTCCTATTATTGTTATACATAAATTGACCTAAATCTTTATTTATTTTATACTTTCTCTCATCACTATATTCATTAACATGCTTAAGCATATTAACTAAATTTTTACTTCTTCTCATTGGACCACTATCCCTCTAATTAGAACTGACTATAGTATAAAGGATTATTAATCTTAAAATGTCATACATTTTCGTCCATATATAAAATAGACCGTATTGTTTTGACATAGATTCCTCTCTCAAGAATGACGTACCTTACGATCAATATAATAGACTTGAAACTAAAATAAACTTTAAATTACTGTAAATCTTTTTGGTCCTCTCTTCACTTACAATAATACCGTTTATTTTATTTTCTCTGAGTGTTAGTATTACATTTTACGATTGTCCTTTTACCATATATCTCAAGAAGGGGTTAATCCTCTTCTTGATTGTTTCTGTGTTTAGGGATATATTCTGCATTATATTCAATATCACCATTAGATTTTAAACGTACTGGCTTTATTGATATACAGACTTTATTATCTTTTATAGATCTAGAAAGTATACAACTAGATTCTAGACGAGATAAATATTCGGTATCATTATTAGAACAAGTACACAAAAAATCATTTTCTTCTTTCATAAAATTCCTCCTTTATTCAAATACAGACTACTCATAAATATAGTATATAATCATTCACCACATTAAAGTAATTTCAAGGAGGTGATATTTAATGGCTTCATTTAAAGACAGATTTGATCTAGGCTTGCCACCTATAGTGGAAAATGATACTATCAAAACAGGGAATAATTATTGTATCGGATATCAAGAGATGAATGAGCTTGCTGTTAGTAAAGGTACTAATAAAAATAGTGCTCATCTAATCATAGGTGTTAATGATCCTGCTACAAATTATAAGACTGAATATGATAGTAAAACTATCTTTAATAAAAGATATTCTCATGATAAATTGAAAGAAGTAGATACAATTCCTAATGGTTCTAAATATATACCAGATAATGACCTGGTAGAACTTAGAACTTTTAAGCATAAAAATAATAAGACTTATATCCTACTTCAAAAGAATACCAAAGACCAAAGAGGTATCTATATTACAGATCCTATTATGACTACATACCCATATAATGAAAAATAGAAGAGTAAGGGAAAATTCCCTTACTCTCTAGTTTTGTTATTTTGTGATTTTTATTGTAGCAGAAATTTCTTTTCTAGAAGTTGTAGGTACTTTTATGGTAGCACCAATAGTTTGATCATAGAATGTCCCAACTATAAAGGATGCATTTATATCATGATCATTATTCTGTGGATTTATCTTAGTCTTAGATTCTAATTGTAGATAATCTGTAGTTGATTTATCTTGAGATTCATCATTATACCAGAATAACTTCTTAGTCTTCTTATTATACATAAGAACCTTAGACATCATATGATCTGGAATAGTACCATTTTCTCTCCAATCAGAACCCTGAGCTCTAGTATATACTCTATTACGTTTTAGATGATAAATCTTTTCATCTTGAATAAAACCTTCTTGAGATATGATTCTAAATTTACAAGGGTTAGACTGAGTACCAAAACCAACTTTAGATTCTGAAGTAAGCATATTTACTATATTGAGATATTGTTCTGCACTCCAATGTTCTGGAACAGCTCTAGGCAATTCATATCTAAAGAATGTTCTAGGTTTGTTGTAGTCTATATGTTCTCCAGGATTACAGGATCTTGCCTCTATAAATGGCGTTCCATTAGAAGTTTTACCCCTTCTAATTTCAAGTTCTACTTCTCCATCTTGCCATTGCATTCTTCTAAGATCATCGCTATATTCTAAACCTTTTAAAATAAGCATCTTATAATTAGCAGAGTTATGGTCGGCTATATTATTAGGAGTCATTTGGCCTTCTCTTGTGCATAAGTATGACATAGCATCATACATTAAGAACAAAGGTCCAGATTCATGCTGTCTATCAGGTCCAGCACCGCCACATCTTACAACTGATATATCGTGTTGGATACCTTTTTCATCAGTCATAAAACCTACTATCATGAAGATAGGATCATCGTCGTCATCATAACCATTAAGACCTAATTTAATTTTAAATCCATTATAATAGTCTTTGGATAAGAAAGCGGATGTTTCGTAACTATTTCTACTATTAATAATCATCTGAGATACTTCGTCAAAACTATATGCATTTCTTGCAGCAATTTGTCCATCAGTATTTAAGTTTTGCCATTTATAAGTTGTAGGAATCGCATCATCCCAGCGCCCGCTTATACGATCCCAATTATCAAATATATCTTTTAATGAGAACCTAGTATTCTTTATAGTTTCAAAATCTTTATCATTATCAACTACATTACAAATATGGAACTCATCATCATATTGAAGAATATCTTTTCTACCATTATATTTTAATATTTGACCATCTTTACCTTTAACAGTAAACTCTTTAAGTTCTGGATGCATAGAGATTTTGGTATAATCAAATGCATCATTATACCAATAAAGAGTTTTGAGTCTAGGATTATATAAGAAGATCTTTTGTGTAAAGCTTTTATTTTCAGATACTTTACCTATAGCATCCCAACCAACTGTTCTAGGATTGAATTTATATTCTTTGTCTTCATAGACTGAGTAAATATTTTCATCTTTGAAAATACCTTGCTGTTCTACAATTGTAAATCTAGGCAAACCAGATCTACAACCAAATCCAATATGAGATGGTTCTAAACACATCTTTTGAATGTTATCATACATCTCATCGGACCAGGTAGCTGGTTTCTCTTCTGGGCAAGAGAATTCAAAAGTACCTTGTGGTAGAATAGTATCAGCAGATCCATCTACAGACCAACCAGTTGTAGTAAATTTAAAATAATTACCATCTCGTTGAGCTGAGATATAAGCAATAGTAGTAGCTGTCTCCACTGCTCTATGGTTAGTAGCAAATGGTGCAGGTCCTACTTCATCTGATAAGTCGGTAATAATGAATTGAGTATCATTACCCATATCATAAATAAGACCCCACCAGAAAGTACAGTCAAATACTACCCCATAATAAGCAGAAGATTTTGGGAAAATTTCATTTCTGTATATATTATCCCACTCAGCACCATTCTTTCTAGTTTCTTCTGTAGTAGCATCATGGTTATATGCATCTACGGAATTAAAAGCATCTCTGAACTTAGATCTAGGATATGTAAATGTAGGATTGCCAATAATAAAATTATTCCCATCATTTTTTGGAAGGACCCTTGCTGGTAAATTATAAAGGGGTCTCTTATATAACTTCTTACCATTATGCATGAAACTAGATATCTGTTCTAGTTTACCATTTCTTACATCTTCAAGTTGCAATGAATTAGGAAAAGTACCAGATCCCCTTACTAAGGAAAGGGTATGCTCTTTACCTTTAGAATCTTTCGTATAACCAATGATAATCATAAGATTATCATCATCCCATCCAGTGTCTACCATTGTTTTCAAATAGTAATTGGCATAGTCTGCTGTAGGAGATATAAAACCTGCAGTAGCTACACCATCTATTGTAGCTTCAATACAATTTGTATTTTTATTAAATCGCCAACCAGTTTGTTTAGGATCTGTATATACTTTATAAATACGATGATCTAAATTTTGTCCTTCTGGATATTCTCCAGGTCTACCATAGTTGGTTCTGTCTAAAAGCATTGTAGAGAATCTATCAAAATGAGCATACCGTTTCCAAGTAGTAAAGATCTTTTCCATAGTATCTGGAATTCGGATCATCTCATCATCTTTTTCATACTGATTAGATACTATTCTCCTTGCTAAGAACTCATCGTGTTGATAAAGTTTCTTTGCAGAAGGATTTATCTTGAGAACCTGACCAGATGCGGAGAACTCATCATCATTTTCAGTTAATTCGTATAAAGAATTAAGTTTATCATTGTTTTCTAATTTAGTAGCTCGACCTTGTAAATTCTTTATAAGATCAGCATTACCTTTTATATATTCAGATTGTCTACCTTTTACCTCGGCTTCTATCTTATCGAGTAATTCTCTAAGACTAGGAGCGAGTTCTTGATATCCAACCTTATCTTCATGATTGAAGGGCATATCGTTATTTCCCCCTTATTTAGTACTGTTTGACATATTAAGTAATCGATTACTAAGTTGTCAACTGGAGGTAATTACCCGTGTTTAACTCAGAATATACAATTACCTGGGACGAGATATCTCCTTCATTACAATTATTATTTAAAACATTACAATCTGAGATTGTAGATAATCATAATAAAATAATGAAGAACCGAGATGATATCGAAGCGCTCGATAAACGAATTCTCGTCTTAGAAAATAATGACCCGTTTGCTAACCTATGGTTAAATGGTCAGCAAGGTCAAGTTGTTAAAATTAATAAAAAAGAAAAGAAACTCTATCCTCATGATGAGTGGTTAGCTCTTAGAGTAGTGGATACTGCAGAAGATCTTGAGATGATGAAGAAAACCAAACCTAGTCTAATAAAAACTATTAGAGATACTTGGGTTGGTTATGCCCATTACAATACTAATATGATCTCTGAAATAGATAACACTCATTATGATAACAGTCTTCAAAATGGTCAAAACCTTGCTGGTATTCCTTATACAAATTATACCAATAAAGGTGGTGCATGGAGCATCAATGACCAAGGCGTTATTACTTGTAATTCTAAAACAGTTATTATTGGTGGTTATAAAGATCCAAATGCTATCTATACTGATTTTGATTTAGAATATGAAGTAGATGTAGATAATAGTTCTGGTATGGTAGGCTTGCTATTAGGCTTCTATACAGATGATAATGGTGTACAGCATACTTTATCATTTATTAGAGGTCCTAGAAATGATTCTTCTAATAACGTAGTTTCATTTGCATTGGTATATGACTTAGGAAACTCTACACAAGAAATCTTATCAGATCATACTTTAGAAATTTTAGATCCAAACGCTGCTCCTAATACTAAACTTTATGCAAGAATTAAAGCTAGTAAAAAAGGAACTACATTCAAACTTCAATCTACATTATTTAATCCTAAGAAAGATAACCTAGGAAATTATATTGGATTTGATTTTGAATTTAATGTATATACTTCTAACTATACTAAAGAAGTTGTTACTAATCTAATGAAGCTTATTAACAACCCAACTCCTATTGGTATATTGGTTAGAAATACTAAAGCATCTTTTAAACTTGTATCTCAAAAAGGTGTTTTAGACAATGATGATATATATGATCTAAGTACAAATAAACACTATACTTATGATTATACTACTAATAAATGGAAAGAAGAAGGAACGATTGATACATACCTTTCTAATCGTATTTTCCTATATAATAAAGATACTAAGAAATTCTTCTTCTACAATTACCCTGGAACTTATACAGAGATGGATTTGTTCCAATCAAACTTATTCAAAGCTGCTAAAGATGGTCAAGTTATTAAACTAGACAAAGCAAAAGGTAAAGCATATCCTAATGATGAATTCCATTTACTTTGTGGATATCTAACAGCTATGGATAAAAAATATATTCAAGATAATATGATCAGTGGAAAGATTCCTAAAGAACCTCTTTATGACTTCCCTACTGGTAAAGTCTTGGAATATAAGAATGGTAAGTGGACAGTGGTAGCCGATATAAAAGATCGTCTAGCACCAAAAACATTAGTGTACAACAAAATTCTCAAAAAGCTATTCTTCTATAAAGAAGATGGTAAAGATGGGAAAAATGTCGTTTATATAGAATTTTAATTAAAATGGGAGGTTAGTCATTTGGCTGGTACTACTACATACAAAGAGATTTATAATTTGGCCAAGAAAGCTAAAGCTGAATTATGGGATATGGCAGAGAGCAGAGGTAGAGATGTAAAAATCTACTTACACTGGACTGCTGGTAGTTATTATACAAACTTTGAAGATTATAATGTTTCCATCAATGCAGAAGGCGGATTATATATTCCAGAAGATGATTTTGCAGAAACATTAGATCATACTTATTATAGAAATAGTGGTGCCCTTGGTATTACTATGAACTGTGCTGCTTGGGCAACTCCTAAAGACTTAGGCAAATACCCACCTACTAAAAAACAAATCGATGGCATGGCTAAATTAATCTGTGTATTAGCAGATGCATTAGATATACCTATTGACAAATATCATGTATTAACTCATGGTGAAGCTGCTGATAATGAAGATGGTTTAGATATCTACTACCCAGATTATAGCGGTTATCCTAATAATACATATGGTCCTAAATCTAACGTAGATAGATGGGATTTAGAATTCTTAGGCACTGCTGAATCTCCTATTTATAACCCATATGATGAAACAGGTCATAGAGGTGGGGATGTTCTTCGTGGTAAAGCAAACTACTTTAGGGTAAATGGATTTACTAAATCTGTATTAGAAGGTAGAGAAATGCAATCAGAAGAGATAGCTCCTAATGGTAGACCTTATGCTAAGAATGATATCGACTACTTAATGAAAGTAGGTTATAGTAGAGAATCAGCTATTATTTTATTAAGTGCTGCTGACAAGTATACAAAACCATACGATGCTTCTATGGTTGCACCAAATGGTATGGATTATGAACAAAATGATATCGATTATTTGGTAAACAATGGCTATACTAAAGAATCTGCTATCGATTTATTAAAAACTACTTCTAAATATAGAAGAGTTTAAGGAGTTCCATATGAAATCTACAAATCCTAGATATGTAACTAATCTTACTAAAGATATTACACTTACATATGTGGAAGATAAGGAAAATGCTCAAAAACTAACTGATATGAGTCTATGGTTTAAAAGAAATATTCCAGATATCGGTAATGTTTCTAAAATAGAAGAATTTCCTGAAGATAAGAGAAAAGTATTTGATAATACCATAGATGCATCTTATGTAAGCGGTTTATTTGAAGAATGTAAGTTATTCACTAATCAAACTGTAGAAACTGTAATCTCTAAGATTAATATTAAATTTATGACCAATAAGAATTCTTTGATCGGAACCTTTGCTGGGTTAGAGGTTATTACTAAATTAAACTTGTCAGTATGGGACTTTAGTACACTAGAAATTGAGAATATGAAAAATATGTTCTACGGATGTAAAAATCTTAAAGAATTGAAAGGTATTCAAAATCTAGTAAACTCTAAAGTTATTGATATCAACTCCATGTTTGCAAACTGCTCCTCTTTAGAAGAGGTAGATATCTCCGATTGGGATACTAGCAATGTAGAAGATTTCTCCAGACTATTTGACGGTTGTACTAACCTTAAAAAGATTACTGGTGTGATTGATATGAAATCTTGTAAACAATATGCTGGCATGTTTGGTATTAACCAAGGAACTGGTTGTAAGAATCTCAAAGGATTAAAAATCAAAAATCCTCCTAATGGTTTCTTCTTATCTGGTTTAGATAAAACTCAATATGAAATCGTATAAATGATTAAAACAGAACAAGCACTTTTTAAGTGCTTGTTTCTTTTTAAAGAAAGGATAATATCAATGAGTTTTAAATTTGATTTGCAAAATTTTGCAATTATAGAAAATAATAGAAAAAATAAATTCTATGATAATAACTCTAGAATTGTATATGCATATACGGATGAAAGAGACAAGTCCGTATCCTATATGGCATGGTTAGTAAATAATATTGACGATATTGGAGAAATCAACTCTATGGCAGAATCCACATCTCCTAAAAAGGATTATTGGAACCAGGATAGGGTTGTTGAAGAGATGAATGCTGTATTTAGTCTCAATTCCTATATTACTGATATCGTAAAACCTAAGAAACTAAAGAAACTTTCAAATGAGTGGAGAGATAAAGAGTTTATGGATATTGAGTATTTCAATAATGCTCTATCTCATATGAAGTTAACAGATAATGCGGTTTTAAATTATGCGTTCTATCAACTTGGTAATAGAAATGGATGGAGTTCAACCAAGCCAGCAATTCCAGAAACTCCTTTAAAAGTAAACTTATTAGATTTTGAAAAAGCAATTGAGATTGATGGGTTTGCTAACGAAGCTTCTGTAAATTTAGATTTAACTGGGATCAAATTAAATCCTAAGATTAGAAAATTAGAATATACATTTGCATGTCGTGGTTATGCTAAAGGTATTTTGGATATAGATTATTCTAATATAACAAAAACCAATCAATTCTTACCAGTTGGATTTTTTGAAGAGGATAAGCTTAAAGCTATCTTAGGAGAGGATAATAAAATCATTAAATTCTCCAAACCTCCTAAAATTAAAGGTAGATCTTCAAATGGAATTCTAGATTGTGCTACTGGACAAAATACTCCTAGTGAATCTGAATACACATTAGATTTATCTAATTGGGACTTGTCAGAATACGATCCATCTTATGATCCTCAACATGGTGGAAGTAATATATTGAGTGGAGTATACGTTAGAAACATTATATTCCCAGAAGGTCATGTATTCAAAATTACTGGTAACCAATTCTCTGCATATCTTACTGTAGATAGCAATCTAAAAAGAGTTGAAAATTTAGCATATGATTTTTCAGAATTAGATCTTAGCCAAAATGGTTTATACACCATAAACCAAATTTTATCAGGTGCAGATCTTGAATCTTTAGATGAAGATATGAAAATCAAACTAATCGGATTCCCAGAAACAGAATTGTATGCATTGTATAAAGGTCCAGATAATGGATATGATAGTGAAGAGTATAATCTAGAAACTATGTATAGAGACATTATCGGGGTTCCTTTGAAGAATATAGAATTCATAAATAAACGATAAGGAGGAATTTAATATGAGTTTTAAATTTAACTTACAATTATTTGCTCAGGTTGAAAATCCTCACACTGTTCAAGGATCTGAAACTGACTCCGTAAACCCACATTTGAAAGTATATACATATAACTTTCCAGAAGGATTTGTAAAAAGATGGGGATCTACATATGCTTCTACAAACGAAACATATTTGAGTAGATGGTTTGCCCAAAATATTCCAGATATCAAAACTATAAATTCACTATATGATTCGGTATCTCCTAATAAAACTTTCTTTGATAATAAAGTGGTTAATAGTGGAGTTATAGATGAACTTTTCTTCAAAACTAACTTTACTAATACTGATGAAATAAATAAGATAGTATCCAAGATATTCTTAAATAGTCTTGATTCTTATAGATCAGTTCAAATGGAAAGAATGTATATGGGTATTAATATGGATTATAATGAATCTAATGATACTTACCATGTAAAACAGTTTCCTAATAATTTTAAACTAAAACCAAAATTCAATACTGGATTTTCTGGCATCACTATTAGATATTGTTTAAATGAAAATGAAACCTATCCATCTACTATATTTGGTGGAGCATTTGTAAATGAGTTAGACGTCACTGATGTGAAGCTTGCCGAGCTTAAATCTTTAAATACATATTCAGATTGCATATTTAGACGTTGCATAGCTCAAAAGGTTAAAGGGCTTGAAACATACCCGTTTAATAGAAGTAGTAGTGCAAGTAATAAAACTTTTGAAGGAATGTTTAATTTGGATCCATATATCAATAAGATTGACGATCCAGAAATTAAGAAAAAGATAAAAAGTAAATATTATAACGTTATTGATATCTACAAAGCTTATTACGGTGAAATCAAATTAACTGAAAATAATGAACCTCTCTTTGAATACTGGAGACCAGATAAAGTACTAAGATTGACTAACCTTGGAAAGTCATTTACAAGGATGATAAATAAAGAAGATCACGATGCTTATAATAGTGGGTCTAGAAGTGTTGGCGATCGTAGATTTTTCAAAACCTTCTCAAATGCATATCTATTCGGAGTAGAATTAACAAAAGATATCTATATGAGATATTGCTATTCATATGAAAGTATGTTTGAAGGTGCTTCCATGGTTAAACTGAAAATCGGTTCCAAAATCGGTGCGGTTAACAGATATATGGGCAACTATAAAAATATGTTTAATTTCTCAACTAAAGGGCCTTTTAAATTACATGAAATGGATGTAACCATTGTATTCCCAGATGAGGAATATCTAACTAACTTACCATGGTGGGCAAAACGAGAATTTATAAATAATAGGGATCTATCCCCAAAACAGGCTGATATGATTAAGAATATGCTGCCTTCTGCAGATTGCATGGTTAGAGGTCTTAGAAATAGAGTTCGAATTAAACTAGTAAACTTTAATGTTGAAAATATGCTTTCATTCGTTCAGGAGTATGGGTATCCAGAAATTACAACTGAAGATCAACTATTTGAATTCATGGGTGGTTGTCCTAAAGACTGTTTAGTATTCGAAGAAAAAACTAGAAATGATTACATGGGAAAAGATAACGAAAGCCATGCATCTGAAGCTTAATAATTTGGGTAGAGGATCATCTCCTCTACCCATTCTTTTTGTGTTTCTTGACAATGAAGTAATGTTTCGATGATATAAGAGATTTTCTCTTTATTTTAATATAGGAGGTATAGCATAAATGGCTATAGTAAATAATCCTCACAATGTCCCAGATATAGAAAAACACTATAAAACCTGGGCAAAAGTTGTTAAACAAAAAGGTATATTAATGCCATATAATGGTAATTTATTTGCAATAACTACAGCATATAATGCTGCAGAATGGTTAACAATGGCCGATTCCAATCCATCAGAAAATGATCCAATGACTGGAAAGGCTGCTACACTTAAAGCTAAAGCTGCTGAGAAACTTATAGATACACAATTTAGGAGAAAGACAGTTGACTTTTCTGATACAAACAGATTTAAAGTTGTTTTTAATAAAGTAGATAATTCAGAATATTTCTTCCAATTCCATTTCTATACAGTTGATGAGCTTATTAAACCATCAAATGTAGAAGGTGGGTTATTATATAATAATGGATTACTAGAAATACGGATTCTTGATTCTAATTCTCCTTCTGCTAATGTATTAGATACAGTAAAGGTTACTTGTAATAATAACACTTCTGGTTTTAGAGAAAACAAAAGAGATGACGAAATTCTTCCAGAAAAGTTTGTAATATGCTATCTTAATAGCTTAGGAAATAGTGGTGTAGTAGAATCTGATAGAATCTATCCTATGGATGCCTTGTATTATTTTGTAGGATTTGGATATAAAGGTGACTTTGTAAACGTCGCATCTAATAGTTCTAGATACGATTCTACAACAAATGATACAGGTATTCCAAAATTCTATTCATTAGCAGATGATGCAGTATTAGATGATAATCTTACAATCAATGATTTCACTAGTACTAGTTTATTAAAAATACCTAAAGATACAGGAGTTGCCACTGCAGCACAAGCAAAGTATTATTTCAATGATTCTACAAAACAAAGAAATGGCTTAAACGTTGCAGCTCCTGGAGCTCCAGATCTTATAAAGAATGTATGGTTCACTGCCGAAGAGATTCCAGCATTAAAAGAGTTTAATCTCTTTAGTAGATTCAGATTAAATACTGAATTCATGGTTAATATTGTGGGTCCATTTTATTATGGAGGAAATGCTCATAAAATCACATCTAATAGTGTTGAAACTATTGATATGAATACTATAAGATTTGACAATTGTAAAACAGTGTCTAATCTATTCTCTGGAATGGGTAAATTAAAAACTATTCAAAACTTTAAATTCTTAGCTGCTGATAAAGTAGAATCTGTAAAGCAAATGTTCTGGAAATGTGGTTCTCTAGAAACTATAGATTGGTCTAATGTTGGAACTCCTCCTAACTGTAAAGACTATAGCTTATGTTTTAGTATTATAAGTAGCACTCTGGAAAGAAATGTTGCTTTAAAAAGTGTAAAACTTCCAGTAGATTTTGCCAATAATATTTCCAAAGTTGAAAAATTTGAAAGCGTATTCCTTGGCAACTCTCAAATGCATACTATAGAAAATCTATCTTTAAATATGCCAAAATGTACTTCTATGGAAAAGCTATTTAGTAACTGTAGTAGTTTAGTCAATGTAAATTTATCCGATATTAGAACAAACCCAGAAGAGCCAGTTAATATATCATTCATGTTCTATGATTGCAGAGGGATACAAGGTGAATTAGACTTAAGAAATATTAATAAAATTGGTGATATGAAATATGCTTTCAGTACTGCATCTGGAGTTACCTCTATAAAGTTTAAAAAAGGAGTATTAGATTTTAGAACAAATCCTGCACCTGCTAATAAACAAAAAGATAACATAAGAGCAACTTTTAATGATTGTTATAAAGTAACAAAGATTGAAAATATTGAAGATCTAGATGCTCCTGAAGCGATTGATGTATCGGAGTTATTCAGTGGATTGAAATCTATAGAATCTCTATCTGTACCAAAATTGACTTTAGAAAAAGCAGCAAACTTATCCAAGACATTTGGATATCAATCTAAAGTAAAATCTATATCTGTACCAAAAGCTACCTTTGGTCCTCATACTCAGAACTTATCATATTTATTTAGTTTTAATAATGAAATGAAAACATTAGATTTTCCTCCATTAACTAAACCTAATAGCCCTCAAAATACTACTAACTTAACAAACCTTAGTGGATTATTTATGAGTTGTCAAAAACTTACAACTCCTATCTATATTTCTAACTTAAATACATCAAAAGTTACTACCTTATATAATACATTTAGATTAGGTAATACCACTGTAGATTCCGAACCAGCTGAAATTTATGGTATTGAGGATATGGATGTTTCTAAGGTAACAGACTTTGGTCAAACATTTGGTTTGAAATTAAAAAATAAGACAGAGTTAAACTTATCTAGATGGAATGTGTCTAATGGTACTGATTTCAGTAATATGTTCTCATCCTCCAGATTCAGTAGATTCATTCTTACTGGATGGAATACTAGCAAAGCTAAAAAGATAGATAATATGTTCTCAGCTACTATGATTACATCATTAGACGATATTGTTGGCTTAGGGAGTCTAGATTTTACAAATGTAGAAAATACACCGTTCTATGATAGATATAGTGGTGGTATTCAAGGTCTATTCTCTTACAATTCAAGTATAACAAGAATCAATTCCCTTCCGAATAGTGTGAAAAATATTCCTAAGATCGTAAGTTTACAAAACTTTATCTCTGGTTGTACTAAATTAGAATTCGCAGATCTTAGTGGGACAAATTATGGAGAGATTGTAGATATAAGTGGTATGGTAAGTAGTTGTACTGTCTTAAAAACTTTAGATCTTACTGGAATGACTCTAAAACCTAAATATGCTTCTCTCGCATTCTCTAATTGTTATGAACTTACAGAGATTAAAGGCGTAGTATTTGATTTCTCTACAGTAACAAATCTTAAAAATATAGAAAATATGTTCTTGGGATGTAACAGACTTACTGGTGTCAAAGTTAAGAATATTCCTAATAATGATATTACTGCTTTTGAAAAAGCTACTAAATTAACATCCTCTCAATATACAATAGTTTCTTAATACGAAAGGTGAATATATAATATGTATTTCGAAGAAGTAACCTCTTTAAATGAGTCATCTTATTCTATATTATCACTATTTGGTGGTAATGCATGGTATCCGATGACTATGATTCAAAGTAATAAAGAAATTGCATTGGCTAAAGCTAGTTTTGAGGCTAAGTTTAAAATCCCAAAGCCAGCTGAAACTAAATTAGAGATGGTATTGGATAAAATCTCTAAAGGTGATATTAATAAATTACCTCCTATTAACTTAATTGATATCGACGGTTATCTTAATGCTAGACGTCGTATGGATGTTGCTATTAAAGGATATAATAAAGCAGTAAATAAATCTATCATGGAAACAGAACGGAAAGATTTCTATGGTACTATAACATATCCGTTGATGAAAGAGATGCTTAGAAGATATGTTTATGATAATGATCATATCACAGATGCACAATATATGCCATATATCTTAAAAGATAAGTATTTACTATATTTTACTTTTAATAAATCTGGTTTGATTAATCTGTCTTATGTAGGCTCCGATAACTATAAAGATCCTATGTGTCCTATTGCACTAGGTTTAATTATTGATGGTGAGCCTGTTAAATTTACAGTCTTTAATAAGTAAAATATACACTCCATACCCTTATTTGGGTATGGAGTAATTCTTCATTTATTTATATACTATAATAGTGAAAATACATTTTTATTTTGCACATATTTATTTCTTATTTTTGCAAAGATATATTATTAACAGATCAGATTATTTTAAAGAGGAGATGATTTTTATGAATAAAGAAGCAGAATATGTGACTAGATGGAAGAATATTATAGACAAAGATATCAGTGATCTATTTTTACGCTTTGGAGCAGTACTTGGTTATATTCAACACACTCTTACTTTTGATCCAGAAGCTAAAGATCCAGAATTGGTAAAAGCGTCTAATATATCTAGATTAGATGATAATCAAGAAAAGAAAGATAAAGCAACGTTCTTTATCTTGTTCTACAGATACGATATATTAATGGCTCTAATTGATGAGGATAAAAATGTTTCTAAAGAAAAGGAAAGAGAAATCTTTGCTATAATGGTAGATCAAAATAAACTTAATGACTTTCTAACAAAAATCAAAACTGTTAGAAATGGAAAGATTTTAGATAATTTTAATTAAAAGGAAAGTGAGGTTCTATGTTCTTTTATAAGAATGCGGTAAATGTATTTACAGATGCTTCTACCAAGATTATCAATCCTGGAACAGATAAGAATAAGTTTCTTACTTGTCCTGGGTTTGTAACTACTATTAATGGTAGTATTATTAATGAAGGATATGATATTGTAGAAGCCACAGTAAACTATGCCGAGTTATATGCTATCCGAATGGGTATTGCAGATTTGCTTAAGTATAAGAATACTGATTTATTTTTAAATATCTTCTCTGATTCCAAAATCTCTGTATTTGGTTTGAGGGAATGGTTCTTTAAATATTATAAGAATGGTAGAGATTACACTCTTATGACCAACAATGCCAGAACTGGTAAGAAACCTGTTGCTAACCAAGAACTTATTCTTGATATTGTAAGGATGATTCTTCAAGCAAATGTAAGAGTTTCTATTTATCATGTGCCTGGGCATATTCAAGCTAACAACATCGATAGCATGAATAGATTTCATTACATGTTCCACAATAACAATTTTGCGGATAATCAAAGGGTTACAGTTCCTTTAGATACAGAAATTGAGATTGCGGAGTTTAATAACTACGTTGATAATCTTACTAGAACTAAATTAAACCGTGCTATTAAGAGCGGTTCTTTAGATAAGTTTGATATTAAACGAAAACTATATCCAGCTATCTGGTATCCAAAGCCAGAAGATGTTACAGACTATTTACATCTAGTTCATCAGGTTAGGTAAACCTAGACTAGATTGCATACTATAATTATGAGGAGGTATTTAGATTATGGAGTTTTTGAGTAAGATAAATGGAACTTGCTCTAATCCAGTTGCTCCAGTAGAAGACCTATTTGGATATACTAATATCGCAGGAGAAGACTTTATAGGTATTGCTCCAGATATTACTGTAGAAACTTGGTTCAATTCTATGATAGAACAATATGGATTAGAACAATTGATTCAAATGTATCCTTATCAACCTATGAAAGTTAATAAGGAAACTGGCATTATAGAACCGATCAATCAAGATTGTACTTACAATGCTAGGGTAACGAACTGTTTCCACGTTCTTTACCAACGTCGTCGTGATAAAATGATTCAACAATCCGTTCAACAGGCAAGTCCTGTTGAACAGATTCCTTTCCAAAATGCGAATATGATGAATCAATCTTTTTTATCACAAAATCTAATAATAGCGAATGGAAATCCTATCCAAGTATCCAATAACACACAAGCTGCTATGAGTGTTAATTTACAACAACCAGTAGTTCAGAATCAAGGGTACTCGCTTAATTTACAAGCAATGTTTGATAAAACAGATTATGTAGAACCGACTATTGAAGTACTTCCAGAGCATATGATTGCATCTGAGGAAGATCCAGATTTGATTAGATTTAATCCTACTGAAGATATAATAGTCAAACCAGTAGAGTCGGGATCTTTCCATCCAAATAAAAAGGATGGATATTATATAGACGATGATGGTTCCCTTATAGGAAAACCATTAGAGTATATAAATCCTATCTTCAATAATCCAAACTATGGATCTTATTATAATCAATCATTTGCAAGTCCTTATCCGACGTATCAACAATCCTACCCATCGGGTATATTCCCAAGTAATAATTCCTATATTCCAACTTATAGATCGGTGAAGTGATGTTCGAAATGTTTGATAAAAATTACAAAGTCAAGACTGTTCAAGACAGTATTGATCAAATGTTGGCTAGGATGGAAAAAGAAGAAGCAATGCAACAGAATCCATCATTATATGAACCACAACCTCAGCCAATATCTATGCAGCAAGAGGTTATGATGTCTATGATGAATGGAGGAAATCCAGCATTAGCTCTTCTAAACAATCAACAGCCAGGATTCAATGGTATGGTAGATTTTAGCAATCCAGCATCAGTTGGTAATATGCAGAATAATCTACAAAATGATCCTAACTTCCAAGCTAATCAAAATGCAGTTTTAGCTATGATGAATCAAGCTTTGGGAGCTATGCCTAACGTACATGTTAGTCCAGTAGGACCACCGCCTCCTACTCCTCAATGGAATGGATATTCACAACAACAACCATTTCCACAGATGGTGGGAAATAATTTTGCATTGAATCCAAACTTACAGCAAGCACAATTCCAAAATCCTCTAGATGGTATTGTTCCTGCTGATCCTAATGCGTTTAACTCTACCGCTAGTTGGTATGGTTCTAACCCATTCCCTACACAACAAGGTTTAGGTAATATGCCTAATATAGGCGGATGGAATAATCATCCAAGTTATTATAGTTTCTATATGAATAATCCATTCAATAGAGAAGCTTATATGAGATTTACCGAAGAAGAAATCCAATCTGGCCAGGGATTTGTAGTAAAGGTAGTATCTAAAACTCAGGAAGAGATAGACAGAGAAAAAGAACAGGAATGGCTTGATGAGCAAGAAGCTCTCAGGAATCATCCTACATGGGAAGAGAAACTCAATCCAGACTTTAAAGTTGTAATAAAGACTGTAGATAGAGAACCCCCAGAGCATTTGAAAAAACAGCAACAACAAGAGTCTCAGGTTGTTGAACCAGAAGAGGTCGAAGAGGAAGGACCTAGTCGTGTTATAATAGGATGCTTAGATTCCGAGATACACATTCTTAAAGGTTGGCTTTATAGTATCATGCCTAAAGATGTTAACGGATTAGATAAAGAGAAAATCATAGTGCCAAAGCTTAGGAGACTATTCTTCAATAAACGCGATGAAGAAGCTTTGAGGAATCTATGTAAAAGATTGCAAGTTTATAATCCTCCACTAGCAAGAGTAGTATGGGCTAAGAGACGTCTAAAATATCGAGACGACTATCAGCTATTCATAACTGCAGCAGAAGATATTCTAAATGAATATGAAATTGCAGAAATGTTCGACAAAGAAGAAGAAGGTTATTACGATTATAGAGTTCCTATGAGAAATAGGAAGCCTCCTGAATATACCATAGATGAAAATGGTAAAAAGGTCTTTGACGAAGAATATTATGAATACCATCCGTTCATAAAATATACCGACGATACTTTTGAATATGAATATGATAGAGGAAGAGAACTTACAAAAGAAGAATTTAATTTGTTCTGTGAGTATGAGGAGACGTGCCTGGTATATAGCTTCCACCAATTAAGACTCAAGAACTTTTATGAAGTCAATAGACGGCTTCAAGGCTTACCTCTTTCCTATAGCGTTGATAGAAAAGAGTTAGCAACTAGAGAAGAAAAGATAAGAAATCTTTTACAAGAAAGCATTAGCATTAGAGAGAATGCTAAAAGCAAGAAGAAAAAAGAAGAAGAGAAAGAGCAGCAATGCAAGAATAAAAGGGTTTCATCAGATCCAAGAACCCTACAAGAGATAGAAAATGAATACTATAATAGATTCGATCCAATAGAAGTTCATTATCATGAAATGCGGGTATTAAGAAAGAAACAAGAACAACAATATGAGTTATATCGAGATATCTTCTCTTCAAAATCTCAAAAAGAATTTGATGCATGGTGGTATGGTAAGAATTCATCTCATTATCAGCAAGAGAACCTACCTCCAGAAGAGTTACAGAGAAGACAACGTGAAGAATACGTCGATCGTATGACCGAAGCAAATATAGCCTTACTCTCTAAGGTGCAAGTGATAGATCCTGTACAGATTACCAACAACTTCCGATATTGGCAACAAGCTGAGTTGCAAAAGTTATTTGGTAATACAATGAATGAGGCAACCTCACTTAAAGATGTATTTGAGAAAGTAATCCCACATGCGTTATATGAAATCTCTTGTGAAAATATAGAAAAGCAAAGACGAGAAACTAGGAATAGTTCATATAATCCTATGGCTTATAAAAGAGCATTAATCGAACTTGCTAATAATAAAGTGCTCGCAGGCAATGATGATCCTAACTTCAAGCCAGGGCCAGTAGATCCAAGATTCGGATATCCAGCAAACTGGGTAGATCCTACGAATTCTAGAGAATACGAAGAACGTAAAACACGATTTATGGATTATTGTAAGAACTCCATGGGTATAAATATGCCTTTGAGACCTATTTATAGATAAGGTGGTGGGCATATGAATATCAAAGAACGCAATGCTTTAATAAGGCAATCTCTAGATGCTGCTAGGTTTGTTAACTTTGATTCCGACGTGTTTAAGTTTACAGAAGAGGATTGGGATAAAATGACCAAACCTCCTCTCACTACATACGTTCCTGCTCCTATTATAGAGCAATTAAGATCTATAGTAAACAATGTTAAACTGATGAATAACCCATCTAAAAAATATGATTTGGTTAATAAGCTATTTGCTAATATAGGATTAAAACCATTAGCTTCTGGTACTAATAGAAGAACTTTCTATTGTACCTATGATCCTACAATAGTAATCAAAATAGCTTCTGATAGAGTTGGTAAATCTGATAACTTATCAGAATTTACTTTGCAAAAACTTATCAAACCATTCTGTACTAAATCATTTGATGTAACACCAGATGGGGTAGTAGCATTAGTTGAACGTGTTGAAACTATGAAAGAAGCAGACTTTAAAAAGGTGTATGCTAGTGACGTATTTGACTTCACGTTCGAGATTCTTAGAAGAGGATATGTAATGGAAGATATAGGAGGCAACTTCTATAAGAACTGGGGTATAAGATTCGGCTTTGGTCCTGTTATCCTAGATTATCCATATATATTCGAATTAGATTGGGCAAAGCTAAGATGTAGTCACAAAGACGTCCATACTGGATATCTTTGTGACGGATACCTTGATTATGATTATGATAAAGGTATGTCTGAGATTATCTGTACCAAATGTGGTACTAGATATACGGCTAAATATTTAGCCAGAAGAATAGAAGCTAAAACATTGTTAGAAAGAATTAATAGAAAGAGGGACAACGAAATGGCACTATTAGACACAGATTTCAAAGTAGTAATTAAAAGAGGCGATCAAATCGTCAAAAGATGTTATAATGAAACAGATACAGTTGTAGATAGTAGAAACAAACTTGGAGGTCGTAAGGAATCCGAACAAGGGTTTGTTTTGAAAACTAATAGAACTGAACCACAAAAATATACAGTAAAACGTAAGGTGGAAGATAACGATTCTAATCAAGATAACCATAGTCATGGTAATAAGAAAATGTATCCAAACTTTACTGATCAACCATTGACTACGGATAACTTAATCTTCTATCCGAAAAGCTTAAAGAATGACATCATCTTCTTCTTAAAGAAAATGGAAGATAAATATGGTGCTGAGAGTGCTGTAAGATTAGCAGCTATTATCGGTACAGTGTACAATCCTATCGATCCAGACTTTGTTTTACCAGAAGTAAAAGAAGAAGAGGTTGAAGAAAAGGAAGACCCAAAGTCTGAAGCTCCTATCGAAACAACTAGTTATGATTTTGATGCTGAGGAGCTTCAACTAGATGATGTTAAACCAATGGAAGAATTTGGTAAAGAAGCTATTGAAAAGATGGATCAAATCAAAGATGAAGAAGAAAATCCACAACCAACTAGCTTCCCATCAGTACCTCGTACATATGAAGAAGTTAAAAGTATGAGCATCGAGGATATCATTACAGAGTCTATCTCTAAAGAAGAGTTAGATATCTTTAAAGAAGCAGATGTTCCTAAAGAGAATCTCTTTCCAGTAAAACCAATCTCTAAAGAAGAGGAAGAAGCTGCGGCATTAACTTCTAATACAGAGAATGTAATCAATGGTATCATTGGTTCTTCTTTAGTAGATACTTTAAAAGAAAGACAGTTAGCTGAAGATCTTAAGCTAAGAGTATTGGCTAAGTTTGACAACCAATTAGTACCAGATGTAGATATTGATACCACTATTAGAAAGTTAGTAAACGAAATTACCGAACTCATCAAAGATGATATCAATTCTATGAGTGAAACTACTGAAGGCCTTGAAGTAAATGTTTCCAAGACCGTAGACAATAGAAATAATGAATGCTTTAGTGTGGTAGTAAAGAACTTTACCAGCCCAGTATTCGATTGTACTATTTACCCAGCTGCTGCTGAGGATGTTATTGAAAAAACTGAAAACGAAGGTGGAGAAAAAGCAATGGAAAAAGCTATATTTAACTTCTTGAATGCCAAAGTAGACGAGATTGAACATGACTATTCTTCTGAAGAAGAGGCTAAGACTTCTATCGCAACTGCATTATATGGTGCGTTCAAAGATGAATTTAAAGACAAATTCACTCCAGCTCGTATGATGGAAATCTGCAAGGAATATGTAGATAATTATGTAACCTTCAATAATGATGACGAAGATAGTGAGGAAGAAGTTCACACAGCAGCTGATGAGTTATAATTTCAAAAGGTGACAAATATGATCAATCAGCAACCTCGTTTTAATCAATTTCTAGAAGGCGTTTTGTATGGTTGTAATGACGCAGGCAGTATTCCAGATGCATTAGCATCTGGATATGCTGTAATAGCAGTAGTAGATATAGAAGAGGCCTACAAGTATGCTAATATACCTAATTTAGCAATCATGTCTAATTTACTACCTCCTCCAGAAGCTGTAACGGCTTATATTGATGGAGAAGCAGCTATTGGTCATCAAATATACTATGAGTACCTATCTCATAAAGAACGTGAATCTACAATGGTTACCATACTACAAGCATTATATGGGCATAGACCTAGTATTAGATTTAGAAACTTCTTAATCTATACAGATTATGAACCAGATATGGAATTCAATATCTTATATACTTTAGGAGAATTCTTTAAGAATACTTTTGGTATTGTAATGGGTCCATATAAGCAATCTCAAGCATATAATATTGGTACCGATCAGTTCGATTATATCATTTCCAACTTATTATTCTCTAATGGTAAGATTAATAAGTACGAATTTGTTAATATGCTTCCACAAGATGCGATGCCTACAGATATATCTTGTAGTGTTCTATTATCTGATATTAACTATCAACCGTCTGGATTAGAAGATGGATATAGAATAGTATGTAACTATATAGCTCAACTAAGAGCAGAGATTGCATCTAACTTTACTAAGAAATCTCCTATCATCCAATTGAATGATAAGCTGAATAAAGAAGTAGAGCAAAGTATCAATAATAAGATCTTTGAATCTCAATGTAGATTTGGTAATAATAAGTAAAAGATGAAGAGAACTCATAACGAGTTCTCTTTTCTTTTTTGTTATCAGGAGGAATATAATATGCCTATTAATAGAACTGAAGAAGAATTAGAATATGCAAGACAACTTATTCTTAGTGACTTCTTAGATAGAGGAACATTTATTATCGAAGGCACTAAAGAGAAGATTACTAGAGATCAATTGCAATCTATAAAAGCTGGTGCTTATCAAGATATGTATGGAGAAGTTCAAGCATTCTTTATTGCTAAAGCTTTATTAGATAATAAACAAAAACCGATTGAGGTGGAAGCAGAGCCAGAAGAGATGGAACCTCTTGAGTATTCTATAAAACAAGAAGTAGTTTCAAAAAACTATACTGAGGAAGAAGATAAGATGCAGGATAATAAATTCGTAACCTATTATCTAGTAACTCAACAATATAAGAGTGGCCCATTCACTGGCAAACATCTTCCTACTCAAGATGATATTGATAGAAGTATTGCTCTAAATAAGAGTAGTAAATTCTCATTTTTATTCTTAGATAATAGATGATATAATCATATACTATAATTCTGAATAGAAGAAAAGGAGTGTGATTATATTGAAACTTCAATTTATTAATATTAATGATATGAGATTGTTGGAATATGTAAAAGATAAGGCAAGAGTAGAGAATGCGCCAGTATTCAATTTCTATTCTATGCTAGATTTTGGTTACAGAGTAGAAGCTTTAAAACCTATGCCTAATATTATGCAGTATCTATCATTTGCTAATTCGTTTGCTGATGATAACTATACAGTTCAATTTGATAAAGCATATGCATATCAGATCCTATATAATGAAGCATCTTTCTTAGATCTTATGAAGATTATAAGTATGGTGGAAAATACAGAAACTGTTATAGTTGTTACCAACCATTCCCATCCTATAGTAGAAGCTGTCGTAGACTCTTTAATTAAGTTTATCCAAGAACGATATGCTCTTCAAAGTTTCATTATCAACGATATAGATGATATTGATCAATTTGCAACATCCACATTCGAAACAGAAGGTGGATATTTAAATTATATTGAAGATCTTAAACGTATGGGCAGATACTGTGACCCACATCAACTATTAAGAGAATCAGAATATTATATTTAAGGAGTATTATGGCTATATGGGAAAAGGATAGATATGTAGCCCCATATGAGTGGTTAATAAATAGACACTTGAGAGAGTATGATCTATCCAAGGCTAATATAAATCTCTTACTAGAATATGGATTCATAACCAAAAAAAGATATGATGAAATATTTCATATGCCAAGGGAACAAAGGGAAATAACAGTAGGTCTGATGCAAAGAGATGATCCTGAATTATCCAAAGGTTTATCTAATTGCTTTAAAGATGCTAGAAGAAGATTCTTTGAAGCTAATCAATTAAATCCTGATAATGTATTATATATAGACAAAGATTCTATAACCACTATAGATACAGCTGTTCCTTATACAAGAATATCTGAAAATCTTGAGTTTAAATTGAAGAATGAGTATAGTAGTTTCTATAGGTTACAATTTATAGATTTTCTATATTACTGCAATGGATCTGTAGAAAGATTTCGTTTAAAAGGTGCTGGAAAGCAAGTTCCTAGTAAGCATAAAAATCATATGATGCATTTCTTATTAGCTTTAGCTTATACAGCTCAAACTGATAGTATAGAAAGTTGTATTCTAATGATAAAAGATTTCTATTATCAATATACTCATAGATTATTGGATAAAGAATTTTATAGAGAATTGAATAATAGATCTATGTTTAAAGTAGTCAATAGTGGATATCATACATATTATGCTGATGCATTAAATAGTATAGGTACAGAATTTATAGATATATCACACAATGCAGATATACTTAGGATTCTATATAGAATCTTTACTACTGAATATTTCTCAAAAAGATGAGGCTATGGGAACTTAATCCCATAGCCTTTTATTTTTTGTTATTAGTAAAAGTATTTTGATAGATACTGCTATTATTACCAGCAGCAAGAAGAGTAATGTATATAAAGCATTTAGTAGATAAGATACTATCTAATCTATCATCACCATAATATAACTCAATCTTCTTTCTAAAAGATCTAGACATGTTTGATGCTACACTATTTTTAAGCTCTTGCATCAATCTGATTTGTTCTTTTTCTGAAACATAATCATTTATGATCTTCGGATTAAAGAAACCTACATCCCTATTATAACATTCTTCGATATAAGCATCTAGGATCTTATCTAATTCTTGGAATTGATCAAATTTTATTAGATCCAATAATTCCTTTTCTTTTTTGTAATCTAGATATCTATAAGCTAAGGTTAAAAGGTATAATACAGTTGCCCATACAAATGGGAAAATATAATCTCCACTTATAAGAAAGATAGCAATAGATGCTATCAAAATATAAAGGCCTTTATGAGCTAGTATATTTTTTAGAATAGAATCAATACCTATCTTTAGATTAAGAAAGAATGTTGTAAAGAGTCCCTTTACTGCATTTCGAAAATTGTCATATTTGGAATATAGTTCAGCCATTGTTTAAATTACCTCTCTAGTATTTTAGTCTGTTAATTCTTTTCTAGTATAATCCCAAGCATATAAGTATGCTATTTTATTATCCCCATACTTATACATAAGCGGTTTATCTTTTGCTTTGCCAACAATAATTTTACAAAACGCTTTTATTTTAACTGGATTTACAACCCATAATTCTTTAGTATGGTTCACATCTGGGACTTGTGATTTTGAAGGAGTTATAATTTTTAGATTATTCATATCTGCTGGAGTGTGAACGTAAAATTCTTTTCCCTCAAGATTTTGAGATAAAGCTATTAAGCATCCATTAATAGAAGAGCTAAAACAAACTCTTTTAGTTGTAGCATCCTCATAGCCATTATCTGTAAGGAAATTTTTTGGAACTCTAGGAGTTAAGACTTTTCCATCCATATTGTCTTTTGATACAAAATATATCTTTTTATATAGTGCCATATTAATTCCTTTTGATTACCTCTCTAGTTTAGTAGACCAATCGTATAGTTTGTCTCTTAGTTCTAAGAGCTTACTTGCTTGTTCTTCCTTAAATTTATATTTACCATCTAGAGAGTTATTTAAATACATCATAAGCTTATAAGCGATATCTCTATTTAATCCATTAGGATATCTTTCTAATAAAGACCACCATTTACCAAAGATCATTTCTGGATGGACGTATAGGTATTTATGGTGATACATTTGATGACAAGTTTTACATAGCATTACTACTGGGATATTATTCTGAGTATGCTCATATCTTAATAAATCAGATAGATCAAACTCAGTAATAGCTCCATAAGTATTTAAAATGTGCTCTGTAATAATAATTGCAATATCATAGATATTAAGTATGCAGTGATGCATTTCTAAAGATGCCATTTCTTCACCCTCATCATTACCAGCGGTAATATTAGGATGGAATTGGCAACAGTCTAAACCAATGGAATATAGATATGCTTTGTAATGTTTATAAGTTCTACTACTTCTAAACTCTCTAATAGCAGAGTCTAAGAATGCTTTATATTCATCTAGGTCATAAGACCCTTCTTTAGTTAATGCGAATTCTACAGCATACTCTGAATTCGGAGAAGTCAACAGAGGATTATACTCTGCATTCTCTACGAATACGTTAGGAAATACATTTGTTTGTGTATACATATTCTGTTTAGCTCCCTTTATAATACTAACGGAATTATTTGTATGTTGCCCGCTGCAATTAGAACACATCCCCATAAAACTACCTATCCCTGACATTAGATTAATTTTATAGGAATTTAGAAAGGAGAAGCTATCATGTCTTTACCTTTTTCTGAGGCTAAATTGACAACTCAAAATCCTTTCATAGATTTAGTGTTATATAATCTTAAGCTATTGGCCTTTAATTCAATCATCAAAGACCAGGCTAAAGCAGATAGATATGAAACTACTGAGTCTCTAAGGAATGCATCTTTATATATTGCATGCATAGAAAACCATATCGAATTAGATATGTTTAAAGGCGTTCAATATCCTAGAGATTTATTATTAAAAGCTGGGTTGGATGAGAGAGAACTTTGGGTTTATGAAAACTTCAAAGATAACTACTATATCCCAGATGAATATAGACCTAAACTTACTGAATTATTAAGACAATGGTTTATTGATACATATATGGATGATAAGGAGTTAAATCCTTATTATCGAAATCTTGTCGGATATCCAGCTATTGATCAATGGGGTATTCCAGTAAGAGAGTTTGAGCATATGTTCCCATCTTATCTAGATTATGATAAGAGTGCTACATATATGCATGAGCTTTCAAATGATACAATCAAAGAATTATCAGGTCTCGGTATTTTAGATACCATTCTATCTCAATACCCAGATCATAAGTATCTAAAATATAAAACTTATGGGATTAATATCTATGAGGCTAGAAAGAAATTAGACTTCCAAATATTGTGGTATCCAGAAGGATCTGATGTAGACTTTAGTGTTACAGAAGAATTCTTGATGAAATATACTCAAAACCGTAAGTTTATGCTAGAGACTGTATACTCTTATGCTATGGAATTAGAGGAGAAGAATTATCATGATATGATGATTATCTACCTCATTATTTCTGTACTAGTAGATATACTTGTAGATATTCAATCCCATATCATTAAGAAAGATATTCTTGATAGACGTTGTATTGAATTTATCTTCTCCATGTATGGGGTTCCGTATTATAGGGTTATTCCTATTGAGTATCAAAAATCTTTAGCAAGAAATATTCACTCTTTGTGTAAGTATAAGTCTTCCACAACCGAGATGCTCAATATTATTAAATTATTCGATACTAAAGATAAGTATGGTATCAAGATCTTTAAATATTGGCTTCTAAAAGAAAGAATTACTGATTCTTATAATGGTTTTGAATGGAAATCTAAAAGAGTCTTAAAAGGTAATTATAATCAAAACGTAGAAGAAGAGCATGTTGTTGTAGATCTTACCAAAACTCCTGAACGTCAAATTATACCACATGATATCCTCATGTATAATACAAACGTCAATAAGAATATGGGTAAGACAAATCTTCTACAGTCTAAAGAATATAAACCTTCAAATTATAGTTTAGAAGCTAGAAGAGCTGCAGCATCTACTATTGCAGCTATTAAAGGAATTAAATTTGACCTAACCTTATTTGGTGATCCTTTAAATACCACTGCTGGTTTAGGTTATGCTGCTATTAATGGTGCATCATTATATGATATTGGTGGTCATCTTACTTTAAAGAATAAAGAAACTAAACAAGACTTCAATGCTTCTGTTAAAGTAAAAACTGCTTCTTATGTAAACCTTGCATTCCAAGAAATTAATGGTAGAGATTTAACCTTTGTTCCAAATCATCTTGGATATGATTTAAATGGTAATCTATTAGTAGATTATAATGGCGGTCATATCAAAGATATCAATGGCCATCTTTATTTCGACTATGTAGGTATTATCCCATTCCCATTTGACTACTATCTTCAAAAAGGCAATGTATTATTTATTAGATTAGAAGACAGATTCTTAGTAGAAGGAGTAGATTATGAAATCTACGACTATAATAAAGTAAGATTCTTTAATGAAATCTTAGATGGTAAAAAAGAACTTATCTATGATTTCTATTATGATAAATCTACTAAGGATACTAAATTCAATGTAGATAAATCTTATAACTTCCAAACAAAAGTTAGAACTTATGAAGGTGCTAATACTATTAGTTTAGGAACTTTACCATTCGCTGATTTCTTCTTAAAAGAAAATCAGTTAATTGTTACAGTAGATTCTGTATTCTTATCACCAAATACATATAGTGTAGATTTAGCTACAAATACTCTTACTATTGATAGTAGAATAGATACAGTTGGTAAGAAAGTAAATTGTATCTTCATTTATTCTACTTACTCTCAAGCTAGATTCTTCAAATCTACTACTATCACAGAAACTAAGAACCAAACAAAAATCTATATAGATGAACCATTTAAAAACTACTGTTTAAATGGTAATACTTTCTTCGTAATGATTGGTAAGAAGTTTATCTCTAATAAAGATTATGATATCAATATTTCTGAGATAGATGGTGGATCTTATATTACTCTTAAAAATAGTAAATTAGATATTGGCACTGCAGTAGACTTTAACTTCATCTATTCTACTAATGCAATTAATGAAGATATTACATTGGTAAATAAGGTTATTAAATTAAAAGCTACGACAGATTATCAAAATGAATTTAAAGTAACTTATCCGTTCAAGAATTATGTAGCTACTAAATATAAGCACTATGTAAAATATCTTGATAAATACCTACCAGACGATTGGTATAGTATTACTAATCAATCATTGGTTATTGTAAATGATGCACTTGCTCTTCATAAAGATGATGAGTTAGAATTAGAATTGGTTTATATTGACAAAGATAGAACCAAACCAGAATTCAGTAATATTAAAGTTGCTATTACTCATCTTATTGCTGGTGCTGATGATCAAGATAGATTCCCTCTTACTTTCCCAGTAGATAATTACTTTACTAAAGGCAATAAAGTCTGTGTGGATATTGATGGTAAAATGCTTACTGAGGGAATAGATTATGTAGTAAACTATAATAAGAAGAATATCCGTCTCCTTAAAAAGAAACTATTCTTGAAAAAGGATCAGCAAATTAATATTACTTTCTTCTATAACGGCGTTACTGAAAATACTTTAGTAATGAGTGAAGAAACTCATAAGATCTTCAATCATGCAGATCCTAAGTTTAATATTAATTTCCCATTCTTCCCTTATATTCAAACAGATCAAGGATTCATTACTATCAGTGAGAATTCTATTCATTCTAGTGATGATATGGGATTAACCAATCAGTTCCATGTTACTATGAATAATAAGATGGTCTCTAATGCTGATATTAATGAGAACTTCTTGTTCATATATAATAAACACTATTTAGCAAATCCTAATCCATCTCTTACAGTTCAAACTTTAGAGAATCCTATAAATATTTCTAAAGATGGATACATGGATATCAAAGTTCCATTTGACTACTATTTCGAAAATAGATGGCCTTATGTAATTACTGATGCTTATGGTAATACTGTAGACGAATCTGAATATAGTATTTTCAATGGAAGTTTCTATTTTACAAATCCTAAAGATATAGCTAAATATGGCGGTAAGCTATATATTAGATATATCTACAATACTAAAGGTGGGTCTACTGTAGGTTATTCTTATGAAGAAGACTATGCGGCTACTACTAATCTTAAATTCTGCAAGATTCCTATTGATCAACTTTACGTTACTGATAGAATGAAAGATAGTTCAAACTATAAAGATTATGATGTAATGGTTAAAGGTGATGGTTGGTGGGATGGTGTAGATTATAAAGACAACAATCATCAATTGGTAAAAGATGCAATCTATAGAGAACCATGGAATTATGCTAGAACAAAATATTATGGCATTAGCCAAATGATAGATGTATCTGCATATTCTGCTCAAATGAGTTATTTCTATAGCATGCTATATGATGATATAATGCTAGAAGAGAAACTCTTAGTTAAGGTTCCTTCCTTATCAGCTTCTCATCAGTTTAAATTAGCACACTTGTTTATCTTTATGACTTCTTTGACTTACATGTTTAATGGTATCGAAGACTTCATTATTGATAATCCTGCTAAGACAATGCTTGTTCAAGGATTTAATTTTAGAACAAGTTTAGCTGATCTTAAAGAATATCTAAGAAAGAAACACAGAGAAGAAAAAGAATTCCCTATCTGGAACTTCATTACTCCTAAATCTCAAATTAAAGATTTGGCTGAGTTTATGAATATCTATAAAACAAATATAGAAGTTCGTAGAACTATTTGCCAAAGAATGCTTGATGCTCAAGATTGGGAAGAATATAAAGTATGGAAAGATCTTTATGATTCTCTTATGACTTGGAAGCTTACCATGAAATATTTTACTTTGAGTAATGGAGAAGTTGCTAAGACATATACAGAATTCTTGCAAGACAAAGATACAGTTCTATATGATACTCTTAAACGTGTAGAAAAGATCATTTCTGCTGATGAAAAGATTGATACTATCACAGGTCTTATTGATGATATCATTTATATTCTAAATGAATATATGGGTGATATGAGATACATCTTTGATGGATACGCTGGCCATTCTGGTACTGAGATTATGAAATATATCATGCTCATGATCGAGTTCTTCAAATCCTATAAGATCGTATTCCTTACTAGAAATACAACAATGGAAATAGTATGGGGTAAAGATCGTGATGAAGATACTATGATCAGACCTAATGATATGGCTTATATCAATGAGATTGATAAACGAGTAGAATACTATCCTATCGTAGAAAAGGTATTTGATAAAGAGATCAATCATGTAGATGATAGATTTGATAAAGTTCCTTGGATGCGAGAAGACTTAGTTATCACATATAATAATGATCGTAAGTATATTACTATAGATCTTCCAGGTTCTACATATTTATGGTCTGAAATGATTACTAAAGATATCAATGGTACTCTTACAAGAGCTGGTAGACAAGAATTCTCTATGGATATTCTCAAGTCTGATATGTTTACTTACGTTAAAAATCTTTTGAATAAAGATCTTATCAGTGGTACTGTAGCTCCATTTGCATATGAAGTATCTGCTATTATTGATGGTGATACTGTAATAGATGAACGTTCTGGTAATGATTCATTTGCTGGATCTTTAGCATTTGTTGCACAAGATTTAGAACCAATAGATATTCCAGGTAAGTTAAAACTAGGTACTACTTATAAGGAATGGGCTATTAATCTAAATATTGCTGTAAATAATGAATATAAAGATCTATCATATTATGCTGAAAGAACTCTTAGGAGTACTTTAGCTACAGAAACAGTATTGAATGATACTATCAAATCTGATCTTAGATCTTTTGATAAAGCTCATAATATCGAAGGAATGTTTAAAGGATGCAATAGCCTAGCCAATATTCCAGGATCTGATATTATCAGAGTAGACACTTCTAAAGCTACTTCTGCTCTAGGATTATATGCCGACTGTAATTCTGTTGGTACTATAGATGCTAGTTGGGTAAGTACTAATAATATCACTAATATGGAAGAAGCATTCAATAATTGCTCTAATGCTATTAGTATTGATATTTCTAGCTGGGATACTTCTAAAGTTAAGAAAATGGGTTATATGTTTGAAGGATGTACAAAACTTGTCAATATTGAAGGTGTATTAGACATGATTTCTTGTAGATCTTATAAAGACATGTTTAAAGGCTGTGATAGTCTAGTTGGATTAAAAGTAGCAAACCCTCCAGCTGATTTTGAAGCTAAAACTGGTATTAGACCTAACCAATATACTGTGGTGACTAAAGTTCCATTTGCTAAAGACTTTAGATTGTCTATTATGATCAATAACTCTTATAAAGATTTCTCTGGATACTTTGCTAAGAAAGATCCTGATGGTACTATGACAGTTATTTCTGAAAAGATCTTGAAAGATCTAAAAGGCAAGAAAGCATCCAATGTATCAAGCATGTTTGAGACTTGTAACTTAACAGCTATTCCTATTATTGAATTAGATACTTCTAAAGTAGAAGATTTCTCTAAAATGTTTAACTGGAGCACAAGTATTGCAACTATTGATACTACTTGGATAGATACTTCTTCGGCTAAGAATATGAATGGTATGTTTGCTGGTACCAGAATCAAAACTATAGATATATCTAGATTCGATACTTCTAAAGTAACCGACTTTGGTGATATGTTTAATAGATGCGATGAACTCACTAAGATTACTGGTATTATAGATATGAGTAGTTGTACTAATTGTGAAAATATGTTTGCAGATTCTACTAAACTTAGAAATGTAAAAATCTTTAATCCACCTCTAGACTTTGCAGAAAAATGTGGATTATCTAATGACCAATATGTAATAGTAAAATCTAAATAAAGTATGGAGGAATATTAACGTGGTTAATGATAAATACAAAATCCAAGAAGAGGTCATTGCCAACTCTGAAGAATTAGTATCTTTAGTTGAAGGCCATCCTAATGGATTAAAAACAGAAGTTATTATTAGAGATCATGATACTGGGTTAGAACTATTCCGTGGTAGTAATAAAACTCTCATCTCTGGATCTGAATTTATTGCAATGCGAATGTTTGATCTTCATGATAAATCTTTTGTAACTCCTACATATAACAACCGTTTACAATTAGAAAATACAATCAATAATCCTAACCAAGAAGAAATTTTGAAGGACTACTTTGTTCAACTATTCTGTTTAGGTACTTCTGGTTGTAACCGTGAATCTGCTTTAAAATATGAAGTAGATAATAAAAAATGGATTGATCCTGCAGACATGGTACCATTCCAATACGTTCCTGAAGATAAAGATCTTGATGCTGATAATCGTCAAGTATACTTTGGTCGTAAATCTCTTAAAGATAAAAAGATGGTTGCTTATTACTTTAAAAAGTTTGATAGTGACCCTACAGAACGTAAACAATTGGAAGACGGCACTCCTATTGATGCTACTATTTATGATGATCAATCTGAATTGCCAGCACAAATCATTGTAGAAAATACTTTAGTTATCACTAAAGATGACTGCCGTGATTACTTCATTAATACTACTGGTATTAATGATGCTAGATTTAACTGTATCAGTTTATGTTTAGCATACAAAAAAGAAAGTGAAGATGGTTATACTTACTACCAAGATATCCGTCCAGCTACAAGAATCAACTTCCCTAATAAGTTCCTAAATGACTTAGGCGCTTCTTGGGATATTATTTACCGTATCTACTTCTAATAAAATTATACCCCATAGGATTAAGTTCCTATGGGGTACTTTTAATAATAACTTGACTAAGAAGTAAATAAAAAGGACGGTGAACCATATGAGGGAAACATTAAGAGAGATGGTAAGAAATCTTGCTTTCGAAAGGATTAAGTCCGAATCAGACAGTGACGAATATGTCAAGTATAGATCTCTGATTAAGAAAAATAAAGATGATAAAGATAAAGACTATATAGTCAATAGTAAACCCTTAGATGAATATGTAGATGATATATTTACAGCAATAGACCTAGCCTTAGAAGAAGAAAGAATGGAGACCATTAGATGGTTTGCCATCATGATCTCTTTAATATCGTTTTGTGTTTTAGTGTACTTCCTCCTATAAAAGAACAGCCCTACTGGAATTACTCCAGTAGGGTTGGTTCTATTTTTTATATCCAAAGATTCGATCATATCCATAATCTTCCATATTAAATACTTTAACAGTACTGTCATGGAAGGTCTTCATTGATTTCAATTTAATAGTTGCTGGGATTACATAAGTAGCAACCCCTACGTTCTTAATACCCAATCTTGTAAATAGATTACCAGCACAAGTATTACAAATACCTTTTTCAGATTCGCATAAACCAGAGTATCTAAATTTTACAGTTTTACCAATATAAGAATCTCTATTGTCAGAAGTTAGCTCTACTTTTCTAGTTCCTTCTACAATATAGCTATACATCCAATCATCTACATTATCTTTAGTAAGAAGAACTTCCTTAGTACGTTTAGTACCGCAATCAGAACCTTCTTCTAAAATAGTTAAATGCTCTAATGCTTTAACAAAGATTTTTTCCCATGCACCACCGTCTGCAGTTTTCTTAGCACGAGCATAAGGGCCAACTGCAAGAGAATCAGCAAACGCTGCATATTCTTCTGGCTTAATACCAGTAGTTAAATCTGATTTGATTACGGTATACTCACCATTAGGATTTAAAGGATCTGGATTCTTGGATGCACCCTTCATAACAAACATGTTTTTGAAGTTATTATTCCAATCAATCTTAGAACCAGAATCGATCATATCTACAGATGGATCATCTTTAAGAAGTCTCTTACATTCTTCAAGTAGTTCTTGTTCTATTTTTTGAGATGCTACTGGATCATGTTCGCTAAGTTCTTTTTCATACTTCTTGAACAATTCTTCTTTTTTCTTAGCAATAGCTTTAGGAATACTCATCATATTTTCTGTAATAGAAGCAGATAAGATATTGCAATAAGGTTGGAATTTTTCTGTTTTCATAACAAGACGTTTTAATGCATCTAATGGAATCTTATCTTCCATTACAGCATATGATACTTGTTTATTAATCTTCTTAAAGATCTTATTAGTAACAGGCTCATTGATATATCCAAATAGTTCAAATAAATCCTGTTCAATAAATGCTTTATTAAATACCCAAATACCTACAGTGGTTTTAATGATATTGGTATTCTTATTACCCTCTGGACCATAACTTCCTACTGGAATATCTACTAGGTCGAATGGATTAAATCTTCTTTTATCATCAAACTCTCCAAACATATCCATTGCAAAGGATAGTTTAGTACATTCCTCTTCAGTTATACTTAAGAGATATTCAATATCCTTAGGATCCGTCACTCTGTTAGCTTGTCGTTTTACAACTTTTATTGCCATAAAAGGTTAAACTCCTTTCACTTAGAATCTTTAAAATTATATGAATGTCTCCATAGTATATTTGGATAGCCTTGACATTATATTGACTATTCTTGTCCTTAAAATAGATGCAGATCTATAATCTGTTATTAGACAAGAGCTTTTATACCTACTGTATTATTTTTGGGGACACAGTAGAAATTTATTTCATAATGTAAGCAAGATAGAAGGAAAGTCATATGAAAACAGGGAACTTTAAAATTACAGTGGAAGATGGAGACAATTTCCTATATGTAGTAGAATTGAAAAAAGGGAGAAAAGAAAGTGCCGTCGAAGTAAGATTCGGAGCTAGTATTTATAATCAAACTGATAGAGCCCGTCAACGTATAGTTGAGTCTTATGACAAAGTGTGTCACTATATCATTGACGAAGGTTTTATATCCTTCTTAAAAGATAAACTAGAGTTATCTTCTAGAGTAAAGAGTGTTGTTCTCTCACTTAACAAGGTTGAGTGGTTTACTCAACATTATAAAGGTATTAAAAAGTCTTCAAGTTTATAATGGGTTATATACTATAATATTGATAAATAAGATTCGCTAAGTACTAAATGTACTTAGCGGGTTTTATTTTCACAAACATGTTTACTTATTATTAATTCTTTTTGTTTCATGTATTAAAAGGAGGAGAAAAGGTAAATGGAATACAATGGCGCTAATGCTTATCCAAGGAGTGAACAATTTGATTATTTCACAAAATTTGAAATGATCAACTTTGATGAGGAATGCCGTAAAGACCTCACTAATGGACATGGTTTCATTATTAAAGAACCACAACCAATCAACAAAGCATTGAAATCAGATGATTCTATCTTTAGCTCTAAATATGGGAAATCTCTACAAGATAAGAATCCATATTCTAACAGATACTCCTGTAAGTATGGTTGTACTCAAGGTGCCTTCTATGCTGTTCCAGGAGATCAAAATTGGGTTTGTCCTACATGTGGTACAGAAGTTAAATCTGTGGGTGTAGATTTTACTTACTTTGGTTGGATTAAGATCAAAGATGAATTCTGTCTTATTCATCCATTATTATTTTTAACCATCTCTAGTTTAATTGGGAAAAATAACTTAGAAGAGATTATAGAGCCATCGGTTGAATTAGATGCAAATGGTCAACCTATGACCCAGTATGATAAACGTATCCTAAAACAAAAATCTAAACGTGGTGGGTATGGTAAACGTAAAAAAGCATCTTTAGATACTAGATTTGCTGGTATTGGTTTGATGGGTTTTAGAGATCACTTTGATGAGATCATCGAATACTTCTATAAGAAGAAACCTGCTAAGAAGGAATTCTATGATGAGATTATGAAGGAAAGAGATAAGGTATTTATCCATTCTATTCCTGTATATACTACACAGCTTCGCATTGCTAAAGTAGAAAATCATAGATTTACATTTGAATCTACCAATGCAGATTTCAACTTATTAGCAAAGTTAGCTGCTACTGTAAATAAGAATAATCTCTCTATTTATAGAAATAAGAAGTATCAAAACCAATTACTATGGGATATGCAATCTAAGTTAACTAACTTAACTACTGAAATCATTGCTATCTTATCTGGTAAGAAAGGTACTTTAAGATCTATCATTTCTGGACGTACAGCATTCTCTGAACGTTCAGTTATCGTTCCTAATCCTAAACTAAGAATGGATGAGATTACACTACCATACTTTGGTTTGTGTATCTTAATGCAACAAAGACTTATTAATATTATTAAGAAATCTTATAATATTACATATGCTCAGGCATATAAGATTTGGTACTATGCATCTCTTAAAGTAGATGAGCGTGTATTGCAAATTATTAATGAATTGATTAATACTAATAGAGTATCTGTATTGATCAATCGCAACCCAACTATTTTCTATCAATCAATTGTATATAAAAGAGTTGTAGGATGTACTCTAGACTATACAATGGGTATTGATGTATATACATTAGATGGGTTAGCTGCTGATTAACAAAATGGTCCCTATATATGGTAACATGTGTAGGTTAACAAGAAAATTGCTTGGACAGGCTAAAGCTATAGATGCTACAACATAATGAGCAATCATAAGTGTGAATGTTGAGGAAACTCAGAAAGAAATCTATAGATGACCTATGCTGAAATAAAAGCCTTATATTGATTTAAAGTGTCTCCATCTTTATAAGGTGCTAAGGGTTGATTTGCAATGTCTGATAAGCAGCTGTCTTAATAAGCTAAGGTTATTAAGAGGTTCAACGACTATTCCGTAGCGGGAAGTAGGATATAAGCATATCCGAAGTACTTGTCTCCATATATTATATATGGATGTGAGATAGTCTGCTCTCAATTTAACGATTGAGAAGTTCATAAGAGAACTGGGTGAATTAGCGACTCACTTGAACACGAGGTTTGACGGAGATACATTAAATATTCTCATGCTTTATAACAAAGAATTCAAAGAAGCATGCGAGGCAGTATATTCTCCTAGAAATGCTTTCTGTATTTCTAGAGATGATGGTAAGATGAATCCTTCTATTAATGTATTTAAGGATATTCTTATCAATTTAAATAGTTTAGTTGGTGTTGGTAGATATAAATACAATCAAAACCAATTGGCTAAGATTGAAGAATTCAAGAATAAATATGGTGCTAATATAGACTGACGAATATAGAGATGGGATTAATTTCCCATCTCTATTTTTTGTAAAAAATTGCTTTCAGTTATATACTATAATAATGAAATCATATTTTAGAGATTTAGATTCAAGGAGGAATAATAATGATTCACAGAAGTATTTATCAAATTCCAGAACTTCAAGATGAAATTCAATGGAATGATGAAATTACTGGGGAGTTAAGAAGTGGTGTAGTTGGTAAAGTAGAATACTTAGATGAAACAACTGCATTTGTCTATGTAATTGATTCTTTTGATTTAGAGAATAATAAACAAATAGAACCACAAGTAGGAACTCCAGGCCAATTAGGATTTATCCCAGGTTTTACTTATGCTGATATTATAGTATTCGATGATAAACCTAATAATATGGAGGGCTGGGCTAGAGACTCCATAAAAGAAAACTATGATAAATATACTGATGGTATCGACTATGATGCTATAGCAAAGGAAAGGATGTAAGGATAATGAAGTATTTTCTATACTTAGAAACTAGGGATAAGGATATTATTAAATTCATAATAATGGATATTGTAAACCATTATATTTCTGGAAGCATCAACTATCCTGAATATAGAGATTATTGTGTTATGGAAGCTAAATACGATATTACTCTAACTGAAAGTAATGATTATATTAGAACTGCTTTTCCACTAAGAAAGAAATATAATGATGACAGAAGGTTTAGATTAACTAAAAATAGATATATGGTATATGCTAATAAAGTATTTGGTAATAAACGTCCACAGTCTAATGAGGAAGTTTTAAATAGATTTAGAGAAATCTGTATAACCTTTGCATGTTATTATATCTACTACTTTGAAGAAGGATTAGAAATAGCTCCAAAAGACTGTAATACTTATGCCCGTTGGAATTTATTGAAACAACCAACATTTACCTCTAATATTAGAGAAATGGCAGAAGAGTTTGTAGATAGAGTATTGGCTTCTCATAAGGGGGAATAATTATGAAACAATGCTACATGTTGACATCTGATGAAAAGTCATATTTAAAACAGGTATTGATGAACACACTTAGATTAACTTCTAAAAGACAAACTCCTTTTAGATATCTCTCAAATATAGAAATAAGAGAGAGTGCAGATTTTGTATGTTGTAAGATAATTGGAGAACGAATTGTTGAAGAGCATGCATGGTTAGAAAGTCCATATGGTAATAAATATCGAAGAAAGATTCCTGTTACTTGGTTCTATGCTAAAGATGGAAATGACTTTAATAAATTAGCAGAAGAGTTGATAACTTATTCTGCTGCTAATTATATGATATTTGAAAAATTCATGACCGAAAATAAAGAAATCGATTTTGATTGCGCTATGCCTTATAGCGACCATTCTACTTTCGCTAACTGGCTATGTGACCAGAGTATAAAGAGTATAACTCCAGACGAAGAAATCAAAAATAACTTTAAAAAAGTTGTAGATATGATAAATCGTATTGGAATCAAATCAGTTAGTGAAAAGCTGATAATGTATAATGGTATAATAGAAGATCTAAGTATTGATGAAAAATGATTGATAAAAATAAAGGTCCTCTTATGAGGGTCTTTATTTTTTTCACATATGGGTAATACACGATCTTATTTTACTTTATAGGAGTTATAAGTTATGGCTAAAAAATATCTAAGCAGAAATGCTAGAATTGCTAAATATAAACCAAAGAAAACTGAACTTAGAGAATGGCTTAGACTTATTAAGTGTAAAGCCATAAATAATAAACTCTTCTTAGATAATGAAGATGATACTAAAGAAGCTATAGAATTCGATCTATCCGATATTGGAGTTATTTATTTCAATATTAAAGAAGAACGTTCTAGCTTCTCTCCTTTATATGCTTTAAAACTAATCTCTACTGAAAAATGTTATGATATCAATATTAAAGATAGTGGAGTTTATATTGTAGAGCTTCCATATAATGACATTGAAGAACAGTTTAGAAAAGAATATCAAGAGCTAATAAAAGACAGAGAATTCTTATTTGATTTCTTTGCAGATAGATATCTTCCTAATGACTACATGAATCTATTCCCTAATCATCTTGATTGGATTAAATGGATGAAGACTGAACAATACACAGCCTTCTTCTACTATGTACCAGATCAATATAATAGCCTTGGAAGATTGCATTATAATGACATCGTGTTCTTTATAGAAGAGTATAATACTACTAAATTCTATGCTGTAGCTGGTAAGAAAATGTATCTCCTAGATAATATGAGATTCGAAGATGGAACTGGTTATGATACTAGAATAGAAATTATAGGTAGAGAATGTGGAGAAACTTTAGACGAATTTACAGAATCTCACAAAAATAACTTATTATACTATTTTCCAATAGATGATACTACTCTCTCTAACGACCCTTTAAATGATAACTAAAATACCATATCTCCTAAGCCAGATTTAGGCTTAGGAGGTTGAATCTGATTTGTAAAACTATATTATTTTGATTATATGCTATAATAGTGAAATAGATGTGAGAATCTAATCATTGTTTGGTTTTATTTATAGGAGGAAATAACAATGAAACACCTTAAAGCATCTTTTATCCAAGTAGATACTATCAACGATTTTGTATCTGATTATTCAGAGCTTAATGTATTGGGATATACTGATACTGAATTGACAGTGTCTATCAAGGACAAAGTTAATCCAGGGTCTAATAGACCAAATGGTGGTAAAGTTATGAATAATAACAGCTACCGTTATATTGAGTTAACGGTAGATAGAAAAGGTAATATCACAAGCTTTAACGGCTATGTTCAGGCTGGATATGGCTATGAAGAGTTCAGCAAGGACTCAGCATTTGCAACACCTTTGTGTAAAAAGAACTTTGTTACGATTGATGATATCAATCTAAAAGTTTTCAATTTCTTAGAAAAGCAAAAGGCAGTCTAATGACTGCCTTTATTTTTTTTTTCTAAAATTGGTTATAATTATATACTATAATAGTGAATATAGATAAGGAGGTATGAACTATATATGATACAATCTGTATTAAAAAGGATTGATGCCCATATGGGCTTGTGGTTTATACCACAATTCAATTTAGTTTTTAACGATAACAATGATATCGTTGAAATAGCTTCAATAACAGATTTTAAAGTTATTGGGGTGATTGATAAGACTAATATTAGTGATGAGAATATAACTATAGCATTCTCTCACTATGGATTAAATAGTGAGAATCTATTTATCCATCTTATCAAAGAATTCTTTTTTAATGAATTTGGTATTGAAGAGATCATTATAAAGGAGGGTGAAGAAAATATCAACAGATCTCTTTATATTCAGGAAGAAGATGATAGTAAATTATCTTTGATACTGAAGTTTTATGGGATTGATAAATCTCAACTATCTTCTCTAGTAACAAATGAAGAAAGAACTTATTTTGAATATATAAAGGACAAAAATCTATTAAGTTCTATTCTAAATATCGATAGAGAAGATATCAATATCCTAAGAGAAGTTACAACTAATAGGGTTCAAGTAATAGAACAGGTTATAACAGACTTTCTTAGGGTGAATAGTAGTAATAAAAACTACATTGCAAACTTAAAATCCATAGCTAATGAAAGCGACTGGTATTCTGAGCTAATATCATTATTAGTTCGACAAATCAATTGGAGAAGTTGATTATCTTTTAAACTTTATTTAAACATTTAAAAATTTACAAGGAGATTAAAATCATGGAAAAAATTATGAAATTCGGCAAATATTTAGGTTATCTAGCAATTATCGTAGTAGGCTTTGCTATCTTTGGTTATATTACTGGTCCATCTGAACCTAAGTCTTATGTAGACGTTACAGCATATGAAATTGTTTCTGAAATGGTCGACGGTGTTCAACCTGCAAGTAAGAATGAAAAGTTAATGAATTACTTGAAGAAAAACAAGGGCGTTCGAATCAGTGGCTATGTAGTAGGAGTTCGTATTGATGATAACACAGCTGTTGTTAGTATTGCTCCATTCTTACAATATGATTTAACAGATGACAAGCAAGTTCGTATGGCACAATATGTAGTTGCTCTTGAGCCAGCCAACAAAGACGTTGACTCTGCTATGAGAAATCTTCGTCGTGGTGACTTCGTATATGCCGACTCCACTTATATGGGTTTTGATGATGAAGGACATATCCATTTTACTACTTTTAAAGTAGATCGTCAAAAAGCTGGTATTAAATAATTAGCTTGGCGTTTACAATATAATACTAATCAATTTATAACTATTTAAATTTAAAGGAGATTAAACTCATGACAAAAGAAAGCATGACAATCGCTGCACTAATTGCAGAAAACAAAAAAATCGTGAAGAAAATGGAAGCTCTTATTGGTGATAATAGCTTTAGTATCATCAACTACTATTTTGACTTCAATAAATTTATTGGAGCTCAAACAGTTGAGCAAAAAGAAACTTTGATCAAATCTGATTTTGATAAACTATGCGCTTTACAAGCACGTCTAATCGCTGTTAATAACGCTCGTATTAAAGCGAATAGCGAAACATATGTAGAAGTTCCAGAACTTCTTGATATCAAACAAATCTTATCTAAAAAAGTTGCAAGTACTGAAAAGGTTACAATTGCGAATGCAATTCTTCGTAAGAAGTATTATGTAGACTTGTTAAAACTTGCAAATACTATCATTTACAAATACAATCTTGATATTCAAAAGAAACAAAAGTTCGATGAACAGTCTATGATTGCTGTTGAGCAAGAATTAGACCGCAAATTCCCAGCAGATTCTAAACGTGCTTATTCAGCAGATGATGTAGATAAAGCTCGTGAAAAAGCTCGCAAAGCAAACGAAGTAATCGTATCTGACCCTATTGGTTTGGTCGGTACAAATGCTTTGACAGATTATGCTAATCAACTTGCAGATTATATCAGTACTATTGATACAACATTATCCGTAGCTAATGCATCTACAGTGGTCGAATTTGAATATTAATAATACTATTTAATAATATAGATTAATCATTTGCTAGAGAGGCGTTAAAAGTATAAAGGATTTAGGAGAGCACGTTGACCGAAGACCATTGGTTCTTGGCTCTCCAAAAATATTAGAACCGTGGGTCTTCATCACATTAATAATATTGGAAATAATGATCCTCCAATATATATCCTGTTAAGATATATATTAAAAAGATAAGATGAAGCGACACTTGTCAGTTTCGGAGCAACTGATGCCATGTAGCTAGGAGATAGTGAGAATATCTCTACCATGAACACTAAACTGTAAAAGCTCAAACTTTTAAAGCTCCACCCTAAACTTTTAAACCTTTAGCCGTGGCCACAGGCGTATAAATATGGAGTGGCATTTTAAAACTATAAAGGTATAAACTAGAAAATCTTTAAAGTTTTAAATCGAAAAATAAATCTATACCCAACACAGAGAGACCGTGAAGAACGGCTACTGAGTATCTAAGTCCACTTAATACACTCTCGTATAGTCGCTAACTTTAGCAAATAAAAATTCCATAAAATGGATAATAAATATGTTGATATTCAATTCCTTGCAGAATTGGTGTATTCATATTATACTCCTTGGTGTTATAAATAATATTCAAACAATATTCAAACATCACAACTTTGTTTAATATAGTCAAACTTTGTTTAAATAATTAAGTCCTTAGTCCTATAAATATGGGCTTAACATTGAATCGTACATATACATATAGAAAATAGGCCGTCACTTTCTCTTACTCCTATGACGGCCTATTTTTTTTATCATGTATTCCAGAACATGTTTAACAAATACATCTCAAAAACATAAAAACGTATTCTTCAAGAGTGTAAAAGATGTATGTTTTTCATAATTTAAATCTCCTACATATTGAGCATACCTGTGGCGGGTATGCTCATATTTCTATAATATAATAGAATAATAGGATAGTTAAAAATAGAAAAAATGTAAATTTTTGAAAAAAGTAAAAATTGATAAATTTTCAATTCTCTTAATTTAACCATATAAGGTTAAATTAGGATTTTTGTTGTCTTCAAAAATGGCAATCTAATATGAAAAATAATAATATATTATAAATAAAAACGAGTATTTACTTAGTACTCTACCTTTAGCATTCAAAATCGTTAGATTTTGATTCTAATGGTTAAGACTTAATAGTCTACTTGAAACCGTATCCTTACAGTAGGATTTGTGCTTCGAGTATTTATAGTGGGGTACGGGGGTATAAGCAATTTTGCCTACCCTAGGGCAATTGGGAAATCGACCCTATAGTAATAATATTTTTATTCCAAAAGGAGAAAAGAAATGGAAAATTATTTGAAACTAATACCTGTAATATTTGAAGAACTCCAAGAGGGGAATTCTATTATCAATAATCTGGAATATGATTATGATATCCATAAAACAAGAGATACTGAATTTGGATTGACTGTAGAGATATATGATATCCTATCAGATAAAGAATTCTTATTCAATATTCCTGTAGGAGAAAAAGATTTCAATATCAAGTATATGGATAAGTTTATATCCCTAGAAGAGTTAGAAGATAAGAATCCTGAATATTATGAATTGACTACAAAAGTCTTATATGATATCTGGGAATATTTTGATAATACAAACATGATCTGGTAAGGAGATATTAAATGTATCCATGTCAAAAGAGAGACAAATTATTCAGTATAAATCCAGATAGGTTATTAACTGAATTAGAAATATTGGAGTTAATAGAACTGGGTATTATACCAGAAGATTGTAGAGAAACACTATTCTCCAAATTAAAGAAAAAGTTATTTGGTAATAAAAATGAAAAGTATGATTATGATTATCATATTATAGTATTAGATGAAGATATTCACTACTATTACGATATTAAGATTATCCATTCATTATACGATGCAATGTTATATTGTGATAAACTAAATAAGAATAGAAAACTAATGGCATTCTTATATTCTGTTCCTAAAGGAAATGAAGAACCTCTTTGCGAAAGATGGTCTGATAGAAAGCTTATGAATATGCTTTGTTGTTATAGACAATGGAGACATAGCAAGGCTGCAAAAAAGGTAGAGTATATGACCAAGGCTAATAAAGAGATGAGAGAGTATATATTAAAAGAAATGCCATCAAGAGTTGTTGAAAGAATGTAACCAAAATTAAATAGAGAGAGGAGTTAATCCTCTCTCTATATTTTTTTTTATAAAAATTGATTATAATTATATACTATAATATTGATAGCATGTATATCATTAGAACAAAGCTATCACTATTATATTTATTTTTTATATAAGGAGATTTAGAATGAAAAGAACAAAGCAATACCTATTAATGCAATTAACGTTTGCTAGAGGTGAGGAGTATGATTATGGTAATTGTGGTATAAAAAAGGATAGTCAGTATTATAAACCAAAGATTGTTGAAAAGTTCTCATTAGATGATAATGAATATATTGATTATCTAGTAGAATTGATCAATAGAAATAATTCTGTTAAGGGTAGAAAATATGATACGATGTTATACTTAGTAGAAGGATCTTTCTATTATGGTAAGGATAAGAAAAAGTTCATAGATAGAAATTATCAAGAATCTTTAATGGAAGATTTCTTTGATACTGAGGAGTATATCATTGCTCTTGGCAAGTCTAAAGTATTAAAGAATGTGAAACCTGAGAAGTTAAAAAACAATGTCCATGTCAAGTATTCTAATATTGTTCAGCCACATCATTTTACTAGTTTAGGAATCTATAGATTAGATCCATTAGTTTTAGATGTATTAAATGATTCTATTGATTATATTTCTTCATATGGAATCTCTGAATTAAATGAAAGTACTAATGAACTCGAAGCTTGTCTAAAACCTAGAGATTCAAAAACTATTTTAAAAGCTTTGAAAACATATAATGAAGCTCAAGCTAAATTATTTGAAGAGCTTACAATATTGGTATCTAAGTTAGACGATGAAGGATTTTATAGATAATAGGAATGAAAATGAATATTGAAGACATGTCTATCTTATTAGCTAATCTAGATCTAATCAATAAGGCAATTCTTAAAACACAGCAACATGTGGCTATACATTTACTAGATACTTTAAAAGAAGAAGATAGTAAAGCTATTGAAGAGTTATTAGATAAGATAGCCGTAGATTATAATTCACTAAGATTAGTATGCGAAATTATAAAAGGTAAAATTGATGATCAAGGATATTATATAAATCAAGAAACAGGAGAATGAGAAAATGGAAATTGATAAAATTACTGAAGAAAAACTACTAGAAAGTATGACTAATATTAAAAACGATGATATCTATGAGCATACTTCTGCTATTATTAAAAAAATTGCAGATGGTGTTAATAATGATTCAAGAAAGATAGATAAAGAATTCTTTAAAAAGTTTAAAGAAATTACAGAAGAAACTGCTAATAAATTTAGAGATATGGTAGAATCTAAAGCTATTAGTGCAAATCCAGATCTGTATTATATCGTTGGGATTGGATTTTATAGAAATGGTGCAGAACTAACTTCTAAAGATTATGTGGTATATCCTCCTAAAATTGTTAATAGTATCGAAAGTAATTATAAAAATGCATTATTAACTTCTATTTATATGATGGAAGAGGCAGAAAATAGATTAAAAGATACTTATATGAAACAAATTTGTTATCCTATCAAAGTAGTAGATAATGAAGTTTCTGCTAGTATCGAAAATGGTACTTTCTTTAATAGAGATATGCATTACAGTAATGCAGTAGAAGTATTCAATTCAGATGAATATATTAATACTTTGATTTCTACCAAAACTTATGAAGCATTAGATAAAAGTAAACTAGGAGGTTCTATCTATGTATTTTTAACCAATAATCCAGAAGAACGTATTGCTTCTAGAATTGAAGAAATAGGTAAAGCTTATAATGATAGAAAGATTCTAGAGAACTTTGGTTATGAAGTAGATAATTCTAGAATAGAATTATTTAAATTATCAGCCGAACTTCAAAATACGATTGATAAATATCAAGGTGAAGAAGCTTGTAAAGATGAATTAGAAATTCTTATGAATTTGCAAGATAGTCTTGTTATAACTGAAGGAAAAATGTTAGAATTGGTTATGGGTATTGGTTTGAAAGAAAACTAATCAAAAGGGGGAAATGAATATGATGACTGTTGAAGAATTATATAACCTTGGAGATATCTCTGAAATTGGTTATATCATTATGAGATTACGTTTTGATTACGATTCTAAATATGGAAGCTTTGGTTGCTTTACTAATATTATGAATAAAATAAATCAGTTTACTCCAGAGATTGTTGATTATAGCTATAATTCTCTTCATACATATGATGGTGTTGTGAAATGTTGTATTAAGATGAATGAGCTATATATCGATAACGATGAAGAATGTAATATATTACATTATCCTCTAAAATTTACAGAGTATACTTATGAGGAAATGATAAATGGAAAACTTTTCTCTAGAGTTGAACAAGAAAGAGTTATGGAAGACTTCTTCAATTCTAAAAAATATTTAGAATTACTTAAATCATGTATTGAAAGTGGAGAAGTTAATAAAGATAATATTGTTCGCAATAGCAATCATATCTTCTATAGAACTAACTGGACTTCTGAAGATCTTAAATATATTGGAATGGAAGATGATTTAGATTATGAGTTTCTATCTACTATTGAAGATACTTTAGAAAGTATTGAAAAGGTAAAAGAACGTCTATTAGAATACAAAGATACTGAGATTGAATATGAGCATTCTCTTGAATCTTTTAAAGACATTAGATCTTTATTATCTAACCTAAGAATGAAGATTAATGATACTATGACTGTTTGTGAAAGAAAGAAAATAGAATGTTTCGATAGAGACAAAACTAGAGAAGACTTAAGAGAAAAGTATAATAAAGATCTCGAAATTGAAATTGATGACCAAGGTCCAGTATTCTAAAGGAGTAATATTAGTATGAATATTAATGACATCGTATCTATGATTAAAGATGAAAAGGATAGGAATACTGTTTATATTATCCTTCGATTGCATATTCCAAGAGATAAGACCAAAGAGCTAAACAAAATAGAAGATATGCCATATTTCTATCCAGATATAGTAAGAGTTGTAGAGGGTGATGATTATATCAACGCTTTAAAAGAATCTATAGAGTTGATGAACTCAAATTATGAATTCTTACTAGATGGAGAAGATGAGTTCTTAGAAGTTTTCTATCCTATTGAATTTACAGATAAGATTCGTAATAGCTTAAAGAATGGTACTTTCTTTAATAGGGCCGTTCAATTAAAAACTGCTAAAAAGATAATGAACTCTGATGAGTATTTGGAATGTATTCTAAATTCAGATATTTATAAAGAGCTTAATAAATATGATCTTGAGAATACTCCATACTTCACATTAGTAAGCAGTTTAGATTTTAAAATAAAGAAGTTCTTTAATACAAAGAAATAATGTCTTTAGAAAAGAGTGGTTTATATACTACTCTTTTCTTTTTTGTAAAATTCCTCTATTTTGATTATATACTATAATAGTGAATATAGACTTAGGGAGTCTATAAAATATCCATTTTAGTATTTATTTTAGGAGGAATAAAAATGGAAAAAAATAATTATATGGTATATAGAATTGATTTAGAAACTGGTAAAGTTTCTGAAACTGGTAATGAATTCGAATATGCTTCTGATGCTCAAAGCCATTGTGATTTATTAAATGAAACACAAATATTAACTGAAAACATAAGATATATGTTTTATTATAGAATTTATAACAGTTTTGCACCATTTAAGACGCAAGAGCAGTTAAGAAAGGAAGCAAGTTTAGCATTAAATACGTTTAATAAGCGTATTAATAAATTAAAAGCTTTAAGTGTAGTAGCAACAAAATCGTTGTTACAAGGTGGTTTAAATAAAGGAGAAGCAGTTTAAAGCTGCTTCTTTTTTTTGTAAATATCTTAATATTCGATTATATATTATAATAGTGAATATAGATTGTGTTATAAATTAATGGGGCCCTGTGTGGCCCCATATCCTTTTTTATTTTTTTTTGCTTATTTCAACCACATCTCTATAATAGCGAGGTGACTTTATGGAACAAAATGAAATTAGAATATTATCTAATGAAGAAATACAAGAGCTTGCTGGCAAAAAAGATCTAGTTAGATATGAGCTTAGCAAAAGCTATGAGCATAATTTAAAAACAAATCTTATTATACCATCTGTAAATCAAGCTTATTCGTGTTGTGTAGAATATATGAGAGCTTGGTTCTTTGATAAATTTGGAGATAAATTCTTTAAGACTCAATGGTTAGATAGTGAGCATATGCTTAATCCATTTAGACGTAGAAGAACAAAAGATCTTATCGTAGTAAACAAACCAGCAGTTGTAATCACTCCTGAGTTAGATATGAACTTTAATAGAGAGAATATTGATCTTCATAATATGGGGATGCTATTATATAGCAATCGTTGTACTTATAAAGATGCTTGGTTTGTAGATAGAGATAAATCATTATTCATTTCTATGACTATGGAAATGCTTATGATGAACTTCAACTATAGAATGAAGTTTAATGGTAGAGGTATTCAATTAGATATTGCTAAGATGTGTCAGATGGCTTTTAGAGCTGGTGGTACGCAAAAACATTATAACGATATAGACTACCCACTTCCTAAAGAACTTATGAACCAATTAGCAGAAGATGCTTTGGGTTTATGTATTAGAGATGGGGATATATTAAATGTAACTAGATTCTTACATTACGTCAACTCTCATTCCAGATTGCCAGTATTATATAAATTCAATGCTGCTACTCATAATATGGAATACTTCCTCAAAGTACCACAGACAATTGTCCACATTAAAACAAATGAGATATCTGTCGATGCAGGTAATGATATTGGTATGGCTAAGTCTGATTATGGTGTATCTTTTGATACTAATGTAAGATTCCCAACTCCTAAATTCTATGCTTATTATTCCTTAAAAGTTAGAGACAATATTCAATGTACTACTCTTGATAAAGCTTCTGCTTTAACTTCTTTAATGAATGCATCTAGAATTCCTCCTCATAATGAAAAAGGATGGCAATGGAATATCAAATCCGAATATGAGTTTACTGATGAAAAAGAAATTCAAGATATTAAAGATGGTAAACTTATGAAGATTAAGTTTGATGGTTTAATAGGAGATCTTAGAGATATTATAGACTATACTAAATCTATAGCTATCTCTCCTGAGGTATTCTTAGATATTAAGATTTATAACTCATTTGAATTTGTTAAGACAGAGATTGATTGGATGAATTTTGAAATCAAATTCAAACAACCTCTAAAATCAGCAATGTGTTACTTCATTATCTATATAGATAATAATTATTTGAATGAACACTTGACTCAATTGAGAGGTTACATGGAACAACGTGTAAATCCTTCTCATAACCAAATAGGTCCAGAATTATCACATGATACTAAAACAATGATTTGGTAAAAACTACACCCTAGAGTCTATTATGACTCTAGGGTTATATTTTCTAATAATGAATATAATTATATACTATAATAGTGTAGAGTATGGTATCGATTTCATAGTTTGAATACTCCTACTATGCAGCGTTAATATACTATATCAATTATATCACCCCCCTGATATATATTGTACCCAACACCAACCAACCAATTTAAAAAATCCATACTCTACACCCCCTTTATATAGTTTACGGCGTTTATCAGATAATTCCTTATGAGGTATAGAACCATTATGTAGTTAGAATGAATTTGATAAATTAAGTACTATAGATTAAGGCGCATATGCTTTAATCTAGAACATTAAAACAGGTTTTTTAGCCAAAATAATAATTTTTTGTAATTTGTAAGGAGAAGTACAACAATGGCAGGAAAAGTTATTGATGTAAACATTGCAGAACAATCTCGGCAAGATTTACAAGACTATGCTATTTATGTAGCAAGAAATCGTGCTATTCCAGAAATGGTAGACGGTTTAAAACCAGTTATTCGTAGAATATTATGGTGTGCAGCAAATGACTTTAAAGGCCAAGGATTTATTAAGACTTCGAATATCATGGGTCAGGTTATTCGTAAATATAATCCACATGGCGATGCATCAGTTCAAATGGCGATCAGAAATATGATCAATGACTTTGCAACCAAATATCCAACAATGGAAGGCTCTGGTTCTTGGGGTTCTAAAGCAAATCCGAATCCAGCAGCTCCACGTTATACAGAATGTAAAATTAGTAAATTTGCAGTAGATGTATTTGCTAGGGATATCTATGAAGATAAAAATTCTACTGACTGGGCAGAGAACTATGATAAAAGAGCAGAAGAACCTTTGTATCTTCCAGCAAGAGTTCCAGCATTATTAATCTTAGGACAGGTTGGTATTGCCGTTGGTATTAAATCTTCTATCCCATCTCATAACTTAGGAGAGGTAATTGATACTACAATAGCTTTAATGAAAGATCTTAAACATAAATTCTGTTTAATACCAGATGAATGTATGTCTTGTGAGTTATTAGACACTGAATGGGAAAAGATTAATGAAACTGGTAATGGCACTTATATTGCTCAAGGTATCATTGAGACAGGAGAATATCAAGGCTATCCTGCATTATTTATCAAATCATTACCAGACTTTACTTACTTTGATTCTGTAAAAGAATCTATCGTAAAATTAGTAGAGACTAATAAGATGCCTTATATCCATGACCATATATCTAGAACAAAAACAGTTATGGTTAAAGGTGAACGTATTACAAACTTTGACGAAGTTATTACTCTTAAAAAAGGTACAGATCCTAATTTTGTTAAAGAGTATCTATATGCCAATACAGCTATTAGACAAACTCGTCAAGTACGTCTTATTGTAATCAAAGACAATAAACTTTGTTCTATGAATTACAGAGATTATCTATTAGGATTCATTGATTTTAGACGTATGACAGTAACAAGACGTTTAAACTCTTTACTTCAAAAATATAAGACTTCTATTCATGAAAGAATGTTCTTATTACACGTTCTTTCTAAGAAGAAAGAATTAGATGCTATCATTGCTACTATCCGTAAACAAAAGACTACTGATAACCAAGCATTGATTGAATTCATGGCTGACAAATTAAAGATTACAAATCTTCAAGCTAAATATTTATTAGAAACTGGTTTGAATAAACTTACTGAAGGCCATAGATTAAGATATGAAAGAGAATTGAAAGAGCTTGAAGTTAAAGTAAAACAAATCATGGATATTCTCCTTCATAAGAATAAGATTGATGAACTTATAATTCAAGAAATGTTAGAGATTAAAGAGAAATACAATACTAAACGCATGTGTCGTATTATCTCTAAATCTGAAGCATCTGGTATTGCCCCTGGTACATTCAAACTAGTATTCACTAAGAATAATTATATTAAGAAGATTGGCGAGAATGAAGAAGTTGGAGCTCTTAATAAAGACGAAGTAAACTTTGTTATCAAAGTAGAGAATGATGAAGATGTAATCGTATTCTCTTCTATGGGCAAAGTATTTAAAATGCCAGTGCATAAGATTCCAATCGCTGCTAAAGGCTCTAATGGTGTAGATATTCGTGTATTAAACAAATACGCTACTTCTAATATCTCTTGTGCTGCTAGAGAATCTACTTTAAAGAAATTAGTTGATTCTAAAATGCATAACTACTTATTCACTGTAAGTAGAAAAGGCTTTATTAAGAAGATTGATATCGCTGATATCTTAACAGCTCCACCATCTGGTATTATTTATAGCAAACTAGATGAGGGAGACTATATCAAAGATATTCTATTTGGTCCAGATAAGATGGATTTATTAATTTATTCTGGCTCTAAAGTTCTTCGTATCAATTCCAAAGAAGTTCCATATTTAAAACGTTCTACTAAAGGTAATAGAGCATCTACAGCTTCCAGTCTTATTGATGGTATGAACTTTGTATTACCTCAAGCTACTAGTCTTATTGTAGTAACTAAAGATGGTTATGTAAATAAATTATCTTTAGATATTATCAAACGCTCTAATAGAGGCAAAGCTGGTATTAAGGTTATCAAACTTAAGAAAGATGATTCTATCTTAAACATTTGGCCTTGTACAGAAGATGCAGTATTAGTATCTTATCAAGGTAGAAAGAATGAAGAAATTCCAGTATCTTCTATTAAAGAAGGAAGTACTATTGGAACTGGAGACAGATTATTTAAATCTCCAACTAGAGTTGTATTAACTTACCCTCATGCTTAACTAAATTTAGGATATGGATTAATTTCCATATCCTAAATATTTTTTTGGTTATATACTATAATAGTGATGTAGTGATAGTATGGTTTTCAAGAACTCCACTCATAGGAATATACTTTGTTTAAAGATGAGGATATCGACCAAAATAAAACTGACTCCCTAATAGCTTTACTGGGTCGATTCTCGGCATAATAAATCCTATAAACTAACTAAAGATACATAGTTACTATTTTGAATATCACCCAAAATTCTCTATTGCTTTTGTAGGTTTGAAGTTAGGACAATAGAGAAGCCTTTCTAATTAATACAAAATGATTCAAAATAGATTCTCACTTAAATAAAAATGAAAATATAACAATACCTCTTAATACGCGCTGTCCTCTAACTGACACTTACAACAAATCTCGTAGCGCGTATTCAGTGTCCAAATAACATTATTTGAAACCCTATGAGCATCATATTAATTGCAATCAGACTCGTACTATTCACTGCATCTTCCCAATGAAATCCCTGCTGACTTCCCATCAGCAGGAACAACTTCATTTTATTTCTCCTTATAAAATAAAGAGGTACCCCTATACCTCTTTATTTTTTTTTCTTTAAATGCATAATTTGAGTATAGGAGACATTCATATAATTGGATAGGAGGTATGCTGAAACAATGCCTAAAAAACAAAACTTTAATACAGAAGCTATTCTCAAGGATGTGTATCCTATTATAGAGAATAGTATGAATAAAAATATGATGGCATGGAAAAGATGTATGTCGAATTTCATTCAAAGACGTAATGAAATGCTCTTCGATACTATGCCTTGTGATAGAATTTTATATAGAGATAATGATAAAGAAGAACTATATCAAGCTCTAAAGATTGAAATGAGTTGGATCAAAGAGAAAATGCAAGGAACTTATTATGCTGGTATCCTTCATTTTAAACCAAACTCTGCAAAAGACGATTTGACTATTGTAGCTCTTTGTATCATTAGATACTTATCTTTAAAGAAAGATAAGAAGAATCTTGAATTGGCTATTATTTATTTAGCTTTCTCTGCTAAATTTTATCCATTGATTCATTATGAATTCTTTAAAGTGGTAGCTCCATCTAAGTATAGACACGTTATGGAATACGTCGTAAACAATAAGCTATCTCAAAAATTTGATCTTAAATCAAAGGGTAGTGTTATTGGTGCGGTAAAATCCATTAATGATACTTGGGTTACCTCTTATGAAAGAATGCTTAAAGACTTTGATGATGAAGAAGTTGTATATGTAATAGAACAATTATACAATCGGATCAAATCTTTTATGAAGAATATTGCAACTCTTTACTATGAAGCATATAAGAAGAGAGAATATATTGCTTATGAAAAAGACCAAATTCCAGAAGAAGGTTCTGGAGATAGTGCTTTTAATTTAGCAACTAATGACTCTTTCAGACTGCAACAATATGTGGAAAAGACTATGGAAAGAATCAATACTTCCCAAGTAGATTATAAAACTTGTAGTATGTGTGCTGATGCTAATGTAAAGACTGAAGAAGTTAGAAGTATCTTTGAAAGTATTCTAAATAATGGTAATAACGTTACTCTAGTTAAAGAACTTATTACACTTATGATTGCATCTTATATGGTACAAGCTACAAATAAAGATGTTGCTTCTGTAGCATTCTTTAAGTTCTCTACTCAAGTAAAACCTAATACTAAAGATGAGACTCTTATAAGAATTAAAGATATTATAGAACAAATGCTTAATGATAACTCTTTACAATATAGAAAGAGAAAGCACAGAGTAGCAACTAAGCTATCTTATCAAAAGGCATTCCTTAAATATTTTGCATTTACTATTATTAACGCTAATAAATAGAGGTATAGAATGATTCCATTAAATGAAGTTTACTTTGGTAAAACTAATGAAGTTCTTTGTATTGAAGATCTTCTTATGAAACTCAAAAAGAAATATAGTAAAGATCAACCATTAAAAGATTATAAGACTTTTAAGATGATGGTGAAAGACCCTATTCTGAAAAACATTGAAAAACAAATTGCCGATGCGTTTGGATTCAATGGGGTTATCCTTACTATCAATCCAGACCCAACGATTAATGCATATACTATTCCATTCGTTTTAGATAGAATGAGTGATAAAGCTTATGACACAAATGACAAAGAACATGAGTTGGATAATCTTAAAAACTACGTTTCCATAACTTCTCGTGGTGCAAAATTTGATAAAAAGAAATTCCCTGTAAATCTTTTAGTGTGTTTAAACCTTGGTGCAATCTTCACTACTTATATTACCATTCCAGAACTTATGTCTTTCGTACTTCATGAAATTGGTCATACGTTCTCTAAAGCTATCTTAGATAGAAACACTAAACATGGTAAAGTAGATGAGAAGTTTGCTGATCAATTTGCTGCGATGTATGGATATTCTTCTGAACTAGCATCTGCATTTACTAAATTAGGACCTCAAGAGTATAAGATTACGAAAACTCTTAAACAAGTTCCTATCGTAAATATCTTAGTTGGTATTGGTAAGATTATGGATGATCTTTCTATGCGGTCTAATATCTATGATCCTCACCCTTCTAACCGCAAACGTGTTATCTATCAAATCGAACAAATTGAGCATGAATTAAAAAATACTAAAGATCTAGATCCTAAGATTCGTAAAGAACTAGAAGAACAATTAGAAATCTGTAAACAGCAATTAGATAAGTTCGATACTCCTACTGAAGATGATACAGTTGCTGATAAGATGCTTAAATATTATAATAGAAATCTTACAAAATATCATGCGGGCGAAAAAGATACAGATGCTGTAGTCGGTAAATATGGTAGTACAGATATGATTAATCAACGTCTTGAAGTTCTTATGAGAAGAAGAAAGAAGAAATAGTCTATGGCAAATATCAAAGAAGCTAGAAAGAAAGTAGAAGAACGAATCTACAAAGTATTTGATATGATTGATAAGACTGGTGCTAATACGGAATATTATAAGGCTAAGTTTGCTAAGATGAATGATAAACAATTCTATGATTTCTTTGATCAAGACTTCCCTTTAAAATTCCAATCCAAGGTATTTGAAAACGATCCAACTATTGATCAAATCATGGATGCTTTACACTTCATCAACGTACCAGTTGAAGAAAAAGTTAGTATGCCTTTCTTATATAGAAACAAAGATGGAGTACCAGTTAAATCTCAAAACGTATTAGTTCTATATATGACACTAAAGAGATTGAAACAAATGGTTCAAAAGAAAACTGGCTATTCTGTTAATATATCTAAACGTGATTACAGAACTGGTTTGCTTATTGATACAGATAAGAATGGTAACTCTACAGATAGAGAGTTCGAGTCTATGGTAACTTTGGATTTACCAGATACAATGAAAGAGCTTGCAACATATCGTGCTGATGCTATGAATGCTAAATCTAAGTTCTATAATCAAATCAATACGACTGGTATGGTTAGTCAAAAAGATGTTCCTGTAGAGAATGATGATTCTCTTGCAAGAAATCTTATCTCCTCTTATCTATTAGGTGCTCATATCAATTCTAACTTGGTTAATACTGAAGACTACTTACCTAGAACACTTAAAAAACGTAATACTGAACAATCTGGTCTTAAGAGGGAAGGTTAATTTTCAGTATAAATATATACTATAATAATGAGATTAGATTATAACTAAATAGGATACATTAAATAATCAATCTCATTCTAGGTTAGATTTAAAAGGAGGAATCAAAATGTGTAAAGAAAACGAAGAAAAAGTTTATTCTTTAACAGAACAAGGTGATTTCGGTTGTGGGGCAACTGAATTATCTAAAGAAGATACTGATAAAGTTAAAGAACAACAAAAAGACAAACAATAAAATATTATTATTTTTAAGCAATGACTATAATACTCACTCATAGCATTCATTGCTATGAGTGATTCTTTTGACTAAGAAAGGATGGTTGAGTTTACAATGGAGTATACGGAAATGAGACCACAGAAAACTAAGATAAAGGCAAGGAAGAGAAAAGATAAAAAAGCAACAGCAATAGTATTAGGGTTCTTACTATGCTTTGTTATTTCTATTATCGCAAACGTATATTGTGTAGCAAAAATAAGATACTTAGAATCACAAATTGGAGAGGTATCTATGAATGTAGACAAGAATACAGAAACGAATGATGCTATTCTAAATACTCTAAATACAATGAGAACAGAACAGAAAGAATCTAATAAGAAACAGCAAGATAAGTTAGATAAAATGCAATATCTTAGAGAAGTATCTATTTCAAATTTAAAAGCATCTGGTCTTAATGGAGATACAGACCTAGCAGCTAATAAGATTATTACAGTAGATGATATGAATAAAATCATCGATAATTATGCCTCCCACGTTTCAGGCGGGACAAAATTTCAAGGGCATGGAGATATTTTCGTAAAAGCATCTAAAGAATCTGGTTTGAATCCTATTTATATTTTTGCTCATGCAGCTATTGAATCTGGTTTTGGTAATAGTATCCTTGCCAACGACCGTCATAATTATTTTGGTATCAATGCCATTGATGCAGATCCTAATCAAGCACATTCTATGGGTAGCACTATGGAAGATGGTATCGTAAATGGTGCTAAGTGGATCAAATCTAACTATTACGATAGAGGGTACACTACATTAAATGCAATGAAGAGCGGCGGTTATGCTACAGATCCTAACTGGATTGCTAAGATTACTAGTGTCGCTAATAATTCCATTGCATACCTTTAATTCTATTTAGTTAGGAGGTTAACCGACTGATGTTAAATGCTAAATTTATTGGTGTAGGAGCTGCTGGTAATAAAGCAGTAATTCGTCTATTGGAAGATGGTATTATTCAGGATAACTCTTGTTTGCTTTTGAATAGTACTCTCGCCGATGTTCCTGAAAAGTACAAAGAATTCGCTATAGAATTTGGAGATACTAAAGGTTGTGGCAAAGAACGAGATCTTGCTAAAGATATGATTATGGATGCTCTAGCAGATCATACTGTAAACCTTGATGCATTAATGGATCCAGATGACCGAATGGTTATTATTGTATCATCTTCTGAAGGCGGTACTGGCTGTGGTGCTTCTTCTGTTATTGCTAAATATATGAAAGAAGTAGTTGGTGCCAATGTTCAGTTGTTCGTATTTACTGGTTTCGAAGATGACGTTCGTGGTCTTAAAAATACAGTAGATTGGTTCCATGATCTTTCTGAAGATTATATCGTTCAAGCTATTTCTAATAAATCTTTCTTAGAAGAAGCTGAAGGTAATCGTAAGAAAGCAGAAGAATTAGCGAATAGAGAATTCTCTAAACGCATCTCTACTTTGCTTGGTCAAAATATTATTGCATCTGAAAATAATATTGATGATACAGATCTTTACAAGATCGATACAACGCCAGGCTTTATGACTATTGAGCATTGTGTATTGAATAAAATTCGCAGTGTAGAAGACTTCAATAAAGCATTGGAAAATATGGTATTGGATACTCATAGCTTAGACAATGAACGTTCTGCTAAGCGTATCGGTATCATCATCAATTGTGGTGAAAAGACTCAAGGCTTTATTGATCAAACCTTTGATGTTCTTAAAAAGAAATATGGTACACCATATGAACTATTCTTACATATTCAAAACTATCATGATGAAGAATATGTAGATATCATTGTATCTGGTATGAAAATTCCTTATGATGATATCAAGAATACTTATAATAAGTATCAAAAACAAATGGAATCTATCGATATGAAACAAGATAAATTCTTTAAACATAGTTTTGATACTTCTGCTGCTAATACTTTAGATATGAACTCTAAGGTTAAACGCTTCACAGAAACTGATACTAGAAAACTAGCAGCTTCTAGATCTAACTTCTTCAGTAAAATGGGTAAGAAAGCCGAACCTGAAACAACTGTAAAGAATAAAGAAGTTTCTGACGAATTATAATATCTATTTGGAGGACTAGAATGATAGATGAAGATAACTTCTATGCAATTAGTAATACTCTAGTAGATTCTGGTCCAACTATATTAGCGAAACGTCTTGGTAACCTTGATCGGTTACCAGACGAGTTCGCATATAGACTGGTGAAACAAGAGTATAAATCTTTTTTGTCTTATGTTGATAGATGTGAAGATTTGAACTTCCTTAAATCTAATAGTAGATTCTTAACTTTCTTGATTCAAGTCTGTATGGAAGAAACACTTAGTTATGAAGATCGCATTTATTGTAATAATATGATCTATAACATGTTTCCAGTGAATCAATATGTAGCCAAGCTATATACGTTCTTAAGTACTGTTGTAAATAATAATATGACGCATAAGATTATTCACAATTGTGAGTTCAACCATGTTTCATCTTCTTATATAGCAGTGGCTAGAAAGTCTTCATTCAGACAAGATGAAAATATAATACGTCTTAACTCAGCTATAGTGTGTATAGGATTAGACCCATCCAACTCTATCTCTGTAGATAAGATTATTAAGTTATTTACTACAATCTATACCAATATAAGAGATCTAACAGAATTGTTCTTAAATATCTTAAAGGACAACTATGTTTATCAATCTGATGATGACTGGATCACTCCAGAAGTGATCTATATTTCTAATTGTATTAATAGAGCCATACTTACAATCATAGAATCTCAACCAGAACACCTGATTGAAGAAATGATGCTAAGAGCTTATAATATGATTAGTATTGAATCTTTAGATCATACAGATCTAAGATTTAGCCTAAAAGATATCGATAGGAATAATTATCCTAAGATTATATCTGTCTTGAACAATCTTACTAAAAAAGAAGTATACTTTAATTTCTGATAGCAAGGGTTTAATTACCCTTGCTATTTAATTTTTGTAGAAACTTATAGAGTTTGAGACACAATATTATATTCGCAAATGATGTGAATTATAGAGGAATTAAAGCAAGAAATGTAAGGAGGAAATTAAATGGCTGAAACAAACAGCATCTTAGAGCAAATGTTTAGAGACAAAGTATCTAAGATGGATTACAGTATGAGTCAAGAAGCCAAAGAAGATACAGGGTATCCTACTGGATTTTTAAACTTCGATTATCTTAATGGCTTTATTAACGATCAAAAGACATCTGATGGTGAAATGAAACAATACTTTGTATTAGGCATTACAGATGGCACTTATAATGTATTAATCGGTAATACAGGCTGTGGTAAATCTACTCTTGTAACGCAAGTTGCAGCAAATATTGCTAGACAATTTAAAACTACTACTATCTTTGAAGATAATATTGAGGGTGGTATGACTACTGCACGTCGTAGATCCTTGTCTGGATTCTCTTTAGAAGAATACAATAAACGGTATATTGTTCGTAACACTGGTGTTACTGCAGAAAACTTCTACGAACGTATTAAAATGATTCATGACTTAAAAGTCGGAAATCCTGAGAAATTTTTATATGATACTAAGCGTAATGATGTGTATGGCAACCCAATTATGAAATTGGAACCTACTATCTATATCTTAGACTCTATTCCTATGCTTATGCCTAAAGAATATGCAGATGATGATGAGCTAGCTGGCAAATCCTCTGGTGCTGCTACAGCTCAAATCTTGACTCGTATTTTTAGACAAATCATTCCACTTCTCAAAGAAGCTAATATCATTCTATTTGGTATTAATCATATCTTAGAAGAAGTTCAAATGACGATGTTCCCTAAAGCCAATCCTGTACCATACTTGAAACAAGGTGAACGTTTACCAAGAGGTAGATCTGCTACTTATGTAGCTAATAATATCATTCGTCTAGATGCTAAGACTAAACTTAAATCTGATGAAGGCTATAAAGTCGAAGGTTCTATTGTGGAAATCTCTTTGGTTAAATCTCGCTCTTCTGGTAAGAAACTTGGTACTAGATTGGTATATGATTTTGCCAATGGATTTGATCCATGGTTGTCTTTATTAGAAGGCTTAAAAGCAAATAAGCTCATCTATGGTGGCGGTGCATCTTTATCCTTTGATATGGATAAATCCTATAAATTCTCTTATGGGTCATTCAAAGAAAAGGTAGTTTCTGATGCAGAATTTAGAGGGGCTTTCTTAGGGGTAGTGCTTGATCGATTAAAACAGATTCCACAACCTATTCAATTAGCAGAAGAATCTCATACTGATGAATTGTTATCTTCTGACGCTCTCTACGAAGTCTAAACAATTTATCGGATATATACTATAATTATGAGGCTACTCTCTCTCTAGCCTCATAATTGTTTTCTTTAATTATAGGAGTGGAAGAAAAATGAAGAATGTTAGTATTGACTGCGAGTTCATAACTATCGACGAATTAAGGGAAAAATGTGAGAACGGTTTAAAGAATAAATTAACCAGTTCTGAATTGGAAAAAATGGATAATTATAAAACAGCCACATGTTTATGCGTTCCATTAGAAGATGAATGCTTAGATTATCCAGAAGACGATTCAGTAGAGGATAAGTTGAAGCTTTTAATTGTCTCAGGGTCTAAAGACAATACAACTTTCCAATCTATTTCAAATGGATTAAGAGGTTTCAAATCCATTATCTCTAATATCTATCCTGATAATGAAAATACGCTGCTTCATATCATGATAAACTATTCTTACTTATTCGATTATATCGACTCTATTACTAAAGAAGATATTAAGATAATGCTAAACCTCTTATACGATAATTATAACACTCGCTTGGTATTAATCTAAAATTAAAGAAACTTAGGGGATTTTCATATGAAAACAACTAACACAACCTTGAGTCTTGCAAAAGACATCGAAGCAATCGAAAAACGATTGCCGAACCACGAGTATACCCTTTGTAAAGGTTTGAAACAGCCATTCAACAATACAAACTCTGGTTCAAGAAAGATCATGCAAGGTATTCAAATGGAGCAAATTGCTCAGTTGTTAGAACCAGAAGTGCCTATTGTATCTACTGGGTATGAAAACCAATTTGGTGAACTCAGCTCTAATTTTATTAGGGCTGAGCACAACTATAAGGTTATTGCTAAGATTTGTAAATTTAGCAATGATCCGAATAGACGTTATTGGTTGATTCTATACAACAAAGCTCTAAATGAATTAACTTGTATTGAACGTATTGATTACAAGCACATTACTGAATTCTATGGTTACATCTATAACAACGATTATTTAGACAGCCTCACTCCTGGCAAAACCATTCATAAAGGTGATGTAATGAAGAAAACAATTTCGTATGATGAATATAATAATCGTGCGGAAGGTGTAAACTTATCTACAATGTATGTGGCTTGTGAATACGTTAAAGAAGATCCAATCGTTATCAGTGAATCTGCATCTAAACGCTTTATTACACCATTAATTGATAAAGTAGAAGTTAAGATTAATGATAATGATATTCTTCTAAATCTCTATGGCAGAGATAAAGAATATAAAACATTCCCAGATATCGATGAAGACGTAAAGAATAATATTCTTTGTGCTGTTCGTAGAGAACTTAAAGATGAAGAAGCTTTGTTTACTCAATCTTGGGAAAGATTGAAAACTACTATGATGAATGATAAAGAATACATTGTAGAAGGCAAAGTTATCGACATCGACGTTTACTGCAATAATCCAGAGAAGCTTGAAAACTCTCTTTATAATAACCAAATTAAAAAGTATTATGATGAGACAATCAGATTCGCTAAAGAGTTTGTTGCTGAAGTAAATCCTTTGATTTATGATCAAACTACTGGAGAAAGAAAAGATGTAAATATCTCTTATGATCTCCAGAAAATGCTTTATAACTGCGATGCAATAGTTCATGGTAAACAATTCATTAGTGAAAAAGTTTTCAACAATATCACAATGATCGTTTATATCCAACAGAATAAACCTCTTCACAGTGGTGATAAGATTACAGATAGATATGGTGGTAAAGGGGTTATCTCTAAAGTAATGCCTGATTCCATGATGCCTCATTATTTAAGAAATGGTAAATGGGAGCCAGTTGATGTATTATATTCTATGAATACATGTATCAACCGCTTAAATGATGGACAGCTGTTTGAGACATCTGTAACTTATATTGGATGGCAATTGTTAGAATATATCAGTACTCAGATGGATGCGAATGCTATGAATTATGATCAAGCATTTGCATTGATCCATCGATATATAGAACTATTGAATCCAGAACAAGCATATTTTTTAGCTGAGCAATTCCAATTCAGTTATGATAAGAATGATATGGATTTCGAAGATAATGAGTATAAGAGAAATCTCTTTATTCAACAAATGCTTCATGAAGGTAAGATTTTATTATCCCTTAAACCAATCTCTACTGGAATGAGTATTGATCTTCTTACCCAAATCTATAATACATTCCCATTCATTAATAAACATTGCAATGTTTGCGCTCCAGTTAAAGACTCTAATGGTAAATATCGAATGGTTCTTACTAGAAGAAAACTTGTTATTGGGTTTAAATACATCTCTAGATTAAAACAGTTAGCAGAAGAGAAGTTCTCTGTAGTATCTTTGGCTTCTACTAATATTAGAAATGAAAATTCTAAGTCTAGAATGAGTAAAGTCCATAACGCTAAGTTTGCTTCCACTCCAGTAAGAATCTTTGGCGAAATGGAATCTTCAACAATTACAGCACATCTTGGTGTAGAGAAGTTCTATCAAGAGTTTATGCTTAATTCTTCAAGTCCTAAAGCTAGACGTTCTCATAAGAAACTTCTTACAGGAAATCCATTTGACTTTGATATTGAATTAGATGAAGATGCAGAATCTCAATCTGCTCAAATACTCCATGCTTATCTAAAAGAGCTTGGTGGTAGATTTAGATTCATCAAATTATTCAAACACGTTCGTCATCCAATGCTGAGGAATGTTGTTGATATCTTACCAAGAAAAGCTAAGTTTGTAGTTGATGTTCTTGATGAAGATGAAAGAGCTAAATATAAATCTGCTGAAGATTATAGAAAGAAAGTTCTTAATAAACAAAAACCTGAATCAAGAGAAACTAAAGAAGTCATCAGGATCATTCCTGGTATCTATGAAGAAAATGTTCGTAATAGAGAATATGATGAAAAGCTTAGAAGACTTGGTTTAAAAGACTAAATAATGATATACAATAATAATGTAGTAGAGATTAAGTTCTCTACTACATTTCATTTTGAAAGAAAGGAGGAATGTATATGAATTCAGATTTAGTAAATATTTATAATCAGATTCTATCTGGAAATCCTATAATTCCAGATAATATACGACAGATTATGATAGATAAATCTATGGAGTGTATAAATAAACAAAAAATAGAACAACAAGATTACAATGATATTATGCTTATCATTCAAATATCTAATGCTTTATATAATAATGGTGCAAATATTACACTTCCAATAGATGATCCTATATATGATGCTTTGATAGTATTATGTAAAGTTCAAGGCTTACAATATCCTGTAGGAGCTCCTCCTATAGTATTTAATATTGAACCTGTTGCTAAACAGAATTACGATTTATTAGATACAGGAGATAAAGGTCCTAAAGAAGTAGTAAGGATTATTCCTAATAAAGATAAGATGATGTATTTCCATCCTCTTACAAGAAACTATACTCTTCCAATAGAAGAAGACTTTGTAGTCCATCATGATACTACCTTAGTTAAAAAGAAATCTAGAAACGTTTCTAGTAGCTACAATATGTGTGGCACTCTAGATAAGTGTAAATATACACTTAAAGCAGATGCTCTTGCAGATGGGGTATTGGATGATAAGACAGTACAAATCTTTGAAAGAGACTTCTTAGGAGCTCATGTTCAACAAGGTATTATCAACCCAGGGCATATAAAACTCATAGCATCTCTTAAATATGATGGTGTATCTGTAGAAGAAGAGGTTGCTGGTCATAAGATTGTATTTGCTTGTACTAGAGGAGATACATCTAATAATGAAGCATCTGATCTAACACCTATCTTAGGAGGTATGGAATTCTCTAGAGCTAAAGGTATTGTAGATGAATCAGAAGTATTTGGTATTAAATTCGAATACATCGTTACTGAGAATAACTTAAAACGTATAGCTCAAGACTTTGGCAAAACCTATGCTAATCCTAGAAATGGTGTAATAGGTTTATTAGGTGGATTAGATGCTAGAATGTATAGAGACTATCTAACTCCTATACCATTAGAATCTTCTTTGAATATAGATAGACTTACAGAATTAGATTTCTTAAATAAGTTCTATACCAAGAATATCTCTATGCGTCATGAAGTCATAGAAGGAGATTATACTCAAGTATTATTCATGGTTAGTCAATTTGTAAAGAATGCTAATGAATTAAGAGACTATATGGGATTCCAATATGATGGAGTGGTTATAGAATATGCAGATGAATCAATTCGTCAAAGATTAGGAAAAAGAGGATCTGTTCCTAGATATGCTACAGCTATCAAATTTAATCCTTTAAGAAGAGTCTCTACCTTTACCCATTATACCTATTCAGTAGGTCAAGATGGGAGGGTAGTACCAATGGCTCATTTTAGACCTGTTGAATTTTTTGGTGCTATTCATGATAAGACAACAGCACATTCTTTGAAAAGATTTATAGATCTAGGACTAAGATGTGGTGATAAAGTAAACCTTACTCTAATAAATGACGTAATAGTTTATATCACCAAAGCAGATGATAGAGCTAATGATACCAATCCGAATCCATTAGAAGAATTTCCTACTAAGTGTCCTTGTTGTGGATCTGATTTAGTTGTTACAGATTCTGGAAATAGTGCTATCTGTCCTAACTTCTTCTGTAATGAAAAAGTAATAGGTAGATTAACTAATCTATTTAAGAAGTTAAATATCAAAGACTTCTCTAGTGAATCTATAAGGGCACTAGGTGTTAATTGGTTAAGAGAATTATATCAGTTACCTAAAGAAACAGTAATAGAGAAACTTGGTGAAGCAAATGGTATCAAGTTCTTACAAAGATTAGAAGATATGAGAAGAACTAAATTCTCAGATTATAGAATATTAGGATCTATAGGATTTACATCTATAGCATCTGAGACTTGGAAGATTATCTTAAAGAATGTATCTGTAGAAGAACTTCTAGCAAATACTGATACAGTATTAAATAATATATCTGCTGCAAAGGGTATTGGTACTAAAACAGTAGAGACTATTAGAAATGAAATAGAATTATTCAGACCAGATATAGAATTCATCTTCAATAACTTCAATATCGAACGTACTATTGTTGGTGAGGAAGATAATAAAGCACAAGTTAGATTCTCTGGATTAAGAGACCACGGTTTGACTAATAGATTTAATGAAGCTGGGTTTGATGCAAGAGAAGATGCTGGTGTTACTGGAACTACTGCTATACTTATTATTCCATATATGGGATTCGAGTCTGGCAATGTTACTAAAGCATTTAAGGCTAAGGAAAAGAACTTCAAGAAAGCTTCTGGACTTACTGTAGAGGGTGGGATTAATTTCAATAACCTTCAAAACTTCAAAGATTACTATCCACATATTATGACTCCAGATGAAGCAGATCAGTTTCTTAAGTCTAATTATGGAAAGTGATTTAAAATTGATATAGTGTATGACTAATTCGTAACCTTTAAATTGGTTATACACTATAATTTTGATATCATCCCGACGGGGTTGATTATATAAAAGATCTTTTATTAATATTTTTAGGAGGACTCTTAAATGAAGAACTATCTCGAATCCAGTATCCCAATGCAAATCATGAAAACTTTCACATCTCGTGATTATGGTTGGAATGACTTCGTATCTGAAGCTTGTATCAAAACATTGTTTGAAGGTGCTGCTATCTTCTTAGGTAAAAACAAATCTAAAGATAATCCAGTAGCATTGGTATTCAAAGATGCTAATGATAAGTTCCATTTTGCAGCATACGTTCAATTCCATAAACAAGAAGAAGAAGGTGCTGACGAAGGTTCTTGGACTTTAAACTATACATTCAATGAAGAAGATATTGATAGCAAATGGAAAGTATACACATTCCCTGAATCTCAAGCTGCATATGCAGTAATTGCTGATCATGGTCATGATGAATATGGTTTAGTATTCAAGTTCATGCCTAAAGATGACAATGGCAACATTTGTGAAGGCTCTGCTCAAGAATTGTTCTGTACAATCTTAGATGTAATCTTTGATTATATGCGTTCCAATGTATCCATCGACCCTGTATTGGAATTCACTAACTTGTTCACTATGACTGGTGAAATCGCTGGTAACAATGTATACATCGGTATCGAACCATCTGAACACTTGAAACAACATGTGAAAGATGACTCTGGTGTGGCAGCTAATAAAGAACTTCCTGAACGTGCTTAATTAATAAACTATATTGAGAGAAGAAAAGAAGGAGATTTATTATGAAAGTAACTCATACAGTTCTTCATTTAGAAAATGAACAAGAAAAAGAAATGCTTATTAAAGCAGTCGCTAGAGAAGTAGTTAGCAAAGCAGAAGTTGCATCTATTTCTAATAATTGTTGCGAAGCTGAGTTGACTGAATTAGAAAGTCCTCAATTCGAATTACCAATGAATGCTACGATCGTTAAAGCTGAGCCTATCGATATGTCAAGCTTTGAAGGTCCTATCATTACCCAAGATGTATTAGAACCACAACCTTTACGTCCTGAAAACTGTGATGGTACTGCTAAAATAGTTCCTATGGTTAGAGAAAATGGTCCTATTAGAACTCTTACTTCTTACCTATTTAAACATAAAGACGGTAGCACTGTGACTCCTGTATATGTATCTAGAGTTGAAGAGCCTATCGAAGAAGATGTTAGAGAAGCTAAAAAAGAAGCAGCTTTAAAACTACTCAAGTTGCTTTCCAATACTCCAGATAGCGAAGAAGGGGATAGAAGAATTTCTAATAGAGATATGGTATCCTTAATTACAGCTAATAGAATGGCTCAACCAGTGCTACTAGAAGATGATGTTCATATATTTACATCTGAAGATGGTCAAAGAGTAGAGGTTCCAGAATCTTTAATCTATCATATTAAGAACAACATGTAATAAAATCCGCAGAATTGGTTGAGAGGATCTTTCCTCTCAACCTATATCTGTCTATCAAGTTTTTAATATATTTTTTCAGATGGGGTGTTAGCACTATGAAGAAAATGAAGATAGGTAAAAGAATCTTAGATGTAATGGATCAGGATGATTTTATCAGACGATCTATTTTAAATCCACAAATCTCTAAAGACCTCGCTGAAGATACAGCAATTGTATCTGGGAATACAGTATATCCAGTAAATACCAAATTTACAAGAGATATGGTAAACGTATATGATGCTGGCCCTGTATTAGTATATTCTAATCCAGAAGATGTGGATCATGAAGAATACGATGCTAAACATATCATCGATTTTGAAAATGTAGAGAATCTTAGAGACGCTATTGAAAAGCAAGCCAAATTAGAACAACAAGAACGTACTATTTTGATCTCTGCAAACAATATCTACACTCCTATTGTTAAGGAAGAAGATACTCCAGAAATGGCATTGTTTAAACAAGCCATTGCTAAGAAGTCTATAGATATTGAAAACTATAAACCTAGATTTGGTTCTGACTACTCAAATGACCTTCGTGGTTTAGCTGGTCATAGTATTACCTTCTTTAAACTAAAAAGATTCTGCGATATCTTTGATATCAGAGCTTCAGTTACATTTGAAGATAAGAAGAATGCTCCTAATCCTATTGGAGAAAAACTCACAACCTGTATAAATGACACAATCGATTAACAGGAGGAGAAGATGAATCAAAGGGAATTTATCTATAATTATGCGAATAAGTATAGAGAGAAATTCAATACTGACTTATTTGGTCGATCTGATGATCTGATCATTTATTACTTACAGAATATAATTAAGTCTACAGAACGTGAAATGGGTGTAAATGGATACTTTACTATCAAAGTACATAACTTCACTATCGTAGATGATTATAAACAAATTATAGATATCTTACAACAATATCAAGCGAATGCTATCAGCAAATCTTCCAAGATGAAAGCTTCTACTGACAATCGTTACGATTTTATAGATTTAAAAGAGTCTGACTTAAGACTGTTGATCGTAACGTATTATATTGAAGCAGCTGATGGTAGAGAGATGTTTGATATTATCATTGCAGTTCCTAAAGTAATAGAAAAATTCTACTTTAAGATCAATGGCAATGTAAGATCTGCAATGTATCAAATCGTTGATGCATTCACTTATAACAATAGAACATCCAATCATAAATATGATATGGTTACAGTTAAATCAGCATTTCAACCTATTCGAGTATATCGCCATGTAAATGAATTAAGTGATATAAGAGAGAATAAGGTTTATGCTATTACATACGATGCAGATATCTTTAAGAAATCTGTACCTATGGTAAAATATATCTTTGCTGAGATGGGATTGATTAGAGGACTACAATTCTTAGGATTGGATCAATTTGTTAGAATTACGGATACAGATCCAGATGATCCTAACTGGTATACATTCTTACCTAAGAAGACTAGTCAAATCTTTGTAAGCTGTCCTAAGTCTGTATTACATAATAATCCAGCTTTACAACATGTAATGGTTGAATTATGTAATGAGTTCCCAAGAAAGTTTGCTACTATCCCATTTATCTTTTCTAGAGAATTCTGGTTAGATTCTTTGGGAAGAAAGTTTAATTTGAGCACACCTAGAAACAAAGGTATCTCAGTATTAACTTCTCTTAAACTTATCTATGATAAAACTACTGTAGAAAAGATTAGGCTTCCAGAAGAAGATAAGAATACTATCTTTGCTATTTTAAGATGGGTAATGTATGAATATAACTCATTGTTAGCAAAAGATAATCTAGATATCTCTATTAAGAGATTAAGATGTGAAGAATATATTGCATCTCTATACGCTCCAAGACTTTCTAAAGCAATCTATGCTTTATCTGATATGGGTGAAAAGGTAGATATCAAATCTGTTAAGAAACGTCTTAATACAGACCCAATGTTCTTAATTAATGAGATTACAAATTGTAACCTTGTTAACTTTAGAGATATTACAACAGATAACGATTCATATCTTGCTTTAAAATATACCTATAAAGGACCTCAAGGTATTGGTGAGTCTGGTAATAATGCAATTCCAGATGTATACAGATATTGTCATACTTCTAATATCGGTATAGTAGACATGTCTGCATCATCTCCTACAGATCCTGGTGCTACATCAATGATTGTGCCATTGATTCATATGCAACCTAACGGATATTTTAGAGAAGATCCTAAATCCAAAGAACCTAATACTTGGAGAAAAGGTTTAGAGAAACAATATAAAGAATTTAAAAAGGAAAATCCTCTTAAAGAAGTTGTAGAATTCAATAAGAAAATTTTCCAAGAACCAGATTATTCGGTTCCTGAATTACAACTTAAGGATTTCCATAAATAAACATTTGTTGAGGATAGTGCTTGGTCACTATCCTCACTATTTTTTTACTAATAAAAATGACACTATGAGTAAGCACTAAAATAAGGAGGATAAGAAAATGCTTTTAAATAAGTTCGATCTATTTGTCAACAAAGTTTCTGCCAGACCAATTCCAGCACCAAATAGATATCCTATTGTAGAAGAAGAGAATAATGTTTTAGATAAGATTACTATTTTCTTAGGCGGAACTTGTAATGGCTCTAAATGGAGAGATAAACTTATCCCTATGCTAAGCCATAAATTTGAACCATTTAATCCAGTCGTAGATGATTGGAATGAAGAAGCTCAAGAAAGAGAAATATATCATAGAATGAATGATGATTTTGTTCTATACTGTATCACTCCTATGATGTCTGGCTTCTATTCCATTGCTGAAATGATTGATGATATGAATAAACGTCCTCTTAAGACAATCGTATGCTTCTTATATGAGGATGGAAATGGCAGACATGGTTATACTGCACCACAATTAAATTCAGTTGAAGCAGTTTTAAAAATGCTTAAAACCAATGATGTTCCTGCATTTACTTCTTTAGAAGATTTAGCAGATTATTTAAATACTGTTATAGCAGCAGAGGGGAGGATTAATCATAATGGCTGATGAAAGTTATTATATGCGATATTGGGTTTATTCTAGAGCTCAATTAGAACAACAGATGAAAATCCATAATGTAAGAAATGTATCAGATCTTAGATTGAAAAAGATCGTAGTAAATGGAGTTGCTAAACCATTTACTTGTGAATTGAAATCTATGAAAGATTCTAAGTTCTCCGATTCAGTATTAGTTGCTAAAGGTGACAAACGTATAATGCAGATTATACAATAATAGAATTGGAGAATAGATGATATGAAAGAAGTAGTAACAACTAATGAGTTTGGAATATGCCCTAGATGTGGTAGAAATTTAGTAATGCTTCAATCAGAATACCGCTTATATGGGCTAACTGAGATAGGCACTTATCCTAATAAGCTTCTTAAATCACAAGAGGATATACAGTATGCTTGTCCTTGCGGATATCGCTCTGTAAGGAAGAGAACTATGGATGGGATATATCCATCTAATTATTATAAGATTACAGAAGAAGAAGAGAGAATGGCTAAGGGTAAAGATGACATTAAGATACTCGGATATATTGACGAGGATTAGTGTTATTTTTATGAAAGGATTATTATGGTAAAATTTTTAATCTTCTTGCCATTACAACTCCTTAGCATGATCTTGTGTTATCTTACAAATTGGATTGTAGTCTTATTTGCAGATGAAGATGGAGAGCTAAAAGGTTTATGGCATCTATGGCAAACATGGGATGATAGTGTTGATAATAAATATTTCGTCCTAAACCAAATTCCTAGAATCTTTAGATATGACTTTGATAAGTATAATAAAGAATACAAGGGTGGAGAAGATAAGTATGGTAGAAAAAGATATTATGTGAAGAATCTTAAACCATTACCACTTAAAGATCGTATCAAAAGATATTTCTGCCGTGTAGGTTGGTTAAATAGAAATTGTGGATATGGATTTGCATTCTATTTACTTGGTACTTGGGTAGATAATAGAAAGATGATTTACAATGACTCCACTAAGTATAAAGAATATAGTGGTCATGAAAAGGGATGGAGATGGTTATTTGATAAACCATTTGTATGGAAGTCTGACAGACCTATTACCAAACATCTTCAGTTAAATTGCTTTATTGGATGGAAAGCATCCAGAGAAATCAAAGGAAGACATAGAGCAATGATTGCAAATCGAATTGCTGTAAGAATCAGAAAGAACAAATAGCCGTACAGTTATATACTATAATAGTGAGTAGATCATAGCGATCTACTCACATTCTTTTGTTTAAATTAAAGGAGATTTATTATGAAAAAAATAATTGATGGAACGACTTTAATAGAGTCAGTAAATGCCATGCAGACACATGCAATAGGCTGTATGATTTCTGGTATTATAGATTCTGTAACTACTAAGGAATATGTAAATCCAGAATTAAAAAATGTAATTTCTGAAATGGGAGAATTTACAGATGACCTTTTTAAATATATTGTAGGATTGAATAGTAGATTTAATGATTCATTTTCAGATCCTGAAAAAGGAATTACTATTATGAAAGAATCTATTTCTAAATTTGTATTTTTAGAAGATAAAGGATTTAGATTTGGAAGAAGTGAGAATGGTGATAGATTCTTATTAATTCCATTATGGTTATTATACTTTTTACCAGATCATTATAATCTACTAAAATTTAGTGTAACTTTTACTTATAATACCTATGATATGATTAGTGAAAAAAATAAACATGGAATAATTATTGATTCTTATGAAGATATTGAAAGAAAAGATATAGATATTGAATCATTCTATGTAGCACTTCCAAATTACGGTATATTCTTAGGTAAAGCTTAAAAAGGAGATATAATTATGCATCAATCTATTAAATCAACAGATCCATTTTCTTTTGCAAATATATTTGTAACAGAATTGAACCGTATAAATTCTATTAATAATATTCAAAAGCATTCTGCTATTAGAGAATCTATTCTTACTATCATAGAATCAAAATTTGGTAATAAGATTATTAATAGAGAAGAATGTCTTATGAGACAAGATAAATTAGATTACAATGAGTTTAATTTCAAGAACTCTAAAGATGAATTTAATCAGCTTAATGTAGAAGCTACAAGATACTATTTTGTATCTGGTATAGAGTTCGAAAAAGAACATTTGGTATATAATCCATTTATATCTTTCTCAGACTATTCTCCAGCAGATAATACAGTTATTGTATTAGAGGATGAATTCAATAGACTTGTTAAGCATCTAGCTATAGCTTTTGATAAAGATGGAAAACCTTTAAGAGTTAAATTTAAAGAGCTTCCTTATATCAAACAACTTAGTGAGTTCTGGAGAAATACAACTCCTATGTTTGGGGCAATAGAAGACTTCTATAGAGATAATAAGAATCAAATCCAAATGGATCATTTTATCAAATGTACTGCATTATTTAAATATATAGAATATATTTATAATGGAGCTATTGATTTAGATGATATTCTTTTACCATTACTATTTACTATGGAATGTACTTATGTACCATTTATGGATGAGTATATATCAGATGAAGATTGTGAAGATAAAGATTGGGCATCCAAACTTAAATCTGATGAAGAAATTCCAGTAGATAAAGAATGTGACTATTATCTCTACAGAAATAATATGGAAAAAGATACTCCAACTTTAAAGAAGAGTGAAGTTCAGCATATTAAAAATATGGCAAAGAGTATTAAAGATATCATGAACTTTACTTCTGATACTAATATTAATAATTGGAATAACAACGTTCCTAATATTGTTAAAATTGCAGCTATCGTTAAGAACTTTGAAAACGAATGGCTCAAATCTAATAAAGAGGTAGAGGCTTAACGCCTCTATCTTTTTTATCTATTAGTATTCTAAAGACTTTAGATTAACCAATATTTATGAAAGGAATAATGAATAATGAACTTTTTTGAAACAACCGCTACTGCGATTTTTTGGAATATGTTATGGTCAATCATAGCAGCCTCAATTATAATACTTTACTCAAAATATTATAAGAAAAGGCTTGTATATAAGGATAATACGATGCTCCATTTTGTAGTGCTATCTTCTTTTATATTCCTTGGTATAAGCGTTGCCTTTTTAATATTAATGGGATTGCTATATATCGTATCTAATCTATTCTTATATTAAAAGAGAAGGTGATGATATTGTCCGTTGGGAATCAGAATACGGACGCGTTTATGGTCACAGGAAATGTATTAAATAGTACTAGTCCAAGCGGTATTCCAATACATGCTTTAGATGTTATACTATGGCTATTTCTACTATTGATATGTGCTGGGTTGGTAAAGACTAGTATATATTTATACCAAGACGTCTATTATTCTGAGGATAGCGATAAAGTTTTAAGGGGAATGATTTTAGGCATATTTGTATCTACAATATGCGCCATTATTCTACTAATCAAACTAACTATCAAATTTGTAATATAGGAGAAGAGCGTGCATGAGACTATTAAGGCTTAGGTTAGAAAATTATATAGGAATATATAATGGCATGGGCTTGGATCACATAGAGATAGACTTTTCTAAGTGCCTACATAAAGTACTTATTATCAAAGGTGATAATGGTACTGGTAAGTCTACTATATTTAAAGCTCTAACCCCATTGGCTGATTCTGCTATAAACTTTATACCAGATAGAACTGCTATTAAAGAAATAGCCTATGAAACAGATTTTCAAACAATCTTAAATATAAAATATGAGTCTTTAGTTAAAGATGGTATTAGAAGGCCGACTAAATGTTATCTTAACAGACTCAATCCAGATGGAAGTATAGAGAATCTAAATCCATCTAATAATATAACTACTGCAAAAGAGGTAATTTATGATATTCTTGGAATAGACGATAATTTCATTACCCTATCCCAATTATCAGCTAATAAAAAAGGCCTTGGTGGTTTGAAGCCATCAGAGAGAAAGAGATATGTAAATTCTATCATATCATCTTTAGCAGTCTTTAATAATATCCATAAGATGATCACTACTAAATCTACAGTGCTTAAGTCTATTATCGATTCATATGTGACTAAACTAAATCAGATTGGTAATATAGCTATTGTAGAAGATGCTATTAGGAAAGATACTATAGCTCTTAAAGAATTAGATGGCAAAAAGAATGGTCTTATTAGTGAGATAGCAACTATCAAAGCAGAGCTATCTAGATTAGATACTAGTGGTAGTTTCTTAGACGACTATAAAAATCTTTCTATGAGGAAAATAATCTTAGAGAAAGAAATAAGAGAACTTCCAGACGTAGAAGAATATTCTGAAGAGAAACTTATTCAGTATGAAAAGGATATGACTAGATATGAGGCTAATGAAGAAATGCTTTCTTCAAGAGCTAAAGAGATCTTAGATAATGAATTAAACCTTTCTAATTCTATTACTGAATTACAAGTTAAGCTAGATTCTTTATATGACAAAGACCATATGGACGATCTAAATTCTAAGATAGAATCTACAAAGAAAGAATTAGAATCTTATAGACCATTCTTTTCTTTATTTGAAACTTATAAGAATATTTCTGAGCAAGATTATGAGACAGTAAAACTTGTAATAGAAAAATTTAATTCCGCAGTAGAGACTATTTTTCAAACTTATTCCGAAACAGTAAGAAAAGAATCCATGAATTCTTTAAGAACTGGTAAGAATGAAGTTATTTTAGATCATAATGAAATACTATCAGGATTGGAAAAGCAATTAGAGGATCTTAGAACAGAAAGACGTGATGTAGAATTCTTAAACAATAGATCCAAGGATTATAATAAAATACCAGATGATTGTAATCACAAATCTGATTGTCCTTTCATTAAAGATATAGTAGAAGCCAAAAACCTTCTTAAAAGTAGACAGTCTTTATATTCTTTATCTACCAAGATAAATTCTACTTTAGATGCTATTGAATCTGCAAAGAATTTAGCAGAAGAGAATATGATGAAGACTCAATGTCTTTATGAAATGAAATCTATATTAGAATATATTCACTCAATGTCTAAGATTATCAGGAAATTCCCTGGAACTGAATCTTTAGATTCTATCAATACCTTATATCATAATATAGAGTATGGGCTAAGATTAAATTTCGAATCTGTAGATAAATATCAAGAGTTTAAAAATATCTCTACGATTGTATCGGCATTAGAAGATGATCTTCATTCTTATGAAACTGCTAAAGATAAACTCATTTCTGCTAATGCAGAAATAAGAATACTACAAGAAAAAATAGATAGTAATTTAAAACTTTTATCTGATGTTCGTGCTTCTAAAGTAAGCGTACTCGCTGAAATTGAGAAGATAAGAAAAGCTAAATTGGATATTAAAACTGTCTTAGACAGTATCCGATATGCAAAGATAAATAAAGAGAAATTTGAAGAAGTTTCTGAAGAATTACAATCTATAACCTCTAAGATGAATACTATGGAAAAAGATACAGTAGCTATTAGAGAGCTTACTGATAGACTAAATAGAAGAGGATCAGAATTGTCTGCATTACAAAATACAGATCTTCCTGCCTTAACAAAAGCTATTGAGGAAAATAAGTATCGTATCGTATTATTTGAGCAGTATACAAGGGACTCTCAAGAATATGGTGCTAAGTATAATGAAGTTCAAATGATCAAGAAATATACTTCTATTCATGGTATACAAACAGTTTACATGTCTGTGTTCATGAATAGTATACTTAATATGACTAATGCTTTACTGACTTTATTATTTAGAGGGAGATTTACTTTACAACCTTTTATTATCAATGAGAATGAATTTAATATCCCATGCGCTGATAGTGAAGGTAGAGTAAGAGAAGATATCTCTTTAATGAGTGATAGTCAGTTATCAATGATATCTATGCTTATATCTTTCGTTCTTTTACGAAACTCATCTAACAGATATAATATTATCAAACTTGATGAGGTTGATGATAACTTAGATAATATGAATCGTATTCAGTTCTCTATTCTTATAGAGAAGATCATGATTGATCTTGGATTTGATCAATGTCTCATTATCTCTCACAATAATGAATTAGATCTATCCAATACTGATATCGTAATTTTAAAAATGGAATCTCAAGAGATGATTGATTCCTTATATAATTCTGGCGGGAATATTGTGTTCTCTTATAATGAGTATAAAAGATAGAGACTTCTCAAACTCTATCTCTATCTTTTATATATTCGGGGTATTAAAATGATTACAAATAAAAACTCTCAACCTGAAGAGATTGATGAATTAGAGATCATCGAAGGTATAGAAAAAATAAATCAGATAGAATTTGAAATGAATTCTATCAAAAGAAAACTAGATGAATTTGAAAAAGTAGTAAATGGGTTCAGCTCTTCTACCAATAATGCTGTTAATATTTTTAAACAGTCTGACTCTCTCACTAATAATGAATTGGTTAAGATGAAGAATATCATTGACGAGTTAGAAGAAAATATGCAAAGATTAGATTCTGATTATTGTAATCTAAAATACTTTGCTATATTCTCTGGCATCATAGGTACTATGTTTATGATAATATCAGTTGTTCTAATATTCTATATGATAAATAATAGCTGATATAGAGGTACTAAAGAATGGGATTATTTACTAATGAAAATATTGATGATTTAGGGAAAGAAGAAATCGTCAATCAGACAAAAATAAAAAATGCAGAAAGTATTGAAACTTTCTTTAAAGAAATAAATACTGGATTTGGTGGATACAAAGCAAAATATATAGACGTTTTGTACTTTGTTGATACTCCAACATATAGAAGAATAGCCAGAAATTTTAATGGTGATTATAATATGATAGAAGAGTCATCTCCAATGACTGTTGAAGATTATTCTAAAGCTAGTCATATACCAGATAATCTTATATTCGATAATGCTTTTAGGATTGTTAATGGTCACATAAAACAAGAAGATGTCCCATGCTTTATTCCTAGAATATATTGTGTTCCATATGATAAAGATTATTTCGACAAAGAAGATCCTATTGGAATTCTATATGAACCGACAAGATTTACTGAAGTAATAAGAATAGATCCTCTTAGTAATCACGATGTTGATAATGTATATAAAATAGAAACTAAGAAAGTTAGAAATTCTGAATATGTAGAATATCTAAATAATATCAGAAATTCTGCAGCAGATACTGGTCTTGCAGGATTTGATACTATTGAAATAAACAATAATAAAAAACTTGTAGATATCTATGATAATGACAACTTTGTTATTATAGCAGATACTTGCAAAACCAGTTTAGTATCTCGTAATACTAAAGATACTATTTATTCTATAATGGATAAGATACGGAATAGTACTTCTAATAATGTCTTAGCATCCGAATTATTAGCCAGAGTATTTTTAAAGAATACATATATTTTATCTAGAGCTGAATTATATTCTCCTCCAGAATGCCATCCTAAAGAAGAGATATCTATTTATGATATACAGTATACTATAGGATTGGATCATGGTGAAAGAACTTTATATCTTATAGAAGTAGGCTCTAAGATAAAAGATTACAATAGTAATTCTTATATAGATGAATCTCATAATATCCCGCATAATACTAGATATGTGGATAGGATTAATAGTGTAAAAGAAATATTAATTGTTTCAATATTTGCTATTAGTGCAATAGCAATATTAATCTACTCCTTTATAACCAAATGAATCACACAATGATAGAGGAATACCATAATGGTATTCCTCTTATTTTTTATTCAGATTTATATTTAAGCTGTTTAATACGTTCAATGTCTTCTTTACGCGAATTTATAGAGCTCTTATAATGGTCTGCGAGACTTTTATTCACTTCTATATCACCTTTTGCATTCATTATATTTGCTCGTCTCATACTTCTATCAAACTTTTTCTGAGATTTTGTTCGTTTATCAAATTTATTAGAGACGTATCTTGTAAATTTTATTAACTTATCGTTTATAAACTTAACAATTCGAGTTAGAATGGATAAGATCTTTTTAATAATAGTCTTAGATTTATTAGATTTGGTGAGATTGTATTTTATTTCAAATTTACGAATCTTAGCCTTAAATCCAATAAGTTTTCGTTCTAACCATGATCTTGGCTTAGAATCTATAGCGATTTTTAAATCTTCTTCTGATTTTTTTAATCGAAGTTCTGCATCGCTTAATTTATTTTCCAAATCTTCGATTCTTGAGTTATGCTGATTTATTAAATCATCTGCATCTACTTCTTCATATGCTTCATTAAGAAGTAAATCAATAGAATCCAATAAAGAGTCGGAAGATTCATTCAATTTATAAAGTGGCATAAATAATTATCCTTTAAAATTATTTAGTATATTCAGAAGGTTTGATTTTATTAAAACCAGGAATAGTTACACAGCTATAAGATCTAGATTTTTCATTCTTAGCTGTAGCAACTTTTGCTTCTTTGATTTTATTACTATCGAATACGAAGAATACAATAGCATATTTATCACCGAAACGAACGATATGATATGCAGTCGCAGTACCAGGATTGATTTCATTGGCTTTGCGTTTCATATTCATAGCATTTCTATCTTCAACATCTTCTTCTTCCATGTCGAATTTAGTAGAACCATACATACCGCCAGTTTTACCTTTAGCATGGTATTTTTCTTTGCTGCTAAATAATGCAACATCTCCAACTTCTTTGATTAATGGTCTAAGTTGAGATTCAACCTTAGAGTCGATTCTATAGTATCGTTTAAAATATGCTTGGTCCAATTTATCTCTAATACCAAACATAGCTGCAACACCATGCAAAAGAGCACCTAATGGGTTAAACGGAACTTGTATAATCCAACTCCATCTTTTAATATTTAATGTCTGATTACCAAAAACAGAAGAAGCCGCGATATTGTAAGCGCCAGTTTCAATACTTTCATTTACCTTTTCTTCATTAAGTCTAAATAAAGCCATTTTTTAAAACCTCATCTTTTTAATTAATTAAAAACTAATTTGCCTTTTTTGTCAGACATAGCTTTTTGGAAAGTATTATGGAATTTTTCTTTATCAAAAGCGCCATCTTTTTTAGCAAAATTATTAATACTCATATTGTAATTATTAGATTTACCTTTATTAGTATTGGCTAAACGATCTTTAGTTTTAGCAATTGCTTTATCTAAATTTCTTCGTTCATTTTTTGTAGATTTGATATCGGAAGTAATAGAATTAACCTTTGCATTATGAGCATCAATTTTGTCTTGCCTTCCAAACATTTTATCGCCAACGTATTTTGTGAAGTTTAATAATTTCTCATTAATCCATTTAACAATACGAGTTAATACATATAATATCTTTTTGATAATAGTTTTAGATTTATTATCTTGAGTAAGTTTGTATTTTTCTTCAAAACGTTCAATAGCGCCTTTGAAGGATTCTAATTTACGTTCTAACCAAGATTTAGGTTTTTCTTCCATAACCTTTTTAAGTTCAGTTTCTTGAGCTTCAATCTTTTTAGAATACTCTTCAAATTGATGTTGTTGAGTTTCTAATTCTTTTGTTAAAACCTTTTCACCTTTTCTAGAAGCTTCGGTTAAAACAAACGCTTCAAAAGATTCTAACAAGGTTTCACAAGATTCAACAGAATATGATTCTTGCAATCTATATAGTGCCATTTATATTTTCCCTTCTATTAATTATTTAGCAATTCATCTAAAGCACGCTTTGTATCTTCTTGAGTTTTACGAACCCATTCATCTCGTTCTTTTTGAGATTTTTCACGATATTTATTTAGAAGATCATCAGAAGCTTTCTTTTGTTTATTATACTCAGCCCTGAATTTGGCATGGTTTCTATCGATTTTTTCATTAACTTTATCAAGATAATCTGCTTTAGCTGCAAACCTATTTCTTATATTAACACTTTCTTTTCTACGTCTATTACTACTTATAGCCATTTCCATTTCTTTAGCAGCTCTATTTTTTGCATATTTTAAGCTAGATCTAGCATTTCTTTTATCATTATCATATCTACGACCATCTCTACCCATAGGAGTATGCTTAGCCAATATTAATAATTTATCAGTGATGAATTTAATAATATTAGTAATTACATAGATAATCTTTTGAAGAATAGTTTTGCTTTTATTACCTTTTGTAGCTTTATGTCTAGCTCTAAATTTAACAAGCATTCTTTTGAAACCGATCAATTTAGATTCAAACCAAGACATAGGTCTATTACTAAACTTAGATCTAAAATCTCGTTTAGCAGTTTCTAATCTATCTTCAATTTCGCCTAACTCTTCAGCAGTTTCTTTATCTATTTTTTCTTTTTCATCTCGAGATAATTTTTCATATTTCGAAGTATCGACTTGCACATCCCAAGGATCATCGTCTCTTCTTGAGCCATTATATCCTTCATCGTCATCATCTAGGACTTCTACTCCATCGATAACATATCCTTCTGATAATAACTAATTTAGGTTTTTATCAGCATCTGAAGTTTCTAATACAAATAATGCCATCTATTTATACCTTCCATTTATTTAAATTTTTTATTGAATTTATTAGCCAATTCTTCAGCTTTCTTAGCATTCTTTTCTAGAGTATCCATAATAGATTTATTATCTTTTACTTTACTCATAAACAATTCACGAATATCTCCTCTAGGTTGGATTTCTGTAATCCATCTATTGAATGCTAAGATATAATATTTGTAATGAGAAGATTTAAAGTTGATATCTTTATGCATAAGCTTATCAAGAGCTTCAGTTTGCTCTTTAATATCTTTGATATCATTTTTGATAATAGCTCTAGTACGATCAGATATACCAGGACGTTTTAATTCTTCTTCTAAAATAGAAATTTGAGAATTAATTCTAGAAGTTAATGCAGGATGTGGCTCACCAGTCATAATAGTATTGAAAGTAGATTCCATGATATAATTCAAAGCAAAAATTTGACCAATTACTGGAATCTTATCAATAGCACCTTTAGCACCAAATGAATGAGCTTCTGCTTCAAAAACTTTCATGCCAGTAGCAAATTCTACACCATAGCCATTCATAGCTACAAACTTATCAGCAAATGATTCATCCATAAATCCTGGGTAATTCATTATTTGAGCTGTAACAGCTTGTTTATAATTCCCCTTTAAACCTGTTAATTGAGCCTTAGCTTTTTCCTTAAAATGTGAAATGACTTTATTTTTGAATACTCCAACAAATACAGATTTTACTCTAACCAACTCTGTATAAAGCATCGCTATGTCAGAATCTAAACTCAATACTGCTGTAGCTCCATCAAATGCTTGATTTGCTAGAGAGTTAGACCTTCTATTATTATTAAATGCATTCTTTACTGAATCATTTGCAAACAATCCAGCAATTAAACCTAATTTGGCAGTAAGAGATAATTCTCTACCCAAAATACCATCTAGTTTTAAGAATAAAGATAAAATACCAATAGTACCACCAAGCAATACTTTACCAGCATTGATCTTAGCAATGATTTCAATTGCCATTTGTGTAAAGTTATGACCGATCTCATGTAAGATTACAGCTAAGATCTGACCAGATGATAACTTACCATTGAATAATAGACCATCGGAAATGAAAGAGACACCATTAATATTAGCAGATTCTCTATATTTCAAACCATTAGTATCTAATACATCGCTAAAATCAGCAAGGTGAGTAATGTCTACAGATACTGGAAGTGTGAATGCATTCGGTTGACTACTTCTGAAAATATTAACAGTAAATGTTTGAAAACCAAATTGTTTTTCCAAGCACTTTTCAAATTCGACCCAATCTTTCTCAGCCTGAATATTATTTACGACAGAATTAAAGCGAGAAGCATTAATTTTTGCCAATCCAGTAATACCACTAGAATCTTTGATCAAATAAGGCTCTCTGAGTTTGTCTAGTAACTCTTCAGCTTTTTTGAGATATTTAGATTTTGGAACATAAGCTTCGCTTAGTATTCCTCCTTCTTGAAAATCTCTAATCGTGTATAATCCCATATTTTTAATCCTTTGCAAAGTTAAAAATAATTAATAAAATATGACTTATATAAGTGTCATTCATTATCATTTTATCTTTGCTCTATAATCAGCATATAGCCTAGACATTGTGGTAATATCAGGAGGTGATATAATAAAATGCGAGGATATAATGAACTCGAATTACCTAATGCTAAGAAGACGATAGTCTTAGACCATCTTCCTTCTTTTGATATAGCAGACTATGACTTTACTAATGAAAAAGATCTGATGAAGTACTTCAAAAATATTGAACGTATTTGTAGATCATCTAGATCTTATAAAAAATATATCGAATACTTAAGAAACTGTGTTGATATGACCAGCTGTTCTTTCTATAAGAACGTTAATAATATAGATACATTTTCTATTAAGATTCACATACATCATTCTCCATTGACTCTATTTGATTTGGTAACCACAATCTATGCAAAAAGAGTTGCTTGTCAAGAAAATATTTCTGAGAATGCTGTAGCTAAAGAAGTTATGTTTAATCATTATAGACTAAACGTTGGATTAATACCTTTATCAGAAACTATTCATGAGTTAGTTCATAATGGATACTTATTTATCCCAACTAATTATGTATATGGCGACTATAAAACCTTTGTACAAATTTATGGGAAGTATATGGATCCACAACTAAAAGCTACCTTAGAATACTCTGAAGCTATATCTAGAACTTATGATTATAATAAAGAAACTCAAGTATTAGATATGCATATGGTTCATATAGATCCATCTGGATCTTATGATTTCCCTAGCACAGAAGAAGTCATCAATAAACTTCAATCTAGAATTGATGATATAGATAATGCTGCTACCGAAAATCAATATATGATTGCTAAGAAAGAAGATTAGGAGGATACTAATGGGATTATTATTTACAGAAGAAAACAATGCTAAAAATGTTTTCAACCAGTTCAATGAAGAACTCCAATATATGATTGAGAATGATATGTTGGAGCAAGGTCTTGCAAGACTAGTTCTTCTAGGAGAAGATTATACTCTTGAGGAAGAATTTGAAGTTGCTAAAGAATTAAGAGCTATAGATGAAGAAAAAGCTAATAGAATTTCTGAACAAGCTATTGCTGAAGCAGCTAACGTTCCGATGCCAGAATTAAATAGTGTTGCAAGTTTAGAACAAGCTACTGCTAAAATTAAAGCTCTTACTAATCAATTGAATCAAAAGATTAAAGAACAACAAGATGCGGTAGCATCTAAAAAGGGATGGTATGCTACTATGATTTTAAATCTAAAACGTGCCATTACTTGGTTGAAAGATAAAATCTCTAGTGGATACTTTAAAGCTAAACAAGCTGCTGCTGGTGTATTTTCTAAAAATAAAGAGCTTACAAAAGCTACAAATGATTGGAAACATGCTAATAGCCAATACAATACTGCTATTCAAAGAACTACGTTTAACTAAAGATAGAAAAGCCTCATAATGACTATTTATTAATGATTATTCTAATATATTATAGTGGTCATTAAAGGAGAACTATATATGCTTCTAAAAGAATCTGACCTTTATGGGTCTAATGATTTTGACTTTATTGAATCTCTTGATTCTTTAAGCGAATCTGAAATGATTTATACTGCTAGCATGGTTCCAATTAGACACATTGACCGTCTAAATCGTAATCTAATTCAATTAGAAGAGTTCGTGAAATACGGCACTTCTAATGGTATTACGAATGGTCGAAAAGCTATTGGTGCTGTATGTGAAGCTAGTATGATTAGCAACGATTCCTCTATTGGTTTTGTTGTAAATGAAGCTTCTCTTTATGAAGATGATGAATTAGTAGAGATTACACAATCTCTTAAAGAAGCTGGATATAAGGTATACATTACTCCAGTATCTGAGAACTCTATTTATTATCAACAATTGATGGAAGCTTTTAACAAAGACTTTGAAGCAAAAAGCTTCAAAGATTCTTATCACCTCCAAGCATATTGTGAAGGAACAGTTAAAGAGAATCTTAACAAACTTAAATATGCTGTAACTGGAGTTGGTAATAAAGGCGGTAAGAATATTCTTCGAGTTAAGAACCATATTCAAAACGGCGCCGATACAGTTAAATCTGTCGCTACTACTGCAGGAGATAGCGTAAAAACTTTAGCAAATAAATACTCTGCTGCTAAACAAGCTGTAAGAAACTTCTCTGACAAAGCTTCCAAAGCTCCAGAATCTTTAAAACAAAGTGTAAATAACACTTTGCAAAAAGCTAAAGACACTGCCACTAATCTTAAAGATAAATTAATGGCAGCAAAACAAGGATCCTAATTTTAAAATATGGAAGGAGAACATGGCCATGTTTAATTCCGCTATTCAGACACTTTCTGAAATGGCTATTGCTGACAATGGTACCAAAATTCCTCAAACTACAAAAGTATCTGTAGTTGAAGAAGTTAAATCTTTATTAGATGGATTGGCTACTATTCCAGTTAGCGAATGCAAATTCACTGCTGAAATGGTTCCAGTTCGTGAATCTAAAAGATTTGGTAAATACTTAATTGAAATGGAAGATCTTTCCCGTTATATGCTTACTAACGGTATTTCTTCTGTAACAGATGCTATTGGTTCTATCTTGGAATCTAATGGTCTTAAAGGTCAATACCATAACACTGCTTTAATTATCGATGAAGCTTCTATTCTTGATGAAATGAGTACACTTGGTATTGGTACGGATGATAATCTATCTAAATGGCATGATGGTGGTTTAGGTAAAGGCTTATGGGGCGATCAAGCTAATGTAATGACTTATCGCAAATTTGCTAATACTAAACAAATGCTAGATACATTCACTGGCAAATATGGTATTCAGCTTATTAAGAAAAACTACACTGTTGGCCTAGCAGAATCTGCAGAACAAGAAGATGTTCAACTTAAAGTAGAACCTACTGATCAAGTTATTCATGAAAAACCAGTTGAAGCTAAAAAGCTCTCTAAAGCTGATCAAAAATTCATTGCTGATGATATCGAATCTGAAGAACTTGGTGATGAATTAGATGATATGATGGGCTTTGGTGATGTTGAAAATGATGACTCCGATAGTGATTTAGAAGATCTTCAAGAATCTACTGATCCTCATCAAAGACATCTTCAATATCTAAGAGACGTTGCATCTGGTAAATATGATAAAGATTTAATGTAATAAAATTATTAAAATTTTACTTGGAGGTAAAATACTATGGCATTGTTCCGTATTAATGAAGAAGCTTGTGAAGATCAAGCATGTGGCGAAATTGGTTTAGATAACGACGCTAAAAAAGGTTTATACTTAGCTGACGAATATGACGAAGCTGAAGAAAAAGATTTCGTTGGTGCTGGTGAAGAAAAAGAAACTAGCAAAGTAAATATTCCTGCAGCATTGGCAGCTAAAACTGCTGGTGGTGTAGCAGCTGAATATACTGAAGATAATGGTGTTAACGGCGATTTACATGAAGCATATACCACTAAAGAAACAGTTCAAGCTGCTAAATCTTTAGTTCGTAATCAATTTAAAAAAGCTGGCTTCAAACCTTCTACAGACGAAAAACATGCAATTCATAAAGCCATGGCTGACAAAGTTTCTACTTTTGGCAAAAAATTAGATCGTGCAAACGCAGTAGCTGATAGTAAAGCTGCTCGTAACCGCGCTAAATTCTTCTCTAAAAAATAATATTTAATACCAAGGTTCTGCCTAGAGAGTTATTCTCTAGGCAATCCTTTTCTATTGGAGGATATGAAAATGATTTTTAATTCACATGATAAAGGTATTTTAGATGAAGCAACAGCTATTGTAGGTTCTACTAAAATGCTTATTCATGAAAACACCGAGTATTTTCCAGAATTAGTTATTATTAGAGAAAGCAGAGAGCATAATACTAATATCATTCGTATTGAAGACTTAGTAGAATATGCCACATCTAATGGTATTACAAATGGTACTCAGGCTATCATCAATGTTTGTGAAGCTAGCGATGTTTATCCATCTACAGTTTCTTTATCTTTAGATGAAGTTAATGCATATGCTGATCAAGAAATGTTAGATACAGCAAGACAATTCTCTGAAGCTGGATTTAAAGTCTTTTTAAATCCTATCTCTAAACACGATCCAGTATATGAATTGGCAGAATCCACATTTGATAAGATTCATGATCTTATGCAACGTGGAGAAGAGATTAGTGCGGATGAGTTGATGGATGCTTATCTAAATGATGACTTTGAAACTCTCAAAGAACAAACAGATATCAATCCACAAAATAAGATTCTTCAAAAACTCAAAAGAGTTCCACAAGAAGTATCATCTAATATCAACGATAAAGAATATCTTGGTAAGAAAATGGCTTCTATGAGAAATCTATATTATTCTCTAAGAAACAAAGCTAATGGAGATTCTCCTACTAATATGGATACTTCTACTGTAAAAGCTTTAATGAATAAAACTCAACAAGCTATTGGTTTTGTAAGAGCTAAATTAAAATAATTAATAACTAATTTTGAATTTTATTATAATTACATTATAATAAATCTTTGGAGATATAGATTTTTCATCGGATTATATATCTCTAAGCAATGAAAATAATTTATAAATTATTCTAAAACTTTATCATTATGATCATAATGGAGGTATTTACCTATGTTAATTACAGAATCTCAGTTGAACCGTTCTGTAGCAACTACTGGTTTCCAAGATATTCTTGGTGAAGCAGTATACTTGAGCGAAGCTGAATCCGCTCTTAACCCTATTGCTATTCCAGTAGTAGAAAATACTCGTATTGGCGCTGCTGTTGTTAACTTCTCCGACGTTGAACGTTTGGCTGAAGAAAACGGTTTGGATTACTTCGAAGCAGTAGAAGCTATTGCTGAAGCTAACGAACTCGGCATGGAATCCATCGCTGTAGCAGTTGATGAAGCTCGCATTATCATGGATCCAGCTATCATTGACGAATGCCATAACGTAGTTGTTCGTCCTATTAGCGAACAATCCGATGCTTATGTATTCGTTGACTTGATGCTTGAAGCATTCGAAAACACTGGCGATGTTGCTTACTTGAACATGATTGTTGAAGAAGAACAAGCTGAAAAAACTGCTGCTGATGTTAAAACTGATGCTCCTTCCGCTGAAACTGCTGAAGAAGGCAAATTGAAAAAATGGTTAGAAAGCATTAAAGAAAATTGCATCAACAAACCTAAAGAATGGATTGCTGATAAAATTGCTGCTCTTAATGTAAAATCCAATCAACTTAAACAAAAAATGGAACAAGATGGCGAAAAAGCTCCTTGGTACAAAAAATTAGTAGCTATGGTTGCTAAAGCTATTGCTTACTTGACAGAAAAAATGACTAGCGTTGAACGTCGTGAACGCGTTGGTCAAGAAATGGCTGATGCTAAAGCTAAAAAAGATGCTGAAGCTGCAGCTGCTAAAAAATAAGAAATCGAAGATAATATAGAGATATAATTATTTAGATAATTTAAATTGACCTAGGGGCTATGCTCCTAGGTCTTTTTTGTGTTTCAAATACCTATGACACTTTAGTAATCTAATCGTAAAATGTAATGAGGTATTTATAATATGGGATACTTTAAATCTTATACTCTAATAACAGAAGATGCCAAACCAGCTTCTAAATTAGATATCTATATTAAAATAATTACAAACTTAGCATTATCAACTTTGATTGGTCAGGCTATTAAAATCTTTGTAGAAGGAAAAGTAAATGATGACTTTGTCATTAAATTAGAAGCTTATAAATCTAATAAGAAATTCTATGAATATCTTTCTAAAGAAATTTCTAAAGTATACTCTAAAAATCCAGAGTATAGAAGAATGAGCTATAAAGAATATTTAGAAACTCCTACTTCTAAAAAGATAAAAGCCTTTTATAATAAAAAAGATCTTAGAACTATTTCTAAGAAAGTAAAAGATGCATTAGCTGCAGGCACTATAAATGCTTTAGTATCAGCTATGTTTAAATTCCCTGGTGGGAAATCTATGATAATTCCAATATTCTATATATTAAATACTAATCATATTGGATTGGGTAAAAGTTTTATGTATATACCACTAGAAATAGAAGGCGCTTTAATAGTACTTGGTCTAAACTTTGGTAAGACTGGAAACTTATTTATCAATGAAGTGGAATTATATAGCTTTGATGAGAAAGATGATGTAGTTAGAATTCCTATTCCAAGACCTTCAGTAAAACTTTATCAACTCTCTAAAGAGGAAATGAAAAAGATTACTGATAAAATGGAAAAATATAAGAACAGGAAAACTGATAATCCAGAACAACTTCTTATTGAATATATTAAAGAATTGAGAGATGACTTATGCTAAAAGATGAATTTTTTAATGCCATCTCAGAATCATATGAATTTGATGCTATATTAGAGATGGAACAAGAAAATAGAAATATGCTTCTTTGGATGTATGAGAATGGATATATCTCTCAAGAGTATTTTGAAGAAGCAGAAAACTCTGGTAATGATCAATGGCGTATGGATAATATAACTGCTATCAAGACTAATCTTAAAAAGTTTAAAGATTATGCCAATGATCAAGGCAAAAAGAATAATGAATGGCTTATTCAAAACAGAGATTATATTTTAGATGCTCAAAAATATCCAGTAAAGAGTGGAGCTAATATACAAAATGCTCCATCTTATACTACAGCATTTTCTAGAATAAAGAAACCATTGAGTGCTAATATTAGTGGAGTTGATCTTAAAAGGGTTACTATTCTTGATACTAAGAATAACACTCTTCATGGCGATGCTAAGAAAGCAGCAGATAATAAAAATAACCTTTGGTTTAAAAAGATGCTTGTTAATGAATATAATGGTCAAGGAGACTTTGCTAAATTTGCTAGAGATTATTATTACGGTATTGATAAAAAAGCCAATATGCAATCACAAGATATTCAACAACTGATTTCTAAAGCATACAACTTCTGTACTACTTATAATACTTTGATCAAATCTTTTGAGACAGATGTTAATGGTATTATCAATTACATAAATAGAAATCCAGTAACTGGAAATCAAGAGCCTAATCTTTCTCAATCTCAATTGGCTGCTAATAAGAATGCTAATGCTGTAAAACAATCTAACACACAAGGTATGGCATCCACTAAACCATTAAATGCTGATACAGATTATTCTTTATTCTATACAAAATACTTTAAAGACTTATTGAATGAAGAGGAAACCAAAACTTATACAGCTACTCCGAAAATGTCTTTTGAGAATAGATCTTCTTCTAATCAATCTGGTGAACAACAGAACAATCCAAATCAACCAAAGGCTAAACAAGATCCTGAGGATAGCGAAACTGTTATTTATAATAAGAAGAAGTTAGTTTGTGATATATTAAAACAAGCTCTTAATGCTAAGATGACTGCTGCTGGCATGCTCTATAGAGATCTATTCTCCTATATGCAAGCTCATGTTAATAGCTATAATAAAAACAAACAATCTCCTAATCAAACTCAAAATAAAGAACAGAAAACAAATGTTAATCCAAACAAACAACCTACTCCTACAAATGATGGAAAGGCTGGTGAATAATAATGGCTCTCTTTATCTTAGATGAAACTAGAACTATTAAGAATATAGAAGGTATTGTTCGCAAAATAAAAAGAGTTAGCTCTGGAGATGCACATCACAAACCTAATATGAAAAAATATCAAAAGACTTTCCTTGGAGACAGATTTACAGCTCAACCAAAAAAAGCTGGCGATTGGAAGAACAAACCTGATAAAGATGGAAATCCTAATAGTTATAAATAAACTAATACCCATACTCTTAGTGAGTATGGGTACAATTTTTGTTTTAATTATATACTATAATAGTGAATATATAAGTATTGGTTTAATAGTAAAGGAGGACGATTATGAGTGTAATATTATTACCAGTAGAGAGCTCTTTATGGCTTATACCGACTATTATAGCATTTGGTATAAAATATTGGGCCGATAATAATAAACCTTATATCAGAAACGAAGAAGAAAACTTTTCAGATTTTTCTGATAATATTCCAGAAAGAAAAGAAGTTCATTATGATATTTCTTATTTTGAAAATAAGATGAATGAACAACTTAAAGCTAAAGAAAATAAAGGGGAATAATAATCCCTTTTATTTTTTGTAAACTCTCTATGAATCTCACTTGACCTTACTATAATAGAAAATAAATAAAAAGAGAGATGGTGATATATAATGATTGTAGACATGTTGTTGCTTTTTGCAATACATTGTTTAGCAGATTTCCCTCTTCAAGGGGAATACCTAGAAAGGAACAAAAGAAAATCTCTATATCTATTAGTATGCCATTGTATATTGTATGCCTTCATTGTATGGGTAGGTTTTTGTATTATAACTGGTGCAAGATTTGCAGATTATTTTAGTAGAGTTATTTTCTTAATAATTTTCATATCACATGTTCTAATAGATTTTGGTAAGTGCTATGCTATGAATTATCTTATCATAGAGAGATTAAATGGTATAATAAGTAATGAAAAGTTTAGAAGACTTGAAGATACTTTAAATAGATTTGATCAGCTATTTCATATTTTGATTCTTTTCCTCATTTACTTTTGCAAGTAATGACCACTTAGTAATCAAATTGTAAATATAGGAGGAAACGATGAAAAGATATCCTTGTCCTTATTGTAGCGAAACCTATCATAGAGATGATCTGGTTAAACATATAGAACGTAAACATGATGAAGAAATTCCAGAAGATTATACCGCATATAGATTAGTATATGATATTGTCAATAATAAACAAGGTCATGGTAATTGCACAGTATGCGGAAATCCTACAAAGTGGAATGAGAAACGTCAAAAATATGAGCGTCTATGTGGAAATCCAAAATGTTATGAGACTGTTAAAAAGACTTATCAAAAACGTATGATGAAAGTCTATAATAAGACCCATCTTCTAGATGATCCTAAACAGCAAGAGAAAATGCTTGCTAATAGAAAAATCAGTGGTAAGTATAAATGGTCTGATGGTAAAGAATTTACATATACTGGCAAATATGAGCTAAATCTTATGAAGTTCTTAGATGACGTACTAGAGTTCGATTCTTCAGAAGTAATCGCTCCTGGCCCTGTTCTAGAATATACCTATGGTGGTAAAACTAGACACTGGATCACAGACTTTTTACTACTTCCTTATAACTTAATCATAGAAGTTAAAGACGGTGGGAAGAATCCTAATACTAGAACCATGACTGATTATAGAGCTAAGCAAGTAGCTAAAGAAAAAATGATTACTAATATGGGAGAATATAATTATCTACGTTTGACAGATAATGATTTCTCTCAACTATTTACTATGCTTGCAGAATTAAAAATGCAAGTAGTAGAAGACAAAGTCACTCCAATTTCTAGAATAAATAAGTAGGAGTTTATAATGGATATATTTAGTCAATCTTTATCTGAGTCAAAAGATAAAGTTTATAACGATTATACTATAGAAGATTTTGAAACTGAATTCAAAGATCAATTCTATGATGCTGCTATCTCCTCTAGAAAAGAAAAGATAGAATGGCAAAAAGATCTTATTACGAAATTTAATAATAAAGCTTCAGATCTTACTTCTGCTATGATGCAAGAGTTAAGTGTAAAAGAAGCTATTAGTAAGATCTTTAATTCTTCTAAAGTGCTTAGAGATTTTAGAGTATATGCAGCTAGTAAAACTACTAGTAAGAAAACTCAAATATATTATATTGAAAAGAAAATCAGAAGATATCCAGAATTGGATATGGAGAGATATAATATCGGAGAGCTTAAATATCATATACCAATGCTTGAAGAAGGCTTCAAATCCATCTTAGATATTTATCTAGATGAAAAGCATTGGTTAAAAGATGGGGCTATCGAAGCTATCACTTTTAATAAATATAAAGATTATGAGACTAAAGAAAAACTTGTAAAACTATTTGAAAAGAGTTCTAAATATTTTCACAAGACTGATAATCTAAAGCCTTCTGAAATCATAAAACTTTCTAATCTATATGATAAAGAAATTAGTAAAGATTTGAAACAAGTTAAAGATTATCATGATGAATGTATTGATCATATAGGTGAGGTTAGGAATAAAGTAAATAGCTTATTTGCTAAGCTTCTTAAAGAGAATCTTGATGATAAAAAACTATCTAAAAGATTAAGACAAACTCATCAAAGATTTATACACGATAGCTTATATTATACCAATATAATCAACAATAATAACTTTGCTGCTATGTCTTTTTATATAAAATACTATAAAGAAACTTCTAGAGTCATCCATAAGATCTTTATGGAGATAGAAGCTTTTAATAAATAAGGAATTAATCATGGGATTATACATAATGGAATCTGCATCTATAGAAATGGATTTATTAGAATCTCTTTCTTTAAATGCTGAAGAAAAGGAAGCTCTTCAAGAAGCAACTATTATCTTGGAAAATGAAGATCCTTTTAAAGGGAAATCTAGACAAGAGATAGAGAAAGCAGCTGGGCGAGCATTCTATGTGAAACTTCAATCTGATAAAGATAGTATGGAAGCTTTTAACCAAATAATATCTGATCGTGAAGACTTTACTAGGGATAAACTTAGAAAAGAAATTGACCATGCTCCTAAAACTTGGGTTGCATCTAAGATTGCGGCTTTTAGAAGTTTATATACTAAATTAGAAGCAGAACTAGATCAAGAAAGAAATATGAATCGTACAAATCTTCTTAGAAAGATTATGAGAGTTTGTATTAAGATCATTGATTGGTTAGCATTTAGAATGCAAAAACTTGGTAATAAAATCACTATAGGCCCTAAAGGAAACTATGCTGGAGATCATGTTAATAGATATAGAAATAGAGAATATAATGGTAGAGTTAGAGCTCTTCAAAAGAAATTGAATATCGCTGTTAATGATGAGCTCACATACCATGGGGATTATGATGCATAGTCGTTTTATACTCTGCACATTATAATAATCTTCAAGATTACTTATTTTTGTAATATATTATGAAAAGGAATGGTGACCTTAATGCGCGAAGGTAAATTTGTAAAAATCGTCGCTCCAGGCGGTGCAACATTAAATTTTGTTGGTGTCACTGGCACTACTGAAAAAGTACTAATGGAAATTAGCGGCGTAGCTAGATTATTAGATCGTGGCTGCCAAGTATTTGAAATTAAAGAAGAAGCAGCTGAAGAAGAAGGTAAAGAACCAAAAATTACCTATACTCCACTTTACAATAACTTCAACTTAGTTAGCGGCGTTGAAATCTTTACTGCAAAACAAGTAGAAGAATTAACAAAACGTGGTTTCAAAGAATGCCATGAAGACAATGGTGGGAATAAACAAATCGATTCTGAAGAATTAGAAGACATCTTCATTCCAGATATCGAAAGTATACTTGAAGCTTTGAAATCTAATGAAGAAAATGATCGTATCAATGCTATTGGCGAAAAACTTAAAAAAGAAATTAAAGAAAAAGACGATGTTGAATTTTTAGAAGAAATGTCTGAAGAAGAATATCGCGATTCCGTAATTTCTGCTCGTTTCAAAAAACACTTCAAAGACTTAGAAGCTGAAGAAAAAGCTAAAGAAGCTGAAGCTGCTAAAACTGAAGAAGATCGTGCTAAAGAAACAGCTTTAGATAAAGGTATTGTTTACCGTCAACTTCCTCGTTTTGGTAATAAACCTTCTTCTTCCTCTTTCCGTTATAATGAAGAAGGCGGTATTGAAGAAGACGCTACTGACAAACCTGGTGTAAACCCTAAACCTGCTGCAGGTGCTGGTGAAGATGAACATACTACATCTCCTAGCACTACAGAACGTACAGAAACTGGTGAAGCAACTCATGAAGCAACTCCTGGCAACCCAGAAACAACTGGCTCTACAACTTCTGGCAAACCTGGCAAAAAGAAAAATACTCAACCTCCAGAAGAAGCTACTTCTCCAGGTAGAAGAGCAGAAGACTCTACTCCAGGTCTAGTACAACCACCTCCACAACCTGAGGATCATTTATAATAGGTAATAGTTTTTAATACTTTTAAGGACGGTAAATAACAAATGGCATTATTTATTCTTACAGAAAATAAAGAAATCTTAAATTTAATTGCTGAAGATTTTGCATTAGAATTCTCTGAAATCGAAGCTCTCGAAGAAGGCTCTAATGACGAAGCAGTTGGTCGTCAAGTAATTCTTCAACACATTGATGCTGGTATTAAAGCCGATGGCGACTCCAGTAAATTGGTTCAAATCAACAAAGTTCTTCAACACGTTGACGATCTAAATTGGTTGGAAAAACTTCAATTAAAAATGGAGAAAAAAATTAGAGAATACAACCAAAAATTGAAAGATGATAGCCAAGGCAAACTTGCAAAAGTTTGGACTAAAATCAAACAATTTTTGACTAAAGTTGTCGCATCTGTTGCTAAAGCCATTAATAAATTAGTTTATAGCACAAAAATGGGCTTTAGAGCTGGTAAAGATCAAGCATCTCATGGTTTAGACAGCGGTTTAAAATTAATGACCAAACCTGGTCGAATGAAAGGTAGTGCTGCACATCGTGTTAATAGACACTTGGCAGCGAATGCTGCTCATGCAGAAAAAGGTTTAGTAGCTAAATTAAATAAAGCAAGATCTATTAGAAACGGCGAACTTCAAACTCGTTAATAATAAATAATAATGAGAAGAGCTACTATGGCTCTTCTCATCTCCTTGTGTTTAAATATGATGACACTCTGATAATATAAAATGGAGGTCAGATTATAATGCAACAATGGAACTTCAAGGTCTCAGGCAAAGTATTAATTCCTGGAGAGAAATCAGATGGTCTTATAATTAGACCTGAGAACTTTAAAAATATAATACGTATTAGCGATTATGAAAATAAGAATATGCCAACCATGTTAGCACACGTTAACTTAGATAAGAATCTTTTTGATAAGATTATTGCTAATGCTAAAACGGCTACCATGTATCTTAAAATAGATAAGTATGATATCAATCAGGAATTAGAAACTCCTACAGTTGAATCATATATAGAAGACGAATTCTCTATCTTTGTATCTAACGATATAAACTATTATAAAGAATTAGATTATAAAGAGAAAGATGAAGGTGGTAAAGATAAGCAAGACGTATATAAAGAAGCTTATCTTGGGTTGATGAGTAAAAAATGTATTGATGCTAATAAGACAGTAGCAAATACTACTATGATGGATACTCATATGATGACTATCTTAAGTTCATATATGAATAATCTTCATTTACTTATAGAACCGTTTCAATATAATAGAGTTCAACAGCAACTTATTATACCGCCAACGGATACATTAGTTTCATTAGTATCCTATCTAAACTCTGTAGAAGTATTCTACCCTACCAAATATCAATTCTTTATAGATGAACCTTTCTGTACTTATCTATTATCTAAATCAGGAAAAGGCGTTCCTATGAAGAATGAACGTTTTAATGACGTTATATTCAATATTAGAGAAACGACCGATCCTAATACTGCTAATCAGGGTATGAATATCGATACAGAAAGAAACCATTATTATGTGGATCTATCTGTAACAGAAACTGCTTATAAAATCAATCACGATGTAGCAAAAGTGATAAATAAGTTTGATGCTATTATTAACCCATCTAAAGATAATAGTATTCTAAGCTATGATAATATTGCAAAGACTAAAGCATATATTGATCGTATAGTAGAAAAGTTTAAAACTATGATCAAGAAGATGATTAAGAAAATGGGCAATGTCCCAGAGAAGTTAAATCATTGGAATGATATGTTTAAGAATAATATACTCAATAAAGCTAAAGAGTTAAATGAATATCAAAATAAATTAACTCAAACTGTTATGCAGCAAGCATCTGGATTCCCAACATCTGTTCCTGCTAAACCTGGCAAGGTTACTATAAACGTACCAGTAGTACAAAGTGCTTTTAAATCTATTACTAGTAAATTCCTAGGTAATGGTATATTAGGATTTAATAAACAGTATGAAAGACTAAATCAAATGAGCCAATCATTTGAAAAGAATATAAAGAAGATCTCTCCAGTATTTTATGATTCTGAGTATTTAGATAACTATTTAAATTCTGTTACAGAGATTAATGTACAGGATGTAATAGAAGCAACCAAGAACTCTGTATCTAAAATTAACTCTTCTTCTTATTCTGCTTCTTCCCATTCTCAATCCAAGATATTCTCTCAAACAGATGCGTTTGATGGTACTATGGATAAGATAGGATCTATTGCAGATAAGGCTATAGGGTTTGTAAATAAGATCAAACCAATATATGATAGATACAGTTCCGTATTTACAGATTCTAGTACTCATACTCATTTTGAAGATCTGTTTACGAATGCATCTAAGTTAATGGAAAATGTTCATGAGATGCAAGGTTATGTAAATACAGTAAAAGGTGTAGTTGGTAGTCTTAAAAATATTACATCCTTTATTACTGGGTTTGCTAAGAATCTATTGTCTTTCTTCCCAAGCTTTAATGATATATTATCTTGCGATATTAAGAGTAAGTTTGTATCTCTAGTAACAGATGTATCTGCTATCTCCTTTACTGGAGAATCTATCTATAATAAATTATCTGCAGCTGGTAAATATATGGCTTCTGGTGGGTTTATGAACCAAGCAGACTTACAATTATTAAAAAATAATTTAGATAGTGTTACAGATTTAACGGGTATAGGTCAATTGGGAGTAGGTAGTTTTGAATCTGACGTAAATCTAGGTGGTTCCTTTGGGGATGGTAGACTAGGTACTAAAATTATCGTTACTAAGAACGATAACCCTAATGAAGTAAAGAATCACAAATCAGAATTAGAGAATCAGATCAATAAACTTACTGTTCATAAATATGATCTCGATCCATCAGTATTTACTCCAAATAAAAAATATGTAGTAAAGAACTATGCGGCTCATTCCGATAAAGATGGATTATTCTTATTAAATAAGAAGACTGAGATTTATACTAGAGAAGCTGATAATTTCAGATGTATTACTATGATGAACTTCTCTAAGATTCTAGAAGTTCCTAATAATGATAAAGCATCCGATGCTAATAAGACTACAGCTAATGATAATAATACTACTAAACAAGATTGGTATTCAATTTCTAATGGTAAAATGGATGCATTGAATAATAATGTAAGTGTAGTATCTTCTGAAGGTAAAGGTATTACAACATCTAAAGTTTCTAAGAAATTGTTTGCTAAAAAAGAACTAGGAACTAGATCTATGAGTGACATGGCTCAAATGATTAAAAGATAAAAAAATAAAGGGTAGAGTCATTACGACTCTACCCTATGATTTTATTTCAATCGTTATCATATTTTTTCTAACAAGATAGGATTCTGAGAGAAGTATTGATCATTAATGTTTTTCAATGCATCTGGATCTTCTACTTGTTCTAAGAATACTGTATCTATGGCTTCTGGCATGGTTCTATACATATACAACTGGTAATCTAAATCTATACATCTAAATCTATTAACTATTTCATCATAGGAATGAGAATTGAGACCTTTGCTAGGATATAGCTTAGAAGCTACATTGAATAAAGAATCTGGAGTCGCCTGATCAAATTGTTCATCTATACTCTTTAATATCTTCAATGACTGTTTATAGTTAAATAGAGATTTGATATTTCTTTTAGGAATACCAGATAAAGTCATAAACCCAGATAACCAAGATTGATTTACTTCAAACTTCTCAATGCGATGTTTCTTAATTTCTGCAATATAAGAATCCAATGCCGTCTCTTGAGTTACCAAATATGAAGGATCTTCTACACTACCAGGAGCTGGTTTCTTTTTATAAAGCATAATGAGATCCTGAACCTTAGATGGTAATTGGAATGCATATTGAGATGATGTGATAAATAAAGATGGAGCAGTAATCTGTCTATTCTTAAACTTAGTAATCATATCATAAGCCATAACAGAAGTTTCTACAGTCCCCATCTTGAAGAATATATTATTCATATACTGACACAGCATTTGAATAAGAGGTATATTCTTATTTACCATATCATATACTTCTTTATTATTTACCATTCGCATAGTATATTTCTCATTATATTCTTGGCAGAATCGCTGCTGAGTGGCAGCTCCCGTAGTAGGGGAATATAATAAGAATACAAAGCTATCTATACCAGCCTTCTTAAAGAAAGCTTTATAATGTATAGCAAGATTAGCTAAGCAAGAAGTGATATTATAAGGATTAGTAACTTTATAGAAACTAAATATAGGAAGCAATGTCTGGTATACGTCTATATAGATATTTATCCATTTTGGTATAGGTCTGTTTCTATAATATTCTGTAAATAGTTTATTTAATTTATCATATTTGATAAACTGAGCATAAAGAATATGCTCAATAGGTACTGCTTCTAAATAATCATATTCTTTTACTCTATTATTAGTCATAGTTCCACCTTATTTGTAATCATGTAAGGTTCCACCTTTAGAGATAGAGCGCTTACCAACTTTAGGGGCATAATTTTTGCAAACCTGACCAGCATTCTTATCATATAATAAAGGAATGCATTCGTCACATACTCTAGAGAACATCCATTTCGATGGAGAATATTGTTTCTTACCACAATATCTACAAGTAAATGGCAGTACCTCTGCTTCATTCATTCTAGAAATACAAGATTCACAGAATGGAACTCTCATAGCATCTGGTTCTATAGAACTAGGATGTTTGCAAATAATACATTGGAACCACCATTTCTTAGCACGGAGAGGAGTTTCTTCTTCATCTAAAATACAGTTCTCGAATGTACAACGTCCATACATATCTCTATGCTTACAAGGTTTATCTATGCCTTGAACCAGATACTTACACATCTCTAACTGTTCTAGAGATTCATTCTGATTATCACCTTTTACTTCTTCATATTGGCCTTTCATTAAATCACCTCTTTCACAAAGAGGAATACTTTAATCATCTAATACACTTTTAGGATCAAAGTAATCATCCTCACTAATTGTTACTTCAGTGTTTTTAGATTTCTCAATCTTTTTCTTACCAATAACTTTTACTAAAGATTCATCAAAGTCTTCTCTATCTTTAATACTATAAATAAGCTTTTCAGTATTACCAAAACCTTTTTCAGCTAATACTTCAGTAAGAGTATGAGGGCCTTGTTCTGTGATAAAGGATAATCCTCTCATAGGGGTTTCTTTATCTACATCGATAATCCATTTACGGAGCTCCAATTTAGGATCTCTACCATTCCAACCTACTTCTCTAAGCATGATAGAAGAGTTGCCATTACCTTCATCAATTAATTCATTGATCCCATCTTCTTTAATTTCAAACTTAATAGGACCACCGTCTTTTTTAAAAGCCATAATTATTACCTCATAAAAAATAAATATAAAGGAAGGATAGAGATTTCTCTCTATCCTTATAATCCTTTATAAGTTATAGTGCAAGACGTTATTACAAATTAACGATCAGTATTGATACCTAAAGAGTTAGAGCCATAACCGTTGAAGCCAAAGCGTTCAGCCAAACGATATACATCACCAGAGTCTACTCTCCAGATAAGTAAGTTAAAGTTAGTTGCAGTAACTTTACCTGTTACAGGATCTTGGATAGGATTGATTGGGTTTTTAACCTCAATGTTGTAATTCCATTTACCACCCGTACTGGATTTTGTACCATAGATAGTTCTGATAACTTTGTAGATATCGATATCTACGGAGAAGAAGATTTGAGGGCGAGCAAATTGTGTAGGAGCAGTAGTTACTTCATTAGTTACAGCACCCCAGTTGATACCACCATTACGATTGAATGCGCTACCAGATAAGAAGTCTTCTAATTTTTCTTTACCCTCAGTAGTCAATTGTAAGTTTTTCCAATTGCCATTAGGGTTGTTTAAGCGGTTAGCCAAGCTAAGACGGCTAGAAATATCATTCAAGTTGCTACCGCTTGTTGCATCTTCGATTGCATAGCAGCCAGCTGCATCTTTAGATTTTTCTGCAGATGGGGAGAAGAAGATGCGAGATTGGATACGACCAGATTGTGGATCTAATTCTAATTTGCATCCGAAGAAGTCATCGAATACAGAGAAGAACAATTTGTTCACAAGTTTGGAAAGGTCGCTTAAAGACATGTAACCAGCAGAAAGTAATTCTGGGAATACTGCTTTAGTTTCCAATTCAATACGTTCTTTCTTTGCTTCCACTTTTTCATTTGGTTTAGCATTGTTAAATAAATCAGCCATTGTTTTTCCTCCTAATATATTAGAAAATGGACTTAGGTTAGTATAAATTGATGGAGGCCTACCATCACTAACCTGGAAATATATAGAAACACGATAAAAAATATCGTGAAACTAACTTAGCATTAGAAACTTCGATAATTCTTCTTCAGACATTGCGTCTTCTTCAGAATTACCTATTTTCATTTGATCTAAATCTTTAACTACTTTTATTTTCAAAATAGCTACTTCATCATTCTCAAATTTAACAAGTACTATTTTGTACTTAGGGTCATTATTTCTAATCATAGAACTATGATCGTATTCATATTTTTTAAATCCAAGCTTATCTAGTTCTATATATTTTAACTTATCTTCTAGATTTGTATTAGAGAGCAATACTGGATCTCCGCTAGGTGTATAAGCTAGGATATATAGTAAGTTTATCATAGAATGATACTTGATTTCAGTAGCTTCATCTTTATCTTTATAATCTCCTATTAATAGATTACCATAAAGCTCTATAAATTCTTCATAACTTTCTACTTCTACCATTGGGAAGCAATTTAAAACTGTAGCTATATTACCATCAATAAACGTACTATTTAAACTATTGTATATGCTTGAAAATGGTATTTGTATGGTCTTAAATTCAGTTGCTTCTGCATTAACAGGTACTTCTGTACTCATAGTGGCTTTGATAGTATGAATTTCTAATAAGTCTTTAATGGATTCATAATTATCTTCATAGTATAAATATACTGAATCATTATATAATACGTTCACGATTTCATCGGGATCATAGATAATATTAGGTAAGCTACCTTTTAAAACAAACCTATCTGTATTAATTATAGAATTGATAGGCATTGTTTGAAATGATTCGAATATACTTAATGGACTTAATGCATCAGGTCTGACTACTTTTTCTAATCCAAACTGAAGTGCTAATATGGTATCAAGTTGTTTATTTAAACAGAAGATGTGGATATCGCTATTTTTGATATCTGTTTGATCATAATCTTCTTTGATATATTTATTAAAGATTAAGAAGATTGCTTTATCTTTTGTAGTAGTATCTTCACAGAATTGTAAAGTAGCAACTCCTTTAGGAGTAAGAGGAGTAAAGTAATCAAACAATTCTGATTCTTTTACAATCATTACTCTACAATCATCGTCTCCCTCATAGTTCCCATAATCTTCTATATAGACAGCCATTTCCCCATTTTTAATATTAGATACGACTCTAATCAATTTAGGGTAGGAATCTCTTATACTTTTTTTACGAGAAGATAGATAGAACTTTCTCCCTTTTAAGTATTTAAAGTTTCTCTCCATAGTAAAAAAATACTTCCTTTCTTTTAGATTGTTTATTATGTGTTTTAAGAATACGTTATTTGGTATTTAACTTTATATTCTCATAATTATAGTGTATAATCAAAATAGTATTTAAAAAGCAGTAAGGAAGAGGATAACCCTCTTCCTTAATAGTTTATTTGTTTGGATTTAGTAGATTGTAATAAGAATCAAAAGTTTCTAAATCTTTATCTTTATTCAAGGTATCTGTACCTCTAGAATTATCCATTCCTTTAACTGGTGTGGAGGTAACAAATTCATTTACCGTTACAAGAGTTAAATAAGGAATAAGAGACTTATGCTCTCCAATAACTTCTAGATTAGGTTTAGATTCAAATAAAGTTGCAGCTCTAGTATTTCCAATACCAATATTGCGAAGTAGTGTATCGTATTCATCTGCATCAAAAGTTGCTAAATGATAAATAGTATATTTATCTAATACTTTCTTAGCAAGCAACTCATCTATATCGACAAGTTTGAAAGATTGATTATTAAACTTTTCAATCAATACTTTTAGAGTATCAGAAATATATAATCTGAAATCTCCTATAACTAATTCTTTCTTATTAGCTACAGTTAACTCCGAAGTATCTCTATTAGCTAAAGAATCTAATTTAGAAGCCAGTTCTTTTTTCAATTCTTTAGATAAAGGTAATAGATATAACCCAACTTCACATGTGCTTAGTTGATACCATTCTTTCACTTTATCTAATGATACTGGTTTTGCTATTTCTTTATTTAGTACTGGATATACCTTAGTATTGGATAAGAATCCATCTAATGAAATCAATACTTGAGGAACAGTATCTAGAGTATCTGATTTATGTTTACCATTAATGGTCATAACGTAAATGCCATCAACTGGTTCTTTAGTTTCAACTTCTTCAGTTAAATGATTATATACTGGCATATCTCCAATACTGATGTAATTGCAGATAACTTTATCTTTTAAGAAATCATTAGCAATCTTATCAGACGCTGCTCTATAATAATCATTGAATTCTACAGTCGGATTCCAACCTAGTCTAATAAGATCATTACCAGTTTCTATATCCCATTTATTTTGAGCATATTCATTTAAGAATTTAGAAGATAGTTTAGCTACTTCTGTAACCCATTCATTCTTTTTAAATGTAGTTTTCAAACCACTACAAGATCCTTTGTAGTCATTAAACCATTTAATTGCAAACGTGTTATTACTCTTAGGAGTGTTTTGCAACAATGTCTCTATTTCAGTATAATTCAGCATAGGAGCAAATACTGATCTAAAGTTAGGCTCTTGTAGAAAGTCTATTCTATCTTCTGCAGCTTTTACTGTATGATCAATCATAGTAGATTCTAAAAGAGAATTAGATTCTTTATTCAATATATCATACGCTTTCTTAGCGCAGTATTGAGGATCAAATGATTTACGGATATAATCATTAGCAGCAGTCATATATAGACTAGGATCAAGAACTTTAGATTCTTGCAACTCTGCTTTTACTGGATCATATTCTCTAATTCTTTTTCTAAAGAAATCTAGCAACTCTACATCATCATTAGATTTTTCTATTATAGCCATAGAGAATTGAATAGCATCAATCACTTTAAAATCATAGATTAATTGAATGATTTTATCTTTCTCATGTCTTGCTAACTTTCTAAAGATTTGTAAGAAGAAAGAATCCCCTTTGATTACAATAGGATATGTAAACAATTTAGGATGAGCATCCATGACTGGGAAAGTTTCATTGCTCATCTCAATAACAAGTTTACGTTTCTTAGAATATACGTTGATCAACCAGTAGAAGAATTGATTAATGAATTCTTTTAGTTTAACTTTAAACTGGATAGACTTTTGACCATATAATTCAGAGTCTTTAATAAACTTGATGTATTTAGGGTGAGAAGTAGCATATTTATAGATAGCTGGAGATAATCTAGCACATGCTTGAATATCTTCTGCAGAAGCAATTCCTTGGAACTCTTTCATATCTAAGAATTCTGCTTTATGTTTTTGACATAACTTCTTAGCCAACTCAGACTTATCAGATGTAGGAAGTCCTATTAATAGAATCATTCTATAAAATTTAAAACGATTCATATTGTAATACACATCTTGTTCTGGGAAGATTACAGGAGTTGGATGCTTTTTGATTTGATCAGCAATACCAAAGTTATAATCTTTCATAGGATCTAGTTTGCTTTCATTTACAGATCCAATGTATTCTGTATCAAAATCATCATCAATATCATTAGCTAAGAACTTTTTAAGTTGTTCATTATAGAGATCAGTAACAGTCATACCATAGATTTGAACTGAGAAGTCATCGCAATTAACCCTTTTATCTCTATCCACAGAGTTGTATTTATACCAATCATCTTCCAACTCATCTTGAGTTTGATAATCATCAAATAACATTGGGTATCCAAGATCAATATAATCTTGCGTCATCTTTCTTTTTTGTTCTGCAGAGAAACCATATTCTTCTTTAAAAGAAGTATGAGGATAATAAATATCTTTAAAAGGCGATAATGTGATATTCTTTTTATCATTAGAATCAATAGCCTTTACAGCAATGAGATTATTAGTATTAGGCTCATACTCATTATCAAACTTATCTATATACTTATCTGCATTGGTTTCTATTCTAGTAACTTTTAAGTTTTCAAGATCATCAGAATCCAAGTCTTTAAGACCGCCATACTCATAATCTAATGTGTCTCTAGTGATATTTCGTTTAAAGAATCTAGCTTTGTTTTTAAAGTAAAGTTCTTCATTCTCCATGCCAAATAATTGCATAGCAACATCATCAGCTTCATACCAGTTATGAGGAGGCATAGATTTAAATTCATACCAATCAGATTCTAGATCTTTTTCATATTTATAATAATCTTTGATGATAGCTCCACCATTAGTAGCTACCCATCTTTCTATTTGTTTATATTTGAACTCCCTATCTTGATCTTGGAAGTATCGTTCTGCATTAATAATTCCCATTGTTTAGATCCTTCTTTATATCACACATAAGAGTTTCAATAATTGCTTTCTTAGTTTCTAATTGTTTATCATCTGGACCAAAAGATTCAGCGAAAGTGTAATCAGCAGATGCTAATAAACTAACACCACTAGCAGCTGTTTCATCTGGATTAGATGGTGTATATGAACCGTCATTTTTTAAACGATCAGTTTGACCTAACTCCCTCTCCATACTTTCAGCTCCAGAAGATATAATACTACTAATCTTCTTCAATTCTACCTTTTCTAAAAGATGGTCTATTTTAGCAAAGTTCTCTGCAAGAGAAATATGACCTGTAGCCATTTCATAGATAGACCCTTTTAAAACTCTATCGGAGTATGGAGTATCTAATAGATCATATAGTGTATCAAAATTCTCTTGAACCTTTTCGTATTTACAAATATAAACTTCTACAAGTTTTCCTTCTAATTCTTTATTAGGTCTTGCAACAAGTTTACCATTTTTATCTTTTGTAATATGAGCATCATCTCTATCTAGAGTAGTTGCTAGTCCATAACTATCCCATCCATCAGATAGGTCTTTATCGTCAATATTATGAAGGAGCATAACACTGTTATTTGGAGTAGTACCAACCATAGGGTTCATACTAGCTAAACCCATAGCTTCATCTATCATAAGATTATTTCCCTCCTGTAAATTAAGTTATTCGTAATTACAAAAATGTCGAGTATAGGCAAATTAAGCCTATACTCATGAGGTTAAAAGTGTATGTGTAAAAATTATAGAGGAATGTGTAGAAGTATATGAGATTTAAATACTTATAAGGAGGAAAAACATAGAAATTATCTGGAAAAACGAAACGAAAAACAATTCTATATTTCGGAGTGCTACCACCGATCCATTGTATTAAAAGAAAGATTCGAAATGAATAATGATAATTCTGGCATGACTACGAAAGTTTTAATTGAATTATCATTAAGGGGGTTAGGTATAAGAAATCTTACTTCTCTAATATACTTCTACACTTAAATGTTTCTATCTCAGTAACTTTTAAAATCGCGACATCTCAGTACTTGAGTATATTTTTTTATAAGTAATACAATTTTGTAAAGAGGCGGTGAATAAATTGGCTAATAGCTTAACTAACTCAAATGCTAATATTCGGGATTACCTTTTAGATGTAAATGACCTTAATCAACCGAAGGTATTAGATTTAAGTGAAATTGAAACAGGGAAACTGAATTCTGCTGCATTATTAATCGTTAGATTATTACTCCTCAAAAAGGGAACCTACCCAGACTATCCAGATTTAGGTATAGATATTCGTGGTAGATATAGATTTGCTTTTGAAGAAGAGCTTATTACTTTAAGACAAGAACTAGAAGAGCAAATGTCTATGTATCTTCCAGAATTATTACCAGTTGAGGTAGAGGTTTCTCTTTACAGACCTAAGGATTCTTTAGAGAATAAGATTCTATTCTCTATTGTTATACAAAAGACTAGATTTAGCATATTATATAATATTGCTCAAAATACTATCGACGGTCTGATGGCAATGTAATGTAAATATATTATTTGTAAAGGGGATAGGTAACTCTATGAGAATATGGGTTCGAATGAAAGACAATCCATCAATTCTTAAACTAATCGCAGAGGAAGATTTCAATGATGAATCTATGATTAGAGAAAAAGAGACCAAGTCTAAACTAGATTCTATATTGAAGTCTGGTAGAGCACCTGGTATTAATACGTCACCTAATGCTGAACCATCCTTACAATACAAAGGTAAGTTTGATGAAGGCGCAGTGGCAGATTATCTTGATACTACTTTAGATGGTGCTAAAAAACGTGCTATCGAAAGAGAAAATACAACTGGCAATGCATTTAAGAAAACCAAAGTACCTATTAGGAGGAAGCAATAAATGGAAGAAATTAAACAATTATCCTTATCCGAACTTGGTTTGGAAGTAGAAACAACTCCTGCAGAAAAGGCCGCAGCAAATGAAAATGCAGTAGAAGTTAAACCTCTAACCGAAGAACTACCTGTAGCAACAGTATCTAAATCTAGCTTATCTGATACTGCAGAACCTGCTGAAACAAAAGCTGCTAAATCTAGTTTAGCAGAAATTGCTAAGAATACAGCATTCGATGAAGAAGGATTGACTCAATATGGCGAAGTAATCCGTAATGTCGACAAGATTGCTAAGAAGCCAAAAACAAAAATTGATGATCCTATTAGAAAAAATATCGAAGGTTTAGTTGACTTAGCAGATCATGAGATCGAACGCACTAAAGCAGAACTCACTGGTCCTGAAGGTATTATTACTAAAGGTAAGGAAGAGTACGTTAATAGACAATATGAAAGATTAATGGCTCGTGCAAAAAATACTCCTCGTCTAGCGGAATTTATTAAAAAGATTGAAGAGATTATTGAAACTGAACCACGCTTCGATGGTATTACAGAATATGAACGCAAAGGTTATATTCTATTCACCGTAGCCCGTGATAAAACTGTTGAAACAGATAATAATTATTTTGGTCTTAAAGAACAAACTATCGAACGAATTCCTAGAATGAGTTCTGATGTAGCTAAAGAAGTAGATAGCTTCACATCTAAAGAAGATGAAGATGATGATTTATCTTTATTTGATGATGATTCTGTAGAATTAGGTGTATCTCCTAAATCTGCTCTTCCAATGCAAGGTTATGCTGAGGATGAAGAGATTAAAGAAGAAGCTTCTAAGAAAGAAGCTGATGATACTAAAGTTTCTAATTCTATGGCTGAAAAAGAAATTAAAGAAGATACTGCTGATGAAGAAGATGTAACTTATAATGCAGCATTAGCCGAAGAGGAAGATCCAGAAGAAAAAGAATTGATGGCTGATGTTGAATCTGACGAACCAGAATTGTCTGATGAAGAGATTAAAGAATTAAGTTACAATTACAAATCTCAAGTAATGCAGGAATTGAAACTTGAAAGAGAAGGAGATCTTGATGGTTTTGCTATCTCTAATAAACCTATCAAACTCAAATCTGCTCTTCAAGTAGAACGTTCTTCTTATACAGTAACTTGGGGTTTACAATACACTGGTAAACCTATTGAAATGACTCCTATCTCTGGTGAGGAATTGCTTCAATTGAATCCTCAAAATACTGATATGACTTCTATCAATGGTCTTCGTACTATTTTCAATATCATGTATCGCCATACTGTAGGTAAGAAACCAGATATTGATACTTGGTTAAAACAAATCTCTGTATATGATTTAGACTGCATGATCTTTGCTATGTATATGGCAAACTTCAAAGATTCTAACTACTTATCTTATCAATGCCCTAATACTAAATGTAACAACCTCTTTATCAATAAGAAGGATGTTAAAGATATGGTGGTATACCCTAATGATGAAGTTAAGAAACGCTTTGAAGATATCTTGCACAGCCGTCCTGTAAAATCTAAACTTTTCAGAACGAAACCTATTCAAGTATCTAGAGACTATGCATTTAGTTTCTGTACTGAATCTATCTACGGTGATATGATTGAACGTGCTGCATTAACTGATGAGTTTGCATCTAAATATGCTAACGTAGTTCAAATCATGGCGAATATTGATACTATCTACAAAATTGATAATGTTTCTAAACAGTTATATCCTATCGACTTCGGTGTAGTAGAAGATAGTTTATCCAAAACAGTAATGCGTAAAGTTAAAGCAATTTATGAAATTATGAAGAACTTATCTTCCGATGAACATGCTACTTTAATGGGCGAAGTATATAAAATCACTCGCACATTTACTGATGATAAAATCTCCTATCAAATTCCTTCCACAACATGTGGTAAATGTAATACTACTATCGAAGCTACTCCTCAGGGTGCTCTTCAATTGCTTTTCACTCGGGCCTTTTTACCGATCGGGGCGCTTTCTATTCAATAGTGATGACCCTATGCAATTATTATAAAGGAAGGGTATCATTCTCTGAAGCATTCAACTATGACGTTGGTTTTCTAGTGTATCTTCATTTCAGGTATATGAAAGAAATACAGAATAAGACGGTACAGAAAGCTAACCAAGCTGAAGAGATGGATTCTATCCTTAAGGGTGATTGATAAGCATAAAGGAGGATTTTATAATTCGATGAATTTAATAGAATTCAGTCAGTTAATTTCCTCTAAAGTTGTAGACGATAAGCTATTTTCTAGAGAAGTAGCATTATACGATATTTTATTGGGTAATTGTAAAAACTCAGATATTCTTGATATCAATATCTCGGAATCTGATCATATCTTCACGGTAACTTTATTATCTGATGAATTGGCTCATACTATAGAGGAGCGTTTGGATAACCAGATCATCCCTGGAGCATTCCAACCGCTATATAAGATATCTTTGAATTCTGATAAGAATATCTTAAAATTTGAATTAATAGATTTCTAACTTAATACAATATGATCCCATCTAGCGTTATATGCTAGATGGGAACTATTAATTAAATTTGAATTTATTATATTTACGGAGGATGCTTTAAATGGATAATGATGTAGTAGAATTCTATGCACTAGACGAAGCTTCTGGTGATAAGAAACAAACTAAGCATCTCAAACTATCTCCACTTAACGTTGCTAACTTTATTAAAGTTAATGACTTAAAAGAGATCTCAAGCCCAATGTCTTTTGCTAGAGATAACCTACCTACTGCAGATGGTTTATTCTCTAATGAGATATTTGGTATTACTAAAGAAGATAGAAGTACAATCTTTGCTTATGTGAATCTTGCTGGTGAAACATTCTTACACCCATTAGCATATAAGATTTGGTCTCGTTTAGATTCTAATGTAAAACTATGTGCTCAAGAGGCAGATAATTTTGTATTAGATACAGAGACAGGTAAGCTTAAACCAGATCCTAATGGCGAGACTGGTATTAAGTTCTTACAAAAGGTAATCAAAGTAATAGACTTTAAAAGAACTGAGTCTTCTAAACGTGGTGTTAAGATTGACTTTTTAGAAAAATTTAGAGATAAATTATTTATAAAAGACTGTGTTGTAATCCCAGTAGGGTATCGCGATATTAATACCGACAAAGGTTCAAGAACAAGTGTAGGCGAGATTAACCAATTATATGGGAAAATCATTAGAGACGTACAAGCTTTAAAGAATAGCAATGAATATGGTTTAACTCTTAATGGTCAAACTAGATGGCGTATTCAAGAAACCCTTTCTGCTATTTATGACTGGCTTGTATTTGGTAGATTCGAAGGAAAAGATGCTCAAGCTTCTGGTCTTTCTAGAAAGATGGGTCTTATTAGACGTGCTGGTATGAAGAAGTCTTTTGACTGGGGTGCTCGTCTAGTTATCTGCACTCAAAATCTAAGAAAAGAATCTTTATCTGATATCGATATAGATATAGATAGCATTGGTTTACCATTAGCCGCTATCTGTGCTAACTTCTTCCCATATATGCTTTATTGGCTTAGACGTTGGTTTGAAAACAATATCAGTGACCAAATGGATATGCTGGTTACTAATATGAAAACAAAAGAGTTTAGTAGAAACCGTATTCAAGATTGGCAAATGGTTTATTCCGATGAACGAATCAAAAAAGAATTAGAACGCTTTATGCATGGTATGAGTAACCGCTTTATTCCTATTGAAGCGCCTATTGATACTACTGGTATGAAGATACCTAAAGGTATGAAACCTTATTTGAGATATAAGGGTTATATGGTGGACGATGTAAAAGCGGCTGAAAATCTTATTAGTGATAATAAAGTAGATTCTCTTCCTATTAATGAACGCCCTTTAACTTGGTGTGATTTAATCTATATGGCTGCACTAGATATTACTAAAGATAAGATGACCCTTATTACTCGTTTCCCTATTGATAGTTATTGGAACCAATTCCCTGCTAAGATTAAAGTTATTTCTACTATTCAAACAGAACCAATGATCATAAATGGTAAATTCTATAAAGAATATCCTAAGATCAGAATTGAAGATTTGAATTCAAACTCTACAAATAAATTTATTGACGTAGCTTTACCAAACAACGTTCGTTTGGACTCTATTGGTGGTGACTATGATGGTGATACAGTATCATCTAAAACACCATTCTCTATTGAAGCTAATGAAGAACTATATAGTCTCATTACAGCAAAACGCCACTATATCTCTATGGGTGGCGTAAATGAGATGACTACTTCTAAAGAAGGTAAACAAGCTTTATATGACCTTACAAAAATCTTACCAGATGATGCATCTACTTTGAATAAGGTAGAATTTAAGATAAAACCTAAGTATTTGAAATGACTATGATTTTTCATCATAAACATTGATGTAATCATAGCCTATGCAATCGAACGGGAGGATTAAATAGTATGGGAAAGTTTATACCTATTATTGAAGTATATAATAGAAAAATTAATTTGGAGTCTCAATTCTTAGCAGGGTCTTGCTATCCACTATATGAGACTTATAAAACTAATTATAATTTTGAAAATATCAGAGAAGCTATCTATAATTGGAAGGCTTACTCTGATAATACTACTAATAACTTTAACAAGGTTTTAGAGTTATTTGAGTTTGTTTCTAAAGAAGGAACTCAAACACAGTTAGAAGAAGTTACTTCTATCATTAATAGAGATATCATCCCATACGTCAAATCCCCTGCAATTTTTAAGAATCCTATTCTTAAAACAAAAAGAGGGCTTGATGAAACGACAGCTATAGACTGTTTGAATTCTATATTAGAAAAGATTCATGAGCAGACTGAGTGTGATAGGGTTTTAAGAAATTGCGACACTATTGCTAAGCGGTTCAATATTGATAAGATAGTAAAGAATAATATCTTATTCGAAGATGCTGTTCCTGATACTATATACAAAGTATGTTCTCTAATTGATACATATACAATGGATTTCAAAACAAAGTATTGTATTGCATTAGAGACTTGTTTGTATTCCATTAATAAATATGCTGGAGATATTATTGAAAGATCTACTATCATTGAGAACGTTACTGACTACTTCCTTATGAATGGCGGTACAAATGATATTAATAAGTTCTTAGATAAAATCTCCGAAGCTGTTTCTAAAGATAACTTTATTGACCTCTCTGAAGATACCAAGTATATTACTAAACTAAAAAATATTCACTCAGAGATGATTAATGAGGATAATATAGATTTAGACAAACTTGTTCATGATAACTATAGCAAGACTTCAGCTTATGGTCTTACTGAAGCTATGGAACAAATGTCTATGGTTAATGAAGCATTAGAAAAACTTTGTGAAGAAGATAGTCTAGATAAGATTCATGATATCGTTACCAAAGTTAAGATGGCTCCAGTGAAAACTAATGCTATGACCAAAGAAGCTATTAGATCTATTCTTGTAACTTCTAGATTGCAAGATCTGAACAAAGGTACTAGGAATTCTTTGTCTCTTATCTTCTATACGGTTATTGTAGCTGGAGCATTAGCAATTAATGTTGTTGGTGGACTATTTGCTTTTATCACTGCTTATATCATGTCGAAGCATCTAAATAAGGAATACCTAAAAGAATCTATTAAGGAATGGAAAGAGCATAAGTATTCTGTAACAAGAAAACTTAAAGAAGAAACCGATCCTGAAAAGAAACGAAAATTAGAAGCCTATTTAGATGAAGTTGATAAGAGTATAGAAACTCTTGAGGAAGAGTATGAAAAACAACGAGATAAGACTATGGAAGAAATAAATAGAGACCAAGATAGCAGAGAGCATTCTCCAGACTATAATGGCTCTAGCTCCTTAGTAAATCCTCTTGGTAAAGAAACTCCTCAAGCTAAGTTTAAAAATGATAAGAACTTAATCAATTCTTTCTATAAGAAAGATGAGAATAAGAACTCTATCCACAACAACAATGATAGCTCTGATTCTTCTAAGTCATCTAAGAAAACCGATGATGTCGATGATGATGATTTCGATGATTTCGATTATTAATGGAGGTATACTAGATGAACTTATTTGAACGTCTAATTCTACAAGAAGCTCCTAATCCTCCTCAACCAAATCCAGAAGAGGAAGAAGGTCAACAACCTCCTAACTTTGTTGATGGACCAGATGCTCAAGAAGCTGAGCCAGAAGATCCTAATGCAGGAGAAGCTGAAGATACGCCAGATGATGGCGGTGATGCTCCAGAACAACCTGATATGAATATGGATGGTGGCGAAGGTGAAGAAGAGGCTGCCCCAGAAGATGGAGAAGAAGGCGGAGAAGGAGAAGAGGGTTCTGAAGAGGATGGATCTATGGATGATGGTGAAGGGCTAGAAGGTCCTGAAGAACAACAAGCTGAAGATTTCTCTTCTGATGAACAAGAAGTTTTCTCTGATCTAAAACCTGAACAAATGGCAGTAAAGCATAAAGAGCTTAAAAACCAATTTAAGAACTTTAATGATACGATCTTTAATGCCATTGATAAAATTAATAATATCTCTCATGCTTCATATGATGATTCTCTATTAGGGTTTATTATTCGTAAACTATTAGAGTTGAAAGATATGAGTAGAGATTACCTGCTTGATGTATATGATACTAAGAGCTATATAGAAAACCAGATTCAATTACAGAAGATGGTTACTACGTTTAATTATATCACTAATCTTCTTTCTAATATTAGACAGAATAGAGAAGCAGAATACATTAAATCTGCTAAGGATAATGAATTAGCTGCAAAAGAAGGCAGATCTGAAGATTATCCTTATCTATTCGTAAAAGATATAGAATTAGATTAAAAAATTAAAAAGATACAAATTATATATACAAACATATTGGTAAATCTATAGATGCCTCCATTCCCCTTATTCTGTAAGGGTTAGCCAGAGGTGTCTTACCTTCATAGATTTAATTAAATTTAATTAGATTTTTTGCCATTTTTAGAAAACAAAATTTATGCATAAATGGCTCTTTCTCAAAAAGGAGGAAATAAAACATGGCAGTAGTTGGAAACCCAACTGGTAAAAATGATTCCATCCTTCGCGGTTACGAACAAGACAGCATGCATGGCATTGCTAGTCAATTTGCTCAAATCGCGAAAGCTGGCTTAAGCGAACAAGTAGACTTATATAGCGAACCTCGCAAATTCTTTATGAGCGATACTTTGAACAGCGAAATGCGTAACTTCTTCGTTGAAAACGCTTTTGATAAACAAGATCCTAAATTCTCTTCTATCGATGCTGTAAACGAAGAATACGGTATGCTTAATGCTTTATACCAAAACGACGTTAAAGGTATTTGCGAAGCTGCTCCTCTTGGTGCTTATAACCCAGTTGTTGGTATCACATTCCCTATGCACAAAAACTTGTTGATGACAACTGTATTCGACAAAGGTGCTATTCCTAAGGACGTAGCTGATACTCCTCAATTCACACTTTCCATGGAAACTCGTACTATGTACAGTCCAGATGGTCGTGAAATCGATATGTTCTTGGAACAAAACAAAATTAAAGATGTTATCGAACGTGCAGTTCCTCATAAAGACATCGTAATCATGCTTCCAGAAGACCAAGAAACTGATGTTCTTGCTCTATTGGGTGCTACAAATAAAACTGTAGCTAACGTTTCCCGTTCTTCCAAAGTAACTAAATTGTTAGTTAAAGACGTTTATGTTGCTAAAGGCGAAGAAAAATATGACGCTGCTACAAAAGAAATCGTAGTTGAAACTGCTGGTGCTGTAGGCACTAAAGTTATCACTGTTGAACCAGTTAAATTCGTTGCTGCATACGGCCAATATGATCGTACTTTCCAAAAACGTA